TCGTTTGACCCTCAACTCCACCAAGAGTATAAAGAATATCACTTTCTCCAGTTTCTGAAATTGTTATTGAATCTATAGATTTACCACCAACAGTAAAATCAAACTCCTGTTGAGTATAAGAAATTGTATATTCAGTAGAACCCTGTTTTGCATAAAACCAAATCAAACTATTAGTTCCTGCATTATCATCTATATTTAATGACGCAAAAGTCGGGCCATTAGTTTCCAAGTCATCACCAAAGACATAATGAGTATCTCCCATAGCTCCATAAGCAAGTCCTGCGGTATTTTGAGAAGGTGCAAAAGAAGGAAGACTGCTACCACAAACAGCAGCCTTTCCACCAACCGCTACAATTCTTCCACTACTATTTGTTCTTAATTTATTTGCCATTTTTTACCAACTATTTAATATTTCCAGTATTTGCTATCAATCTAAACAAATTCCTATTCATTACAAAGTAATTTGTTTAGAAGTCTTCCTGCCAGATTGTAGCTATAGATCTATTCTGTGTGTCTGCTGATTCACAAACAATAGTATAAGTACTTCCAGGTCTCATAGCCAATTCAAGATCTACCACATTGACAGTTTCCCCACCATCCTTAGTTCCAATTCCCGTCCATACTAATTTCCCAGTTGATGCCGTCATAGAACCCGCAGTATCCGCTTCCATCGTTGAGTTTGCACCATTAATATCACTATATGACGTTGCAGCCAATGTCGCATTTTCATACATTCTAAATGTTGCCAACCTATTTCCATCATTACCAACAGAGAAAGACTTTATGAAAGAAGATATACGATTATTCTTTCCCACGTAAGTTGACTTGTTTCGTAGTGTATACATATACACCTCAGATCCGGTAGCAACAGATTTATCTATCTCAAAAGCATTAATAGGCCCTGTCATGATCGACTTTCCCTCACTAAATCCTGCCATAGATGCTGTCTTCATGGTAATATTTGTAGTGTTTCCAGTATTAACAATATGCGCATGCAATGGAAATGAAGGATTAAACACAGAAGGAATTATGTTTTTATTTGCATATTTAATTCGATGTACAGGAGTAAATCTTCCCGTTACATCATCTTCTACACAGTACTCAATCAACCCCGCTCCCAACCACTGATAACCAATTTGGAAAACGTTTAATTTTTCTTGATCAATCAACATGCTGCTTGGATTAGAGCCCCCACCACTGCCATCCATAACATCAATGTTCCAAGAGTCCTGAGACACCCAAGCATCGACACCATCTCGTCTGGCCATAATTCCAAAAGATACACCGTTAAATCCAAAGAAGAATCCGTCATCATCATCACCAACACCGATAATTTGATCAGAATTTGCCACGCCCGTTGTAAATAATCCTGTAAATCTCACAAGAGAACCTAGTCCTGATCTATATTTAACAACATTCCTTGAAGATATCTCGGAGCTACCTGCGGCATCAGTTGAGGTCTGCAACACACACATAGAATCTGCTTCAGTTGCTGTACCTCCATTGGCCTCGGTAATGTCAATTAAATCTGTATTTATGTTGTACGGAAAAGTTAATTGAACTTGTGGTGTTAATTCCGCTACTCTCAAGTCTCCAAATGCAGTAAGAGGGCTTGCTATGTTGGCAAGTAGATGCCCTTCAACATCTACAGGCACGTTTCTAAAATTATCAGAAACATCTTGACCTACAAGAACAGTACGCCCTAGATTTGCAACCATTTTAGAATCAATGGGAGCGGATAATCCCATTACCTGACCGCTCAATGCACCAGTCAGAAGTTTAGTTTCAAACAATAAGTCAGTTGTAGTAACTCCTGCATCATTGGTAAATTTATACACTGCATAATTTGAAAAGGCAGGAGCAGAATACATTTCAAAACTGTCCGAAGGAAGATACGGTAAAGACAAGAGTCTTACCAAATCAGTCAGGCCTGCGTCAGAGTAGAACTCAATATCAATAGTTCCTTCATGTGAAGACAACACATGAGTCTGCACTTGCTGATAGTTTCTAAGATCTACTGTAGGACTAACGTAAGATGATCCAGCCGTTAAATTATCAGTTGTTGTAAAAGCAACACCACCGACTCTTTCGTTTACAAAATTCCCAGAAGGATCAGGGCCAGTATGGACAGCTCTAACATTAGCAACATCCTCCTTTCCCGTAAGTGTAGCATCTAACTGAGCTACTAAACTTCCATTAGTCTTTAAATCTGTTTGAATTAAGAAGTCACTTTGAGCCCCAGCACCGTTTGTATATACAACTCTGAATCCAACCATCTTTGGATTCAGGAATATATTTAGAAAACCCTCAGACAGTTCATCAGCTCCGAAAGAAAATACTTCCGTGAATCGCGCCACAGGAGCACTAAGATCATCAGTAAATTCAAAAACAACTCCGCCAACTGCCGAAATAACATCAGACTCTATAAATGTTTCTATTACATTATAACCATGAGAGTCAATCCAATCAGAGGTGAATGAAGCTCCCACGCCAAGATTTGCTACACTTCTTATCGCAACTCCATTCGCAGGATCATTTTTGTAAGATCCCAATGGCTGTTGGCCAGTTAAGACAGATTTTGTCACCTGCACATCTGTATTGGAATTTATTTCATCTCCTGCAAGCTGGAGCAATCCCAATTCTTGGCCATTTGAATACTTTGTCTGCAGTTGGAAGAACGTTGTCTGAGCAGTGGTTCCGTTTACATATCTAATACGAATATATTGCTCTACAACATTCCAAACCTTTGGCAGCTGAAAAGTTGCATCTAGTATTGGATAAGGAACGCTGTTAACAACAGTTCCTCCATCCTGAGATGATTCTATATAAAGAGTTCCATCTGTAATATTACTACCAAACACCGCTACAGCTACAGTCGTATATTTAGTTACGTCTTCCCAATTTCCCGTAAATACAGCAGATGATCCCAATATAATCTTAGTGCTGTTTCCCGTTTCGTCTGCACTAATTACATTTCTTACATCTCTTAGTTCACTCATACTCGTCGCCCTATGCTTTCAATATCCAAGCTGCACCGTCGGATATAATATTAATTACTTCATCAGAATTCAACGTGAAAGCTGCATCCCCCTGAATCGTTCCAGTAAAGCTTACAGTTCCCACACCCTTATTGTTAAACATCATCACTTGACCAGTGGCAGTCGTGGCATCATGTAAAGTTACAACAGGACTTGCCGTTATGCTAAAATTGTGAGAATTTAAGTCAGTCAAGGTGTTTGTTGATATGTTTTCAATCTTCTCAACCTGCGCTCCTCCGACTGACAGAGCACCCACAAGAGACAAATCCCCAGCCGCATTAAGTCTCATTTTCTCAGTAATACTGAAATTATGTGAATCAGTAACATCTGTTAGCCATATATGATCTTTATTGCCGTCAACAGTATAAAATGTAGAACCGTAACCTTCGTTATAGAAAGTTACTGCATTTGGTTCAAATGTACTCTCACCAAATAAGCTGAAAGATGCTCTACGTCCTTCGCCATTAACCAGCGTATAAGATACCGCAGATGCAGTTCCTGTTGATCCGTTAACAATCTGATGCCTCATTGTACCATCATGATTATTAATAATAGTCAACATATCAAGCTCAAGAAGAATACTGCCAGTTGCTACATTTATTTTTACCGCATGTCCAATCCTCTGAACAGCATTGATACCTGTTGGATGAACGTTAGTCATACCTCCAGCTGTTCCTAGATATAAAATATCTCCTTCAATAAAACTATTAGTATTTAGACCTTCAATAAGTCCATTGGTCGTAATTAATATAGTTTGACCATTAGTGCCAGCTTCATTTGCTATAGCGAGAACATCTGCTTCTTGAAAAATTGTATTATCTGCCAGAGAAACTTGAGGAAATCCTCCCGTTGCTCCTGATATATAAACCAATTGACCCTTTAATATTCCACCAGCTTCATTAACTTTAGCAGACTGAATTATAGAGTCGGCTCCTCCCGAACTAACTAATACAGTTCCGTCTGGAAGTATAGTAGCATCTCCCGACATATCTACAGAAACATACTCCGTACCATTGTGAACTTGTATTTGACCCGTTAAACCCGCAATTTGATTCCCATTAGTTCCCTGTGGGCCTGTGGCTCCTGTGGCTCCAATTAAATCAGTCTCGATTGATTCAAATACAATACTTGATGTTACTCCAGTAATTCCACCAATATCTATCGTAGCAAATTCCTGAACAAATGTACCATTTCCATCTACGCTTGTATTTGTTACCACTTGAAGTTGCGTTGTGTTTATTACTCCAGTTGGGCCTTGTGGGCCTGTAACCCCATCAATACCATTAGTACCATTAGTACCATTAGTACCATTAGTACCATTAGTACCATTAGTACCAGCTGTTCCCTGTGGGCCTTGAGATCCCTGTGGGCCTGTAATTCCGCCATCTGAATCACATAAATCAGTTCCAAAGACCAACCCTGTTGATGTTCCTAAAGCAGTACCATGTATAACTACTTCCTGTACTATGTTAGTGAAATTGCCTCCAGTAAAACTTGATCCTACTACAACAAAAATACTAGATGTTGCTGTACTTGGGCCTTCGACTCCTTGTGGGCCTTGAGATCCGGTAGCTCCGGCTAAACCATCAATACCGTCAATACCAGCTATTCCCTGTGGGCCTTGAGATCCGGTAGCTCCATCAATACCATTAGTACCATTAGTACCATTAGTACCATTAGTACCATTAGTACCATTAGTTCCAGCTATTCCCTGTGGGCCTTGAGATCCAGTAACTCCCTGAACTCCTTGATCTCCCTGTGGGCCTGTAGCTCCGGCGTCTGGATCGCATTGGTCAGTTTCAAAGACTAACCCTGTTGACGTTCCTAAAGCAGTACCATGTATAACTACTTCTTGTACTATGTTAGTGAAATTGCCTCCAGTAAAACTTGATCCTACTACAACAAAAATACTAGATGTTGCTGTACTTGGGCCTTCGACTCCTTGTGGGCCTGTAGATCCAATCTCTCCTTGAACTCCCTGATCTCCCTGTGGGCCTTGAGAACCTGTTGAGCCGTTGGCTCCCGTAACTCCATTAACACCAATAGTTCCAGCTATTCCCTGTGGCCCTTGAGAACCTGTGGCTCCATTAACACCAATAGTTCCAGCTATTCCCTGTGGCCCTTGAGAACCTGTGGCTCCTTGTGGGCCTGTAGATCCATTAACACCAATAGTACCAGCTGTTCCTTGTGGGCCTGTGGCTCCTGCAACTCCTGTCGCTCCAGTAACTCCTTGAACTCCAGCTCCCGTTGGGCCTACCAAACCATCAATTCCTTGTGGGCCTTCAACTCCTTGAGCTCCATTAATTCCATCAATACCAGCTGAACCCGTTACTCCTTGAACTCCCTGTGGGCCTACGCTTCCCGTTACTCCATCAATTCCCTGTAATCCCGTAGATCCAGTAACTCCTTGTGGGCCTGCTAAACCATCAAAGCCCTGTGGGCCTGTTGCCCCCTGAACTCCATCAATTCCCGTAGCGCCCGTTTCACCATTAGTTCCATTAGTTCCATCAATACCATTAGTACCATTAGTTCCAGCTATTCCCTGTGGGCCTTGAGATCCAGTAACTCCAGCTAAACCATCAACACCCTGAGCTCCTGTAGCTCCCACATCTCCAGTTATTCCAATTTCACCTTGAGATCCAGTAACTCCTTGTGGGCCTGCAACTCCTGTAGCTCCAGTAACTCCAATTAAGCCATCAACGCCTTGGACTCCTTGAACTCCAGTTGCACCTATTTCTCCAGTAACTCCCTGAGCTCCAACCGACCCTTGTGGGCCAACCAAACCATCAACCCCCTGTGGGCCTGTAACTCCATTAGTACCATCAATACCAGCTGATCCCGTTACCCCTTGAACTCCAGTTGAACCTTTAACTCCAGTTGACCCTTGTGGGCCTATTAAGCCATCAACGCCCTGTGGGCCTTCGACTCCCGTAGCTCCCGTTTCACCAATTCCAGTTGCTCCCTGAGCTCCTTGAGCTCCAGTAACTCCATCAATACCATTAGTACCATTAGTACCAGCAATTCCTTGTGGGCCTGTAGCTCCCTGAACTCCGGCCAAACCGATAGCTCCAGCCGACCCTTGTGGGCCTATCAAACCATCAATTCCTTGTGGGCCTGTGGCTCCTTGGATTCCCTGAACCCCAGCTCCTGTTGGGCCTATCAAGCCATCAATTCCCTGTGGGCCTGTTGCCCCTTGAGGCCCTTGAGATCCGGTAGCTCCCCCAGCAGGGCCAGCAGGGCCTGTAGCTCCTGCTGCACCATCTTGCCCTGTTGCTCCTGTAGATCCGATTTGACCTGCAGGCCCTGTTAGGCCGTTAATACCCTGTGGGCCTGTAAAACCATTCTGGTTGGACTCTAGCCCTACTACACTGGAGTTGCTCATAAATATAATCCCTAAATTCTAAAGTGTTTCATTTCACCGTACCTGAATAAAAAAAATCCAGTACTACACAAATCTATTAACTAGTAAAAATTAAAAAATTATGCAACACTGGATCTATCTAAAGATTAACTTTTTGAAATTAGATTCTTATCTCAAATATAGTCTTATGCTCAACTATCTTATCTCCAGATTTGGCATTGTAGGCAGCCAAGCTTTCATCAATATTATACCCTGTAATGTGATCTACATTCTGCAAATCAATCTTAATACCATCCCTACGACCATCAGTATAAAATATGTACATATTTTGGCTTGCTCTGCTTATGCATCCCAATTTCCTGTCTCCATAAGCATTCGATCCAACAAGAGAAGCATTTCTTCCAAAATAATCCGAAATATAAGTTTCATGAATATGCCCCATAATAACATAATCCAACTTAATTCCCTTTGTAGAATATCTTCCGAATACCTTTTGAACAGAATTTCCCAAATTAGCACCTGGACTAACAGAACCATGACCATGCATCAATAACACTTTTTGCCCTGCAACTTCTACAACCAACTCAACCGGATCTCCTACAATAAAATCAATCCCTTTTGATTTCTTATGCATAATTTTAAGCATATTAAACATTGTTGAATCGTAATTATCTGTTGCAACTGCCTCAGCCCAACCAATATCCTTTGTAATACGACCTTCATTACCAACCACATAAGCCACTGTAACATTGAAATCTTTATTTAAATCTAAAATTACTTGATTTAAAATATCTACAGCTAGAAAAACAGCATAACTTCTATTTGAAGCCTGACAAAGCAATTCATCCAATCTTCTGTCTGAATTCATCATGTCGCCTGTCATTGCAAAAACTATATTCTTAATTCCCAAAGGCTTTAGATACATCTTGCACTGCTCTACATACAACTTAAGTCTCTTTGAAGCTACCGCAAAGTCATATTTATTGTCCATCTGATCCGTTACCAGCTCATTAAAGTGAACATCTGACAACTGAAGAATAGCAGAAGCTTTCATTTTTGACTTACTGCCACCACCACTCTTATGCCTCTTTGTTGTCTTTGAAAAATCATTCTCTCTTAAAATGTCTGTCAGCTCTCTGGAAAATTCACCAACTGCATTTTCCAGTCTTGTATTTTCTCTAAAGATTTTAGTATTAACACGATTCATATCCTGAAGCTTTTGCTTCTGCTTGGCCAACTTTCCAGCTGTCTCAGCAATATCAGCCTCTTGGATAAATGACTCTTTTGCTTCTACCCTCTTCTTCCATTCCTTCGCCGTCTTTTTAGATACTCCTAAGTTATCGGCCAATTTCTGAACATCAAACTTCTTAATCTCAACCATCCACTTAATTACTTCTTCAAGATTATCAAATGTCTTAATTTCGTCTTTATACGTATTGTAATATTCTCTATCCATAGATTGACTACCCGTTTATATTTATTTATATCTATATACTATACAACTAAATGTCGTAAAATTTAATCCTCTAACAAACTCTTTGCAATTGCAACTAGTTCACTGGCAACATATGAGTTGTTATATTCATTCAAATTCCAGTTTTTAACATCTTCTTTATGCTCCTTATCAAGGTCAGACTGGACTGTCCCATCAACAGGCTTTAATATATCTTCTTTCTCTTCCACATCAGACTGCTTAATACCATCCGATATTCTATCCAAATAAGTTAAAGAGTCTTGATACTTCTTATACTTAGGATTTTCCTTATCTAAGTTAGTAAGAATTGCAGCTCCTCTTGTTCTTAATTCTTCAATCTTATTCGCCATTGAACCCTCTTCACTGTTGTCCTTGCTCATTTCAACCTTCTCCTTTTTGTTTTTTGGATATCTTACTTGCTCTACATTATCTACTGGGCCAAAAGGTGAATAAACCTCTGCCGGAGTAGCTTTTTTCTCAGAAACACTATCTAGCGTTTTTAAATCTTTTAAAGACACATTTTCCATTATTTCCAACTTCTCATAATACCTTTCATCCTCCATAAGATGATCCATTGCCACTTCCAAAGCAATCTGCGGATCACTGGTATGCTCCATCTCAATCTTTACGCCCTTGTCTAAATCGGCCTTGTTGAAATCATTTGGACTCTTTCCGTCTGCAAACCCGCCAGGTATCTTATCTGAACTCTCTTTATTCATCTTTACATTCCTATTGAGGCAGCTGCGGATGGCCCCCAGTAATAAACATTTCTATATTTCCTGTGAGGTAAAATATTCTCCATCTGCTTTAATGCTTCTCCCTTTGAATCCGCATCAATAAAAAATACAGCTCCATTTCCTTTGTGAGCATCAACTACCAATTTTCCGAAATTAACCCCGCCCGCTTTACCTTTTAATTTAGCCTTATTAATTGCCAAATGCAAATCAGCACAGTCATCCTTTCCAGCCCAGAACATCAACGTGTCTTTCTTTACCGAAGGATGAAGCTCACCAGTAATCACTTCAGCTTGCTTCTCATCAGCTTCCAATTGTTCCGCCAGTAGCAAAGTATCCGCTATAAGCGCAATCTCTTCCGCTATCTTTTCTAAATTCTTCATCACAACTCCTAATTTCTTAACGATAAATAAAACATAAGCAACAATGCAAAAACCGCAATCAATGTTACTACTTCAGATTTTTCTACATTTTTCTCCAAAATATTCTCTCTAGTATAAACTCTCACCCCAGACAGATCATCAGGAACAACTTTAACAACAAACTCCGCCCTTGCTTCCTTCAAAACTCCTTCTATATCTTCCTCCATATTCAGCCTTCCAGAATTATCCCCCGTAAAACTTAAACCAATCATCCCATCTTTAGATAAACCCTCACCCAAAGGAGATAATTTGAAATCTGACCAACTGTCACCAACAACACTGCCGGACACACTTACTGTTAATTCTTTCTTTAAAATCTTTAACTCAATTTCATCTACCGACAACACTTGCAATCGTGCCATATGAACACATTCAACTCTTGTTTAACGTTTCTATTAATTCTTTATTTGAATAGTCTTTGTTCTTTCTAACTAAAACGTTTAGCTTTACATATTTTCTCGCTGCATCAACTGGGTCCAATTCTCTCGTCGAAATATAACCATCCTGTGGAGCAAACCTACTTCCAACCTTTAAAAAAGGCTCATCTCCCATTTCAATGTAATATTGATCTCTAGTCAAGCTCGACTTGACCAATGCAATATGTCTTCCATCGATATTATCTATAGCCAGATATGTCTTTTCAGCGCCAAATATATTTTCTACTGTCTCCTCGGCCTGTATTTCTACAGACGATGAAATTCTTGTGACCAATTTTGCAATTAAACTCTTTTTCATTCAATTTCCCCTAACTGAAGACAACAACCTCTTCGCATCATCCTCGTTTAATTTTAAAAACCCAGCGCATCTTCCAGACTTGTCTTCTTCAACCCTTGTACTCTTACCACCAATAGCTGAAACTAAATTCCTCACCATGTCACAAGATCCAGAAATCTTTATATCTACGCTTCCCTTGTCACCTTCTTTAGTAGTATGCTCTTCAACCTTCTCTCTTATCTTATCAATCTTACTATCATTCTTATCTTTTTTCGTAATCAGATCAACTATCTTATGATTTGACTTGTCAGCCTTTGGATGTGCATCCATGTACTCATCGTATTCCTTTTTGCTGTGGAAATCATAAGAAACAATTACTTTCTCTATTATTTGATCGTATTTCATAGTCTTTATCACCCTCTAGGCTATTTATTCTCTCAACCCATAAATATCTTCTATAGAATTGAAGAATATAAAAAGATTATTAATTCGAATTTTGGAGCCAAGGAAGCCGGAAAGGGCATCTGTTATATATCTACTTATAATAATAGGAGTTTTTGACCTATGTCCTTCCGTATGGTATTTAAGGACTTACAGAAACCAAAATATTTCAATTGTGTTTAAATATCCGCTATTTTTAACTTATCTATTTGTTATGAGTATAATATTTCGATGTAAATTTAACTATCACAACCAACCCAGAAGAGTTTTAAATATGAACGAATATTCGATGAGTCGAAAAGTTGAAAAGAAAATCAGAAAGACATACGCTTATTCAGAGTGGGTTAAAAGAAACAAATCTTTTAACTGCATAGCATGCGCAGCAGAATCAAAATTGCAACTTCACCATGTGACAGATCTATCAACTACAATATACAATACTTACAAGTCATTAAAGTGGATGAGTGAAGTGTGGGAAGAAGTTTATGATGTAATCGTACAACTCCATGAAAATGATATGTGCCAATGTATTACTGTTTGTGAAGAATGCCATGGGGAAATTCACCCTTCTAAAAAATCTTGCGACTACAAAAAGCCTGAGCTGGTTGTTGATGAATGGTGTGTTATTCCACGCAATTATAATCTTACTTTTTGCCAAAGAGGAAGGATGCAAGGCCAAGTGGGCTATATAGCACTTCAAGCTTTATTTGGAATTGGATGGCATTTATACCAAAATAATTTTAAAGATCGAAAACTTGAATTTGGGAAATATGCATTTGGACAGTTGCTAGGAAAGAAAAAAAACAGTTCTCAATTTAACACTTCTCTTCAACTAGCCTTGGAAGACCTTTCTGATCTTGGCATTATTGATGAATTCAATATTAACAACAAGAAATCTTATCTTATAATTTCAAAAGAATACCTTGCAAATATAAACAAACAGCCTTGGTTTACAAGACTTAGCGATGTGGCAACTAGCAAAAGTAATTCCGTCTTAACTCTCAAGCTATGGCTCTCTTTTCAAAGCGCTCGTCTGTATAAGATTAGAGTGGAAAGGTTGGCAAAACATTTAAATTACAACTCCAACAAGGCAAATATTGTCAGAGCTGTAAAAAACTCTACTGAACATATACCTTGGTCAAGATTAGAGCTTAAAGATGGAATGTTTCATTTTTCTATTCAAAGAAAAGGGGCAATCGGAATACACACACACAGACTGCAGTTAAATAAAGTTAGTCTGTTTAATTAATTTTTAAAATTAACATCAGGCTTAACTTCATTGATTTCGATCAGGCTATCAACATCTGAATAGTTTGTTTCGAAATCAATGTTGAAATTGTTATAAGAATTTACAACCATTCCTTTTTCTTTAGCAGGAGATAGATCTACAGTACACTTACACCCACCACCACTACATTTACAATCACTCATAATAAACTCCTTTTTTAATTCATATTTATAAAAAAATTATTTCTTCATATTGAAACAAGGCCTATAGTCATAAACATCTTGAGCAACCTCAATTTGCTTTTCACTCAACCCGCTAATCTTAGATCCATTCTTAAGTTTCCATACGGTTTCTGCAAGAATTGCAAAACCTAAAGCATCTGCCTTATTGTCATCCTTGCCTATATCAGATGACCATTTAGAAGCTTCTCTTATTACAAACTCTTTACTTGCCGCTCCTGTGCCCGTAACAAACTTCTTTCCCTGTTTTGGGGATACTATTATAAAATACAACCCCATATCATTTAAAGCCTTTCTCATCAATGTTCCAAGAGCTATAAGCTGTATTGCTGATGCAAATCTAGATGAAGTATTTGGAATGAAGAAATCTTCAACACAAACCAACTTCGTTCCCTTTGGTATCAACTTCATTGTTTCCTTGACAATATGGTCATATCTGTCTAAATTCGTCTCAAACTGTCCTACCTTTGTTTTGATGGCTTCCAGTTTTATCTTAGTTCCCGTCTTTACTGCCACTCCTGAATGAGTAACACTCATATCCAACCCCACAAAGCTATTCATCTATTTATCCTTTGTGTTGAAAAATTTAAATGACTTTCTTATACCATGTTTTTTTCTGCTGGTAAACTTCTCGCACTTATCCTTATAACAACAAAAGTCACACAATGCTGTTACAGATGCTATAGGCTTCTCGCAATCTACAATCTCTTTGGCTATTCTTATTAATTCCTTCTTGTCCTCTTGAGCGTCTTCTGCTGTCTTCCATACTCTTTGAACTTGATGTCTTAACACCCAAAACGAAACTCTTACTTCTTCCACTTCAGGATAAGCCTCTCTCACTGCTAAATTATATATTCTTGCTTGCCAGCTTGAATCAAGTTCAGAATCAGAATATTTATTTTTTTGTGTCTTTAAATCTATTATGTCAGCCTTTTTCCCTACAACATCCAATCTGTCTATTTTCCCTCTAACGCTGACACCTTCTCCCAAATCCAAATTAAACCCAAGCTCGCACTTAGTATCCTTTCTCAGCTTCTTGAAATACCCCCAGTCAATTGCACTTTGAGTTAATTCATCTCCCAAAGCCCTTAAGTCTTTAGGACATTTAAATCTGTCATACATTGTATCTTTATATTCAAATGGATTCCACAAATACTCTCTTTTGCCGCTGGCTAACGCTCTGGCTGATATTTCCAGCAATCCATGGACTGAGCTGCCCATAAGAGTTAATGGATGAGGATTGTCATCTCTTATCTTTAGGTCGTACTTAGCATGATATTGCATCTGACATTGGTAGAATGTAGAAATTCTACTAGCGCTTAATGATGTAAGTCTCATTCATACCTCTCTTTTGTCGATACCCCTAAATAACCGCATCCATCAGGATACTTATAATACGACTCTATTTCCCCATCATTCTTTAAAAACAAAAAGCATCCAAAAACAGACCCTATTGGATCATTCTTGAATGCTTTGTTGTAATTGAAATTAATCCCTAAAGATTCCGATTCTCTCATTATCTCAAAGTCTGAACAGGAAATTACAAATTTATATATTTCCATTCCCATCTCTTCTGCTTTAGAGATCTCTGATAAGAAATAAAGATAATAACCCGGCTCTCTGTCGTTGGCCATATCTATCTCTTCATGTTGTTTATTGTTTGTTAAAAAATTCATCTATTCTTATTGTTAATTTTCATACAATAAATATAGACCAATTAGTTAAACTTTACAACCCAACTTGAAACTACCTCACATCCCCATTATATCCTTTGCCTCGGATATCCATTCATCAGCTTCCTTTTCAAGCTGTTCCGCTATATCAGCCAAATCTTCAATCTCAACGCCAAACTTTTCTTGACACTTCTCTTGAAGCTCGATTATCCTAGACTCATACCCCTTTAATTCGCCTTCAAGCTTATTCTTTCTATTTTGAGATTCTTCTATCTTTGATCTTATCTCAGATAATTCTTGCATTTGCGCTTCTGATTCATTCATCTGGGTATTCTCCGAAAATTGTTTTATCTAACATATCAAGTAAATTCTTTCTTGGCAGGTTGTTCATATCTCCATAATAAATCTTTTCACAAGACTTACATTTTAGCGGACAATCCTGCATGAAGCTGTTATAATTGGCGTTATCTGGATTCTTTCCATTCAACGAAGTAAGATACTGAACTCCCTTACATCCAATTTCCTTATTGCGACAGGCAAGAACATCAATGTCTTCATATGCTTCATCTTCTTCCTTAGCAGGAGCAAATCCAACAATTTTATTTTTGAAGATTCTAAATATCTTACCATTACTACCTTTAATAAGCACTCTATGCTTCATATCCTGAACCAAAACCCCCTTAATAGGATCTCCGACATCAGGCATAATAACTACCTCTTTACCTAAATAATCTTTCATAATCACTTATCCTTTTATATGACAATCAGTTGACGCTGGATTCTTCCAAATTTCAACCAAGGATTCAATCTTGGAAGAATCCCATAGTCTTGAAACTGTAACTGAAATCACGTTTGATATTCTCATTGTTAACAATAACTCAGAACACTTATCGCCTATCTTAGTAGCCTCCCACTTATCATAATGGATTGCTATAAGATCGTTTCCAATTTCAATACTACTACTATGTCTTGACGTTTTCTTTTGCATACCTAGACATTCCAGTCTTTCGTTGTAATTTCCACCTTTTACATAAATAATAGAATTGGGATCTAACACATTGTAATCAATATCATTGCTAAGTTTACTTGGTGTGCAAAAATTCTTCTCTTTAAACTTTTCATTATTAGCCCTGCAATGATCGAAAAGTTGACCACAGCTTGTGATTTTTTCTAATTCGGCTGTAAATGTTCTGTAAGATTCGCTTAATTCGCATCCATCCTTAATTTGTGAATGATTACTTTCAGTCTTTTTACCAGTGACAATTTTTCTTTTCTTAAATTTTCTATAACTATCAATACCCATTGCATCCTCCCACTTCTAAACAATCTTTCACAATCACTTATCCTTCAAACAGCTTCCGCTTATTGGCTTTAACGTCAAGGGACAAACAGTTATGTCCTTTAGAATTTCTTCTTCGTTTTCTTTATGTATCAATATATTGTTTTTCAACGTATTGATACGCTTATCCATTCTTTCTGTCTTCTCTTTAAGATCAACAGCTTCATCTAATACTTTATCAGCATCTTCTAAAGATTTTAAGTTTTCCTCTGCCTTTCCCAATAGAGATAACGCCTTTCTGTAGTTAGACATTTTAGAGATTTTGGCCGATATTATAACCTTATTCCTCTTAACACTCTTATACTCCTCCAGCAAAGAAGCTCTTTCATTTATTTTTCCTAGAACTTCTTCCGCCTTGCGACAAGCAGACATCGCTTTGTTTACTTTTGGAATCTTTTTAACTTGTAACCTTAAAACCTCTTTCTCCTTAGAACATTTTTCAATATTTTCAATTAAATAATTTACATCCTTAAGAGATTCAAGACTATTCATGGCGGAATCTATTTTCACTTTGGCAATATCAACTCCATCAAATTCAATCAGACTAGTTTTAATCCTACTCTTTTTTGACTCAACAACCAGATAATCGTCCAGAATGACTTCTATTCTATCTATCTTATCCGTACTGACCTTATGACTGTCTGTTATCTCCTTGACTCTTTTTAAGTCTTCCTCATCTTTCTTCAATTTAGCAGCATCAATAAGATCTTCGTTGAGTTCTTCGTTTTCCAATTCAAGTCTTTTAATATTCTTTAAATTCCTCGCCTTGTCTAAACTTACATCTTTAATTAGAACCTCTATTCCAGATAATCCAGATATCTCATCGACAACTTGAGCTCTTACCGATCCAGATGCATTCTTACCATTCAACTCAGACAACATAAAGTGCCCTTCTAGCTGATCCATGATGTTTACTGGTATATCGATATCCCCAAGTTTAATAACGTCCATGCCGATTATCTCAGACACTTGAGGAAGTATTACTTTTCCAACCTTCTCAAATACTTCCTCTGGAAAACCATTTTTCTTGATAGTCCATATGTTATCCTTCTTGCCTCTTTTAACCGTTACTGTTCCTAAGTCTGTCTCAACGACGACCTGACAAGCCTCTGATCCAACTCTGACAGACTTAGGATTAAAATCGTTATAACAAATTAACTTCAAAGCACGTACAATTGATGTTTTACCAGAATTTGATTCGCCACAAATTAGAGTGAAGTACTCTGATATATTATCGATTACAGTGTACTTATGATTTTCAAAATTTGTTAATTCGATCTTTTTTATCATTTTGGTACTACAATCTCATTCTGCTTTGCTACTATTTGAGACTTATACACTTCCAATTGTTCTGCGGCCTCTTTGTCAAATTCTTCAAAACACTTCTCCACACTATAACCATCAGGATAATTAAACTCAAACGGCTGATGGCCTTGTGCAGTGTTTACTGTTGCAAGACCTTTGTTGATAACAGAAGAGCCATCAATTGGAGCAAACTGCTTTATTTGTCTTCCTTCTAAATCTATGAAAGTCTTTACCTCGGCTATTCCCGATGCTACTGAATTCTCTTCTACAACTTTAACTTCATCCATTTCTTATTCCTTTTTATTGTTAGTACATTTACATGAAAAAAATCTCATCTGATTATTATATTGAATCCAACAAGATTCTTTAATTTTTTACACTAAATTATTTATCTTTATACAAAGGAGGCTTGCATTCATGACCCGTTATCGATTCTTCGCCTTTCTTATGCCAGAATAATTCCTTTCCCCCAGAAGTACCAAGCCATCCTTCAATTATTATATCACCAAAGTGAATCTCATCATGGCACGACCCACACACCCAAAGTCGATTCCAATCTCCATTCCAATCTTTTAATTCTCTTCCCCTTAAGTGATGCAATACCAATCTTGATTTCCTCTTGCACAATATGCACAACTCACTTCCCGACCTATGTATCTTTCTCTGATTTTTCTTCGACACAGTCAACCCATATTATTAAATTCTACTAATATATTAATTCAATAATATTATACAGGTATAAAAGGGAAAATTTAATACTTTACATTAATCAAAGGCAATAGCAATGAAAAAAATAAAACCAAGAATTGTAATATGCAATGGCGGATATAGGACGGGATCAACAACTGTATATAATATTTGCAAGCTGCTTATCGAGAAATCAAATAAAGCTTTAAAATCATCCTTATATCCAGAATCCTATATGAAAGAACTAGTTGAAAGCGAGCCTGCCATTTGGCATAACTGTAAAATACACAACTGGATTCCTGACATTATTACTCCTTATGTTAAAATAATTCACTCTTACAGAAATCCATTTGACTCCGCAGCAAGTTGGTATTCTAGATACCAATGCGGGGAAAGACATGGCCTTTTTACGACTGGCAATCAATTTGATATTGAAAAGATTATTTCTTTTAACTTAAAACAGGTTGAAAGCATCAAATTGAATAAAAAAATTAAATCGTCACTGTTGATACCTTATAATGAAATACTCTGCCTTGAAAAAGTTGTAAGCAAGATATCAAAATACCTAGAACTAGACACTGATGATAAAACAATTGATGAAATATCAAACAAACTTGATATAAACAAAATTAAAGCCTTCAGCCATGAAATGAAGGAAGACCATGATTCTAAAACTCAATTTAGAAAATGGCATGTTTCTAAGCATACCAGTGGCAATCCAGAAGGATATAAAAACATGCCAGAAGAAATGACTTCTAGGCTTATTGAAGAGTTTGGAGAATACGATTCTTGGAAACTCTAATCAACCGCTTCTATATCTTCACTAGTAAGAACTAACTCACACCCCTTTAAAGTTATTCCCCATAGATTTACATCTGCGCAAGGAATAGGGATCATTTTATTTACAATCTGAGGTGATGCCAACAGATGAGCTTCATCATGATCCAGAAATGGAATCATAGTTGATCTTATCCAAACTTTCTGCCCCTCTTCAAACGGAGGATTGTCTAAGTCTGTTCTCATCCAGTAGTTTTTATCTACATCTTTTGAATGACTTAGAGAATTAATAAGGATCATTATCTTTTCCTGTCTGCTGTTCGACTTGCTCAACTTTTGAACTATCTCCTTGGCAGATATATTATTTCTTATATTATGCTTTTCTGCGAAAGCTTCAAGTCTTTCTCTTTTTGTAGGCTCGCCATTCAAACTTACATAGTCTTCAAATTTAATCATTTTTACATATCACTTTTTATTAGGAAGTTTTGAATCAGGCATATCGTAAAATTTAGGCTCTATGTTATGATTGTAATTCATTCCACCATTCTTTTTACTACTCTCTTTGCCATTAGTCCCATAATACTTTTTACCTTTTTTCAATCCTTTTATTACATCCTGAGATTCCTGATGCATTTTTCTTGAGTATGATATTCTGTAAAGACGTGGCTCTTTGGTATTATCCTTAACATAGATATTTATATCCTCATTGTTTGATTTTTTCATATCACTAGCAAGAATGAATATTCCACCGCCTTCTTTTGTAAGTTTTCCAGGTTCATCTATGATTATCCACTGTATCAAATATTTATCCGGCAATTGCCCTTGCGCAGCCCATCCTTTTAATTTTACAACAGAATTCCAAACTCCAAAGAAAACTAAGAATGTTATTGTTATTAATATCAACTTGACGTAAGTTTTTATTTTTACTTTAATTATAAACCATGACAATAGAATTAAAATAAAAACAATTGCCAATGGCAATCCTATCACATCGAAATTCATTCTAATTATCCCCTTCTTGATTGTCATTAACACCTTTAACCAATATCTTATCAAGATTATTCATATCTATTACTTCTCCACTCTCGTTTAAAGTAAACCTCAAGACGGTAACTTCATCTCCATCATCTACGAGAATAACTTTCCTTACTGAAACTATCTCATATGGATTTAGCTTTAAAATCTCAACTTTTACTTCCAGCGGTTTAAGCTCACTTAAAAACTTCTCTTCCTTTTCTACTCTTTCGCCATTTTCATCCTGCTGATAAATTTCCCTGTTATTTCTGCTAAACATATGAACGTTTAATACATACTCACCTTTGACTATTCCTCTTATTGTAACAACTTCTCTATTTTCATTAAGAACAATCTTATCGCCATTTGGCAAGGATACAGAATCATTTATACGACCCAGGTCATCCCTGTCTAAATGCATCAGCCCAACATCTCTTGAATTAAAGAACAATAAATTTCCAACAGGATCTTCTAAATACGTATCAACGTCATCCTTAGCATCTTCCGGCCATGTTACTTTTATTATAAACTCTGCTTTCATCTCAATATTGTTTTTCTTAACTACTGGGTTAATCATCAGAAGAGCTATAAAAAACAATGCTACAAAACCAACCAAGACGTTAAATAGCAAATCTACAAATGAACTGTCAGAGTGATAATTTCTTCTCATTTTTCTCTTGTTCGACATTTTCCATTATTCCATCTATTTTATTATACACTTGTTGAAGGTTGAAGTATTGAACTTTTATAGACATACTGCATATCAATCCTACCAATGTGGTTATCAAAGCGACAGCCATCCCAGAACTTAAATTTGCCATTATAACATGAGCATTGGCGGAATCTGCGATATCTATCTGACCGAATGATCCAAGCATCATAATAAATCCTATAACCGTTCCCACCATTCCACAGCTTAAACACAAATCACTGACAAACCATCCAGCATCCTGATATCCTTCCATGTTTGCCATAATATCTTTAACTTCTTTATATTCTCCATCTTCATAACTTTCTTTGCTCAATACACCCAAGCAATGACCTAGAATATACGTTTTCACTCCACACCACAACGACATTATGGAAAACATAATAAAAATAACTACACTTAATTTTGTTGTATCAGAATAGTAAACCATATTAAATATTCCATTCGAATATGCAACAGATCCTCCTGTTAAAACAACTATGGCGAAAAGCCACCATCTCAATATTCCAACACTGCTCATTCATTAACCTCATATCTTGTATTTGTAGCATAAAAGAAAGCATACTTCTGCGCTGCCTTTGATATTATGCCTGTTGTAAACTTGTATTTTCTTTTTGCATCTCTCTCAACATCATTCATCGGTCTACAGTTTGAATCTCTGAAAAAAATTCTATCCTTGTTTACCTCTGAGTAATGAACAAGAAGATCTATCCCATTAAATCCGTCAAAGCAGTTAAAGCATTTTTCTGAATTATGAACTGCTCCTATAGGATCTGCATAAATTAATCCAACATCTTCTAAATCAATCATACTACTTATCTTTTTGCTTGCTTTAACATTGCTTTCAGAAAAAACCACAACAGATATTTCAAAATCATTATTTTTAATAATGAAATTATCTCCCTTACACTTAACGGTATAACGGCTATAGTAAGATTTCAAATTTTCCTTCAAATTTAAAGTTACTTCTTTATTTATATCTATCAGATATACAGACGCATCTCTTTTCCGCCTTATACACTCATTTATAACTTCAAAAGAACTATTAACAACCTTTTCATCTCTAACATAAGAGTTGAAAAGCAAATATCCAATACCTGCTCCAGAATTACAGTCAACATATGTAAATTTCTTCGACTTATCCTTTGAGTCCATTATCTTCTTTAATGCTTTCTTGAACGCTGTATGCTTTCTTTGAGTATTTGCCACACTATAGGCCATTGCTAACCTCCAATCCAGTTCATTCTTTCCACGCAGATATATATTTCTTTTAATTTTTCATGACCAATCTTCTTCTTTTCAAATTCATCCTTATCCAAATTTAAAAGATTTTTAAAAGTGATGCTTAAAAAATCTTTTTCCGAAAGACCGTTGTCTTTAGGCTTTACTTCAGCCAACTCCAAGTTGTCAAATGAATCTATAACTTTAGTATGAGGATGTTTATCCTGTTCATTTCTTTCATAGAAGTCTTTTCCTTCTCCTGAAATATCTTTAAGATGTTCATCAACACTTTCTTTAAATTCATCCATAGATGACCTCAGGAGAGAAAGTCCTTTTGCTTTAAAGTAAGCATTAAGCTGCTTTACCTTTTTTTGACTTACCAGTTTATCCCCACGCTTCTTCCATACGTTCAAATGATATTTTGTAAAGCTCTCATTTGTCAGAAGATTTATCTCACTTACAAGCTTTGGTGCGGACAAATTTAATGAAATCGATAAATAAACCAATCTCTTTGACAAATCCTCTGCCATTACTTCTAGGACTTTTTTTACAGACTCTTTTTTCTTTAAACTTACTTCTTTCATAACTATACTCCTTAATGTTTACTCTTTAACATTAGTGTTGAATTGTAAAATTCCAGTCGTAATACAAAGTTAATTGCAATTTATTAGCCTTCTTTAAACGTTTCAAAGAAATAAACCAGCTCACTCATGCATTTTTCAGGAACATTACGCACTGTCGCTGGATGAGTATTACAGCTTGAAGCCATTCCCAGAATGGTAAAACCATTCTCCCCTTTAACTAAAAAGTAATAGCGGCCAGATCCTTTGGATATTCCCAATATTAAATCCCCTTCCATTGTATCTCCAATTGAATAAGACTCAGCCTTTGTAGAACTATCTTTTTTTGCTTTCATAGTATTTTTTACTCCCTATGCTAGATTGAACATAAACCTTTATATCATGGTCTATATGAACACCAAGTGAATTCTTTATCCACTTAATAGTTCCTCCCATTTTAATTACTCTCTCAGCAAGATCGGCATCTTCTGCACCATATGCTTTATCGAACTTAACATTGTATCCATTTACTTCTTTAAACTTCTTAGAAGACACTGAGAAGTTTCCTCCCCATATTCCAAGAGGAGTTGTTTTCCCTCTTATGAAACTATAATTGTTCCTTGAAGATGGACACTTATCTCTTAATTTTTTTATATTGGAAAAATCACTTAACATTTTTAAATTCAAACAATCAACTCCAGATACTCCAATACCATCTATAATCCCTCCGCCTATTGTTAAATCATCCAACTCGGCATGACTCTTAATAGAATTAGGACTATGCATAACATCTCCATTTGTAAACAGTATACGATCACCTCTTGCAAAACTTACAGCCTCGTTGTGAATTGTTGCCAATCCATACCCACTGTGCTCTCTAGTTACATATTTTAAATCAAAACTAAAATTGCAGTCTTCCGAATCCAACCATTCTATTGTTCCATCTGTAGATCCATCGTCCGACAATATCACTTCTAAAGGCCTTACACTTTGATTCTCAATCGCCCTTAAGGCATATTTAAGGCTGTTTAGCTGATTATACGAAGACATTACCACAGACAACGTCTTTCCCTCTGTGGGAACCATTCTAGGATGATTCCTCTTCAATGTGTTTAAAAGACTCTCATGATTTCTGTAAGCACTTGACGACATTGACTCTCTCGTATTGTCATAAACGAATAAGTATCCATCTTGTTTTTCAAATACGGCATCATTTTCTATACATGACAACCAAAAATCCCAATCCTCATATCCATTTTTCATCCCTTCGTGATAGCCGCCAACTTCTTCCCACATGCTCTTTTTAAATAAAGATGTGCATACTAAGCAATTTCTTTTGAAAAGAATTAAATCCATTTCTAATTTCATCTTGTGATTTAATCCTTCTCTCATCAGATAGACATCTGTATAAACTACATCGGCATCTTTATCCTTCGCCTTCTTATAGCAAAGTTCTAACATTTTAGGTTTAATATAGTCGTCAGCATCAAGCGGCAAAATCCATTCAGAGCTGGCTACTCTTATTCCAGCATTTCTAGCAGCACTTAAGCCCATATTCTTTTGATCTATTAAAATAATTTTTTCTTTATTAAATCTTTTCTGCAAGCTCTTAACGACATCTACACAATTATCCGTACTACCATCATTAACTATGATTATCTCATATTCCTTAAAACTCTGAGAAACTACACTCGAAACTGATCTTGCTAGGAATGAAGACTGATTATAGCAAGGGATGACAACTGATATTTTGCACAATCTCTTAGGCTCATATGGATTCTTCCCTCTGACAATCATCTCATTACCCTTTTGAGTTGTTGCTCCTTCGCGTGTTCCATGCATGCAGTTTGGAGTAGTATTGTAAAAATAAAAAACTCTATCCAAGTAATGACACTTTTCACGTCCGGCCATTTCCAACATGGGAAACATTATAGCCATATCTATTGCACTTTCTAAATATTCATTGTTATTTCTCAATGAATGATCTTCTATTTGATCAAACAAATACTTCTTAAAAGACCTCATTGCAGACGATCTCCAAAGATTCTTCCTATGATCTCCCTCCTGAAGTGGGCCACAACATCCAGTCCTTTTCAAATCCTTATGATAAAACTGAGACCAAACAATGTCATAATCCTCATGGCAAGACATCATTTCAGATATAGCCGTTTTTTCCATAAGCCAGTCATCACCATCTAGCCAAAACATGGCAGAGTTTGGATTAATGCATATTTCAGATATAGCCTGCTTTAGAGATACTATCTTAGGCTGTCTTGAACTATTAACCTTGAAAACAACATCAGCTCTTCCATTTATCTTTTTCAAAGCCAGATCAACTGTATTATCCTCAGAACTATCATCAATAAAGATAATCCCTAAATCCTTGTAGTCTTGAATCAACACGGAATCTAAACATTTCTCAACAAACTGAGAAGCGTTTCTCTGAGGTATAAATATTATAGCTGAATTAGTTAAAGTTTCTCTTTCTATTTTTTTAATCGAGCTGTCAACCGTATCAAACAATTGATGAGGATCGATATCCCTGCAAGCCCAATTGCAAACTGGCTTATTTTTAATCCAAAAATCATTACCCTTGTGCTGACAAGGAGAGCATTCCAAATCTAATCTTGCTATTTGGCTAAATCTATGAAATCTACTATCAAAGTTTTTCGTCACTCCGTTGAACGTCCAAATTCCCGTATTCTTACATCCTACCATATTTGCCAAATGGAAAGTCGATGTTGCTGTGCATAACAAATGCTTTGCATTTTTCAGAATCTCTATACTTTCCCTTAAGTCCAATCCCGTCAGATCTTCCGTTCCTTCTATATATTCATCCTTGGAACCTATAGATCCTACGGAGTATCCAGCCTTCTTTGCAAGATCAACTACTTCATCAAAACGTGAATAACTCTTAGCATACCACTTACCTTTAACTACTTTAGAAAAACCATTGTGAATTATTATATCAGGAAATTCATTATTACACTCATACTCATCCTCAAACAATCCTCCAAAATCACAAAGTTCATAATCCTTATAATCGTCTCCAATTATTTTAAAATTGGCTTCAACTTCGGAAATAGACCCTTCACAATGTATGTTTGTGTTTGATTTATTTAAAATGGGCAATGGGATCTTTTTAACCCAGCTTAATACTGGAGGAACAAACTTTCCCTCATATTCTTTAAAGTCACCATGATCATCTTCTAAGTATTCATCTGCAAATGGTTCAAAGAACAATCTTGCTTCCTTAGACCAACTTGGGTATATATTCATAACAGAAATATGACGACCTTTATACTTTCTTTTTAAATACAAAAAAGAAGGCAACATTTGAGCTATGTTGCCAATACCTTCTCCAATGCAGAATAATATTTTTTTCATTCTAGATTTCCAATCAACTTACTTCCAATCATCTTTAGTTGAGGATAACACTTAAGTGTTTTATAGCTCTCCGTGCTGTTTATCTTAGCACTGAACAGCATATGGTTAACTTCTTCGTCATGTAGATCGTAGTCAGGATATCCCAAGTAATTCAATACTCTGTTCAACTCATCAACTTTGTTGTTGTAAAGATCTTCATATTTTACTACAAGATGATTTGAATCTTCAAAATATCCTTTGTAAACATCCCTTCTGCCGACTATGCTATTTACGAGGTTAATCACATCGTTATAACCAACATCCTTTGCTTTATGAAGAGAGCTCATTATTCTTTCTTTATTGTACCAATCGCCTGTTTTCTGACTGATCGCCCAGCTTATCGCCTGCTGTAATACATTTTCTCTGTAAAGAAAAACTATTTTATCAAACCCTTTTATCAATCTTAAATTAAACAAATGACTCAGCTGAGCGGATATATGCTTCACGCCAATTAAATCATTACTGTTGTTCAAGTCAGACATGAAGTTTGATATACAGTCTTCTACGGCCTTATTGACTCCATACTTGCCATTAAATGGTTCTAGCGAAACATCACCATGCAACTTCCTCAATATTTTAGCCAAGTTTGAAGATCCAGTTCTTCCATCTGCAAAAATTAAGAATTTATCCATTCCAACTATCTCCTTTTTGAAACACTCCTGTGATAATGTTAATATCAGCATTATCATCTCTTCTTATCATATCTTCTGGATTACTCAATGTTTTAAAAGAATATCCTTTTTTTAACATAAAAGATCTCAATGACATTGAGTCAAAGTGATGTAGGTGCTCATTTGGCTTACGATGCCTCCAGTTTATAAACTTAGAAGAAGTTATATCTCTTGTTGGAACACAAGGAACAGAAATTATTAAATAGTTCACATTCAAAGAAGATACGAAGTCAATATTTTCAAAATGCTCTAACGAGTCAAAGAAGCTAATTACATCAAAGCTCTTTCCGCATCCAATAAAGTCCTCAACGAAATGAGCTCCCTCTGGAACTTTAACTCCAGTTATGTCAGCCCCATATGACTCTATTCCCGCTTTTAAACACGCTCTAAGGAAATTTCCATCGCCGTATCCAATATCTATAATGCTCTCAGGCTTCCTCTTCATGGCTCCCATTAGATATCCCAGCCTCAAATGGGAAAGCATATCTTGAGAAGATCCAAAATTCCTATAAGTATCTATATACTCGTTATTATAGTTGAACTTTTCATAATCTACCTGATGAATAATACCACACTCATCGGTTTTATACTTATCATTCATGCTTTCACCTATTTAAGATTTAACTTATTAACGTAATTGACTAAATTCTTATGATCGCTAAATTGCACATGGAAACATTTATCGTTTTCTATCAAATCTTTATCTACCCATGTTAAATGCATCTTCTTTAAATGAGCTGTCATAAACATAACATTTGGTATTTTGAACATATTTGACAAAATGCATATTCCAGAAGGAAATCCTACAATCAGATCAAGCTTTTTAAGCAGGCCAATCGTCTCATGAATTTCATACCCTATCGTTATCATGGAATGAATTTTATGCTTTGAATTCAATATTTGCTTCACCTTTAAAGCCATATCTTTATCGTATTCTGCTCCAATTATAAATATCTGAGGATTTTCATGAGAACTGCTTATCTCAGAGATATACTGCGCCCAAAGCTCAGGAGTCATCCCATTCCTTTTATTATTGGCTATATTTGAAGTATAAATACCAATGTAAGTTTCGTTATTTCTCTTCTGAAGAGTATTTACGAATGGATGCGTTGGCATTGGCTTTAGCTTTACATCCTTCACGAAGTTGTCCGTCTTTGGCATCCAATCCTCTATCCTCTTACCACTCTCCAGCCATGTGTTTGCCTCAAGGAAGAAATCTTTCCCTTCGTAATCTCTCAAATTTACATCATGCACAGTTTTTGCCCTGATCATAGGTCTTGTGATATTTCTATAAGAAACGTTTCTAACGCCCTCTATCATTTTTACAAAACTTTCTGACCTCCTTACTCCAGCACTTGATATATTTATATCAAGAACTGGAAACAAACCTTGTATCTTTTGAAATGTCCAAAGTATATCTCCTATACCCGGATATACATTTACTGTCGTTACTTTTTCCATATTAAATACTCCCCAGTTAAAGACTCTATATGTTTATAATTTAAATTATTAACTTTAATAAATTCATCCGCTGCCCTTCTAACTATCCTCTCACCTGGGTGTATCTTATCCCCCCATCCAACATCATCAAGAAGTATATAGCCATTACTTGAAAGCGTTTCAAGTGCCAAGTTTAAATCATGTAAAGCCCCTTCATAACTATGATCTGCATCTACGTGAAAAAAATCAACATCTTTCAAATCTAATTTGTTAATTTCTTGCGTGTTTACTTTTCTTATTTCGAAATCATACGAACTCAATAAGCTTTTAGCACTTTTAATCAAAATTTCATTTGTTATTCCAAAACCCCAGCCGTCATGCCCATAGTAATCAAATCCAACATACTTAGCACTTGGATGAGCTTTCAAGAAAGACTTTGCACTATATCCAGCCCTCACTCCTATCTCTGCTATCTTCTCTATGCCATCTAGTTCGCTTATTATTTTGAACTTATTCTCATAGTAAGGCTTCCACTTGCTAAAAAAACTATGATCATTGTCAATCATCCACGCCTTTTTAAAACTAAACATTCCGTCCTGCTCCTCATAATCATACATCTTATTAAATCTTTCACACCTCATTTCAATGCTATTTCTTCACCAAAACAGTACAATGCTGCTCTATTTTAGGATTTGGAATAGTATTTAACTTCCAAAATGAATTTTCACCTTCCTTATACATATAATCATCCACGCCAAGCTCTGTAAGCCTGTTGTGTATGTCTTTATCATACCAGTTCGAAAAGCTTCTAACAAGTCTTTGAATTTCTTTACTTCTCACTTTATGCGTATTTGATACTTTTTCATCTCCTCTATGCTGTATATAGCAAAGCTTTGGAACTCTAACCATTCTTGTATTTAAGAACGTTCTGATTATCAATTCATAATCATCCGCCACATGTATATTTCTATTATGCCCACCGATCTTAAAATAGAAATCTCTCCTCCAACATCTTGCATGATTTGGGCAAGCAACTATATGCCTTATTGTCTTTGGATTTATATTGGGAGCCTGAGCAGAATTATAAGTCTTACCACCAACAGTCACTTCCTTATAAGACCCATAACCATGACCCCAATTCTTTCCATAACTAACTGGAGATCCATTTGCATGTACTTCTGCGAAATCAGTATATACAAATCCCGCTTTAGGATTCTTATCAAAGGCATCAACTATCTCCTTGAGAGCATAACTTGTCAGTTCATCATCGTGATCTAGCTCTACTAGAATATCACCCTTTGATAAAGCGCATGCTCTGTATTTTACATCTCCAATTACTCCAGAATTCTTGTCCGACTTATAAACCGAAACTCTGCTATCCTTATTTACTATCTCTTTTATCTTGTTAAAAGTGACATCATTGTCATCACTATCATCGAATATAACCCATTCCCAATTTTTGTACGTCTGATTTAAAAGCGACTTGTATGGAAGATTTAAATCAGACGTATTGTAAGTAGGAGTAATTATTGAAACTTTTGGCTTTAAATTCTTAGGGCTAAGTGTGCTTGACATAAAGCAATAAAATGCAGATTTTCCAATTTTATCTAAATCATCCGTATCTTTAAAATTAATCCACTTTTCACTTATATCATTTGAGCTTGCCATTAACTTCGGAAAGTCTTTTGGATTCCCAATTGTCACAATAACGTTTGGATTATCTTTAGCTAAAACTTCTTCCAAGTCATCATCATTGAAATAACAACGACAATCCAAATCTCCAGTTTCAAAACTAGGAAAATCAACCGACGATCTCAAACTTACACTCTTAACACCAAAAATACACACTACTGGCAATAGACCTGACATTTAATAATCTCCCCTTAAAGGTAACATAACAATTCTTTAATTTTTCTTCCGTATTCTTCTTCGCCCCCAAAGTCCATTTCCACTCCTGCCTTTCTAAGCTCTTCTGGAACGCCCTCTGACGCATCTGCATTACTATTTACATACTTTATCAAATCCCCAAGAACTTCTTCATCTGGATTGTTTACGACCACTCTACCACCAAGAGACAAATGGCGTTTCACTTGAATATTATACCCATCATCGTATTCTCCATCATAATATCCAACCGCACCATTTCTAACATAAGTATTGAAATCATTTGCATTAAACAAAAGGAAATCAACTCCAGCCCAGCTTCTATATATTTTATTCAATCCCTTAACTCGAAAATATAAATCAGTATTTATTGAATAATTGATATAAAAATTTTTCTTTTCTGAAATCCTCCTCTTTCCCGCATTTAAATCAAGGACTGGAGGATCTATAACTAAATATCTCTTATCTCCAAACCTTTCTCTGCAATTTTTCAAAGCTTTATCATTTGTAACGACTATCATATCGTAGCCGTCCATATTATAAACAGACGAATCTCCGTAAACCATTAAAATATTAAAAGATGAACTTGCAAGCTTATCCATTGGCCCAATTGAAAACGCAACATCATAATGTGCATTAAAACCCATATTCCAAGGATTTAATACATCTACTGAATACTTTTCAAACAAAGAAGCTATAAATCTAGATTCTGGGCTTGGGAGGATTGTTCGTATTGCTATCTTCATTGACATCTACTTCATTTGTTTTAAATTTAATATTATCTTTTTTCGCATCCATAAAGGCAATACGATCATAGTTTTTTATCTTTACACTTGCCAATGGAACTTCTGTAAACAGCTTGAAAGGCTTATTTGAATCAAACATCATCAACACTACCAATTCATGATCCATCAAGAAAGCTTTTATTGGTATATAATCACTCCTAATGTAATATACATCAAAATCTATATTTTTTTGATCATGATCTGGAAAAAATATCCCTGTTTTAATAACACTATTACTTACGCCGCTTTCTATATTGCAATCAATTCTAGACTTAACAACGAAGGTATTGCTAACAGGAACTTCAGCTTCACTTATGGTGTAAATTCTTACTATTTGTCTCCTACTCATGGCTTTTTAATGTCGCCTACTGATCTAAATTTGTATAGACCACAATCTACAAGATGAATAACTTCTCTTATAGTTCCAGTCCCATACACGTCTTTCCTTTCAATAATAACATTATTTTTCTTACTATTGTCACCATTTAAAATCCCTAAGAAAGGAACTTCTTTAATAAACACCTTATCGTAATCATTGTCTTTTCTCTTAAACTTCTTTTCCACTCCGATGTTCCTCAGAGACATTATAAAATCCTCATTCTTCTTTAAGAATTCATACTCATACAGTCCCATATTTCCAGTGTTAAGACCTGATATTAGGATTACATCATTTCCCAAGCTCATATCTATATTATTTACGATGTCAATAAAATTGGTATCCGCCTCCACTGTATCCTGCAGTAGAAATATGTAGTCAACATCACCTAAGTCATTTTCCAAAGAATATATCAAGCCACCATATTCAAGAGCGTTGTAAGTTGAGAAGTTTATCTCTACTCCCATAAATTCTTCTTTCTTATCTTCTGGAGAGCTTCCTACACTAATTACAATATCATCTAAACTTATTTTATTTCTTTTTAACGACTTTATAAGCTTCTTCAAAGTTAACTCGTAATAATCAAAAGAACTTGATATTACGAATTTAACCTTCTTTTCTGATTCTCCTAGAGGTTGGTAAAAACTTAAAATATTTTTAACTTTAGACCCTTCATCAAGCTTTCCAGAATCCTCACCACTGTAGAACAGCTCCTTGTTTATTGACAATGAATCTATTTTGAAAGAATACTCATCCTTATCATTATAAAATGCCAAGCAGCCATTCTCTACATACCACCTTCCACTAAATGCTCCAGATACAACTCCATCATCATTAAGATTGATCATTCCCTCTGGATAAACTAAATTATCATTCTTCAATTTAATCTTAGATAAAACTAACTCTCTACTACAAAGATATTTCTTTACAACATCCTCAGTAAACGGAAAACTTTGCAAATACGACATTTACCCACCTTTATGCTTTATACATCTTAAAATTTAATAATCTACTTCCATTCCACCCGGAGACGAAGGGCCATTACTGTTGTATCTTTTGACCAATTTCTCCGCACAATCTCCTTCGATAAACTCTACTTTCTTAGCCTTTATGTCTTTTTCTATATTGGATATAGAGTCTTGAACAGAATATCCGACCCTAGCGGCTGGGCCTTCTCCACCAAGCATAGTCAATTTAACCTTTTCTCCATCGACACTGTCCACTTCCCAAACCACATCTCCAAAAACATCATTAACAGTTTTTGTATGAGCTAATAATTTAATTCCTTTCTTAATCATAGTATATCTCTTATCTTTTTATAATTATACAATTTTTATAAACATTATAGAATCTAGTATCGCCATCATCAAATTTATCCAAAGGCACTGCAACAATATAACCCTTTTTGCACTCTTTGACAAATTGAGTCATGGCCTTTGCAAAAACAAAAAATGTAACAGTATCAATATCATCTGTCAGATCTACCAAATACATCTGATTTCCAGCTTTTGACACTTTATGCTTTATATCTACAATTCTTCCGAATGCAAACACTCTATTCTTATAGTTTAGATCACCTATTCTGCACCACTTCTCTTCATCTATCTGATCCTCATAAGAATCCAACAAAGGAGGTTTGCTTAAAACCATATTAAGAGCATCTCTTTCTGCGTCATCCCATTTCTGCTCAGTCTTTTCTTCTAAAACATCCTTCTTGTTCTTCCTTAAAGCATAGTACTGCGTCATAACTTCTTGTTTCGTTCCAAAACAGGCAAAAGATCCCGAAGCTATAAGACTCTCCATTACTCTTTTGTTAACCTTTCTCTTATTTACACGATTGAAAAAATCCTCAACACTTTTATAATCTCCTTTGCTCTCAATAATGTTTCCCTCTTCATCTAAAACATCATTATCTCTTGTAACTTCAATCACGTCAGAAGAATTTCCTACCATCTTGATATGGCCCAATGCAAATCTTATAGATCCCTTTTCAATTCTAAACTTCTCACCACTTTTATTTATACAAGGAGGCAACACTTTTATACCTCTTCTCCTTGCATAATTTATATATTCCACAACGGCATTGGAAGTCCTTGTCTTTTTGGCAGGAGGAGTGTTGTTAAGCAAAGAGGAGATATACTCAGTAGGATAATAATACTTAAGCCAAAGCTCAGCCGATGTTATTGCTCCATACGTTATCGCATGAGACTTATTAAAAGCATAAGCTGCGAATGATTCTATCAAGTCGAAAACTTTATTCGACTTGATAGAATCGATTAAGCCTACTTCTCCGCATCCTTTGTTGAATTTCAACCTCATCTCTGCAACCAACTCTGGAATCTTCTTACCACACGCTTTACGCAATTGGTTTGCCTCTCCTTTTGAGAAACCTGCAAGCTTTTGAGACAATAGCATCATCTGCTCTTGATAAACCATAACTCCATAAGTTTGTCCCAATATATCTTCACAACCTGGCAACATTTCAAATTTCTCTCCATGTTTTCTATGGGCATACTCCATATGCATTCCCATGTTCTTTGGACCCGGCCTAATTAATGAAGTAACAGCAGCTATGTCATTTATACTCTCCATCACTACTGCATCTGCAATTGGCTTTGTTTCAGGACTTTCAAACTGAAATATTCCTACAAGATCATTCTTTGATCCATACTTAATAGCATCTCTGTCATTAAGAGGAATATCTTCTCTTCTTATCTTTTTCCCTTTATTCTTCTCAATAAAGCTTATGCAGTCTGACACGATAGACAAATTCTTTAATCCCAGCAAATCAAACTTAACCAATCCGACACGGCTCAATTCATGCGTTGCCATTCCCTCAGCCCAAGCCGAAACAACTCTTCCTGACTTAGAATCTCTAAACACAGGAATCTTACCCTGTAGATTAAGATCTGAAATTATCATACCACCAGCGTGAGTTGACATATTCTTAACTTGGTTTCTAATAACTTCCGCATGGATTCTTACTTCTGGATATCTTTCAAAGTATTGATCCAGTTCGGGAAACTCATAGCAAAGTTCATCGAATGTCATATTGTCAATAGTCTTTGTGTCAGATTCTCCTGACTCATCCTCTACAGATATCTTTGACAGTGGGTCCATTTTCTTTGTCACCATATTAGCCTCAGACACATCCAAAGCTAATGCACGTGCAACATCGAGAATAACAGCCCTTGTCTTGTATAACATGTAACTTCCTATTGAACATGTTTTTTCTTCACCAAACTCTTTCACAATGTCTTCTTTAACTTGATCTCTTATCCTAGGATCAAAGTCTGTATCAATATCTGGTGGATCTGATCTTGAATAATCCAAGAAACGCTCAAACAGCAAGTCGTGTGGCAATGGATCTACATCTGTAAGTCCAAGACAGTAAGACACTAAAGATCCAGCCGCACTACCTCTTCCGTATCCGATACTCCACTCTCCATGTTTCCCTATTGTATCCTGTACAATCTTATCCATAACTAAGAAATAGTCATTCCAACCAAGCTCATCAATTATCTTGAGCTCAAACTTAGCTCTCTTTACATATTCCTTGTAGTTACTCTTCTTGTTTATTTTTTTATCCGATATCCCTTCTCTTACTTTATTTTTAAGAATGTCTGCACTATTGCCATAAAGCTTAGGAAGTTTAATATCGGAATCCAGCTCGATATCTTCAACAGAAACTGCCAACTTATGACTATTTGCAAGAGCGTCATCAAAGACTTCTTTTGTGAAAACTTCATCCTTATAATGATGATGCTCTCCAGATTGAGTTATAAAACCATCATTGTGCAGCTCTCTCATTTCTTCTGCATTCTTATAATATAAGTTCCTAACATCGAACTGCCAAACTTCTTCTGGAGATGCAATCTTGTCATCAACAGTTTTACCATCTCTAATAAGCATCAACAAATCATGTGTTTCTGCGTGTTCAGGTTTGGTATAATGAGAGTCACAGCTTACGACCATTGGAGCATCAACAAATCTGGCAAACTCAATAAGCTTTCTATTAGTATCAACTTGCATCTTAAACTCAATCATTGGCAATTCGATATAGAAATCATCAAAGCAATCCTTGTAGAAATGATAAATCTCTTCTGCTTTATCGACATCATCAGCGTTCAAAGCCTTTGATATTTCTCCCATTAAGCATCCAGACAGTCCAATTATTCCTTTTGCGTTTTCCTTTATATACTGCTTGTCAGCTCTTGGAGAATAATAAAATCCATTTAATTGCGCATCATTGTGTATTTTTATAAGATTATAAAATCCTTCTTGAGTATTGGCGAATGTCGTTAAGTGATTTGCACTTCTGTTTGCCTTTTTCAGCTCTGGATCGTCACCTCTGTAATGTCCAATATAAAGCTCACACCCAAAGATTGGTTTAATGTTACTCTTTTTACAAGTTGTATACTGCTTAATCCAGCCACCTATACTTCCATGATCAGTGACGCAGCAGTATGATCTTCTTTGTTCTATCAGCAAGTCACTTAACTGCTCTACAGTTCCAAGCCCATCACGAACGCTAAAATCAGTATGATGATGAAAGTTTACAAAAGCATCTGTTGCCGACCTAAGAACTCTCTTTTTCAGCTTTTCATCAATTGAATTATAACCTGAAACAAAAGGCATCTTATCTGTAAATTTCTTTTCAAGCTGAATAGTTATTCTGGGAGACAGAGCCCTTACCTCTTTTGGCATTGACAATCCTTTTTTAGGCCATGTTTTACATATCTCATATTTAGATATTTTAAACTCATCCAAATAATGCTGTACATCAAAATCTCTATTTGGAACTATAAACAATATATCTTTAGGAAATATTATTTGTTCTTCTTCAGGCGTTGAACTTCTTTTATATAACTCAATTAATTCCATTCTTATATCTCTCTTTCGTAACTCTGTAAGATTTGTTATATCTATACACTAAATTAATTTTTTCCATCTTCAATGAGCTTGGATTATACGATGAAACAATTTCAGATCCTGACATCGAGTATCCAAAATTAAAGAAAACCAAAGCATCACTGTATTCACTAACAACAGCAAAAATCTTCACTTCACTTCCATCATACTTACTATCTCTTTTAAAATCATCTGTATTCTTTAACATTACTGGGACTGACGTTGCAGCAAATCCTCTTGTTGATATGTATTCATCTGGAAAGTATTTTTCCATATTTTTATAGTTAACAATGAAAAGAGGTTCATCACTTAAAATCTCAGTACTTATCACTTTATCATAGAATGGAGAAATTCCAATCCCTTTTTTGATTTGATTTAATGATTTCCTCCCATGCTTACAAACAGCATATGCCAATTTCCCATATGGCTCATTATAATCCTGAAGATTCTCATCAAATTCCATAAACTCAGGAACACCTTCTATCTCCTTTGTATTCCTCTCCCAAAATTGAACTCTCTTAGGAGGCATGTATAACTTCTTTCTCATTCCAACAAATAACGCTCCAAATGCAGCAAGCTCATCTATTATCGGACAAAAATATATTGGATTAAACTTAAACTCATTCGCTATATTAGTTACTTGACTAGGAATATTGCAAACATTTCCACACACAACAATAGACTCATTGGAATCATTGAAGTTTTTTATGTTAAATGGAATTATGTTTATTTCTTTTTTATTATCAACAACAACAAATGAAACTGTAGTAGCTCCATCAGAAAATATTACTACTGATCTTCCCGAAGTTGCTCCAGATAGATAATACGCACCCAATATGAATGCATAGTTCTCATCTACGCTTTGCAACTCATCAGTTTCGTTATCAAAAAATACAGATCCATCATGCTTTTCTTTTATTCCAATTTCCCTGTAATCTTTTTTTCCCAAATACTTAAAATTTGATTTATCAAAACTGAACAGGTCTTTAGTATTAAAGCTGTATCCATACTTCATTCATCAATCCTTTTGGATAAAATGTAGTTTAGCACCTTTTTGTCAGTTTTATTCGCCTTCGCAGACTTAACAATTACATCAAAGATGTCAACCGACTCAGATTCCAAGTCGTTAACATTATCCGCAAATCCACTTATGTCAAACTCTGCCTTCTCATAAATATCATCAATAATACTCTTTCTGAAAACCTTTTCACTCTCCTCGGCACACTTTAAGTTTATAAACTTAGCTCTTGTTTTTCCTTTTTTAATTTCAAACAAAAGCACTCTTGGATCTCTATCTTTATCAGCTTTTGTCTTCCTACAAAGAGAACCTGGGTTTGCAAACAAAGTACCATCTATTGTATGCGGGTCATAGCCAGTGTGTAAATCTCCTGAGAGAACAATGTCAAAATCACACTTTTCAATGCTTGACGTTTGTATTATATCAAACATGTGCAAATCTTTAGATAACAAATGATGAGCAAGAAGTATTGTCGGCTTTTCTTCATCTAAGTCGGCCTTTACCACTTCATCAAAATCCTCCCAAACATGACATGGATAAAGGACGCACTGCTCAATTTCCATTCTTTCCCATATCACATGAAAGTTACTACAATGCTTTTGAACGAATCCAAATGCAGACTGATCATATGTATTTAAATTATATCCCCTTAAGTCATGCTGACCAACTATACAATAAGTCTCTAACGGGGATGATGATATTATTTCTATTGCCTCGGATATAATATCATAGCTGTAAATTTTATGAGTATCAAAGAAATCCCCACCAAACAGAACAAAATCGCATTTTTTATCTAATGCGATTTGATATGTCTCTTTTAATTTTTCCATTATTGCTTTGGGATAATCATCTATCCTACTTCTTGGATTTTGACCTGAAATATGAATATCAGTATAAAACAATCCTCTCATAATATTATCATCCTTTTTTAAAAAACTATTTCCTTAATGTCTGCAACGAATAAAGCATTATCTATCTTAACAACTGAATCTTTATAATCCCATATGGAAATATAAACCCAACAATTAAGTTGGCTATAATACTCCCAATAAGTCCATTGACCATCGGAATCAACCGCCTCAAACACTAAACAATAGTTTATATAACTAAAAATATTCACTTGAGCGCACAATCAACAATATCAATTATTTCTATTAATTCTTTTGCAACTCTAAGATCACTCGACTCTTTCTTTCTCTTCTCTAATTCTTCTTCAAGATCATTATATTCATAATCTCTTCTACTTCTTAATGGCTGTTTCATAAAATCTCCTTTTGCATAGGGATTTTTTATAAATATTTTTTTATTTCTTCAATTCTTTTCTCAACATTTAAATCCGATCCAATCTTGCCACTCTTTTCCAGCATGTCGAAACTTAAACCCCAGTCAACCAACAAACCTATCTGAGTTTCATGAATTAACAATTGATAATGAGGATTTATAGTTCTTGAAATATTATTCCTTCTTAAATCAATTCCCGCCCAAGGACAAACAAACAAATGAGTATAGCTCTTGGCATGCTCTTTGCACACCTCCAATATCTCACTCAATCCCTTTGAATCAGAATTCTTCATCTCTACCAATGCATATGTTGCCACATCAATTGAAGTTCTATCCGTTATAAATTCGTCGCTTTTTAATTCCCTCTCAATCAACAGATTCATTATTTCTTTCTGCCTGTCCCCTTGAGCTATAAATTTTTCCACCTGAACACCATGATCATAACCATCTCTTCTTAGAATCTCAGAGGTTATCGACCTAGAAGCTAAAAACTCGCAATCCAAATCATCTGCAAGACTAAATCCCGTTATTGTCTTGCCAGAACCACCACTTCCCATTATCCCAATCTTCATCTTATTTCCCATATTTTTAAGCATCCTTCTGGAGCTAATATTTCTATTTCAATTTCTTTGTCGAATATGTAAGAAAGATCACCTTCTCCTAAAACCCCACGGCAAACTAAAACGCTTAACAACCTTCCCATTTCTTTTTTATCAAAACGATATTCTCCAAAGTTTTCAACAGTAGTATCCCAATCATAACCAGCAGACCATCTTTTTATTTTAATGTTTGGCATAATACAACCATACTATCTTTGTAATACATATCAACCTCTCTCTAAAATTACGCCTACATCGGGCATACTACTAATCATCTTCTTTATTTTAAAGCCATACTTCATGAAAAGCTCAACATAGATCCAATCTAAATAGATAGTTTCCTTCTGATGCTTATACGTCCTCCCAACAATACAAACAGAATTTGCCCTAGAAGCTAATTTAACACACTTCTCAAGCTCTTCCTTGTATTTATCTAGACTAGAATTCAAAGCAAGTTCTTCTTGACTTGCAGAGAAAGGATCTGATCCAAAATAAGAAGGGTGAAAGACTACACCCTGAAAGTCCTCTGGACATATCTTGAGAGAATTAAGCTGCCAAGCCCTACTGTCAGTTGCAGCAATATCATATGCCACAAGATTTATATCAAACCTTTCGCACAATGCAAATGTCTTAACAACATTAACTCCTGCAAAAGGCTCCCAAACTGTATCCCCTGAGTTTAAAGATTTAAGATACAAGTATGTTATACCTGGGTTTACTTCTCCCTCATACTTATTGTGCTCCAGTTCAGGAGCCTTGGTCATACTCATCTTAAGGTTGGCGTATTCAAATGGTGGTCTATTCATATCAACTCAACTTCCATGCATCTCTAATTAACGTCCTAAATTCAAAGTGTTCAAAGAACTCAACTATATCTTTAACATTATACTCTTTTGTAAATCTTGTTTTTGGTATTTCTGGAATAAAATCCATTTGTTTTAAAGAATAAGCTAAATCTAATCTTTCCTTAGAATCTAAAAAAACCTGTTCTTTCTTGGATAATTTCTCTTGATTCGACAAAAATCCTCTTATTTCCTCTATACTTCCATGCGCTTGCACATACTTCATTGCTGTCTTTGGCCCCCATCCACCAACACCATGAATATTGTCCGAGGTATCTCCCATGATTGCTCCATAGTCAACCCAAAGATTAGGCTCAAATCCATACTCTTGCGTAAATCTTGAGTGAGTCCACAATATCTTCTTCATTGGATCAAAAACCTTCACTTCTTTACTTATCATTTGCAAGTAATCTTGATCCGAAGTTACTGCTATTGACTGACCGCCCCTCTCTTTATTTTTTATAGCGTAGGAATAAATAACATCATCCGCTTCAACCCCTTTAATTTTTACCTGAAGAACTTTACAGAACTCTAACCCTTCTCTTATTTGATCCATTTGAGCAAATATATTTTCAAGATCCTCAGAAATTTCTCCATTAGTGTCTCTATTTGCCTTGTATCCACTTGGGATTATTCCATTCTCAACACCATCAGAAGCTTCCTTCTTTCTCCTCTTGCTGCCTCCATAATCCCATGCTATAACGCAGATGTAATCTTGCTTGTCATACTTAGTCCTAAGGCCAATAAGGCTCTTAAAAAAGCCATAAAGGCAAGCGATATTCTCACCTTTATGGTTCATATTCTTATTGGCCCAGTAAACTCTGTGTGCTAAGTTATTACCATCTATCAATAGTAATCTCTTAACTTTAGACATCATCTACTCCAACATCCACATTATCCCCTTCGGAAACTGCCTTTCTTACCACTGGAGATTCTTTCTTTTTAATCTTTTTAAGCTTAACTCCACTTTCTACAGGAACTTCCTCAGCAGTATCGCTTAAATCGACATCTGCTACAGCCTTTTCAAACTCTTTGAAAAGCTCCTTATTCTCTCTAAGCTCTTCTAAGACATTGTATCTGCCCTGTATCTTGAATACTTCCCCATAGGCAAACCATCCACCAGTTTTCTTGACTATCTTCTTTTGAAGAGCCATGTCGAATATTCCAGCAACTAAATCAAATCCATATCCATATACAATTGATACATCAGCAACTTTGAAAGGTGGCGCTGTTTTATTCTTTTCCACACTGATCTTTGTTTTACTCGAAACGATAGTATCTCCGTCTTTTTCAACTCCAACCTTTGCAACTTTAACTCGAACTGACATATGATGCTTAATAGCTCGGCCACCCGGTGTGCCAGTTTTAGCCCCATAAGTAACGCCAATTTTCTCCCTCATCTGATTTGTCCAAAAGACTGTCGTTCCAGACTTTGCAGCCAAACCAGTTAGAATCTTCATTGAAGAAGTCATAACTCTTGCCAAAGTAGCAACATGAGAGTCTCCTATTTCACCATTAAGCTCTGCCTGCGGACACATAGCCGCAATTGAGTCAACTACAATAAGCTTAACCCCAAGCTCAATAAGATTCCTCAAGAGCCCCATTGACTCTTCTGCGGACTCTGGCTGAGATACTAGCAACTCTTCCGTCTTTACTCCCAACGCTGACGCATAAACTGGATCAAAGCTAAATTCCGTATCAATCATAGCTACTAAATCAGAAGGAAACTTTTTCTGAAACTCTGCAATTGCATGAAGGCATGTTGTAGTTTTTCCGCCAGACTCTGGCCCATAAAGCTCTACAAATCTTCCTATTGGCCATCCACCACCCAACGCTAAATCCAACTTCGGATGACCGCTTGGAAATCTCTCTATGTGAAGCTCATTTCCACCCATATATTGAATTGCTTCTGACTTTGTTTTATTTATTGCACCGCAAATCTTATCTAATCTTTCTTTCTTTTTCTTATCCATTGTACTTATTCCCATATCATCCTCACCGAATAAAAAGCGAGAGACCTTTTGAGCCTCTCGCTTGAATTACAAACTAACGCCTGCCTCTTTAGCACAAGCATTTCTGCCACCGCATGCAACACACTCAGGATGCTGTGGCTCTATTTCTCCGAAGCAGTCAAATTTACTTGAATCGCATGTATCGTTCCCCATAAATTTTCCGCTTTCAGATTCAATTACTTTTTTTTTGGGCGAGCTTTACGAACAGGCTTAACTTCTTCCTCTTCCTCGTCATCATCCCATTCATCATCTTCATCTTCATCAACAACTTCTTCTTTGCGCTTGGATTTAGACTTAACTTCTTCCTCTTCCTCGTCATCATCCCATTCATCATCTTCATCTTCATCGACAACTTTTTCCTTGCGCTTGGATTTAGGCTTAACTTCTTCCTCTTCCTCGTCGATAACCACTTCATCCTCGGCCTCTTCTGGCTGCATTTCACCAAAAGATTCATCCTCTTCGTCCTCATCCTCCGACTCAACATCCTCAATCATTTCTTTTAGATCTGATCTCAATGATTCAAAAATGGCAGACTGATCAGTCTGACGACCACAGATTGCAAGCAGATCATGCTTATCCAGCTCAAGCTCTTCCTCCGTCAAAGGAGTCTGCTTTATAGCTAATCCCGAAAGGACAGCGTTCGCTGAGTAAACTGGTCTTGTTCCATTGTGACCCTTGTTTACTGAGATATCAATCCCTTTCTCAGGATCAGTCAAATCAAACTGAAGCTGTTCGAAAATACCATCAATATCCTTAAACGCTTCCATTCCCACTGATGCAATCTTGAGGCCAAGAACCTGCTCTTCATTTCCTTTATCATCAACCTTAGAAACATAAGGATCTGATCTTTCGATGACATTCCACTTCAAACCAACTCTCGCATTAGAGTTTCTTCTCAGATCATCAAGAAATGCTTTATCATCATCATCAATTTCATGATTTCCACCGTACAAGATATCTCTTGATATTTTGTTCAGCTTGCATATGACACACCCGCCATCAATTTCAGTATCCGTCTCTAAATCCCAATTCGCACAATTAACAACCTGAGGAAGTTTATTTTCTCCTTGAAATCTATCCATAGGGCAAAAACCCTTAGCCTTCATTTTTGAATTTGGTGCGATGAAGTGTGTTCTCACCTCTAAGAACTCTCCGATAAACCTCAAGACGTTATCGCCATCTTTCCAGCTATGGAATATACCTTTGATTCTAGAACCATCATTCTTGTTGTTTTTCTTTTCGTTTCTTTTACGAAATCTTGCCATCTTTTCTTCTAATCTACTAGCCATTTTTTTGTTCGCCTGTTTTCTTATTTGTTTGTTTTGTTATTCATATATATTATATGATGATTTTTATAAAAATTTAAAAAAAATTAGTCATTTCCACTAACTTTTCTCACTCTTTCTTTAAAACTCTTTCTACTAGAACCTGATTCGCTTGATGGTTTCGACCAAGGCTCCTTAGGTTTAGGAGTAGGAGCACTACTACTACCTGACTGTGAATTACCAACACTGTCACTCACATTATACATATCTTCTTCTCTAATTTTAATATATTCTCTTATCGCATGCGATTTCTGAAGCCATGCCTCGTACCAAGCATTGATATTATCTCTTCTTTCCTGAGAAAGATCGATCTTATCCTCCCAAGCATTTATGTCACTCTTGAATGTAATTACATAATGTGATTCCACATCAGAGATCGTGGACTTTTCACCAGACATCTTTAAACTACCTTTGGCAACACTTTTCTTTTCTATCTGCCAAAGTTCATAACTCCTCTTCAACCTAGAGCACTCTCTATCAGCAGCCTTTTTCATACTTCCAAAATAAGCAACTCCTGATGGCTGCATTCGAAGGTGCAACTCAATATCATATTCCTTCACGTCCAACATACTTGGATCACAATCTTCCAGTCTAATTCCAAACTTATCAGACTGTGCCATCAAATCCATAGAACTTCCTATATTACCTGCCAAATCCATATTAACAACTCCTCTCAATTTTTCTAACTTCTACTGCAAAATCTTCTAGACTTATTTTCTGCTCCGTATAATCTATTATATACCGAGCAAGTGCTCTAATTTTCTCTGTTTCTTCTTTTTTTACTCTATTTCTATCCCTTTCTCTATAAACCCTCATTAGCTCTCTCGCTTTTTCCAAAGCATTAGAAGACAATAATTTGTCATCTGTTTTTTTCTTTCTCCTCTTTATAACTGAACTATTATCGACCTTAAATTGTTGAAGCCAATGATCTGACGACAAACTTCCGATACATGGTGGCTTTATATTTTTGTTGTTTGGCAAAAAATCATCAAACCACCATGTTACATACTCCTCGAATGAAGAATCTATCCCTTTCAACTTTCCTGAAAGGTTTCCTATCATTTTCATATCCGTTCCAGTAATCTTTACGCTATATTCGACATCGTAATACTGATAATACTTAGTCTTAAATAAAGATATAAACTGAGCTCTATCCTCCGTACTCTTTCTTTTAAATCTACTCTTTCCTATTCCCGTAACTGCATCGTTTACATGACGATCTACCGCCTTCACAAGAAGGTCTATGCAGTTTGCTATATTGGGGTCATCACAAACCCTAAGCAGCTCTGCATCTTGGACTAATCTCATCTTAAACATTAAGTATCTATCCTTAGGTACTGGAATCCTTTCAATTTCTCCCATCATCTTCCTCAATGTATTTTTTTATTCTTTCAATTAACTCTTCATCATCACCAAACAGCAATGGAAACAAACAATCCGACCTGTTAGCTCTTCTAAACATATCAATTGCACTGGATTTTATGTAGGAATCTTCCGAATCCAATAAAACCACCACTCCTTCCAATGCTTCTTTGCTTCTTGACAACTGGGTCATTATTGCAGACAAGACCTGCTTGTCCTTCTCTTTTAAAGCCATATCTACCAAAAGGGATGCATTTCCCTTTTGACCTATTATTTCAACTGCATACTTTCTAATAAAATCATTCTTATCATCTAGAAACTGCTCTATAGCCGAAACATCAACACTCCTGCAATTTAAAACATTTTTAACATGTCTAAGGGAAATCATACCCAGCTTCATAGATCCTACACATGATTTTACAGCCCTTTCTGGATAACTCATTTTACTATCTTCTCTATTAAATCTTTAAGTTCATAGTCGCTCATCATAATAATACTGTCCGCATTTTCTCTAATATCATCAATGTCATGTATGTCAATACTATATAGCCATTCCGCTAATTTTTTTCCTATTCCTTCAATTTTACACAAATTTACTAACTCTGCACTTGCTTGATATTTAACTCTAAGATTTAACTCTTCAAAGAAATCAGCCATTCCCCATTTAGCGCAGTATTTATCTAAATGCATTAATGCTTGGTGCATTCGTCCATAGTTCTTTTTAAGATCTCCCGTTACTCCCCCTGCAGGTTTTATCCTTGGGCCTCCTATTAAAGTCCAATATGGAAAAGCACTTACGTTGTTTGAATACTTCCACTCAAAACCAGCAGCATCAACGCTTGACTTAAAATCAGATATTATTCCTAGATCATTCTTAACATTATACCATGACTTTTGAACAGGGACATCTGCCATAGCCCATACCGTTGAAATATCATCGAACTGCCTTCCTTGCTCAAACAGCAGCGTGAAGTTTTTCTTCCAACTATAAACGACATTAGGAGTAAAATAAAACTTAGCAGCTATTCTTCCCAAATTAGTGTTTGCAATTTTATTACCATTTAATTTTATAGCTCCTATTCCCACTAGAAAATCCAACAAATGATTCAAATTTAACTTTTCACCCTGAAAGCAACTAAAGCTCCTCGAATACCATTCTTCTACATCTTTGACGTTTCTAATAAAACCATTTTCAATATCTGCAACTATATGAAATGAAAGCTCATCAATCGTATTTATTTGAGAATTTACCAACAAATCCTTATCCGAATCTATCTTCTCCTTTATATACTCAATACTATCATTTTCCAACACTATATCTGCATATGCAACTTCTTCGTTTTGATTTCTCCCGCCTCTTCCAATCATCTGCTTTATTTCTGAGACAGGAACCTCTTTACCTCCGCGCATAATATCTGTAATTATAATTCTATTTGACATTTTACAAATTAACCCCAGCTGAAAGAGTAGATGTACTTACGAGAACATTTAATCCCGAATTAGGATCTTTGAACTTTTCCTCTATCTCTTTTTTCTTGCTTTTTGACAGAGATCCATTATGAAAGGCACATCTTATTTGAAGTTTGGAAGCTACTATCTTTTTTATTATATTGCTTCCCGTAACCTTAGAATGAACAAAGATAACCAATTTTTCATCCTGATAATCTTTAATCAACTCAAATACCATGCTTATCTTCTTATCCTCACGGCTATACCCATCACAATAATCAAAGGCATGATAGCTCACATCCATAACGCACGGACGCCAACTACTCTTAATGTGTTTTGTATCTTTGCCATTCAAATGTTTAACCCATTTTGCCATTTCCAACGAATTAGTCATTGTTGCTGACAAAAGTATTATCCTTATTGATGGATTTATCTTCGTTATACGCATCATGAAGGCCTCTAGTTTACTTCCACGCCTTTCTATGCCCAACATGTGTGCTTCGTCGATTACAATGCACTCTACCTCCCTCAACCAATTCCAATGAGACTTACTTCGTGTTTTCGCATCCAAAGATTCAGTTGTCATTATCATTATTCTACTTTTTTCGAAATCTTCTATAGTAGACGAATAATCACTAGTATCCAGTTTGAATTTATACTTTTTACCAAACTGTGTGTTTTTACTCCAAGAAGCATATTTCTCCTCTGATATACTTTTATAGGGAGACGTGTAGATTACCTTTGTACCATTGTTTCTTTTCAAATGATAGCCAAAAGCACACTCTGCCAGCGCAGTCTTGCCGACAGAAGTGTTGAAAGCTATTATCAGATTCACATCCTTATCTAAGAATGGAACAACAGCTTCCTGTGCTTTATTGAAACGTTCGAATGGCAACTGGAAATGCTTAAAAGCACTAGTTTCCATAACCTACCAACATTGCCTTCTTGAGGGAATTTGCATCTGCCTCACTTTGCAATGAATATACTTTCCTTTCTCCATTCTTGGAGATTTGTAATTTTCCATTGGCTTTCATGTAGGTTATGACCATTTCTTTCCCATCAAACAGATAGAATACACTTTTAGAATTGCTAAAGTATCCGCTTATCGGAATGGATTTACTTACACCAGATACAAGCAAGTCCACAAGCGCAGCCCCTGTCTTCTCGGCATTAACCCCCTCTTCGAAACAAATGCCATCAACAACGCTAATCGCATCTTTAGGCGCTTTAGAAGCCTCGTCTTTAGGCGCTTTAGGAACCTCGTCTTTAAAGGCGATAGGCTCTTTAGGAGCTTTAGACTCTTTAGGAGACTCTTCTTTAGAAACCTTAACCTCGGCAAGCTTAGACTTTTCCTCAGCAGACTTTATATCTTCTTTTCTTTTGACATACTTTTTCTTTACAGAAGTAGTTGTTTTCTTTTTAACCTTCGTCGGAACTTCCGATTCAGCTGCAAGCTTTTTACCTGCAGTATTTTTACTACACTGTTCTACAACAAAACATGATTTGCATTCTCTTGCAGAATTTTCATAGTGGCCAAAGCAACTACCCGGTTGTATGCTGTCAATTGCTTTCTTTAATTCTTTATTATTGTTCATAATGTCCTTCCTACTTGAAGTGTTTTTTAAATATTGGTAATACGTGCTCTCTATGGAAGATGTAACAATTCATATAATGAATCTCTTCTTTTGGGTTCTCCACAATGTAGCTCTCCCATTCATCTTCATTCATTTCAAGTTTTTTCCTTTTAATACTATTTGCTCTTCTAGATATCTCTGCAATACAAAATCTATCTGGAAGATTATAACTACCCACTCCACCACCTCCGAACATAGCATCAATTATAATACTATGCTTAGGAAATTTAGAATGAATATCTTTTACGACATGTTTAATAGCATCCGACAGGTGTTCATTTGCATCTTTTCCTTCTATCGTGTTATACCTTTCTTCCCCATTTCCATCTAATGGGTCATATATTTTCTTCTTTTTTAAATAATCACCATTTAAAACATTCTTACACACCTTCCAAGCCCACGTTGAAAACGATGCTTTAGTCATGTCAAACGAATATAACTTTTCCCATATTCTTGTCAAACAACTCTGAGTTAGATCATCGAAATCAGACCTGTGATTTGCATACGAGAATGCATTCTTATACACTAGCTTGATAATCCCATCATACAATGCCGTTTGTCCATCAAACTTCAACTTTTTATACTTTTTGTTCCCACTGTACACATCATCAGCCACAGCTGTAGCTAAGAAGTTTAGATCCTTTCTTACTGGTGATCTTTTGCTGATGGGTTTACGGACTACCATCACTGGGATTCTAATCATTTTTTCCATATATCGCCTATTTTATGCCTTTAGTTTTCGCCTATTTGCAGTATAAATCTACTACCATAATTCCTAATTATCAAATAATTTAGCATCATCTATATAACTTTTCAACTCCTCACGATCTAAGTTTTTTGGATCTAAGTGCTCAGGTAATTTAGTCACATACACTTCTTGATGCTTACTCATTACTTTAGCTATCTTTTCGGAAGCCCTTTGACCTGCTTCATCGCCATCTAACATTATTACTATTTTCTTTGGAGACTTATCAAATATCATAGTGAAATGATCATCACTTAAATACGTTCCAAACAAAGAAACAACATTTTTAATTCCTTCTTGAGTTAGCTTCATAACTTCTCTTGCTCCTTCACAGATCACAAGAACATCCGCTCTATCCTCAACATCGTCATATCCAAACAATAGTTTCCCAGATTTAAACCCTTTTGGGTATAAAACCTTCCTATAGCTCTTAGGATCTTTGCTTGGATTTCTCCTCTTCCAATAATCTATGCCTTTGACATCTATCGCGCAAAATCCTTTCAGCTCTCCTTTCAAAAAACATGGGAGTATTACTCTGTTTATATAGAATCCCCATGTTCTTTGAAAAATCTTATAACGATCTACAGTTTCTTTTGTTATATTTGTTGGGGCCTTTCCGGGTGGATTCATAAAATAGTCATAACCACTCTGCAACACTATAGGATTATCTAAATCCTTTCTAATGTCATCCAATTTAATTATTGACTCTCCTTTTTCATCTTCGTTTCCCGATGCTATCTTCATTCTAAGCTTCATCTGCTTCAACTGAAGGCGGTCAATGCTTCTTCCCATTATCCACCTTACAGCATCTTTAGTTTCGCACTTTCTCAGCCTTGCTACTATATAAACAAGATTGCTTCCTCTGCCCTCCGTATGGCAAAATGTTTCTCCTGTTTTTTTATTCACATGCCAATAAGGATGAGAAGGATTTTTTTTAAGATAGTGAAAGTGATCAGGACAATAGCCAACGACTTGATCCCCCTTTACATGATCAACACGAACGCCAAGACGCTCCAACACTTCTATTATGTCAATGTTTGGCATCAACCAAGAAATATCAGAGTAGTCTTCGTCACCGTCTCTCTTTCTATCTTTGTATAATTTTTTCAACTTAACCCCTGAAGTATCTGCGTCTTCTCAAAGAATCATATGCTGTGAAATCATCCGTACTTTCATCATCTGCAATGAAATCAAATGACTCTACTATTGTAGAATCCGCCCTATAAGCCTCAGACAACACTATAGCTTCTTTCGTCATAGGCTTGCTCGAATATGAATCAAAGCAAGTTGACAGAGAATGCTGAATTCTGTCAAATGTTTCCTCATCAACATCCTTTTTCTTCTTAGCAAGCATCTTCCAAGCAGCAAAAACTCTGTTTGTCGTCAATATCTTTACTCCAGACAATGCCCCTTTTACAGTTTCTGTAGGAATTAAGTTCTCAAATTCATATGCATCAACTGATCCGATCTTATGCATCATTGCAGATGCAAGCAGAATAGCCTTTTCATTACTATCCAAGCTGTAATTTGCAGCAATTACCTTTGCCATCTTTGCAACATTGGCAGTCTGCTTCAACAAACCCCCTTCTCTTCCATAATGAGGCCTTCCACTGCTTGGAGATGTAATAAACTTATTAAAAAAACTAGCCTTGTTAAATATTTCCTGAACAATTAATATCGGAGTATTATTTCCAGATTCTTCGCACAAATTACCCACTAAATCAAGAAACTCATCGAAAGTATCCGCATCTTGATTTGATGTTTCTGACTTAGGAATGTAATCTTCCATATCCTCAGGCATCTCTTCTGGATCTATTCTTTGAATCACTATTTGAGGCTTATCAAGATATTCTTCAGTATTGGCGGCGATATCAACGAAAGACTTTTTCTCAACATCATTTGAAACTCCCCAATATCTGGCAAATGCAGATCCCGATTTATCCCTCAAAAGAAAATCAGAATACCTCGTTCCATTTTTTGCAAGCTTTATATCTACTCTTTCTACATAATAAACACCCGTTACAGTGTCTCCAACACCAACATGCTTAATAAACTGATGCTCTATTTTTTTCTTTGTTGCATTTGACATAACTACACCTTTAATTTTGTCTTTACAGATTTACGTAAAGTTTTTACTTATAATACATCCATTTTATCATCTTTCCATCCGACTTGCCAAGTCAATTCAACTATTTTTTTCTATTATACTTAATCTTTTTCTTATTGCTGTTCTTTTTGCGCTCGTCCATTTTTCTTGTAGCATTTTTAAAATCTTCAGCTTCTTTTCTCTCTTCCTCAACAACTTCTTCAGAAACACCGCCAGACTTTTCTTCATCCACATCTTCACACATATTTAACATCTCCTTTGCCTCTTCTGCGGCTTCCAACCCCCCACCTTTGATTGATGGATCTGTCGCACCCGGAACAGCTTCATACTCTTCAACAACTTGACCAGTTTGAACTATCTGCCGACATCTAAATGAAAACGCTGGCCCGTCTCGGTTCTTGCAAATACTTACATTCCAAAACCAATCCCTCTGCCACTCCTCCCTGTCAGTTTGAGAATGATCTCTTCCATCTCTTGTTACAAATGTTAACGTATTAGAGTGGTGAACCTTTCCTTTGCCTCCATAAACATCCAAGTTTCCCGCTTGCTTTCCCTTATTCTGCTTTTCCTCAAGAACGGTTGCTCCCTGAGTTGCAGTTATAATTGGAATATTCAAAATTCTTGTCAATTCTTTTATATCAGCGGCACTTTTTGAAGACTCATCATATTCAGACCATGACTGCTCTATTGGCTTCATTCTATCCAAATAGTCGAGAACAATCATATCAATCTTAATTCCTTTCTGCTCAAGCTCTCTGTAAGCATTCTCAATTTCCAATGCATTGCAGTAAGCAGGAATTTCCTTTATATACAACTTTCCGAGAGCAAGATTGGCTTTCATTTCTTCCAGATCTTTCTTCCATTTTATACGATCTGAATCAGAGATTGACGCTCTTTTGAAATCATTATATGGAATTCCACTAAACAAGGCATCGTATTTCATCTCAACCTGCTCTTTACTCTCTTCGTTTGTTACATGCAATACATTCTTTTTGTAATTATTCTTTATGACGCCCGCACCCATTGCCTTGAGGATAGTTGACTTACCAGTACCCGTCACAGCGGCGAATAAACTTTTTTCATTTGCAAAGAAACCGCCCACCAACTTGTCAAATTTTTTAAATCCAGTCGCAAGCCCTAAATACTTTTGAGGATTCTCCTTCTTGTCGGTAATAACTTCATCTCGCGGAACATATTCCTCAAACTCAGACGTGGCTTTTTGCTCAACAACACTGCCAACACTCATTGCTTTCTTCTTAAGGAATAATATTGCTTCTTCTACGTTGTCCTTCTCAATGAGCTCGAACACTTCATTAACTATCTCTACGCCCTGCTCTTTTAAAAGATCCCTCTTCAAAAGATCTTTCAACGCATCTGCATTGGCAGAAACAACTGTTTTCTTTACCGACGACCACTCAGCAAGATAATATTTCTGATCGCCTTTGGATATCTTATTTATAATAGCATCTTTAACAAGATTGTCATCCAATATGCTCTTATTTTTTTTAAACGTACTGAGTCCTAACTCAAATAAAAACTTTCTTTCATCGCACGTCATCCATTCTGGATTAGTTGTATTATAGTGAGATCTCGCCACATACGGCTGCGTAAGTAGAAGATTCAAATACGATCTTTGTATTTCATCTGCATTGCTCATAATAAGTCTAGTACCTCCTTTGGGCTCATTTTCTTCAATATTATAAAGTCATCATCGCCTAACGCAGCGTTTGATAATTTCATCTTTGACATCAATGCGCTTTTAATTCTTTCTTCTATCGTATCCTTAACTATGAAATTTATCACAGTTACAGTATCCTTCTGCCCTAACCGATGGCAACGGTCTTCCCTTTGAGCCATAATACTAGGACTCCAATTATCATCATAATTAATGACATAGTTTGCAGAGGTGAAATTTAATCCAGTACTCATTGCATCCGTTCCTATCATTATATCGATAGATTTGTCATTGTTAAACTCCTTTTGCATGTCTGCTCTTAATTTTGTGTCAGTTTCTCCAGTTATGGCAAGATAATTAAGACCAAGATTCTCAATCTCCCTTATTAATAATTTTGCCATTTCCTTATACTGAGTAAATATGACAGCCTTATTGCCATTAACAACTATAACCTCAGTTAAAATCTCAACAAAAGCTGCCAACTTTGAACTCTTCACCTTATCCATCTCTACCAACTCTGGAGAATCGCAGAACTGCTTACATCTGATAGCTGCAACCATTGGCTCAACCTCCTCAGTTATCTCATGCTCTCTCTTTGCAAGCTTTTTATATATTTTCATTTCAGAATCGCTAAATTCTATCAGCCTGTCGTAATATATCTTATCCGGCAAATCCTTTAGAACATTTCTTTTCAACCTTCTAATCATGTACGGCTCAATTTTATCATTAACTTCTTTGACATCCCTATACCCTTTAATAGCTCCAAAGAAATCAGTCTCGGCATGCTTTTGCATAAATAATGTTTTACTTGGAAACAATCCAGGTCTTAGAAAGTCATATATACTGTGCAATTCTTCAAGTTTCCCGTCAACAGGAGTTCCACTTAAGCCTATTCTGTATTTTGACTTTAACTTCTTTATATTTTGAGTCCTCATTGATCTGTGAGTCTTGATGGCATGTATTTCATCTAAAATCAACATGTCCCACACTTTAGATGAAACTGGAAGCATTCTCTTTATTCTTTCTTTCTTTTTCTGTTCTCTGGCCAATCTCTTTTTTTTCTGCTCCAGAGTCTCGCTGTTTTTCACCTTTATATCCTTGCCACCGAATAGATCTTCAGTTATCAATTCATAATTCACTATATAAAAGAAAACATCCTCAGCCCATTGTTTTTCTCTCTTTTCTGGAGTTCCGGCTATTACAGAGTATGATTCATCTGTGAATTTTTCTATTTCCAAAGGCCAATTCCACTTTAGAGATGCAGGAGTTATAATAAGGCATTTGTCTATTTCTCCTTTATTCTTTCTACAGATAGCCGCAGCAAGAGACTGTATGCTTTTCCCAAGTCCCATTTCGTCTGCTATTAATATTCCTCCCGTTGAATTCATTGCAAACTTCACACCATGCTTTTGATAGTTATGAAGAGCAACTTTTATTCCCGACACCTTGAATCTTGTATCAATATTACCATCGGCGTCTATCTTTATTTGCTTTACATTTTCATCCAACTTTAATTGTTTCTCTATCATCTTTTCCAAATCGTCATTAATACCACAATTTGGAAACTCATCAATAACTTCTTCTACTTTCTGCAAAGAAAAAGAAGCGACCCAACTTTTTATTGGCCCGCTCCATTTGAATCCTATTTTCTTAGCTCTGTCCTTTTCTTCGAAAGAACATTTTAAGATCATAAGACCTTGATCGTTTGTTATCAGTAATGCCATATAAAAATCCTTTTTGGATATTATACAGACTACATTTCTAATTTTTAAGGATTTAGCACTCCAAAGTCTACACTATTTCCCAAATCCATCACTCCATTCAACACTGTATATACTTTCCCCGAAGCCAAGGTCACTCTGCAATCCCAAACATACTGCCTTAACTCTAATGTATTTGTGTTCGCTGGAACAATGAAAAAGAAAATCTCTCCTCTGTCAGCTGCACCGATCATCCCCTCTGCCGGAACTTCCGTACTCAGCTGAATAGAAGCATCATCACTCGTGCTTGACTCTCTGAAAGTCAACAAAGCACTAGCTCCGGTTAAATCAATAACCTCATTGCTTGGATTCTTTACGTATACCCTTAATGTTCTGTTGTCGCCCTGTGTTACAAATAAATTTTCAAATGGCACTTTCTTCACCTTATTACTAGGAATGTTATTGACTAACCCATCGTATATGTTCTCATAGACAAGAATTCCATTCAAATCGAACGGATGCATATCATCTCTATTATAAAAAACATCTAAAACAACTCTTTTTGACATCACTTGACCTCAACTAAAAAATTCTCTACTCTCTCAAAAACCTCATTAACAGTGATTTTATTAATTTTTTGTACAATGCTCAATTGTCCATCATAGCTGAAATTCTCTACACTTTTCATATCTGGATGTATGATTATCGCCTTTGTATTGATCAACTTTGACAAAGAAGGAGCTATGCTCGCCTGCCCTACAACCAATCCATAATTGCAATCTTTTTCATCTAAGATAAAATCATTGTAATATTTAACATCATAACCACCGCCTTCTAGTTTTTCAGCCAAAAGCTCCCACTTGAACGATGGCCACTCTTCTCCACCTTCCACTTCAGTCACCAATAATATCTTCTTAGGATCTTTTTTCAGTTCGGAGTAGCTGTGAGACGAATTTATCCCTTTAGGTACAAACCCTAAAGATCTTGACATCCACTCAACAGAATTTTTATTTTTAAGATTTGATGGAACTTCTATTTTTAGAGTTCCACATACATCCTCTTTTCCCATGTATATATTATCCATCTTGTCAAATATTGAATTCATCAATTTCCCCTTAGACACAACAGGCTTAACCTTTACATGTGGAAAATTTCTAACAAATGAATCTATCGCCAAGGCGGACTTCAATTGACCGTCTGGGCTTGCAAGAACTTCTATTCCAATAATCTTCTCATCAATTTTTGCTGACTTTTTCTTTACATCTTTATTTTCTTCTGGAAATAACTTCTTGGAAATGGCGTTATCGCAATCCTTAATCTTTTTCTTTGGATAATCACTATAAAGGTTCGGCATTACAAATAAAACTGAATCCTTTGGAGGAGACTTTAATATTTTTGCCATAGTATACCATGCCTTGGCTTTTTCGTACTTTCCGAAGCTGCTGTACATATCTCCAAGAAAACAGTATGGCTCTGCAAACCTATCGTCCTCTGTAATGGCCATCAGGGCCTCATTGACGGCCTTTCTGTTCTCCTCTAGCATAAAGTGACATCTTGACTTATAATATCTGGCAAACAGCCTCTCCTCCTTCCATTTCGACTTACTTAGATACTCTTCATAAAACTTAATTGCTTCTTTGTTGTTTTTAAGTTCCCTGTATGAATTAGCCAAATAGAACAATGTTCTTGAATCCTTACGCCCCTTGACATAATAATCCTTCTCCATTATCTTAACATTTCTTTCCGCTGATGGGAGCCCCCCTTTCTTACCCGGCAAATGCTGAATTTTGATATCATCCCTTTTAAACCTTCTTATGCCTTTTTTGGCAGTTAGGAACTCATGACAACTATGATCCTCGTCAAACCTTATACCTTTTCCATTTGGAAGCATTCTGCTATGATAGAACTTGGATGTTCCAAATACAATCCTAAAATCATAAATAACATCCAAAGCACTATCCCTTGCTGTTATTTTTATTTTATCAATACTTGCATCATCCATAAAATCATCAGCATCCCACCAAATAACCCACGGATTAACACACCTATCTACCGCTTCATTTTTTGCCGTTCCAAACTCAAAATCAGAGAAATGAGTATCCTTGTTGAACTTTTTTGAATCATATAATTCTACGCTGGAATACTCCTCATTTATTATTTCTTTCGTCTTGTCAGTCGAACCAGTATCAACAACAACGATTTGATCAGCAAACTTAGAGACACAATTAAGACATCTTCTAATTATATCTTCTTCGTTCTTGACTATAATTGCAACTGATATTTTCATGCTACTCCTTATTTCTTAGTTCGTTCTTCCTAACCTCACAAAGAACTAACAGCTCCTGAAGATCGGATATGCATGAATCTGAAAGTTCAACACTATCAATATTTCCAATTAAACTAGAATAAGTTTCGTGTAATCTTTCCATTCTCCTTCTAGAATCTATTCCTTTATTATCCCTCCCATTCCTTCTAGAGGCTATAACCGCCTCTCTCATTTTGGAAAATCCTTCTTCTCCAAAATTGCTCTTCAGCTGAGATACAATACTTTGCATATCTCCCTTTTCGATCTTTAATCCCTTTTTCCTAAAATAAACAGGAACAGGAATTCCAGACTCCATGCTTTCCTTTATTTCTTCTATTTCTTTCTTTGTTAATTTTTTCATTCTTCATTTCTCCAAGAATTATTCTTTATACTATCTTTAATTGATACATATTCACTTCTATCCAAATCCATTCCACACTCAAATGAACAAGGCTCCATTTCCCACTCAAGTCCCCTACTTTCTGCATGTTTTTTGAAATTTCCTCTTACAACAGGATTTTTAATACACGCATTACACTGCACCTCATTCACCGTCTGACCACTTCTAAAACATGGCCAATTTCTTTTATCTCTATTAACTTCTCTCTTAGGATCTTTTAAATATTCAATTATTTCCTTGTAACAACCCATCTCTTTGGATCTGTCAAAATTTCTACTATAGTCAACTGCCTCGCAGAATTTACCATACACAAATTCCGCATCTTCCCATAGTTTGCTGGGTATATCCTGATGCTTACTTCTGTTTAACTTTGGAGTTACAACATCATATGCCCTAGAGTAATCTCCAAACCCAGTAAACTTTTGAATATTATCCAATTCCCTCTTAGGATTGGTCATCAATTCCTCGAAGTGTACAAAGTGAACAGGGATATCTTTATTGTTTAACAAAAACCTAGCCGCCTGTTCAGTAACTTTAATATACATCTCAGGAGTGTGTATAACCAAATCCTCAAAAATGTTTTTCATTGTCCCATCTGGATGCATCACGTCAAAGCCCCTCTGAAGCCGTTCTTGAGACTTCGCAACCGCCCTTGGATGACGAACCATATAAACAATTTTGTCTATATACTCTGGAATAGAGGCTGGCAGGCCTTGGCTGACCACCTTACAGATTGTCATTTTATCCTTATCCTCTATCCTAAGTTGATCAAGGAGATACTGATCAGCCATGGAATGCCTAATTCCATGCACTGTGAAGGAACACTCCCAAAATCCATTCGGGTTCATGTCTTTGAAATCTTTCGCCACTTCCTTTCCTTGAGCCTTTGCCGATATCTCTTGCTTGGAAACCATATGCTTTCTTACTGCAAACAGTCCTTCCGGCTCTTCTTCCTTCTCATTATCATTTTTTTTTGACATTCTCTCTTGTGGAAACTTTGCTCCCAATATCCTCTCTTCACCAAACACAGCCCTATGTATATCCATCTGGACGCTTGTACCGCTTCTTGGACAACCTGAAATTATTAACATTTTAACATTCTCCTTTAATTTGTTTTTTATTATACAAAATAAAGCTTGTAATTTATTTAGGTTTATTATTTATCTTGAATCCATTTATTCAAAGGACATTTCGCTCCAGCAAACTGCGTCTTGACTTTTAGTTGACACCCACACTTCTTACACTTGTTATTAACATAGTAATTACATGCATTGCAAATATCCATTCTCTCCTTTTGAATCTCAGATGAAACCAAAGTCCTTCCCGTCTTCTTCTTATACTTAGCTACTTCCTTTGCAGTATCTAATAAATTCTTTGCCATCCCAAAGACACTAGGAATGCTTATATTCTTATACTCCTCTGCCACCTTTCCAAGCGGACAGTCAAAGTCAACTTCAGGAGCATCAAACACTTTCAATATGCCTTCCCTATAATCCCTACTCAATCTGCACTTTTCACAATTCTTTTTACTCTTGCACATCGACGAATCAAAAAATGATTTCTTTTCACCCATTACTACGCTCCTTTATTGAATTTAAAAACACACAGCCATATCATTTTACCACCCATTTCCTTGAGACCAAGATACAGTAATTCCATTTGTAAAAGTTACAAAAGCGCTTCTCTGTTGCGGCTTAATATATCCAGGGTCGCCATGAAAAGCCCAACCAGATGTAAATGGATATGCTATGTAGAAAGAAGGATGTCCTCCAAATGCATTATTAGTGTATGGTAGAGTCCCTGTCCCTACTGGAGAGAAAGATGCGACATTTAAGCTGGAAGGGGAAAAGAACGTGCCCCACTCTTTAACTGTACCTATTCCAAGGGCAACTTCGTCATGTCGAACTCCTCCAGAAAATCCTACAAAAGGTGAACCAAATGCTTCCATTCTAACACGTTCTCCAAACACTGTACAAGCCCAGACCTCCTCTTCTTGCGGAGCTCCAGGTGAGTATGGTGATCCAAAACGGCCTTTACTGTAAAATGTAGAATATACTTCTTTAATCTCTCCATTTGTCCAAGTACAACCAAGAAAGTCTTTAGTAACATCAGCATCAATCCAAGTCATTGTAATAAGCATTGTAGGATCTGCATTTGGAACCCCACAAGCTGCTGGTGGAGCTACAGCTCCGCAAAGAGTTGCCACAGTACTTGCAAATTCATATAAAGGTTGACTTGAAACTGCTCCGACTTTACCCATTATAGCTCCCACTTATTTAAATTAAAGAAATTCTTCACAACTACCATCCATTTCCCTGTGCCCAAGAATAGGTCACACTTGCTATTGTATGACTTCCAAAGAAATCCGCCGTCAACGTTGCAGCGCCATCAGATGGAGCTACCGCCAAGACAGTTTCTGGCGCTACTTTACCAATATTAGAAGCAGGAGGGAAATAATAAGTAACCGGAACAGGACGAGCTAGTTGCCCAAATATATTCTGACCCGCAACGCTATCTACATCAGCATTTATTTTAAGGAAGTTTACATTTCGATGATCAGCGTCAGTAAAGTTGGCACGATATACAAGAGGAGTAAAAGTGTTCTTAAATGCCATATACCCTCTATGCATCACTAATGAATTGTTATATTGCCATTTCTGTGCAGCCTTATACGCAGTATAACCAAGCGTTGTTCCAGTATACTGATCTTTAATATAATTTGTAGGACAAACACATTTAACAACTCCATTGTCAGCTGGCAGGTTCCACACTTCACCGCACCAGTTAACAACTTCTACGGCTCCTAAATTAGTAACTGTTAACTCCACGCTAGGATCTCCACCCCCACACACTACGGTACTACAAGCTGACGGAACAACCCCACAAAGAGTTGCCACAGTACTTGCAAATTCATATAAAGGTTGACTTGAAACTGCTAGAAACTTTCCCATTACAACTCCTTAAGGGGGGTTTGTACAATTGTTATCAAACGTTGGTACAATTGTGTATTGAATATCGACGTTTACATCATCCTTAATAGGAAGTGCATTTAAATTCATTCCTGCCTTAACTTTAACTTCAAACTTTGAATCTACCGCCAAATCAATTATCTCTAAATTTGGAATTAATAAAGAATTTCCTTCCAATCCTAAAATTCCATCAGCTAAGACAATTCCAACAGGCTCTACATGCCCCTCAGCAACAACATCGCCCGCAACCATATCTTGAGCTATTTTGTAACAATCTATAATTACATCAGGACAATTACCACAAGGAGGAGCATCGTCCAAGGTAACATCAATTGTAACACACTTAGACTCATTGCAAGGACTATCCGCAGAATCCGCTATAAACTCTGCCACTATGGTATAAACAATCAACTCGCAATTATTATCATAAGCAGGTATGTCAGCGTAAGCAACTGTTTCAATTGTTGCAAAACCATTAAAGTCTACATCTGGAATTATTGTAAACATCGTATTGGGATTCTTCAACAAACTCCATGTTCCATTTGGAGTATTACAGCACAAAACAGGATCTACAGGAGGCCCCATTCCAACTTGACAGTCGGCAGGAGTTGCCTGAAAGTCTATAAAATCTTCACACTCTATCCCCTCCGCATCAAGACACTGACTCCACAGCGAAGCAACCAAATCACCACCTGAGTTATCCACGCCTAAAGGAATTGCTCCAGCAGAGGTTGAACTTACATCTAAATTACAACATAAGCTGGATTCCTTAACTATAAAAAAAAACTGCAATGTGTCAGGATCTTGACCAACAAAAACCCAATCTAATGCTGACACCGGACTTTCATTTAAGTTGGTAGCAGTAACTGTATCCGTTAAAGGTTGATTTGGCCCATTTTGATATATGTCCACCTCTCCAGTGGTACAAGAAGAAGTACAGGTTGTAGTTAGCTGTCCTGCCATCATTTGAGTTATTATCTTTTGTCTGAACAAGTAAACTTGCCCACAAATCCATTGAACCCATATCTCATCGCCTTCTCTATCCTTACCAGTTCTTATGTCAAATCCAGCAGGGAAGTTTAAAACCAAGTCTTCTCTTGTAGCTGGCAGGGCAAATCCATCACCAAAAATATCTACAGTTGTTTCTCCCGTTCCTGCACTGATGCCTGTAATTTTTGCTTGGTATGTTCTAGACGTATCGTTAAAATCATCATAAATACGAATCGGGCCTTCTGTATATGTCTCTATATACCAATGCCCCCATCCATCTGCCAAACTTGAGTTGTTTACATATTGCGAATCAACCGAGGTTCCACCATCTTTATCTACCACTTCAACTGTACAAAGTAGAATCCATTTTATATTATCGTCATAAAAATCATCTTCTATATCTTGCAGAGGTCTTTCAGCATTAAACTGCTCAATCGCCCACGCAGCACCGCCTTCGCAGTAATCAGTAATTTTAATATAAACAAAAGTAGGAGTACCAGCAACTGGCACTACTGTTATTGCCACGGTAGTATCTACGGTTAAAACTACTCTTGGCAATATCAATTCTCCCTTTACTATTTGCAACTGATCCTGTGGAATTGGAGCAGGGACATCAGGATTTAGATCTGAATCCTCAGTATATCTTTCTTTATTAGAAAGCCATCTTGACCTTAGAGGAGGAGAAATTATTTGACCATCAAATATAAAATTATCTAAAACAACACCTGACTCATCATCGCCATATGATATTATCTGAGGAGTGTTAAATATAGGAACGATATCATTTGCAAAAGCAGAAGGCGTTCCCACCAATCCTGTTATTTCTCCCCCTGACACGCTCTTATGATAAAAGCTTCCAACAGCATAACATAATACTTTTTTTGCACCATCAAATGCATCAGTTAATTTATTTGCAGATGAGACTATTGTAAACAACTCAGCCGGATCGTACAGCGCATCCGTATAAGATAAATTTACATTTGTCCAAAACCATAATCCCAATCTATTGTTTTGCTTGTCATAAGTAACTCTTGGAGAAAATGCATCTCTCAATACTGCAATTGAACCGCCGCCAGAATTTCCAGCGTTTCCAACCGCACCAGAATTCTCGGTAAAATAAGAAAGCCATCTCATAGGCCCTGAAAGATCTCCCGTAGAAGAGGATATTCTTCCCCACATCATAATCCTATCCCCAGCCTCAATAAGATCCCCTGCATCAGAAGCATAAGTCCCTGAATCAACAATCATCGATGGATCTGCTCCATTTACCACAATATCTGGAGTAAATGAAACTATATCTCCATCTCCAATAGATATTAGTTCTGGCCCCCTTGTAATATGAGCACTTCTTGCAAAATTAATTGTTGTAAACTCTGACATGTTTAATTACCTATAATAAACTATTGCTTTCATTGCAACTTCTTCATCATTCTCTATGTGGACAATAAATTCATTTTTACTTTCCACTATTCCGTCTTCTTGATACCCTATTGCAATATTTCCAGTGTTTTTAATTCCATCTATAAACCTTTGCTGAACTTGAACAAAAACAATTTCTCCTTCTTCTATTTCTAATTTAACACCTTTATCAGAAGTTTTGAAATTAATTATCTTAGTTTTATAGTTTTCACCAACAACACTACTATCTCTCTTCGACATAGATGCCAATTCATTAATAGCACCAACGATTGACTTATTGTCAGTATTAAGACTACTATTTCCATCTTCTGACAATTGAATTTTTGATCTTTTATCCTTTAAAATTATTTCACTATTGGAATCTATAACAGGAACTTTTGAATCTCTTTTGTCTTTTATGATTATTATACTATCATTCGACGTATTTTTTTTGCCTATCTTGAAGTTCAATTTTTGAGATATTGTCACCTCATTCTGAAGAAGATTCTCCCCGTGAGGGTTTTCTTTGCTATATGTATGCAAAACAACATCCATAGATGAAACTTTCCCAAATGGCTTAGTGTTTACTTCTTCCTTTCCCTCTCTCAGGTCAACTGTAGCCATTAAGCATGTCGTCTTTGGAAGATCTCTTCTGAAAGTGGAAGAGAAAGTCCTGTATGCATTTTTTTTCTCAAATAGGTTTATTGTTCCAGAAATATATAAGTAATTAACATGCCCTATCTTCAACCCATCCCAAGACATTCTACCACTCTCCTCGAAATATATTCCGTTTACAATTCCGCATGCAGCCTTTTTTCTTCCAGTTCCATTCAACAAGACTTTATAACTAGACTCTGATTCTTTAACTATGGTATAATTACCATCTTCAAAAACGCAACATTTAATACCTTTGGTTCCAGCAAGAATTTGATTCTCTATAGACTGAAGCTTGGCAAATTCCAAATCAGGATTTATAATGTCTCCCTTTCCGTATGATGGCATCTTGTAGTGTGATGTATTTTTTCCGTATTGATATTTTTTTTTCATGTCATCCTACCCTGTCATTCCCACCTAATGTTGATTTCCCTACTTCAAAATTACCTCCCAGATCCTCTTTATTCACATTCTTTGTCTTAGTTCCCTTGCGAGATGAACTGAAAGTGTTTATAAGTCCTAATCTGTTGTCAATAATTCCTTGCCTTTTTACATGCTTCATTAATCTTTGTATTGGTAATCTACTATTTCCCATAATATAACCTCATTAAGCTCCAGTTACTAGTTCTAAATCTGTTGTCCACACTTTTGACTGCGAATCATAGTTGTGAGTATAGCTTGATATAAGCATTGTTCCCCACTTATCATATAAAGAAATCGATGCATTTCCGGGTATTTGAACTCTTCCACTTACGTCAAAAGACTTAGAAACTGCTGCAAGTTTGTCCGCTACCGATTCAATCCTAGCATCATCCAAGTGCCCTTGCACTGGAGCAACTAGAGATTTTGCCCATGCTATACTGGGAACAGTTACTTGTGATACTATTCCAATTTTTGGAAACAAAGGTATTGTTAACAGATCTTTACCAGATCCAGTCGTTATCTCTTCCAATCCAATTACTACAATTTCATTCCTCAAGTTGTCAAATATTGGCTTTTGATCATCCATTAACAATTTTACATTTGGATAACTTGGTTGCCAATCTGTTCCAGCACTAATTGGTAATCCGTTAGAAGAGTTTATTCCAAAAACTTTTATAAGTCCATCCTCTACAACATAAGTATTCTGAGAATTTTCCATAACTTGCTCTAACGCCTGAACAACTGGAGTTCCATTTGCAAAATCAAAGTATGGACTTGAAATATCATCCGATGCTGTCAGATTGACAAGAGTGTTTGAGCCAGCCATAGCTGTAAAACTTATACCTCCATATCTTGATAAAAAATCAATTGCGTCAGATGCAGCAAATCCATCAAAAAAAGGAGCATTTATCAGAGCTATATCACTTAGCTTCTGCTCGAACCCAACCAAAGGTATTGTCCAAGTTGCACCATCTGCGGTATTAGTTGAGGAAACTCCCATGGCAAGTCCATTGAAAATCTCTCCAGCCGTTGTTCCCTCTCCACCGCTCATTGACACGGCTAATTGTCCAATAGATTGAGTTGCAACAGCAGATGTTCCCGCTACTCCATACTTATCTACAATTATCTGACCACTAGAGCCATCCTGACTCGTCGTAATACTCAAAGATGTGATGTAATCCGGCCACGTCCCACCAGGTCCAGCAGAAGTCCCTCCTGACCAATTTAAAGAGAAAGTACCATTTGAGTTTCTAACCGATATAAGCCTTTCTTCCTCAGTCCTTATAAATTCTCCAAAAACCTCCACTCCATACCTTCCGTGATCAGTCATGTTTCCATCCCAAGGAACTTTCCAATATGTTGTGTCGGAGCCAACAGGCCCAGCTATTCCAGAGTCTGCCAAACTAGAAGCTCCATCCAAAGCACCACCTGTTGAATTGTCAGTCCATATTGGAAATACTTGAAAGTCATAAGTAACCACACCTGGGTCATCGGCTGGAGCTAAAAACCACTCATCATACTGCATTGCCTTTGAAAACCAACAAGGCTGATACACCAATTGAGCTTTGCAGTTTTTAATAGTTAAGTCTAATTGACTTCCAAAATCTACTAAAACAGAAGCATCAGACGTCACCACTATCTCACTTGGACTCAGAGGGTCAAACTCATCCGAATAATCAGAACTGGCAATGGAAGCCCCTTTTGTCTTAGAAACATACGTTCCCGCTATACTCTGAAGTCCCTCTTTCCCAGATCCCGTCTGAGCATCTTGTATTCCAGATGTCAGAATTGCGCCGTTCCACACAGGATAAACCATCATCATGAATGAAAATCCTTTCTCATTCATATATTGCCTATGCTTAGGAGCTTCCTTCATCTGAGAATCGGACAGGTTTGCCTGACCCTGAGTTCCATCTGGTGCAGCTGGGCCTATCTCCATTATAGCTGGGCCACCATCCTTTGCAAACACAGTAACTTCTCCAGTTGTCAGCTCTATTGACCAACTATTCTCTGAATTGGTCGCATCGGTCGCACCACCACTAACAGAAGGTGTTATATTGAAGAAAACACAGAAAGCACCACCACCGATATTACCAGCTCCCCCCGCCCCTGCGTTTGCATCAGTCAAGGACAGATCCACACTATTCACAGAGGCAGCATCATTCTTTGCATTTATACTTATAAAATTAGGACTAGATGTTGATATTGTTGCTATATTTGACACATCATTTGGATCTTTTCCCAGACTTCCAGATGATGTATTTGTAATTTCCCAGTTAAATTGCTTTGTAAATGTAGCATGCCCTCCCGTAGCAAGTCCATTGTCAACTTGATTGTTAGAAAGATTTGAAATCTCAGAAGGAATCATCAGCTTAGGCATTATTGAGAATGTTGGAGTTACAAAGCCACTGGCCGTCTTGCTGACCGTATCCATCCATGTGTTTATCTCTATAAAATCCGGCTTTACAGAAGCAAGAGCATTCTCCATTGGAGAAAATATATAGAATCTTTGCCCCAGTGAATTTGGATCAAAAGCCGGATCTCCCTGTTCGTCCACAGTATATACGAAAAACTTTTCTTGATCATAAATTATTTTAGAATATGAAATTCTTGTTGTGTCTGGATCTGGAGGCACAAATGCCCCACCACCAATTGCTGCTACTGGATTACTCATATTGTCATTATCCTTCTGATACTATTAAACCAAGATCTGTATATTTCTTCTTTGCGTCCGAAGTTCCTAATATTCTCACCACCTCAGCTTGGAACATATTAGTGTCAAAGCGAACATCTACTTCCCCTGTCACTGTTGTTGTTATAGCTATAGATTCAAGTTGTCTTCCTGCGGACTGACCCCCTTCAGCTTGAGGCACTGCCGCTGGTGGAGTAAATGCCCCTCCGCCTGCAGCAATCTCAGCTCCAGTTGTAGACTTTCTTCCATATGATATCCCAGCTTTTGCCTTTTCTTCATTTTTAGCCTTTATTTCCTCAGGAGATACAGCTTTACTCTCTGACTTACTTTCCGCTGGAGCTGTTTTTTTCTTCTCAAGCTTTTTGACAACAGCCTTCTGATTCTCTACATCTCTTCCAGCATCGTTTTCCGCCTTTACAAGGGGCATATAATTCTTCATTGCATCTGCATACTTCTTCTTTTGAGCAGGAGTTCCATTTCCATCTGCCGGATAATGGCTCATATGCTTCTGTGGGTTAACCTTATCAGCGGCTGCATATGCCTTGTCAAACTTTTTCTGCATCGCAGCTAGAGTCACTTTGGCCGCTGTAATTTTATCATCAATTTTTGACGACCCTTTTGCTTCTTTAGGCTTTGCTTTCGTACTGGCAACCTCTGCCTTCTTGGCATCAGATTTAGCTTTGGCAACTTCTGCCTCTTTGGACTTTGGCTCTAAACTTTCAGATGATTTTGCACCAAAAGAAGCAATAGATTCTAAAATATCTCTTATTCTCTCCAATACTGTTAGACTTTTTGCGCAACAATCTTTTGCACCTCCTCCAGCCTTAACCGACCTTCTTCCCACTCCAGATTGTTTCTTAGAATCTCTATTTGAACTTTTCTTACGACTAGCATCTGCATCTTTCTTATCTCTTTTTCTGGAATTCGCTCTTTCCGCTGCTGTGGTCTTTCTTCCCTTCTCAGCCTGATTCTTCTTTCTGCGGTTTGGATTGTAATCTCCAGTATTTCCAAACTTACCAGTCAGCCTATTTGCTATAGTAATACCTTCGCCGGAAGTTACATTTCTGTTCTCTCTTTCTTGCAGAGTTCCAGCTTCTCCAGCTGCAAAGTTTCCAGCTCTAGTCTTTCTTCTTGATCCCTCTACTCCAAGCAATCTAAACTGACTCTGAGTGCCCTTTCTAGCGCCAATGTCTCTAAGCTCTCCAAAAGCACTTCCAAGAATCTGCTCCATTGTACTTCTTTGCTTAGCCAAAGCCTTTGTTTGCAATTTAATGCTTTGCAACTTGACTGCCGCCTCAAGTTCAACTAACTCCTTACCAGTGGTTCCATTTGCTTTTGCCTCAGATAAAGTCTTTTTAGCAAGATCCAACTTGTCTTTTTCTATCGCTAAACTTTTAAGTTGTAAATTAAATACGCTTTCAAAGTTTGCACCTATGCTTGACAAGAAATTTTCTTCTGCATCAACAACTGACTGTTCTATATTCAATCTACTAAGAGAAAGAGACTGAGCGTCTTTGAGAGCTTTTAAATTGACATCCCTTCTCTGAGTGTCAATCTTTAACAACTCATTGGCCTGCTTTACTTTTACAGCCGCCAAAGCCTCCTCAAGACCTTTTGCAGTCCCTTCATCACCTCTTCCTCTGGATGCATCTATTTGCTTTTGAACATCCTTGATATATCTTGCATTCTGATCAACAAGTAATTTCCTTGACTTCTTTGCAATCGTATCTTGAGCTTCGATTATACTGGCAGCAGCATCAAAGGCAGCCCCCTCAGTATCTTTAGAAAATTTAGATGCATCAAGTTTAGTTTCGCCCAATTCTTTCAATGCCTTTGGCAATGCAAAAGAACCAAATCTTTTATTCAATTCAGTCTCTAAAACCTCAATTGGGAATACAATAGATTCAACATATTTATTGTAAGCAGCTATATTCTTTCCCTCGTTTTGAATAGTTGCTCTTTTCAACTCTCCAACTATCTTACCAGCCGCATTAACAACATTCTTCTGAGCCTTGGCCGCTTGGCTTTCCGCTCCTTCCTCTTCTATTATAACTTTCAATTTTTCTTTTTGAGTATTTAAAATATCTTCCTGCGACTTCAGTGCCTTTTTGTTTGCCTTATCTATCCCAGCAGTAGTCTTTCTAGTTTCTTGAAGAGTTTCAAACAAGTTCTGAGTTCTCTCAGCATAAAACTTTGTAGAATCCCCAATATTCTTAACCTGTTCTAAACTATTGTCGATAGTCATTCTTTGCTGTATAAGCCCCTGCAACGCTCCAGACTCATAAAGCTTATTTGCACTACTTATAGAAGAAGAAATCTCAGAAGCCTTCTTCGCAAATTCATCTGCCAACTTCTTCTGTTCTTCAAGCTTAAACGTTTCAGTTGATGCAGCTGGATCTTGAGAGGCAAGTTTTACATTCTCCTTGATACCTCTAACACTTGATGCTCCCTGCTTAGACTCTCCAACTTTACTTTTCAGATCTACAAATCCAGCCCTGTCTTTGGCAAGCTTATCATTTAGCTTTGTCGATCTAGTTTTTTCCAAATCAACATTCCCACTTTTATCCAGTACTACTTTAATGTCCGCCTTATTAAGAGCGTCTGTAAATCTTTTGGTCAATTCCTCAGAAGGCCTCAGATTTTTCAATTCTTGCTCAAGAGCTTCAAGTTTTTTTAACTCTTCATTCCTTTGATCACCTTTAGACCCCTCCGCTACAGCCTTTTGCTCTTTTACCTGCTGTGCTTTTTTAGATGATGCCGCTGTAGCACTTGTCATTTCTCCAAATATTTGACTGAAGTTTTTCTTCAAAGCATCCTCAGCTTTATCCCCTGCTTCCTCTCTTTCCTTCCCTAACTTTTCTAGCCTATTTAGGAAATCGCTTAAAGCCTTCTCATCTCCAGACTCAGAAATCTCTTTACCTTCTTTTGCAAGATTTTGATCAATTCCCTTTTTGGATTCTGACTTCAATTCGAGAGACTTTACAGCAGATTTCTTCTGTTCAGAAACTTGTGCTTCTCTTTGCGCTGCTGCCTTCTCTATCGCTTCTGCCGCTTTTCCCGCTCTTTCATTCAGTTTATCCAAACCGCCTGTAGCTGCTTCAAGCCCACTAGAATATTCATCAATTCCTCCTCCCAACGACGACCCGAACAACAAATCAAGCTGTATTCCAGCGATTTGTCTTTCCAAAGCATCGTTTATAATATCTGGAGTCTTTAAGAATTTAGACATGGCTGCTTGCATTCCGCTTACAAAGTTATTAGCCGCTTTCATTTCCTCTGAATGTAAAGCCTCCAATGCCAATTTTCTCTCATTTGCTCTAAGGTTTGGATCTTCCTGAATATCTTTTTTCTTAGAACTAAAACCTTCTTTAAGCGTTTCAAACTCACTCGTTGTACTTGCAATTGATTTATTTAAAGCAGCATCCCACATTCCCAATGATGCTCCGCTCTTGGCGAATACGTCCAGTTCAACATTGGCTATTTCCTTTTGGAATCTCACCAATGCGAAATTGGAATCTTTTACGATATTTCCAATTTGCTTAAACTGCTTTTGGAAAGCCAGCATTGAAGCATGCCTTGTCTTTTGCTCTTTCTTCAGCGCAACCACCGTTCTATTCATTTCCATTGAAAATCTTCTAGACACAAGCATAGCAGCTTCTTGCTCTTTGGCAGCCTTAACTGATGCCTTTCTTTGATCTTCTTCCTTTTTCAACTGAGCACTTGACTTAATAATCCAATTTCCAAGGTCTGAAAGCTTTCCCCCTACGTAACTTGCAGAATATGCCAAATTCTCACCTGCCGCTTTGAAAACACCTCCCACATAGCTTGCAGTCTTGCCTAGAACTTCAATACCAACTCCACCAGCTCTAACCAATGCACTATACTTATAAGCACCATTTTCTGATTGCTGAAGTCCTCTCGCGAAACTCTGCATTCCATCGCCAACATTTCCAAGTTCTGATGCCAGTCCAACAACCACCCCAGTAGCTGCTCCAATAGCTGCTCCAAATGGGCCGCCAATAAGAGCTCCTACAGCAGTAAACGTTGCCACATCTCCAGCCATACTTAGAAGGCTGCCAGCCGCTTTAGCAGCTCCTGCCGCTGTCTTATTTCCAGATTCTTCTAGACTCGCTGAAAACTCCTTCAATGCAAATCCTGCCAAATCAAATGCCAACCCAGCAGCTCCAATTCCAGTTGCAGCTCCCGCAGCCTTACTGGCAAGCTTAACTCCTGTTTTTCCGCCAGCCTTTAACAGTGATCTATTTCCTGCCTTCTTGATGATACCTCCGGCCATACCCAATTTAGTAGCTGCACCAGACAACTTAGAACTAGCTTTGGAAAACAACTTTCCCGTTTTACTCCCAGTATTTTTCTTAAGCAAAGAAGCCACACTTCCATCGGCGGCTTTTGGCTTTGACTTCTTAAATATATCAGAAAACCCCTTAAAGATTTTTCCCTTTTCACCAGCGGGTTGAATCCCCAAAGTTGCTTTTGGCTTCAATCCAGACTGCCTTAACCTTGAGAGAGCTGCCTTGTTGGTTTGCGCATTCCTGCTAGAAACTCTAGGCTTTAATCTTCCCGTTTTACCCTTAGACCCCAGTTTCGAAGCTGCACTCTGCCTTACTGCATCCTCAACTTTTCCTACTGCATCAGTTGTCTTCAGCTGAGCCTTTTCAATTGCCTGCTGAGTTTTATTCCCTTTTCCAAAAAATACTTTGAATGCGGCAACCATTGCAAACCCTGTCCCTAGAATAGTTGCAACTTGAGTTATCGCACCTGCTGAAGCTGTAAATGCTGGCCCCCATGTAGGATAATACTTAGACAATGTATTGTATACATCATCAACTTTCTTGGCAGTGTTTGTTTGAGCTTCTAGTAACTTTTTCCCTTCTGTATCATCAGCTGTCTTCTGTCCTCCGAAAAGTCCAGCAGACTCAAGTTCTATAAACGCTTCTACTTTACCCTTTTGAGCCAAAGCTAATAGATTGCTAGAATCTTGATCAAAAGAAGCGTTAACTTTAAGTTCTGGATTTAATGCAGGTATTTCATTTAGAAGATTTACAAATTCTTTCAGCTTATCAAGTTGTTCACCGCCATAAGCCTCTCTTAACTTTATGCCAGCCTCTGTAAGCTCATCAATGCTTGCAACTCCAGTCTGGGCTCCCTGCTTTACTATTGAGGCAAATTGTCCAAAGTTCTTACTTGTTACTCCAAGACTATCTCTTACTTCGTCCAAACCCCTTGCGGTTAGTCCAAGAGTTGTATTTGCAAGAATATCCGCTTCAACTCTAAACTTAGCAAAGTTAACCGAAGCACCTTGAGCTGAGGATAAAATCTCATTCAGCTTTCCTGCCGCATACGAAGCAGCAACTCCCATGGCTATCAATCCAGTAGAAGACTCTCCCACTCCACCAGCAAACTGCTTTGCCTCTTTGTCACCCCTTTCAAGGTTTTTATTAAATATATCAAGAAATTTGTTAGTCTTTACAGTTTCGCCGCCCAAGCCTTTAACGCCAGTTGTGCCACTCTTTGCCCCCTTTCCCACTTTAATCAATCTGTCAGCAAGATCATCGGATGCTTTACCAGCCTTAACTAGATTTCCAGCAAGACCACTTGCAGCCTTTCCAGATTTAACCATTGATCCGCCCAAACCATCAACTTCTTTGCCAGCTCCTGATAAACTTTTTCCAGCCCCTCCAGAAGATCCCTTTATATCCCCCATTGAACTCGATGTGTCGTCCAAGCCTTTGCGCAAACCATCTAACTTAGACTCAAGATCGGATATACCATTCTCAAACTTTCCTACAACATCAGCCGCCTTGCCTGTAGCATCAGCCAATTTATTTTGAGCAGACACAGCCTCATTAGCCGCCTTTGTAGCGCTGTCCAATGAACTGCTTGCATCTTCTAACTGCTTGTTAATATCGTCTGGCATATCCTTTCCCTTTATTTATTAGCTGATCAATACATCCTTCTCGAACAGCGTTAAAACCACGTCCAGCACCGAAGCTGGCATCTTATAAACGTATTTAATTGACGAATCTTTCAATGCGCCATTTTCCTCATGAACCAATTCTACTTTTTTACCCTTGGAATCTGTAAGAGTCCAATCCTTTAAGTGCCAAATTAGATAAAAATTTCTCATCTGAACAGCGTCAACTATTGACTTATTTGCATCTATGTCAAAAGATCTACACTCTTGTCTGTATTTTATTATGTCATCATAAGTAGGAATGCTGAAAGTAAATTTAACAGCTGTTGCTGTTAGGTATTCAAAATCACTCATATCTACCAATCCCGATCTCGAAATACTCAATATTTTACCACTCTCTTTATCGGACAGAATATCAACTTCAATATCTTGAGTATCATCCTCATCAATGAAAAATGATGGAAAGCAAGACTCAGGCTCTACGCCATCGACGGCTTTATCTTTCTCTGCTGAAATTGCATCCTCATTGTAAGCTGCTACTTTCTCAGAAGTTTCTTCTCTTTGCTTAACTTCTTTAATCAAACCTTCTGGAACTTCTTCAAACTCTTCTTCAGCTCCAGTCTCAATCTCAGTTATAACAACTTCTACCTTTTCTTCTTTGTATTCTTCGTTTGTTGCTTCACTCATAATATTTTCCTTTTATTTAGGTTATGTTCTTGTTATTAGCATTAATATTAAACTATTGTTATTATTGAATCGCCTGCACCAGTTGTAATATCAGCTGATGTTGCGAACGAATGGGAAAACATCCCAAAGTCTGTTACTCCATTAAACGAATATGAACTCGCTGTTGTGTCTCCTTTCAGCGTCCATGAGTTTGTTCTAACTTCAATATCATTATGACTCTGATCAGTATATGTAACAACATCTAGCTGAAAGTCCCATCTTGTTACTTTTAAATAACCTGGGTTTACCCCATTCTCATTTAAATATACAGGAGAAACCTCTTGATTCATAGTTAAAGTCCAACTTCTTACATCAGTATTCCCAGAAAAGTAATAAGCAAGAGGCTCTTCGTCTCTGTTTACTCCTATCTCTGGCGGTTCTCTTATAAAGTCATTACGAGATGCTGCTATAGATCCATATGTAGAATCTTCAATTGATGTTGCCTGCACAGATCCAGAAATCAAACCCCCAGGTGCTCCTGAAAGAGTTATATTATTTGCAAAACACGATCCCAACGATCCTGAGTTATTTCCATCGTTTATTTCTATACCAAACAACGCTCTTCTCGAATACAAAGTCATCACCTCATTAAGACTTAAGTCAGTGAGATCAAAAGTCAAATTTGCCGTTGTCAACCTTGTTCCATCCGCATGTCTCATTCTAGACCTGCTAACTTGTGTTGGAGATATATCCACAGCATTCATGTAAGAAATACTATTAGCCGTATTTACAGTTCCACCAGTTATGAGAACCTGAACATTATTTATGTATCCAGCTCCGCCATAACCCAAAACTTTTTGATCACTAACCGCAAAAGCCATTTTTAATGTCCTCCCACTTTAACACCACGACTACCTCTTATCTTACCACCTTTTCCTGCAACTCTTGTATTTGAAGTCGTTGAAGCAGCCTTTGAAGCTCTCCTTTGAGCCTCATCATCATTTACAGACATTGTCCTTAACATTAAATACTCCCTGTAGCTCAATTCCTTCAAGTCATTTTTATTCAAGCCGAACTTATCCCAGAATCTACTCAAATTGCAATATAGAGATACAGCCTCGCAAGGATTTGAAACTCCTCCTGCTCCCCCTGAGAATAACAATCCAGACTGCCTTGCTATCATCTCCTCTTCATCTTGAGTAAGGTTTGACATTTCTTGATACATATCCAACATCTTCATCAACAAGGGGCCGGGTATCGTACAAATTCTCTCAAATATATCTTCCCTTATCCACGCTCCGTCATATTCAACCTCTATGTCTAAATTCCAAGATATCAACTGACGCTTCAAGGCCAACTTCTTCATTTCCATATAATCTGTTATAGTTACATAATCTTTAGCCTTTTCATCCTTAACCAGCTTTGTTGACATATGATAGATAACATTATGATCATCGAAACTTAAAGTCCTAAATTTAGCAACTACTTCCTCAGATCCATTACAATCAGGCAAATAGAATCCTTGAAACTTTTCAACACTAAACCTAACTTCCATAATGCTAGGCTTAATCATGCTTCCATATTCTTTCAGTATATTTTCTATTTCAGCCATTGTATTCTAAAACTCTATTCATGTTTTCTATTATGTGCGAACATATATTTCTATGCAATTTCAAAAAAGCTCCAAAGCTTTCATCAGTCAGAGTGTTTTGAACTCTGTGCAATTTGAAAGTTGCATTATCTTTGCTAAAAGACCAATCAACAAGAAGCTTTTGAATCTTCAGTCTGTTGAAGAAATCATTATTCAAAGTATGCATTCTTTTTTGACTATCCCACTGAGTTGCCTGACTTTTCAAACTAACCTCTTCTTCGAAAGACCACATTTTAAATTTAACCCAGCAAGACTCTATTCCTTCGCCTTCATTTTCCTTGGCAAGAAGCCACCTTCCTTCGAAATCAACCAATCCGAAATTAATAGTGAAAGACTCATTCTTCTTTAATTCGAATTTACCTGCTTCTCTTATGGTTGAATCAATCCTTGGAGTGTTGTCAACCTTTTTAATTTCAGCTTTCTTTTTTGCTTGCACTTTCATTTTTGCCATCATATTCTCCTATTCGGGGCATAAAAAAAAGCACTAACGTACCCAAACAAGACATAGTCATGCCTAAGGTAATACATTGTGCTTTATACTTCATATCATCTTGTCCAATTAAATTGGTAATCTTGCTAAATCTTCTTACAATAATATAAATATTTAATTATTATCAAACAATCGGAAATGTCTGAACATATGTCCCTGCGGCATTAATATTTCCATAAACATTGTAGCTGTAAGAAATAAGAGCCAGAGAGTCTGGAGAAACAATATTGTCATCTCTTGAGTTTAATTCAGTATCGTTAAACCTTCTTCCCAGTATATCTATACTCTGCATGGTGTCCGGCCTTAGTTGATCTTGAACAAGCTCTTGTGACAATCCTATCATCTCTGTAAAATCGTAAGTTATTGATATAGGGCCAGACGCAATGAAATCAGGATTCTCTGCATCACTGTCTACAGGGTTTACTGTTGACGTCTTGGTTGCAGTATTATCACACTTAAAGAACTTCACAACATCCCTGCTAAACCCTAAACTCCAATCAGTTATGTTAGTGGAAATGCCGCCTGCATCTGGATTTCCTGCATAGGTCATTACGGGAGGAGCTGTCCAGAAAGGAATTGGATTTAAATTGTCCGAACAAGGATTTAATGGATTTGTCTCAGCTATATCAAATACAGCTCCGCCAAATTCTCCTTGTCCAAATTGATTATCACAAAAAGTCTTAGGACTAGCAACCGCTTCATTGGCGACATCATATGTCAATCCAATAAATCCCAAAGAACAAGTTACAAGAGAATTCTCGCTTGCTTGAAAATCCAAACTATTCCAGTAGTTTTGATCCATTGTTATGAGCGTGTTGTTTCTAGTGGAATAAAAAAGCTCAAAACGATTTTGAGGCTCAAGGATAAATTTATCAAAAATAACATCTCTAGTGGCGATATTCATCTCGATGTCGAAAGACCCATCATATGAGGCAAAATCATATGCTCTCGGATATGAAATGCCCATAGATTGAGACACTGTAGAACTCGTACTTTGTCTTCCGCCATACCCAGAAGTGGATTCAATTCTGTTTGACGAGCGAGAGATACCTGTGCTTGTTGCCAAGCACATTACCTGTGGATTGTCAAACTTTAGCCATCCTTCATAACCTAAAGCCATCTAATAATATCCTTTTTTAAAAAAAGTACTTACTTTAACTTGCCTATCTTAACTATCAAATATTAGACATCAGAGTCAACTGATGGATCTGCCATTTCACCGTCTAGGTTTGACATAAGCATTGGTGCTAATGCTGTATCAGTCATTGAAGCTGGCAATACGCCACTACCTACTCCAGTTGCCAAACGTCCGCCTAAACCCTTAAAGTTATAAGTACGGTTAGTAATGGAATCCTGTCCCTGAATTGAATAGTCATCTGATTCAATAACAATCGCTGGACATTCAATGTAAACTTGATTCGTATCATCTTTGTTTGTGCTAATTTCAATTCTGAAGTTAGTTGTTTCGGCTGGTGTTCTCAATTCTCCTGTCAAAGGATCAATTGGAGACTCAATACCTGCTGCGTTATAAAGAATAACAGAACCACTAACATCAATTGGCCCTTGTAGCAATGCAGAAGGGTTTGGAGAACCATCCATAGTATTAAGCAATACTGGATTGTTCGCTAAACTAATATTCCATTCAACTGTTTGATGAGGATCACCGCCAGTAGAGTTTGCAAGTGGTGTTCCGAAAGTCTCATCGAAAACACTATAAGGCATTACTGATGTATCCAATGCGCAACTTCCTGTTCTTTCAGCTTCCAAGTCAAAAATACTCGCTTGTGTTTTCCAGAATGGAATCGGATTAACATTGTCCGCACAAGGGTTTAATGGATTTGAAGGGCCGAATGAAGAAGCATAGTCTCCGGCAACAATACCAAACTGCTGAGTACAATAAGTAATCGCAGGGTTGGCAGTACTTGCTGGATTTTGATTGTCAACACCTAACTGTATTTCATTACGATTCAACGCAGTAATACCAGTTGAGGCAGTTACGAATGAACCTTCAGAAGTACTTAAATCAAAACTTGAACACCATGCTCCTAATGTTGCAGCACACTGTGTTGGAGTTCCATAGGCATCCGCAGTGTGATACTGATATAGAAAAACACCATCTGGTGAAATATCAATTGAACGTGGAAAAGCTCTTCTGTCAACTACCCATTGTCTTAAAAATTCCCAAGTTTCATTTGTCTGTAACTCAATATCAACAGTACCCTCGAATCTAATTGGGCCATCGGCGTAATGAGCTGTAGTAGCTGCATTGTACCAACCAGCACCCCACACGGATGTGGAATAAATAGGTTCAAGAATCAAGTTAACACTAGCACCAGTTGCCAATAAAACAACTGGATTTGTTGGAGGCGTTCCGCCATTTTCGAAGATTCTAACGAACCCTTGGTATCCCATACCCATAATTTATCTCCTTAATAATAATAGATCATAAAATTTTTTCTTTATACATGTCATATAAAACAATAATATAAAAAAAATATACTTAAGGCGCTATCCGCCTTTCACTTAAACACTTTGAATCAAACAACAATAGCCATTAAGCACTATTCTAATCCAATCCGCCTGACAATGTACTTCCTGACAATGCAAGACCTGAGTCTACATCATCAGTTGTCATCGCTATACTGTTTCCTGCTGTTCCGGCAACATCTGCCGTAATGATTATCCAACTTCCAACTGCCAACGTGTTGCCAGCAGTTACCGCTTCTACACTTGGTACATTACCATTAATAGCATCTGACAATGAAACAGATGTTGCATTATTATCAGCAGAGGCAATCCAGTCAACTCCTTCAACCAAAGCTACTCCATCCACCGTTACTGTATCCCCAGACAACAGACTGAAATCATTTATTAAAATTCCACCCTTTGCTGCCGTGATTTGTCTTTCTTTTTCATTCGCAATTCTAAACGTATCTCCTACTGTTCCAAACTGAGTAGCAGCTCCTTGATAGCTTACACCCATTACATCTAAAAATCTATCCGATGTTGTTCCTATCAGCAACTCTGTTCCCAACGCACTCCCAGATGGAATGGTAATGTCAATTGTCGCTGGGTTATCATTTATATCCTTTACAGATATTGTCAGCTCTATATTTGAAGCTCCAATAATACTTGTAGTGACTATTTTTAATTGAGTCGCTGCAAAAGCTGTTCCATCCGCTTCTTGAAACTGACTTCCATTTCCATAGTTTATACCATCTGTAAAATCTATCAGCGGCCCAGTAGTTATCTCGACAAATCCAAAAGTATCGTCTGCTTCTGAAAATACATTTACTGCAAGCAAATACTGGCCAAGACTAATTTTATTAATTTGACTATAAAAATCACTTGCCCTTAGATTGTTCGTAAAAAGATAACCATCCATGCCGCCTGCTTCCGTCACTCTTATAAAGTGATTTTGCATTATTCCAACTACATTAGGCAATTTAGTTCCTCTTACCATTCCCTCAACAGCAAAGTCGCTGTCTACAGTCAAAAGCCCTTGCAACATAGGTATCTCTTGATCTGGGTCATCGGTAATTGTAATCATTTGATAATATCCAGTGTTTGTTGGATCTGGATTTATAATCAAGCTAACATTCAGCAACTGCTCGTATTGCCAAGCAGCTCTGTCAATCACTTCTATTAGTGTTACTGGATCAATTAATCCCATTTCATTACCTTTAATTTTTTATTAGTCGCCCAAATCTATACTCTTAGGCTTTACCACAGTAGGAACATTTGCATTCAACTGCCCACAGTCGAAAGCCCACGTTGGATATGTTTCATGTATCAATGCATACCAATACCATGTTATCACCCTTATCGTTCCTTCCTTATTCGAATTGTAGATTACATTGTCTACATTACTATCTAAAATCTTAGTTGGATTAAGCCCACCATTTACATTCCACATAAACTCATTGTCAACTATCATCTGAAGATTCTGAGGATTAGACATGATGCTTATTATTGCATTAGCAATTGTAGCAACGTATTCAACGCTTAACTCTTCATTGTTATTTATAACTGTTAAAGTGCATTCAAACTGATATCGTGGCCTTTGAGCTCTTGTTGTAGCCCATTCAGTAGTTCCACTTAAAGGCTCAATTTCCAAGACAGGAAATGCATCAGCAGGCAACGATTTTCTCATTCCCTCTAATACAAGTAAAGTCCTTCTGTCATCATAAATCTGAATGCACTTGTCAATGCTTTCTTTATTAAGTTCTAGAAGACTTATCACTGTTTTTATTAAGTTAGATACATTCGTATACATTTAGAAATCCTTTGTAGGAAGATCAGGAGGTTGCATACCCGGAGGCATCGTTCTGCTGATATTACTTTTGTATTCTTGCCCTTTCAATCTGTGATTAAATCTTATCATCTTGAACAGTTCATCCTTGGCATCTAAGATATACTTCTCTGCCGACTCAGAAGCGTTCGTATCCAAGCTCTGAAATTCATTTGCCAATAATAATCCAGCTGTCCAATATCGAGCTAATCTAACCACTGCACCTGGGTATTGCTGTTTGGTAGTGCCATCAGGAACTACTTGATTATAACAAATCAAAGGAACATGAACTACTTCAGTCAATTGAGAATCAATATCGCGATCTACCATTTCCTGATAGTACTCCACCAACTCCTGCGTTACTACTGCCAGCTTTCCACTTCCAATATTTAACACTCTTACAATGTTTTGAATATCCTTCCAAGAACCGCTGTAGAAATCTTGCCCTGTATATTTTGATCCCATTCTACTTATCCTTTTTCTTGATACCAATTACATTATCTATCAGCCTGTCAACCTCTACATCTGGTATGTTTGCTTTTATCCTTCTCTTGACCAATTCTAGATCCGAAGCCTTGCAATTCATTACAACCACCTCATATCCAGATCTACCAGACACTTCACCGTCAACAACCATAGCAAAATGATCCCTAACCGCTTCATTGACTTCTCTTCTTACCTCGTTTATAAGATGAGAAGAAGTTAACAACTTGCCAATCTCAAATAACTCTCTATTGATATCCATTCTTTTAACCCTTAGTCGGCATAGATTGTGAACTGCAAATCTACATCTGCATTTTCAGCCAATGCGTATAAATTCATTGTCCCAAGCCTAACTATATACTGCTCCAATGGCTTCAACTTAATAAAAGGAACGAATCCATCAGATCCACCTGTTAATGTAGCTCCAGACAATGTAATCCCCAAAGCCGTACTAGAAACCATTGTTATGTTGTTTCCTGCTATTCCGGTAGCAACTGCCGTAATCACTATTGAATTTGTAATAGCTGCGGCAGAAACCGACGCTACAATGCCCGTTATTGCCGATGCCAATGAAGTAGCTGTTGAGTCATTATCAGCAGCGGCAATCCAGTCAACTCCTTCAACTAAATCTGTTCCATCTATTGTCACAGTAACACCAGACAACAAACTAAAGTCATCAATAGATATATTTCCAGTGGCTGCTGCTATAGTACATGGAACATCTGAACCAATACTTACACTGTTAGTGTCATCCAAATTACAAAATGTAGAAACTCCAACAGAAGTTAAATCACAAATACAAAGTGCTTCATGCGCCAGATATCCAATTGTCTGCACAGTGGCTATCATCTTCGCTTCGTCCTGCGAAATACATACATTGCCGCTATCAGTGCTGTTCTTCAATTTGCCATTGGCATATTTTAAACTAAAGTTATACTTAATTTCATTACTCATTTTTCATTCCTTAAAAAAGTCTATTCCTTCCAAAGCCTCTAAGCTTCCCGCTGATAACCTTGCCACCCGGCCCCAAACAACCTGAACTTCTTCCACCAATGCCTCTTACTGCTGAATAATAAACAGCAGTAGGAGCAGAAGTTATATTCCCGCCTATCTTGAACTTCGGATTGTCTAGTGTATTCTGAGCTCTTTCTTCTGCATTCTTCTTCAGAAGTTCCAACTGACTTACTACATTTGAACCAGATCCAGAGCCGTCATAAACATCACCTGGGTTTAAAGCAAAAACTAGTCTTCCCTTCCATAAATCGTAATCTAAAATTAATCTTTCCATCGCCATTGCAAATGCAAGATCTGACAAAACTCCATCCCAATAAGCAGGAGGCTCATTGTTTGAATCAAAGCCAAAATCAGTAGGAGGGCCTGCCGCTCCCGTGTTTACAGTTTCAATCGCTGCATACAAGTAACCAGCTAACACTACTGCTGGGAAATAATCAAACTGATACGTCAACTCTAAAGAGTCTTTCGATCTTCCATCAGGCCCAAAGTCAATAGCTCCTGCGGTTAGTGTTCCATCGCAATAATTAACATTCTCATAACCACCACCCGGCCCCAGAGACTGTCCGTTCTTCCTTACTCCCAAATCAAATCTTGGCAACCAATTAGAATAAGTGACTCTCCAAGTAGAACCATCTGACATCAAAGTAGCTTTTTCATCATAAATACATATTTCACGAAAAGCCATAAGCTTTGGTGTCAAAAGATTATCAATAATAGAATTCAATCTAGTATTACTTAAATCATTTATCGGTATGTTCGAACCTGGATATGTCGCCATCTTATTCTCCTTAGTTTTTTCTACAGTCTTGCACTACATTAAGAATCAGGTGAAGCACATACTCTTAAGACTTCTCAACTGCTGCACCATCTTTAACGCTTTGACTGTTCCTGATCCTCCAAAATAAGACGCCTTCAATCTAGCCAAATCTTTTACAGGAACTTTGAAAATGAATATGATCTTCTTATTCATCGCATTGTTGCTCTTCTCTGACTCAGTAGTGTGGAGCGGCACATCTAAAGCGCACAAGTACGCTGAAAAGTATATGTCACTAGTCTTATAGAAAGTATATTCACTATCAATCATAATCCTACCCTTTTAATTTAATTTAATTTTTATCTTTGATCGATAAGCTTGGGAGGGGGATCATGCTCCTTCCTCATTCGCTTTCCTGCCGCCTCGTTTTTCTTTGTCATTTCCTTGTCGAACTTAGATGACTTACCCGGCCATCCTCCTCCGTTTAACTGGAAATTCATAGAGCTAAAATATCTTTTTGCGCTTGAACCACAACTACAAGAGACTTCTTTCGAAGCCTTCCCTATTGTAAAATCACGCTCTATAACCGTGTCGCTTTCCTGACACTTATATTCAAAAGTCACTTTTAGTTGCTCCCTAACAAAGCATCAGTTTCATCCTCACTAACAACAGGCATACGTGCTACTTTTTCTCCACTTGCCTTTTGCTCGGCTTCCAATCTAAGAGCTTCAATCTCTTCCGCCGTCTTCGTCTTAACAGTTCCAGCATTAAGAGAAATTCCACCAGATACACTTTCACCCAGACTGTCATCCTTTACGATTGGCATGTCAGGTATAGTCTCTCCCAGTCTTACTACTCTCTCTTGCTGAGACTCATCGCCTCTAACAACTTCTAAATTCTCTTTAGCAGATGCAACTTCAGCATCCGCTGCTTCTTTCTTAATCTTTGATATTTGCGTATGGCTAATATCAATCTGACCCATCATATCGTCATCACACTTTACGACATTCATCTCCTTTTTCTCATTCTGAACTGGCTTCGGCTTTACAACCGGAACAGATGTAGCCTGAGCTTTTTCTATCGCCTCTTCTGAGAATGGTAAAACCCAAGGATCACTAGGATTCTTTGCTGCCTGACTCTTCAGGATCGTTAAATCTCTGATCTCTTCAAACCTTCTACCATCAATCAATAAAGACTTTTCCTCGATAAAGTGCTCAATTGTAACACCCTTAGCGAAAGAATCTTTAATGTATCCAAGATGCATGCTCTTATTAAGAATCCACTTTTCCGTTTTAACTTCACTCATTTTTCTTTCCTCATATATATATTATCATTTAATGAACTTATAAACATAATGCTTATAAGGTGTTTAGACGGCCCTAGAGCCGCCTAAGTCTTATTTACTCGTTACCACTCACTTGTCCGAAGATAGCGCCTGTACCAAGTCTTAAATTGCCCGTCACCGCAAACAAAGCATCTGCTGCTGCAGCTTCAATGTCGGTAATTGGAACCTTCTTAACATCTCTAGCAATTATCTTCTCAAATTCAAGAAGATTAGCTACTGGCCACAAAGTCCAGCTAAGAGCTTGAGATGAAGCATTCTTCTTATCATACCAGTAAGAAAGCCAAGGTCTTGTTCCACTTACAGCTGTTCCGCCGCCAGAGAATACGCCTGCACCAGCTGGAGTAATTTCTCCGCCTGCACTGACAATAGTCACTGTGTTTGTATCGCCAATAACGCCAGTTATTGTGCTATACACCGTACATACGCCACTTCCATCTTGAAGAGCAATTGCGAATAATGCCGCGCCAGCCGTGGCTGCTTCTGCATTAATAAGATTTGCCAAAGTATATGCCGCTGTATCTAAAGTGCTGTTGTCCAACTGAGATCCATCAATCTGAGCCAAAGGCACATCAGGATCACTTGCAACATCAACGATGTCGATTGTGTCAGCTGCATCTAAAGTTAAAGCAGTAATTGTTATGTCGAATGAAGCACTAGTCCCATAGTCAAAAAAGATGCTATTGAAACCTCTGATTGCATTAACATAAGAATTCAAAGTCGCTTCGTTTGCATTTCCTGCAATGTTACTAGGATCTAACAACATTGTTCTTAAGTTTCTACCAGTAGCATATAACCATCTGCTATACTGCCACCAGTTTGCTGTTGTACTTGCTGCCATTTTATATTCCTTTTTTACGTTTTTTACTCTTCGGGGATACGAACGTTAACCCCAACAAAGTCCAAATCAGAATGATTCGTCATTGCCAACCCATTCGAGCACTGGGTTAATCTAAAAAATAAAGACATAAAAAAACTCCAGTATGTCTTATTATAAATAACTAAATATAAAATTATTATTTATAATATACTGGAGTTGGACTTTAAACCTGATAATACGAATTAGAAAGGCAATCCCATGATTCGTCATTGCCAACCCATTCGATCACTGGGTTAATCTAAAAGATAAAGACATAAAAAAACTCCAGTATGCTTTTGGCACTGGAGTCAATTTATTCAATCAAATCAAGCTCTGCCTATTTGATCACTTCCGAATCTACTAATGTGATCTCCATGAGCCTCAACTACACCATTAAAACTGGAAGCCACTGGCGTTTCAGAGCCGCCATGCTTGCTCTTACTTTTAAGGTCTTCAATTTCTTTCTCTAAAACTTTACTGTGAGCTTCAACCTCTTCAAGCTTGGAAATTCTCGTCTTGGCGTTATTATAAACAGATGTAAGTTTTTTGTTTGACTCCTTCAATGAGTCAATCCCATCAGACTCCTTCTTCTGAGAATCCAATTTAGATTTCATCTCTATGTTAGACTTCTTAAGATCTGACAGCTCTTTCTTCAAATCTGATAATTCTTTCTTCGAATCACTTTCAATGCTTACCAGCCCATTCTTCAAAACTTCTTTACTTGAAGCCGCTTTAGACTTTGCTGCGCTTTCACTCTTTTCCGTATTTTTCTTTCGTGCCATTTTAAACACTCCATTTAATTTATAATTTTTACATACTGCCTAAACTTACCATAAAATTGTAAGTGGCATGAAATAAAACTGCAAGAAGGAATCCAATCCAACTTATATATTTATTACCTTCTTCTTTTGACTTTCTTTCAAAATAATGATGAACAGATGCGAAGAAGAGATGAACAAAGACAACAGGAAGACGCATCACCCAAGGAGCTCCCATTGACACATATACAGCCAATTCAAAGAATCCAAATAAAACTGCATACACGTATAAGAATCTACCCTTCGAGGCAAGCCTCTTAGTATACTCTTCCACCAGAGGAGCGACAATAACGGCCCCAAACATTGACACCAATATATCATACTTAAATATTCTCAACTCTCTTACCGCAAAGTCAATGTATGTATTCATATACATACATATCTGCACTAACAACCAAGAGGCAAAAATATACCATCCCCATCTGAATACTTTTCTACAAAAGCCTTTCAATTTATCCTTAATCACAACGACCCCTAGTAATGTTACTTGTTACTTTTTCGGTGCTGCCCATCTACACAATGGCCCTTTGAAAGGCCACCATGCATTACTTCAACTTACGCTTTTCCAATAAGACCCGAAAAATCTATACCCGGCTTATCGTTAAAAGGCATTGCTACGCCCGCATTACTGTAATAAGATCCAACTTCATGCGATGTTCTTGGAGCAGCTCCACCATCGCCAGCCTGTACTGATCTCGTCTTACCATCTTGGAAAACAGGAACTCCACTGTCGAACTCTGCTCTTTCTCTCTGACCCTGACCGATGTCAGTTGGATTTTGTATATATGCCATTTGTTTCTCCTTTTTTGAAACTCTCATGTGTCCAATAAATAGCCCAATATAAAAAAATAATTATTGCAAACTACTTGAATCACTAACGAACCTCTATTGTATTTAAGCAAAAAAAAAGCCCAAGAGTAAAACTCTTGGGCTTTAACAATCTCTAAAGTGCCAAACTACAACACTTTAATAACGCTGGTATTAGACACGTGTAATGTCAAGTACCTGTAGTGCGAACGGGTTGTATGCGCCAATTCCGATCTGCTCGAAAATTGAGAAACCAATTCTACGAAGCTTTGGATCATCAGCAGATAGAACTGTAAGCTCAGTACGTACCGGAATACGACCAAAGAACTCAGGCTCACCACAAACATATACTTTACCTTCTGGAACGATACGAGAAACGATAAGCTTAGCGCCCCAAAGAGTAGCCATAAGACCAGTCTTAAGAAGTACTGCTTGAGTTTCGATGTCCAGAGTATCTCTGTCCCACTTTCTTAAATCAGCATAGTCTTTAGCATTAAGAAAAACATTAGCGACACGGATGTCTGTTCTTTCAATGTTAGCGAATGCATCAGCAAGAGCGTTAGAAGTTAAGTTACCAGTAACAGGAATCGCTGGGTTAGGGTTAGTTGGATCAGCAGAAAGTGCATCCATAACTGCGAAAACCTTACGATCTTCTTCAGCTTGAATTTCAGCTTTTGCCAAATCAACTGAACGCTCAACAAGGTCAAAACGACGTTGCTTCAATTCTGTTAATTGGATTTCAGGGTTAGACGCAATCTCGAAAAGAGGGAAAAGAACACGCTTAGGTTTTGCAACAGCAACGATGTTCATTCCTTCTTCACCAACTACATAAGCAGTGATGTTAGGATCTTTGTCATAGATTGGAAGAGCTCCATCAGGAAGTTGCTCAACGAAAAACGCCTTACGACCTATTGATGTGTAATCTCTTCTTCTTCTCAAAGGCTGAATCATAGACGCAGCTAGTTTCTGACGGCCAGCGGCAGTCTTGATGTACTTTGAGATTATTTCATTTTTGATCTGATTGTTTACAGCCATTTTAAAAACTCCTTTAATTAATTAGTTAGTCATGCAATTTAATCCGAAGATTAGATACGCATGTCTAATCCTAATGTTGGGCTAGAGACTGAAGGAACCTTAGTAACAACAGCGATAATTGCTCCGCTGCCTGCAACTCCAGTTAAGAATCCGTCTGCATCAGAATAAAGATCTGCACCAACGGCCAAACCTGTTACGTCATCTGCATAAACGTCAACTTCTACTGAAGCATTTCCCTTAAGAACTGTTACCTTACCAGAAGCAACTGCTGGACTATTCTCGAAAGCTGCACCAGCTGCATTGTTTAAAAACAATCCTGCAATGTTTGAAGCTTCGTCAGCTGCGCCTACTGTGTAGTCTGCTGAATACGATGCTACAGTTCCGCCAAGTACGCCTAGTGGAGTATTTACGCCAACAGTTGCGTTAGCACCTGCGTTGACTTTTGTAAATCCTGCGTCTTCAAGAACTGGCAAAGAATTTTGCTGACCATGTATTAATACACTTAATGCCATCTTATTTCTCCTTTTAAAGGGATTCTTAATGAATCCCTATTTGTTTAATTACTGAAACACTGAACTTACGTCCGGTGCGTCGTCCCATATTGAACCAATATTTTTCTCAGCATCTTTAGAAGAAGCTACTTTTGGCTGTCCGCCAAGAGATTTAATACCTTCCTTAGAAGAAGCTAATTTATTGAGATCATCCTGAGAAGGAGTACTGTCATCAAAAATTGATGCCAATGTCTCTTCGCCCTCAGGAGCATTTTCATAATCTGCAACAACGCTATTCAGTTCAACGTCGAGACCACTGTCAACTGATCCAATCTTGTCGTCATCCTTATCAGATTCCTCATCCATTTCTGGGTCGATTGTACCAGCTTCTTTTTCTTCTTCAACTTCTTCGGAAACTTCTTCCGCAACCGTCTCAGATGATTCTTTTTCTTCTTTTTCTTCTTTCTTTTCTTTGATATTCTCAAGAAATTGTGGTGGAACTTCACCTTTAGCTGCAAACTCTTTGAACGAAGCTAACTGCGCTTCAAGTTCAGCAACCTTATCAGAAGATTCTTTTACTTCTTCAACTTCTTCTTCAACTTCTTCAGCTTGCTTCTCAAAGCTTGCTTGAAGAGTGTCAATTTCAGATTGAAGTTCAGCAAGTTTGTCAGAAGACTCTTTTACTTCTTCTTTCTCTTCTTCGACTTCTTCAACTTCTTCTTTAGCAACATAAAGATGCTCAGTAGAAGCGAAACGGTCTAGAGTTGCATCTAGCTCGTCAGGACCCATGGCCATGAAAGCACGTGCTTGAGTTTCTAGAGTAGCTTCATCAGCCTTTTCGCCTAGTAACAATACAGCAAGCTTAACAGCTTTAGAAGCGGCTTGTCTTACTCCAGCAACAGTGTGCTTAAGACTTTCTTTAACACCAGTCTGTTCTTTTGGAATACCAAAGCCGACTTCGTCACGTGGATTATCTTCCCACTCTGTACGATTGTCAGGTAGTTCATGATTTACTTCTTGTTTAAAATTTGAATATTCATCCATTTTTTTAAACTTTCTATCTTCGTTGCCAACCATACCTGGATAAGGAATTGATCCATCGGCAGCTCTGCGAGTAAGTCTTTCTCTGCTCATTCTTATTTCTCCTCTTTCATACTTGCGATTTTTGAATCAATTACATCTGCAAGCTGATCAACAGCGAAAGCCATTTTATCATTGCCTGTTTCTTCCAAGTAGCTTGCTACTTTGTCCAAACGGTCGGATGCGATTGCTAACATTGACTTGGCGTCTGCCAAATCCTCTTTTCCACGAAGTTTTTCAACGTCGTCTAGGAAATCTTGATCGATCTCAAGTGCTTTGTCATCACCTGAGTTGAGCTCTTCATCAGATTTAGCTTCTACTTCAACAGCAGCTTCTACTTCAACAGCAGATGCTTCTACTTCTTCGACAACTTCTTCTTCATCAGCAGAAACGACTTCTTCACTTCCCATGTGCTTTGTGCAAGCCATGTCCATGTCGTCCATCATTTTCATATAACTCATCATTTTATCATGATCGATGTCAGACATATATCCCATGTCTTTCATGTAATTCATTTTTTTCATGTAATTCATGTTATCCATGCCCTCTATTTCACTTGATTTTTTAGTTTTAACTTCGGCCCAATCTCCAATACCAATATTCTTGGAATCATTACTATCAGAATTTTGACCAGCTTCTTCAAGCTTCGCTTCTAACTCAATAACTCTTTGAGTTAGACCTTCAGTCTCGGCTAATATCTGGTCTCTTTCTGCGGATTCGATCTGAATTTCCAAATCGTTAATCTCGGCTGCAAGGGACCTTGTTGCAGTCATTCTTTCTCTCATTTTTATTTCCTAGATTGTTTAAATAAAAAATAGGTTGTTTACAACATATAAAAAAAATATAAAAAAATTGTGCATACATTTTAAGCTCAAATAAGCTTGAAAAAAAATAATAAAGAAAATTTATTAAAAACAAACTTCCATATCACTTAGTTATAACCAATTTCTTTAACCCTCTTATACAAATAAAAAAAGATCTTAGCTTTTAAACTAAGATCTTTTTAATAAGCTCTTTATCTTTAGAACTCTCTAGTAACGTTGTTTACCATTGCTTCCCACTTGCGTCTCTGCAATTCTTCATGGGCAACTCTTAAAGCAATCATTGCATCTTGATTAGCAACTCTTATTTTAAATAGGTCTTCTACAACTTCTTCAAGCTTTCTATCGCTGAATCCGATAATGTCTTTAGCCACTTTAGAAACATCAGAAACATAATGATTAATTACTGCTCCTCTAAATGCTGGTTTCTCAACCCAACTGGCTTCAATAAATTGAACAGACTCTGGATCACCAACTTTCTTTTTAGTAATTGGATCTATGTAAGTTCTTCCACATAGTTCTGCAACCACTCTTCTGTTTCCTTGAAAGTCAGTATACTCTTGTCTCATTTGATTATCTAAATGATGACAGTTTCTATCATTATCTTTTAACTCTTTTCCGCATTTAGAACATGTACATACATTTGCAATACATCCCATAGACATTGTGGATAACTCTCCATTGCCGATTCTTCTTACAAGATCGTCATGTCTTCTGTTTGTTGCTACTAGTATGTCTACATAATAAACATCTGCCAGTTCACCAGTTTCAGATGCATACTTAACAGGCTTTATTACAGCGTCTAGAATCTTACCCTTTGACAACTCTGGTATTTGAACATGCTCGTAGTAATTTTCTCCACCAACGAACGATCTGAATGTTGCTAACATAACTTCATTCGTCCAAGCATTACCATTATTATTAATAAGCCCATTACATGGTGCTTTAATTTGATGTGTTCCGTCTGTGTCTACAGATGCAACAATTGTAGCATGGGTGAATAGGTAATTGTCATTGTTAAAATTTTCCCAATCTACATTTAACTTTCTGTCATGAGCAACTTTAATTTTATTTCTACTCAATCCACTCCATTCCTGTTTCGGATTTTTCATCAATGTTGCATGTGAAAAATCTACACCGAAACTCTTTCTTCCTTTTGCCCTTATCAGGCAATTTTCAGTTTTGCAACGTCTTTCCATTTTCTCAAGTCCTTAAGTAAAAATAAAGGGGCCATTACGACCCCTTATAATTTAAGCTCTAGCTATAATGCTGTAACTTCCAGCGCTATAAGTGTTAGCTTGAACCTCTTGGAATTTACCTCTGTTAGTAGGCTTTCCAATTTGTGTATCTTCCAATGCTGAACTCCAAGCTGTTCCGTTGATAGACTCAGCTACTGGCGTTCCAAGATCGCCACCACCGCTATAAACCGCAGTAGCTAGATTTGCTCCAGATGATACTGCATTGTCTTTGAAAAAACCAGTAGATGCAGAACCGCCACCACTAATGTTTAGATCGTTCAATGCTTCGTTAATTACTGTTCTTTCACTAGGAACTTGATTCCTAGTTGTAGTTACTCCAAGTACGTTTGCCATTTTAACAGCTCTCCTTTTTAAATGTCGTCATTTGTTCCCTGAGCATGAGTGCCAGTATAGGCTCCCAATTCAGGACTTCTTAAACTTGAATCTTTCCCAAGTTGATCATCTGCTAAATGATCAACTGTTATCACTGTGGTATTTCCAGCAGTGCTTTCCGATGGCATTTGCGTTAGATGTCCTCCACCTGAATCGCGAATGGCCTTTCTTCCAGTTGGCAGGGCTACAAGATTATGATGAAACATATCTATACACTCATCTTCTCTAACTCTTCCTGCAACTACTGTTTGATATGCCTTTGGATTTGCCATAACTCTCTCCTTATTGTTTCACAACCATAATACTGTCAATAGCAATATTGATTTTTTTAAACTACTTCCTACCCTTCAACTGCTCTTTCCATCTATGACGGTATTTCTTTTGCTTCTTTTGCGTTTTCACTTTAGTCTCAAGATATTTCTTTTTAGCTTTAGTTTTATCTTTACTCTTTTGCTTTATCTTTTTCTTTCTAAACTGCTTGTAAGCAATCAATTCATGAGCCTCGGCTATAAGCTCAGCTATTTTGGCTATTTCTTCAGCAATATTCATTTCTTCATTATACCCTTTACAGTCTTCTGATAAACTTTACCGTTGTCCGAACTATAGACTGATCTTCTAGAAGCCTGCTGTTCTTTTACGCCCTTGACGCAATCCTCGAACTTCTTAGGATTCTTATCTTTATCAACTGTAGTGTGACAAACTGCCCATGGGTTATATTCCCAATCTTTAGATTCAAGTTCCTTAGCTACTGTTCTATATTTATTATCTAGAACTTTTGGCAAAGACTCTCTTCTTGTTTTTGCTGAATTTAAGTCAGAAGGCATAATCATATCTGGATCTTCTTGAGATATAGCTCCATTTCCCCATGCGACATAAACTTTATTTTCAGCCGTGTTTACTTCCGTCACCGTTCCGTAGAACCCTCTTCTGCTTACAACAACAGGCTCCACAATCATACCCTTTTCAAAGCGCTCTATCATGCCGCCATAAATTCCTGACCAATAACTACCTCTTCTTTTCATCTCATACTCCTAGCTTATTTTAATCGGCCATTTCGGCGTAAATTTTCTATCCGTAATTGCAACTTTTGAAATATTTCTAACTGCAAAATTCTTTATTCTTTTATCTTTCATATCGTAGGCCCAAAGGATCTTCCTTGCTCCCACCTTAAGTCTCTTAAAGGCAAACTCATAAGGCGCAACCACATATTGATTGGTTTCGCCTGTCGTTGTTTTCCTATAAGTAATCACAATCTGTGACTTTCTTAAAGCTGCCTCTCTTATTGCTAAATTTTTATTTCTTTTTGCAAACAATGTACCTCTCTTCCCCTTGGAAGCTTTGGCCCTTGTTGGCTTTCTTCTAGGAGCTTTTTCATACTGCTCCTTAATAAAATCTTCTAACTTCTTCCTACTGCTAAAAACTTGCAAGCTATCGCTTACGTCTTTACTAGGTGCTTTTAAATCTCTTGGCATTTATATTTTCCCTTTATGGAGCTGAAGGCCCGTTTCCTAAGTCATTAAATTGACTACTCTTATATCCAAGGTCAGCCTGCTCCGTTATAGGAGAAGTAGGACTTGGTATATTCCTTCTTGTATTCTCATTAATATCATACTTATTTCCAAACTGAACATTGTCATCTGGATTCTCCGACCAAGAGAGGCAAGCCAATCCGACATGAGAGTCGGAAAAAATAACATCTCTTCTTACAAACCAATAAAACGCCTCACAGTAGGTCTTATGAACGCAAGTTCTGCATCCTTGTCCGGCGGGCCTAGCAGTTTTTCCCAATTCAGGATAAGGGAAACTCTCTTGAGCCATTATTAAAGTGACATCCTTTTCCAAAGGAACATAATTGATTATTCTCTCAATCATATTCTCCGACTCGGTAGCATTGGAACAAACCTCTATCTTTTCAGACTCAGTCTCCTTACAGTCATTACGTGCTGCAGAATTCCCACTCTCACCACTTCCTAATTCGCCACAATCACTCATTTAGCTTCCTTATGGTAAAACTATACCATTGTACCCTGTTTGCCTTTCATTAACGCCACTGTTATCCTGAGTTGGCATACCTGGATCATCATATACTCCAGTTGGAGACGACGCAGTACTACCACTTCTATCATCACCAATAATCCCAAGAATAGGGACAGCCAATCCTGTCATGCTTACTAACTCATTGTCAGAATCAATTTGTCTTTGATCCATTCCAGACACCACTCCAGTCATTCCACCTCTGACAAAAACTCTCGCTCTTGTCTGCCCTTTAGTAGGATCTACTTGACTATCAACCGCTGGTGTTCCCGTAGGAATTATAAAATCTGTCGGCCAGTTTTGGTCTAACGACTTACTACTAGCCTTACCCGGTGTATACATTGTCTGCCCACTATGGGAAGGTGAGTATTGATTAAATTCAATCTCTGTATGTATAATTGTATATTTATCACTTGCCATTATTTTTCTCCATGAGGTTCTTTCATAAACGATGAAATATAAAATTTTTATTTATTCATCATCTTCGAACGTCAAGTACTCCTTAGCTACATCAGCCATATATGGCGCTATGGCTGTATCTAATAAATTTTGTATCTTATCAACAGCAGCTTTCTCTTCTGGACTGTTTATTTCTATCTTTGATAAATTCTTATCCATAACATATATACTTTCTATAATGCTATTAATTGCCTGATCAACGCTCACAAGAGGATCATCAGCTCCAGCTATTTTGTTTGCCATTTTCTCTACCTTTTTATTATCCATTAATATTAACCCCTTTAATTTAAATCTTTATCGTTATCGGTATCCCTATCTCTTTCATCAGGAGTCAATCTTTTATTTCTATACCTGCTTTTGCAATCATCTCTTGGAGGCTTATTGTGAGGCTCTCTGTCTCTCATTTTGCTTTGCCCACCAGTGTCTCTCATAAGATCTCTATCTTTTACAGCCTCGACTAATCTATCAGTCATTCCTTCAAGAAACGCAGCCGCTTCTATTTCATTTAAATCCGCTGCTGTGGCTTCAGCTTTTTCCCTAACAGGAATCTTTCCCTTATTATTCTTAACCATATCTCCAATTCCGTCTGCGAAATCTTCGCCTTTAGTTTCAATGATTTCATCCATGATCTTATTGATCTTGTCATCATCTCCCTGACTGTCCATTATCTTCTTGACGAGCTTTCCCTCTTCTCCATCCTTCATTCTTTTCTCCACCATACTCTCTACGCCTTCTGCAAAAGACTGGCCTCTAGTTTTAGACATGTGATCCATTATCTTTTTAGTCTTAGCTTTATCGCCCTGACTAACCATCAACTGCTGCGAGAAGTCATCTTTTTCATCTTTCATTAATTTTTTATAGTCTTCATGTATGTTTTTCTTATCCGCTTTAGATAAAGATTTATCCGACATTTGATCCGTGATGTACTTCCTACGCTCAGTCGAGGTTCCCATAGACTTTAATGAGTTATAATGCTTCCCAGATTCTTCCTTGGGAGCTATCTTGTCTGTAACCTTTTCAACTAAATCTTTTTTAGGAGTCTCTTTTTTAGGCTCTACCTTCTTAGGAGCTTCTTTTTTAGGCTCTACTTTTTTAGGCTCTACCTTCTTAGGCTCTACCTTCCTAGGCTCTACTTTCTTAGGAGCTTCTTTTTTAGGAGCTTCTTTTTTAGGAGCTTCTTTCTTAGGAGCTTCTTTCTTAGGAGTTACCGTCTTAGGAGCTTCTCTTTTAGGCTCTACCGCCTTAGGAGCTATCTTATCTGTAATCTTTTCAACTACATCTTTTTTAGGAGCTTCTTTTTTAGGCTCTACCTTCTTAGGAGCTACTTTCTTAGGAGCTTCTTTCTTTTTCTTATCAACCATCTTCTCTACGCCTTCTGCAAAAACATCTCCTCTGGTTTTAGATATGTGATCCATTATCTTTTTGGTCTTAGCTGCATCGCCCTGACTAACCATCAACTGATCTGAAAAGTCATCCTTTTCATCTTTCATTAATTTACTATAATCTTCATGTATTTTTGCTTGATCGCTTTTAGATAAAGATTTATCCGACATTTGATCCTTAACATACTTCCTACGCTCAGCCGAGGTTCCCATAGATTTTAATGAATCATAATGCTTCCCAGATTCACTCTTGGTAGTCTCTTTCTTAGGAGATACTTTCTTAGGAGCTACTGACTTAGGAGCTACTGATTTGGAAGGCCCTTTCTTTATTTTAGTATAAAGATCGCCAGTCATCTTGCTCATATCCGACAATGTCTTACCTTTAAACTCAGCAGGTATGCTTTTATCCAAATCGTCCATCTTCTTTCTTCGAACATCTAAATCTTTCTTAAGATCGTCTTTAATCTTTTGAGACTTCTTTACGACTTTTCCGTCTTTTGTCTTCGACACTGAATAATCGTCATGCTTCTTCTTAGCCCCATCATGCATCATCTTGGCATTGGCGTGATCAGCAATAGCCTTGCTGGCATTCTGCATGTCATTAAACTTCTTCACCATAGTACCGCCTGCCGACTCTTCCTTCTTAGGAGATTCCTTCTTAGGAGCTATCCTATCTGTAATCTTTTCAACTACATCTTTTTTAGGCTGAGACTCCTTATCAATACCATCATTTATTCTATCTATTGTTCTCTTATAAGATTCTGACTGTTCCTTTAAATTGTCAAGATCCATCTGGTATTGCTTTCTATATTGACCATTTTGTTTCTTTTCACCATCAAAGTCTCTTATTTTCTTTTCAGCAATATCATTAAGATAGTGTAACTCCTCCCTGCGCTTTTTAAGATCTTCCACTTTAGGAGTCTCTTTCTTAGGAGTCTCTTTCTTAGGAGCTTCCTTTTTAGGAGCTTCCTTTTTAGGAGTCTCTTTCTTAGGAGTCTCTTTCTTAGGAGTCTCTTTCTTAGGAGTCTCTTTCTTAGGAGCTTCCTTTTTAGGAACTATCTTGTCTGTAACCTTTTCGACTACATCCTTCTTAGGAGTTTCCTTCTTGGCATTCCACTCCATTCCCAGAGATTGATTCTCATTAAACATCTCCACCGTCTCTTTGAGAGATGCGTCAGGCTTTTCAACTGGTCTAAACCCATTGTTATAAAAGAAAGTTGTTGAACCCTTGCTGGATGTTTGAGCAGAAACTTGAGTCCTCCCCTCCAATGCTTTCTTGAGAATTCTTGATCCCTCTCCATTTCTTCTAAAGTCCTTATTTACCGTTGTCTCAGTGATTGAATCCCTTCCACCAGCCCAAGGACTGTTATTGAATATTTCAATTTTCCCATTAGGAGACTCATACTTGCTAATATTAATAGTTGTATCATCGAATTTCTTATCTTTGTGACTAACGCTAATTTCACCCTTCTCAGGAGATTTCTTCTCAGAAACTTCTTTCTTGGTAACTGTCTTTTTAGAATCTTCTTTCTTAGAATCTTCTTTCTTAGGAGCTACTTTCTTAGAAGGCCTTTTTTTCTTGTAGAAATCATTATGAGCTTTAGAACGCGCTCCAGCATGATCTGGTATTTCTATATCCTTAGACTGCTTATCATTAAGGAAAACAACATCTAAATTCTCCACACCATCGTTTACCGCCTTTTGAATTCTATGATAACCATCAACAACCATGCTTCCATCTTCACTTGTAATCGCCAACAATGGCTCTTTGTTTGTTAACTTCGAAGCATAGTCCTGATCCACTTTGACAATTCCAAGATAACCTTTAAGGTCGTCAGTCTTTACAGACTCTGGCTTCAATCCTTTCTCTTCTACATATCTAAGCCCTTGATCTATATCCCACTCCTTGTTTCCAAAATGGAAAGTCTGTCTAGGGCCGCCCTTAGGCTCTTTGTTAGGATCTAACTTGGGTACTTCTCCCTTAGGAGCATCAACCTTAGTAACTGTATTTTCAGGAGACACCTTCTTAGGAGCTATTTTGTCTGTGATCTTTTCAACTACATCTTTTTTAGGAGTTTCTTTCTTAGGAGTTTCTTTCTTAGGATTGGTTATAGCATCCATTATAGATGGAAGCCTTCCTTCAATTCTATCCAATGAACTTTGCTCATTGTAACTTCCAGATCCAACTTCTTCCATTCCCAGAGCATCCACCCTGTGCCACAGCGCATCTTGCTGCTTTTTATCTAATTTTATATTATTAGAATCTAAATAATCGGTGATATGATTATTTACTCCGTCTCCATACGCATCTACTATTTTAGAAACAGTTTTTGGATCTAACGTTTCTTCAAAATCCTTAAACGAATCATCCTTCTTCTTAGGAGATTCTTTCTTAGGAGCTTCCTTTTTAGGAACTATCTTGTCTGTAACCTTTTCAACTACATCCTTCTTAGGAGCTTCCTTTTTAGGAACTATCTTGTCTGTAACCTTTTCAACTAAATCTTTCTCAGGAGTCTTATCCTGCCAAGACTTACCATCAAAAACTATATCACCCTGATTAACAGATCCTATCCAACTGCGAACTCCAGCCAAATTCTTAAAACTCATCGCTGGCAAAATCTTGTTTCCATCTTTGGTGGAAACAGAATACCCACCACCACTCTTTTGGATTCTTTGGGAATACTTTCCCTCATGCTGATAATCTCCATCTCCAATCTTCTGAAGACGTGCAGAAGGCTTAGGTTTAACTCGTCTGTTACTCTCTGCGGGAGGCTTTTCATCGGAATTATCCTTTTGAGAAGGGTCTATCTTATCTGTATTTTTTTCAGCTACATCTTTCTTAGGCTCTTCTCTCTTGCTGCTTGGACTATATCTTGTATTTCTACGAGATACACTCTCCTCTCCATAAGCAGGCGTCATATCACTGACTTCCTTCACAACTCCCTTCGCAATGTCACCCACGGATGAATTAGAAGTAGTGCCAAGATCCTCATGGGATATTCCCAACATATCCATGGTTTTTTCCAACTCCTTCTTAGTTAATTTCCCTATTGTAGGAGGATGGACTGGCCTTGAGTTTAATATATTTCTATAAATCGATGTTATAGCTCCCTTAACCTTGTCAGGACTATAGCCCCTTGATTTCTCGCCAATATTTTTATTAGTAAATTGCTTAAATCCAAGAGTTTTAAACACATCTTCTCTAGACGTTCCAGGTTCATTAGAATCTTCTTTTTTAGGAACTATCTTATCAGTAGTCTTTTCAACCACTTCCTTCTTAGGAGATTCCTTTTTAGGAGATTCCTTCTTAGGAGATTCCTTCTTGGGAGATTCCTTCTCAGGAACGTCAAACATCTTCTCTACAATCTTTCTTTCCCTATCCGTAAGAGCCTCTTCATTTGGAACATTCTCTAAGAAATCCTTCATTGTCATTTTCTTTTTGTCAAGAGGCTTATCTTTAGTGTCTTTTTTCTTGACAGACTTGCTATTATCGCTAAACTCCAATTGATTCAAAGGAGACTGCATTACCTTGTCAGTTTTTTCATTCCTCAAAAAGGCAGTATCTCCTTCTATTTTTTCAACATTCCAAGCTGGCCCTTTCCCCTTTTGACTTTTCATCATCACAGAATCATTCCTCTCAGGCTTGCGAGAAGAAGGCAGCATTCCTTTGTCAGATTCAGCTTGAGGCTTTTCAAAATGATAAGCTTCATCATTCTTATCAAACAAAACATCACTTTCAGGATTTTCACTGTTATCAAGAATTTCCTGATTTCTCTTTTCCCTAAATTTATTAAACAGATCTCCGATGACTTTTCCTTCATCGACCATCGTATCTCTTATTTCTTTTTCATTCTTAACAATCTCTTTAGAAAAGTCTTTCTTTGATTTGTTTACCTTGTCGCTAAATAAATCATTTGAATTTTCCTTAAGTCCTTTATCTTTGTCGCCCTCGGTCAAAGGCGCAGTCTCCTTAAGTTTGAGCTTATTCTTTCTATTATTAGAAGGCTGTGAGTGCCAAAGCTCTCCCGTGCTGGCTTTTTCTGCAAGCTTTTCTCTAACTTTCTTTGGAAGATCTGAAAATTTATGAGCCTTTCCGGTTCTAACATCATAAAAGACATCTTCATCCATTAAATCTGAAAACCCTTTCTCAAATCCTTTTTTTTCCATCTGAACATTATTCAAAGGATCTATATTCTCATTCTCATTAAACCAATGAGGAGTATCCTTTTCAATATGAGAATCTTCCAATCCATCAGAGGGCTTTTCTCCAGACTTCTCAGCCTCTATCTTTTCCTTTACCTCTTCTATCTTATCTCTTATTTCTTTCTGCTTTTCAGGACTTTCAGAAATTGGCCTAGCGTCTTCCTTTTCTTTCTGCTGCTCTGGAGTAAGTATTTCAAGATCTGGCCCATCCAATTCTGGATTATCCTTGTAAAACTCCTTCTCTTTTTCTGCTGGAGTTCTTCTCTTTTCTTCGCCAGAACCTCCTCCCTGATCCACTTTTGAAACATCAGGATGGCCGTTGCCTTTGTCATCTTTCTTATACTGATGCTTTGATTTGTCAGCTTTTGGATGATTGTCTAAATAAGTCTCCATCTGGTTTTTAGTAGGCCAAAGCTTAGAATTTCTAGGCCTTCCCTTCCCAGACTCTCCCTTCTTATCATAGCTATGATCCAATCTATCGGCATCTGGATGATCTCTAAGATACTTGTCCAACTCTGACTGATATTCAAATCTCTTGGCATACTTCACCAACTCATCTACAATAAAATCTGATAAGATATTTTTTTCAGCACATTTCAAAGAAGCTTCTTTCTTCTTGTCATTTCCCGCCAATTCCTCATCATCAACTCCCTTGCTCTCACCACCAAGCGAGTCTACAAGCAATTTTATCCTATCGAAAACACCATCAAGAGATTTAATTATTTCATCGGCAGAATCTTCTTCTTTAGCTTGCCCTTTAAAATAATCCATAATCTGATCAATATTGTCAGATGTTATTTCGGTATCTTTCGTAAGACCAAGATCGGACAGGGTATTTTCTTCAGCAATAATACTAGCCGCAATCTTAGAACTAGCACTGGCGACCAATTCGGCATCACCATCTCCGTCCGAATCTCCCTCTAGAATAAGATTTTCAGCATGGACGTTGCTAACGCCATGATCCCTCAACTTCTCTTTAACCCTTTCAATAATTGCCTGCTTATCCTCTTCCGAGAACGATTCTTCCCCTGCAATCTTGATAAGTTCCTTAAATTCCGCTTTAATTGCCAATTCTTCCCAATTCATGATGTCTTGTTAATCCCTTCTTGTACGGCCTCTTCAATTTCCTGATCTGTTGAGTCTGGCCCTAAATTACCTTCATCTATGGATATGTCTGCCACTCCATCTACAATATCATCAGGAAGGGCTTGTGGCCCCTCTGCTTCATCTTCAAAGCCACCGCCAAAGCCATCTTCCCCGCCTTCAACATCTCCACCTTCATCCGGTTCTTTGTAATCTAAATTTAAATATTTTGTCACCTTCTCTACTATATTTGACCTATCTATTAGATTTCTTCCCACTTCTAAATTAGCCTCTTCAAGCAATCTGTTGAATGTAGCATCCTTAACCGTAAACAACTGCTCTTCAAGCTTTTCACTCAATGAATCAGCATCCAAGTTAAATAATTCATAAATAACATCCACAGGAAGGCTACCCTTCTGATACAACTGGAACAACGAGTCAAACACTTCAGAGTTGTCACGAATAGTCAATCTGTTAAATCCAACTCTTGGATACCAATAATTCTTAATGCCATTTGAATCCGTTGAATACCAACCATTAGCCTCTGCCACTGGCTTAAACAACTGCTGTTCTACGTAGTCAATCAACATTTGTCTAGAATGTAAGAACATTGTATTTAAAATTTCAACTGTTATCTTGTTTCCGCCAAAAGCTCCCTCACCAGTCAACAACTCTCTTGTAACTCCAAGTGCGGAAAAAATTTGATTATCAATAGTTTCGTATTCTTTACTCAAATCAAGCAACCTCTGATCTGCGCCTATTTGACTCCAATCAACCTCATAGTTTGTAATGATTGAATAGTCAGGATCTAAATATGATAAGTCAACCTGCAAACGCAAATCTTCCAACTCTTCACCTGTTAGGTTTGGAGCAACTATTAAATTTTTAGGCGTCATATTTCTATTTGCTAAACTCAACTGAGTATATCTATAGTTTTCCTTCTGAAGTAAAGGAACTAAAATTCTTTCTAAAAGCGAAGCGCCAAGCTCTAAATAAGGAGCTCTTTTTCTTGTCATGTGATAGGTGAAAGATCCACTCATAGGATCTGAATCCATCATAATTGCTCCGCTTTCGTTTATCATATTCTTTATGTCTTCTGGAATCAAGTCAACAATGTCACTTGACAAAGAGCTGTCAGAACTACTGTCAGAATAGTTAAAACCCCCTTCTTCGCCATTGTCACTATCGTGCTGCTTAATCAACCCTATCAATCTTTCAGGCCTATACTCTATGCGCTTCTTATCTGAAAATGGAAACTGGAAAACTGAAACTTCCTCAGGAGGTAGCATTTGAATGCTCGACCACATCTTCATTTTATCATCCCACTCATGAAACAAAAAAGAGTTTCCTATACAATTTACTTCAAACAACGATGACCTCAAAACGTCAAAAAGTCCTAATCTCTCCATCATATGATCGTAGAAATTATTAATCTCTTCTTTTTGCTTCTTTGTCATTCCCTTTGCTTTCGGCATATTTAAGGTCAACTTAGACATAGGCAAGTCTGTCAATAAATCTAAAGCTCTGCCAACATATGCATCAGTTCTGTAAAAATATCTATACCAAGAGTATTTCTCTCTTAATGTTGTTGGCCAATATATAACGCCGCCATTCTTATCATTCATTTCAACAAAGTATGTTGGAACATCATAAGTTCCACCCCTGTCATCACCACCAGAAGCATAAGAAGTTCTATAAGCGTCCAAGTATCTTGTGCTATAGCTTGTATTCATATTAGGAACATTATCAATCATCATTCCGGCAGTCTTTACCCCACCGCCAGCTGTAAGAGACTTGTTGACTTTTCTTGCCTGAGCTCCCTTTACTGGATCTGCTTGACCACTAGTTACCGCTGGCCTTGCTATTCCGCCCTTGTGGCTTGTATAGTTTGGATCACCGGGTATAGGAACGCCAATATCAGAGGCAGTTATAGGTCTTCTCTTTATTTTGTCGTCTGACATTATTCTTCCCCTGTAATTCTAATTTTATTAAAATTTGTTTCACTCATGCCTTTATGTATTGACCCTACTATTCTTTCCAGTCTTGAAAGTTTTGTCATTTCATCTGGAAACTTTTGCAAGTCATCCTTTATTTTAGGTATTGCCCTTAAAAGATCGGCTGATGCCATCCTTAAAGATTCTATTTTTTCATTTAAATCGTCTACTGCGCTTCTTCCTTGATCAACTTCATCCTGAGTTATTGTATCTCTTTCTTTTCTCTTCTCTGCGCTTTTGACCTTTTTCGCCATTCTATTCTCTCTAATCCTAGCAGATGTCTTCTTTACAGATTCTTCTCTGCTTAAACGCTCTTCTCTTCTCTGCTTGGCATCTTCTATAGCAGTCCTCAATGGATGTCCAGAAGGCAAAGCTGCCAACTCATCAGAATAACTAGGATCATTCTTTTCTAACTTATCCTCTAAATTCTTTAAGCTGTTAATTACGTTACCGTTTATCAGCTTTTTATAACCTTCTTCTTCCATAATTGACCTCTGCTTAATCTCTAAATTGTTTAGGAAGACCCATAGACTCTGCTAACATATTAAATTTAGCACCGTGCCCATGGCCATCTTTATCGCCTTCGCCTACTGCCAAATGAATTAATTCGTGCATTATAACATATCTAACATATTCCATTCCATGCTTAAACGCCTTTGGAGATACCGTTACGACTGCCCACTTCAGACACCCAGAAGGATACATCAATGATGCAACCGACTCTGGAGTAAAATTCCAATCATTCAAAGCTATCGTTACATTGGGCAGCGTCAACTCAACTCCCGTCATAGCTTTATAAATCTCTTTCATCTCAACCGTCAACTCCAATCTAATAGTATGCATTAAGCTAACTATTTCTAACCTTAGATTATACCCATTAATAACTTTTGACAAATCTTCCCCGTTTTCCGATAGCATTTTAGCTTCTTCTATAAGCCACAGTATAGATCTTGTCCAATGGTCTCCGCTACTAATCCAATTCAACTCAGACAAGTCAATATCATTTGTTGAGTATATTTGAGTCCCTAAAGTACTAACGCCATCATGCTTGATGCTATTTATATCTAAAACAATTGCTTTTCTGTCCGCATCTTCATGCGGAACTAAAACTCTCCAAGCACTTCCATTCGAATCTTGCAGAGATGAAGGGTAACTATCCTTATGTGAAATTTCCAATGCCGCCGTATCATTCATTACAGCCAACCAAAAATAAAATTTCTCCGCTCCCTTCCAATCCCCATTCGGATAATTCCTCGTCGTATCCCAGTAGTCCATTGCATTTTTTAGCAATAAAGTCTGAGCCGTTTCTGGATATACATCTTCCAGTATATTCTGAACCTCTGCATTTTGCCTTTCATCATAGGCTTTCTTTATATTCATAACTTTACCACTGTTTATGTATGATTTTTCTATTTTCGGCAACAAATAATGCAATCTAAGGGTATTCTTCCCATGTCCTACTCTTTCTGATACTTTTGCCAAACCCTCTAAAAAAACTTTTTTTCTTTCTTCTGGAGTACTAGGCTTCTTTACTTTGGTAAGATAATCATGCATCATCTTATTTGCAGAATATCCTCTGATATCTTTTGCAGTAATATCAAATCTCTCTAAATATCTATTAACTCTGTCTGCCCTTACTCTAAATCCATCCGATGTTGTCAGAACATTGTCATTCCCGCTCTTGCAATTTCCCTTGCATTTCTTTACAGCATCAGCAATCGCTTTATCACTGAAAGATTTACTCTGCTTAACTCCTGACTTTCCGACATAGTCTATTTTTACATTATTGCCGTTGACCTCAATATGATTATTTCTAAATCCAGTTACTCCGAAATGACCATTATCTCTTGCAGACGCTTCATTTCCAACGCGCTCTGCCGTCTTATCCATCAAAGCAACAGCCAAAGCAGTAAGTCTTTTCTTCTCATCGTCAGATCTTAAATCCGTTCTTACCGCACTTCTAAGCTTATGTATGTTTTGAGCCAAATGCCTAACGGATTTAATCTTTTTAGTCCTTCTCTTCCTTTCTTCTTTGGTCATTGGCCCTTTTGAATTTTTCTTTTTCATCTTCTTCCCTTTCTCGATCTAACACTTCCAAGCCTTGGATGTGCTCCATGGGCTTTTTCTTTATTAAGAGCAAAAGTATTTACAGATGCTCCCTTTGCACCCACAGATGGCTTGCGAACCACTCCAAATCTATTAGTTGCAACATTCGCACTCTTATCCTTGGAATCTTGATAGCAAGCCCACACGGCCCTTATATAGGCATCGCTAACATCATCGTGTGCGCCTTTCTTAGTTTGTCCTCTGACAATAATCTTCTGTTTAGATCTCTTTTCAGCCTCTAAAGATAAAAGCTCTGGAATTAACACTGGATCATAGAACAGCTCCAACAACTGATCCTGATAGAGAGTTTTTGCCAAATTATATATTTTACTTGCGCTTGTATCTGAAACATGCTCCATCTCAAACTGAGTTAATCCATCTTCATGTAACATTTCCATCAAAGCTGCGCCATTATGCTGGTCAAAAAAACCTTGATAGACTGGGAAAAGCTTATTTATCTCTTTTATTTCTTTTATTATGTCTCTTATCTTTAAATATTCATCATCTTTAAACTCGCCACAATCTTTATATATACTGTTTTGAAAATCCCAAACATCAGAAGATCCAGAATACCAAACTTTAGCGTAATCTAAAATTATTTTCTTTCCTTCCCTGTGAACAATTGAAATTGCAGTTCCATCATTTTTTAAGCCCAAATCGATACCAGCATAATATCTTACCCCAGTAACTCCTCTTTCAGGCCCTACTTTATTGTAAACCACATCTTCTCTACCCTTGGCATTTATCACTTTCGTACTCGGAATGCAAGACTTGAAGACATCTTCATCATCTATCCAAGCTACAACAGAGTCTGAAAACTCCGCCCCATATTCCCCGATAAACCCAATCTTATCTCTCTTCCTCTCAGCCTTTAATATAGACTTATCAATTGTCGGATTTACCATTGGAGTATACATCTTAAACATAAGAGTACTTTCTTCCTCATCAAACGACTCATTATATCTATCCCAGAAGGCTCCATACTTCGCATACGGCGATGATATAACAATAACCTTGCCGTCACGCTTAAATGAAGCCGTGGATGGCGTGAGAGCTTTATAAACCTCACTTCCTGCAAAACGTCCGCCATTGTCAATAAAGAATGCAAATTCATCCATAATTACGACGATACTATTACGTCCACGAAGAGAGTTTGAAGAACAACCGCCAGCCATTGATATTATTGAAGCTTTCTTCTTGCCAACTGACTTTAAATCAGTATCTGTAGAAATATTGAAATAATTCTGAGTTGAATTTAAAACACGATTCTGAAGGTAATTACATCTAGACGTCATACCTCTAATCATTCCAAAAACAACACCAGCTTGCGGGTCTGTTGGAGCCACATTCAATATGGCAACTTGAGAGTCTGGAGGAAAACTGTAGTATGCTGAAGGATCACCACGCTTTATCAGCTTATACATTTCATAATTAGAAATACATGAGGCAATCGTTGATTTTCCAGATCTACGCCCAATTACCAATATAAGCTCTCGGAAAATCTTTCCTTCAACTATGTTTGTATTGCACCTTCCCTCTTCATACAGCCACTGTAAGAATTCCACCTCAGTGAATGTAAATAATATTCTATCATTTACAACATCTGGAACTTCAATGTTTTTAATCCTACCATCCAGAGGCAATCCATAATAACACTTAAGCATAAACTTTTGAGCTGGGAATAACTTAAAATTGAGACCCCAAGGAGCCTCAACAAAAGTTATAATGTCAACTACGCTTTCATTATTACCAGATAAAAAAGACTCTGCTAAATTTATTAAAGGATCATTGGACATTTTTACCCGTCTAGTTTATCTAAATCATTTAGTTCGCTTCCAAGCTCTTTCTTCCATTCGGATAAATTAGAAGCTAGGTTTCTAAAAAATGTATCGGACAACTCGTCATCAGCGTTCATCTCTCCAAAGACATTTTTTACCTTCCCCATGAAGTATTTAAACACAACCAACATCGATGGAGAATTAACATCTACTCCATTCTCCTTTTCAAATACTTGCTTTGCCTGAACCGCTTTAATCGCTTTTTCCAGAACTTCGGATCTTTTGTAGGAAATAATTGAAGCATCTCTCAGGTCTCCTTGAGATATTGAAACGAGCTCATTTGCCAGCAAGCTATCAGTCTCTTTGATAACTTCATCAACCAATGACATGATCAACCCCTCAAGGTTGTTTTTTCCCTCATTCTCTAACTTCTCCGCAAGAGAAGAGCTTCCTTTGTGATACTCTTTCACTAGATTATCTCTAACTTCCAGCATGTTTTTTGGAGCCGATGGTAAACTTTCACCTTCGTCAATCGCTGGAGCAATAACCATCCCTGCAGGAGAAGGAGCTGGCAAAAAATCTCCACGCTCCTTATCCGCTTTTTCAAATTCATCCAAATTCTTTTTAGCCATAATAACTCTTACTTAGCCTGTTCTTCGATGTCAATAGAACTAAAAGGACTGTCCAACCCTAACACGATTTCACCCGCATCTGTGCTAACATCATCAAACTCACTCAGAGAAGAAAATAATTCAATTTCTTGATCCGCTGCGTGATTTACAGGATCTACAATCACTTCCTCACCAGCCTCCTTTTCCTCAACTATCTCAACGTGCAGTTCGCCCTGCTCTACCGTATGCTTTGCAACATCCTCTGGAGGAATTGCAACTTGAAGAGATCTTGTCTTGCTCATTGCCGACTCTTTAAAACATCTTTGAACAAACTGAAGAGAGGACTCTTTATCCTTTCTTTCTGGCTTTGGCATATTCTCTCTGTCGCCATCATCAATATTTATTCCTTCGGTAAATCCGTCTGCAAGATCTTCACTGTCCAAATCTCCATATCCCGCGAACACCTTCAATCCTGTAGATTTACAAACTCTAATAGTTTTTGCCTCATAGTTAACGTCATCGAAGTAGTTGTCTATAGCATTGTCAAAATTAGCTTCATAGTTTGTGTTTAGATAATCACTATTGTCGTAATCATCAACTTCATGATGATCACATTTGCAACCCTTGATAAATTTTAAACTATTCTTATATGGAGAATTCTTAGTGTGAGCGATTGCCTCTTTACAAGATTCAAACTCACTCGCATCTACAACAATCGTACCAACAATCCCTTCCTGTTTGGAAAGCGCCAACAGCTGATCCTTAGCAACAGCCAAGGTATCCGATCCATATTTTGACTTAATACTACCAACAAGCTCAGACCCCATTTTCCCTTGCAACATTTGCTCGTGGGCAAACTTCACAATAGACACCTCGGACTTCTCTAAACTAGATTCTCTTTCTTCTATTCCACTTCCAAATTCAAAACCACCCAAGCTACCAGCATCAAGAGACATATCCTCGCTGGAAATCTCCCCTGCACTCAGTACACTTTCGTCTACAAGACTTACATCTTGAATTGGTTCAGACCCAAACAAATCATTAAGTTCCATTCTCTTATCCCTGCCAGTTATTTATTTCGTCTTCCGTTAAGATGTCAGAACCAAATACAGGCTCTATTGAATCCTTGTCATCAGTTATCTTCCATAAGGCTTGTGTAGTTTTATGTATTAATAAACTATCACCAGCCTTAATGAAATTTCCGATGTTTTCATCAGTATTTGCCATCTTAACAGCAAAGTTTTTACTTACATTCAATTCTTCATCCATTCCTATTGCGCTATGCCAATAAAAATTTTCAAATACATTTTCCATGGTTTGTACCTCCTTCTTAATATAAGAAATTAAAAAAAATATTAATCAAGCGGGTACAAATATATCATATGAGCCGTAACCATCATAACTATCTTTATAAACGCGCTTAACTATATTGAGATTTTCTCTAATGGCTTGGAATATTTCAAAAAGAGGCCAATTTTTTTCTTTTGCAAGTCTGCAGACCATCTTATCATATATATATCTAATCCTTATTTGTCTCTTATTAGATACTTTTGCCACTTGAGTGAATGACGTTGTGTAAAACATCAATGTTAAAACTTCTATTGCCTCGGAATCATACTGGCCAGAATCATTCTTTATGAAGTTTAAAAATACATCTGAAACAGATGTTAGGTAAAATATAAATTTCAGCCTTCTCCTAATGCGCCTAATATCATAGCACAAAGAAGGCTGACTTCTGTCTAATATCTTCTGCACTGACTTTTGTTTTTTATTTGCAACAAAGATTAAATATAAAATATCTCTGTCTTTTTCATTTAAGAACTTTAATATTGGTTTGAAGTGCTTCACCTGTTCAACAGTGAACATTGGTATTTTAACCCTTTCAGGATTCGAACCCCTTTGAGCCATGTTCTCTATATTCTGGCCTATACATCTTATCATCTATGGTTTCCCTTGAGCAGATATTCATAATTTCAACTACGTTGTCATGATACTCTACTACTGGAACCCTTACTTTGTCAAATATATTTCTCTGCAAACCCAACACTCTGGGTGATAAATCTTCATCAAATTTCATTGTATACAATTTAAAAAAAACTTTATAACTACCATCATCATTTTTATATTTCACAATACCATACAAATTCTTTAAATACCCATCTTCAATTTTAACCAAATCCCCATAGAACAGCTCCTTTGGCCTTCCTTCATTTTCAGCCGAGTCCTTAAAGGACAATACCTCCTCCTCCGAAAGAAAGTGAGGGCTCTTGTATGAAGGCAATACATCATAGATAACTCTACTCCTTCTAAGCCCAGATACATGATCATCATAGTTTAAGCAATTAACGAATGCATAATAGCCGAAACCCTCTGTATCACACGTACCACTTTTGGCTATCTCGACTCCCAAGTTGTCCTTGCCAAAAACTTTGTCCATCTCTTTTCTTACAATATCCAAACTTTCTTTCTTAGAATATTGATGATTTAATAAAATGCAGACCCACTTCCCTTCCATAATTTACCTTTTCAAAACCGCATTTAGAATACTTTTCAAATAACCACTTTTCTTCTTTCCAAACAAACTAGACTCAAGTCCATTCTTTCCATCTGTAGAAATTCTCTCCTTCCCAGCGGTAATACTTTCGTCCTGCATTATCCATATCATAACCGCCAACTTTGGATACTCTTGTCCACACCTTGAAGGGCTTTTAATCACATCAATAAAGTCACTCTCAACAGATTTTTCAGTATGCTTGCACACAAACTTACCGCAAGCCTCTGAAACGCCATCATCATCGCATAGAAACAAAGAGCTTCTATTAAATCTATTAATAATTTTATCGTTTCCACAAAAACCAACAACACCGCAATCTTTAACTCTGCTCTTTTTGTTAAACTTGCAATTCATATGACCCTTGCTTAAATACTTCTTCTTTCTTTCCTTCAGTCTTCTTTGATATAAGTCATAAAATTTCTCTAGTACTTCATCTTTAGATCGCATCTTGGATTAACTCCATGTTTTTAATGAACTTATCAAACTCTCTCTTTCCGCCAAACTTATCTATAACTCTTTCCAAATTTATTCCAGCACTTTCGCAATCCTTTTTGGTAGGAGTCCTACCAATTTCTCTCTTCAAACTCAAGAAACTAACCGCGCTGTGCTTTATCGAATATGCCTTTGAAAAATTAATTAAATCGGAAAAAGCTTTCCAGTTCTTCTTTATTTGATTCGTGGATGGAATTATATCTGGCCTTTTCTTTCTGGCTTCCAAGTAACTCCTCCATGTCCACAAATTGTTTTCAATTACTGCCTTAACTAAATACTCCGCATCGCACTTAGGTTCTTCATTGATAATATCATCAATGCCGACTCCAAATACCGCTCTTTTCGTTTCCTTCCAGCTTCCAAAAGCCTTTACGCAATCATAAACTGTTGGCTCATTATCTTTTCTAAAATTCGCAAGCTTCCTTGAAGTATCCAACCCATTTATAGTTAAATAGGTTACAATCTCTTCCTCAGAAAAGTTTCTTCTTCCATAGAACCTTTTTTCATTTACATTTGAAAAAGTTCTCTTCCGCCTTTCTTCTGGTGGAAGCTTGAGAAAATCATTTAATCGATAATGAGCCATTTAATATACTACTACTCTCCGATATTAGCAACATCGGCAGGAGTTAAGGCACTTCTCTGTACGCCATCATCCTTTTCGTCTTCTGCTGCAATCTCAGCCGCCAAGTCCATTGGATCTTGAGCCGCATCGTTCTCCATCCAGTTGGGAACACCACCAGAAACGGCAAACTCTTCAAGATACATTGAGTAATCAGGTCTTTTCTTCTTACCATAATTCTTACTCAATTCATCGAAACCACCAACCGGAACGCCACACATAGCGTGAAACAAAGCTAAATTTCTTTTCTTAGCATCCATATCCTTCCATGATTCAGCAAAAACCTCCACGATATATACTTTATCACTTAGAACTTCTTTCGGATAACCAATATTATGAAGCTTGACAGCGACTTTAGCCTTCTTTCTCTGAGTCATCACACAGGCAACTCTCGATACATCAAATCCATCAAAAAGTGCCGGAAAACCGTCAATCATATCTTCCATCAATCCTGCAATCTCACCTGACACTATAAAATCTACATTCTTAGCCATAACTATTTATTCCTTTTTATATTTTATTTCTTTTTCTTAAAAAATCTTCTTTTTGAGAGTCACTCACAACCTCTTCGTCCAAATCTTCTACATATGGAACGTCGAAATCAATACCCTCCTCTTTCTTCATGACAAGTTGAAGTCTCATCAAAATTGTATGATAGGGAGCGGTTCCATCTAAATATATCTCCACACCTCTTTCCCAATTCTCAATCTTACTTCCGTCATCCTCATCAATATCACTATCCTCATTCCAAAGCTTCCTTATTCTACCCTTAATTCTATCAGCCCAGTGAGCTATAGTCATTTGAGTAGGCATATCTTCAACCTCTAGAATGTCATCATATTCTTCACCAACATGATTGTTTATATTGTACTCTATACAAATTAAAAACGTTTTCATTCAATTACATCTCCGTTACATATTACTATACAACAATGAACTGGCCTTTTACTAAAAAAATAAAATAAATCCATAAAAAAGCCCCGAATCAAACCGACTCAGGGCTTTTAAACCTAATGACTTACATCATTGTTGGAACGCCACCATGATTGTGTACATCCGACTTGATATCTGTAATTAAACACTCTGTAGTCAGTAATAATCCAGAAATAGAAGAAGCATTCTGAAGTGCCGATCTCGTTACTTTCGTAGGATCGAGAACTCCTGACTCAATCATGTCAACGAATTCACCAGTTGCAACATTATAACCTTGATTGCTTTTCTTCTCCTCACACACCTTGCTAACAACAACTTGAGACGAACCGCCCGCATTGTCAACCAATTGCGTTAAAGGAGCCGCTGATGCTCTTTTGATGACAGAAACGCCAACTTGTTCATCTCCGCTAAGAATCAAAGTGTCAAGCGCCTTAGAAGCTCTTAAAAGAGCAACACCACCACCCGGAACAATTCCTTCTTCAACTGCTGCTCTTGTCGCATGAAGTGCATCTTCAACACGAGCCTTCTTCTCTTTCATCTCCATCTCTGTTGCCGCTCCAACATTGACAACCGCAACACCGCCTGCCAACTTTGCAAGACGCTCTTGAAACTTTTCAATATCATAATCGGAAGAAGCTGATTCGATTTGACTCTTGATGAAATCAACACGACCATCAATATCACTCTTGCCGCCAATACCTTCAACAATAGTTGTATTGTCTTTTGTAACATTGACCTTCTTAGCACCGCCAAGATGTTCCATAGTTACATTCTCAAGCTTAAGTCCAACTTCATCAGATACCAAAGTTGCCCCAGTTAAAATAGCAATATCTTCAAGCATAGCCTTTCTGCGGTCTCCAAACCCAGGTGATCTAACTGCACATACATTTAGAGAGCCTCGAATCTTATTGACAACAAGAGTTTGAAGAGCTTCGCCATCAACATCCTCAGCAATAATCAAAAGAGGCTTGCCTGTCTGAGCAGCCTTTTGTATTATTGGAAGTATTTCATTTACAACGCTAATTCTTTTTTCGCAGATAAGAACTACAGCATCATCAAGTTGAGCTTCGCGAGTTTCTTTATTTGTAGCGAAATAAGGAGAAACATATCCTTTGTCAAACTGCATTCCTTCAACAACACTTAAAGTTGTGTCAATGGTGTTTGACTCTTCAACGGTAATTGTACCATCCTTACCAACACTTGCCATAGCCTCTGCAATAATGTCTCCTATTTCAGAATCTCCATTTGCAGAGATAGTTGCCACTTGAGCTATTTGTTCTTGGCCATCCACGGTAACACTTAGACTTGCAAGCTCTTCAACAACCACAGCTACAGCCTTGTCAATCCCACGCTTTACTTCCATTGGAGAAGCGCCAGCTGTGATGTTTTTAAGCCCTTCACGATAAATAGCCTCAGCAAGAACTGTTGCAGTTGTAGTTCCATCACCTGCATCATCAGACGTCTTAGAAGCAACTTCTTTAACCATCTGAGCGCCCATATTTTCAAAAGGATCTTCCAGAGTTATTTCCTTTGCCACAGAAACACCATCCTTCGTGATAATAGGAGATCCATAAGATCTATCAAGAACAACATTTCTTCCCTTGGGGCCAAGAGTTGCCTTTACAGCTTTTGCGAGTTGTTCCACGCCACCCAGTACTTTTCTTCTTGCCTCTTCGTCAAATAATAATTGTTTAGCCATTCTACTTTTACCTTCTTTTTTATTGTTCTAATATTGCAAGAATTTCTTCTTGATCTACAATCTTATACTTCTTGTCATTACAATCAACATCAACTCCGCTGAATTTCTTTGTAACCACAACATCTCCGACAGCTACGTCAAAATTAAAAGCCTTGCCATCTTCATTCTTAGCATTTCCAAGAGCTACAACTTTAGTTTGCAACTGTTGTCTTTCTTGAACAGAATCAGGCAAAACGATTCCGCCAACCTCTTCCATCTTCTTACCGAACTCTTCTAAAAGAACTCTCTTTCCCAATGGCTTTACCATTATACTTCTCCTTTTGTTTTAATATTTACTTCCCAAAGCTTCATGAATCTTCACGTGCCTACCCCATTTATAGGGATACTGCGACTTCGGCATATCTTCCGTCAATACCCATAGTATCGGAATTTTGTACTTTTTTTCTATTTTTGGCGCACAAAAGTCAGTAAAATATATCATTGCGTCAAATTTATGACATGCTGATGCTTGTTTTATAGCAGGCTCGAAATGAGTACCGCCTCTTCCAGTTATATCTCCTTTAAACTTACCTTTAAACTTATACTCCCTTGTAACTCTTGTATCTGCCTCATAGATTGTAATCTTAGCTCCATTCTTATAAATCCACTTTATCTCATTAAAGAATATCTCCAACAGCTTGGCGGAAACAGATCCAGACGTATCAACACAAACGCAAAGATGAAGAACATCTTCCTTTTTGATACCCGGCCTTGTTCCATATCTATTACTTTCACGCTTCATGGTATAGCTAAGCTCTGATTCAGTAGACGAAGCACAAAAAGACCTTAAAACCTTATTCCATGGCACGATTGCTTTCTTCTTTGCAAGTCTTGAATTTACAGATTCCATAACTTCACCCGGCACAGAACCATAGTCTCCATTACAAAGATCTTTTGCCTGTCTGATGATATCCTTAACAAAATCTTTTAACATAGGATCTTTCATAGCCTCTTCCCACATCTTGTGAGAATCCATAGACTCCTTCAAGTCTCCCATTCCTTTTTCTTGGCCTTGTTGACCCTGCCCTTGACCCTGCCCCTGCCCCTGCCCCTGCCCTTGGCCCTGTCCTTGCCCTTGCATATTCTTTCGCATTTTATCAAACTGATCGTTATCTCTCAGATTATTATAATACCACTGAGCTGACTTATGTTTGTCGAAACCAAACTGCTCAGGAAGTATAATCCCATCAAGATACTTAATATTCTCTATGCAAGAATTAACAACACAATCAACCGCAACTGCGCTTCTTTCTTTATCTGAGAATTCAAGAGTAAGATGGCTAAACACAACATGAAGTACTTCATGCTCAAGAGCTGCAACAAGTAAATCCCAAGCCTCATCTTCATTCCTATCCTTTGCATATACTGTATTTCTTACAAAGTCTTCATTGACGAACAACTTAATAAGCTGATCATCTTTATACTTACCAACAGCCATAGTCTTCAAAGGATGATTTTCATCCTTAATATATACTTTTGTTAACTGTTGAAGGATGTGCCCGTAGAACTGTTTGTTTCTGATAAGATCAACAATTCCTTTGACAACTTCCTTTTGAACGTTTAATTGAGCCATTTTATATTCCTAATTTTAATATTATTCCACTGGATGACCCAGGGATATACAACCCACCACTATCTCCATTGCATCTATCTTTAGCAATTTTAATAAGCCTTTCATCTTCTTCACTAAGTAATAAAATGCCCATATCATCAATAGGCATCATTTCAGCCATAAATAGTCTATGGCCTAATTTAACATTCTCTAGGAGGAAATCTTTTAATTCTTCGGGTTGAACGTGGTAGTTTGATACCGTGTCGGCAAAGTCTGATGCTTGCCGAGCTTCATCTGCTGTAAACTCCTGACCTCTAACTTCAAGCCAATCGCCAGTCTCTTTCTTTTTCATATATATCCTTATTTATATTATTGTATCTGATAGACACAGCTAAATTTATTTATAAGAATATATATGTTCTATTTATTTTTTAAAGCTCTTTTTTATAATTTCTACTAACTTTTTTTCATCTGATCTATTTGCGATTGCAATATTCGGAATATCTTTGAATTCTTCCTCTAAAAACTTTTGATCCATATCTGAATGCAAGATTACCAAGCCTTTGAACTTTTTAATCTTTTCAAATATTATTTTTGCCGTGGAAGTTTGGAATTGATACCGCAGGATGATGATATCAGGCTTGAACATTGGAATTGCTACGAATGCAAACTCTGCATCTGGAAAACTAAGCAATAACTCTTTCCCAGAAAAATATACTGCTGCTTCTTCATCTTCAAGCAGCAGTATTTTAAGATTCTTCACTACTTATCAACCTTGATGGAATAAAGATTGTTAATTTTCTCTTCATGCTTTTGATTTTTACTTTCTATGTTTGCTTCTATCTTTTCCACATACTTGTCAAGATTATCCGACATCTTATTCATTATAGTAAAAATATCGCCAACTCTCGCTTCTATCAAATCAACCTTTGACTTAACTCCTCGAAAGGATACCAATTCAGATTTGACTTCATCAAGTTCTTTGTCAAACTCCCTTTTAATCTCTTCTTTGAGTTTGGCTAGCTCCTTCTGTCTATCTCCGTCTGTGGCTTTTCTCTTTACAGCCGAAAGCCATTGATTGAATGCCAATCCAAGCGTAAGTAGTATTGCAATAATCTCAATAACATTGCTACTGTCAATCATTGGCCTTTTTCTCCTAAAGTAAATTATATATATATTAATTAATTAATTCCTATAAGAGTTCTAAATATAAAAAAAATATTTCTCAGCCAATTATATATTCCATTAAATCAACACCCTCCTTTCCAATTTCCATTTTTTCAGTTACACTCAGGCCGCCATTGAAAACTTCATCGTTGAAAAAGAAATTAAAAATCTTTACGCTTTCTTCCTTCAGCTTGTCATAACCAAGCTCCCCATTATACTCGGCAAAGCTCTTCCCATCGGGTAAATCTTCCAAATTCATCCACATCGATATTCCGTCTTTTCTTGACCTCATTATGGCATAGTCAGAAGGCTCTTCTATATTCCTCTTATTAGCCCATTCCTTAAAGAAGATGACAAAATCAATAGCATCACTTGCTTCGCGCAGGCTTGGAATTCTCTCCATTACTGGATCTCTGTAAAATCCACACATTCCGCAAGACTCATCAAGCTCTCCATTCTCTTCATAAACTTCGCATGTATCCATTCCACAATAACTACACACCACCACATCAGACCTAGGATTCATTAACGAGTCAGCTCCCAAAAAACACACTTGCCCTCTGGATCTTCTCCAAGATGAACCTTTTTAGACCAATCATCCTTAAGTTTAAAATAAACATCCCCATTATGGCTTCCATTAACTTGCGTCCATAATATTCTATCAGCATACTGCTCGAACAATGAATAAATTTGAGACCCACCAATAACAACAAAATCTTCCATTTCATTGTCAGCCGTCCATAGCAAATCAATATGGTCAATATAGATCCACCCATCTTCTGACTTAATGCCGAATTCTGTATCTTTTGTTTTTGAATTAGACAATACATAATTTACCCTATCTGGAAGAGGCTTGCCAAGAGACTCAGCTGTCTTTCTTCCCATCACTATATTTTTTCCAGTAGTGTACTTCTTAAAGTGTTTAAAATCAGATGAAATATGCCAAGGCATTTTTAAACCATCTCCAATCAAACCATCTTCATCACTTGCGAACATCATTGTTATCATATCATTATCCATTATTTTTTATATTTTTAAAAGTGCCTTGGTGAGGGTTCGAACCTCAAACCTCTGAATATTTGCTACTTCTATAAGATACTTTAAAAGGCCTTTCTCTCACAGTCTTCACAATTCAGCGCTCTATAACCAACTCTTAAACCTTTATATTAGTTGGAGTGCAGATGCTTCATATATATTCTCCGATTAACAATTGCAATTATTAAACACCGAATACATAATTCACCTTCTACGCCAATTGAGCTACCAAGGCTTATATTTTTTCTTACATTACAATACACGTCATTATTTATTTTTCAACTTCTAAATCAAACTATACCATCTTTATCACCACTGTCATAGAAATGATCTGTCTTCTCACTGTAAAGACTATTTAAATTACTCCTTATCTTCTCAACCCCATCGTCCAACCAAAGATATCCTTTTTTCTCCTTCAGACTCTTGCGCTTCTTCTTCCCCCTCTCAAAGCATTTCATTCCATACTCTTCGTCAACATCTGTCTTTGCTATACAAAGTCCGTGAGATATTCCACTGTTAAATATCATCACCTCCCTATCTGTCATCTCCTCGTTAATTAACTCAAAGTTATCTTCCCAATAATCCTCCCAGTCATGATGCTGAACCAACTTCCCCACATCATTAAAAAAAAGATAAACTAGGGCCATATCCCACACATCGCAAGACAAAACTGAATAAATCTTACCCTCTGTTAGATTCTCAAAGCCATCCGTCTTTACTTTTATAAATTCCTTCTTCATATCTCTTCTCCTCATAATTCTACCACATCCCATATAAACAACATGTCGTCATACTTTTCTAAATAACCGTAATGATAAAACTTTTTTCTTGCATTTCTTTCATAATCTAAACCTTCCTGTCTCCACTCAGCATAAGTACTTAAAGATGAGTTAAAGCCATCCCCAGTTTCAACTTCTATTCTTGGATTATCAAAAATAACATCCTCAATGTCATACGAATGCATTTTGACCTTTGATCCACCACTCCTCATCGATATCTTAACAGGGTTTCCACATTCATCCTGCATTACATGCATAAGTCTTCCATCATAATAAGAAGGTAAACACTCTATATAATTTATAGACTCATTTCCCCCAGTGCAAATTATTGCATCAGGATCGCATCCCTTCAACTCGTTTATCAGCTCTCTTACATTCATAATTCGTTATTATCCTTTAGCAACTTACGAGCAGCTTTAATCTTTTCCCTCTTTTTTCTTTGCTCCGCTCTCTTCTTCTTATTCTTCTCTTTTATAATCTCATCACTTCTCTTTTTAAGCTTAACATTCATTCTCTCTTCGCTAAACAGATCATCAACTTCTAAAGTTAAGAAATGCTCCTCTCGACCTCCATACCTCCATGTCTCAACTCCGCTAAGTTCTACAGTACATTCATCAAAAGAATCCATACCGACATGGCAACACCCATCGCCATAGAACTCCTTATACCTTTCAATATGACCATAAACCAAATCTTCAAGATCGACAAATTCTTCTACCAACTTATCATAATTTTCTTTTTTCATCTTTACTCCTTTAAAAAGAAAAGAGAGGCCGTAAAGCCTCTCCAATGCTTCATTACGCCAATTTTAATCTTGAAAAATACTTTCCGCCTTCCTGCCTTGTCATAGGTTCAAAAGCAATAGCAGTCACCACATCGTTCAAATCAGGCTCTCTAAAAGATCTGGCCTTATATCCATCCTTTTCGACTGTATTTAATATGTCATCCATATTGCTAAAGTCAGATTCAAGGACAACCATCGTTCTGTGATCTTCCACCCAAGTCTTAACCTTTTTGTCAGACCCATGAGTATGCATAAATTCTGCCACTGCATGAGATGATTGAGGTATTCTTTGAGATTTGGTCAACGACTTATTGACTAAGATATACATTCTAGATTCCATCTTAAACTCCCAAGCTTATTGAGAATCTAGACTCTAGATCATTTTTTATATTTGAGTAATCTCCATACGTAGACATGTATGAATTATCGCTTTCGACAGATCCTGTATGAGGAGGTCTATTTCTTAGGCGATTATAAAGAATGTGGGTTAGCGTAATGTCGTAGGACAAATTGATCATTCTTCTCTTGTAAAGATCTGAATTCCATCCACACTTAGTTACTTCACGCTGTACTTCTTTATTATTAGACTTGGCTCTCTTCTGAAGAACAGCTTGGTCTTTAATCTTCGTCTTCAAGTTAGCCTTAACTGCTCTAATCTTGTTTACTTCTATTTCACTTACTTCTGTTTCATTTTTTTCAATAGTAATCATTTTTCTTCTCCGATATATTTAATTAATTCAACTCTAAAAACTTTTAAACACCGAATTAATGCCGGAGGGCCTCTTTTGATCTACAAGAATACTTTTTTCATTTTCTTTTCCTTACTTTGCTTTTGTTTACTTACGTTAAAAAATAATGTTACTTCGGACTTCTACCGCTTGCGATCAGATTTTCCGCAACAAGAAAATCAAGCCTCGATCTTATATTTGACAAGCAGTACATTTCCTTGCTTGTCAAGAACACTTTAGAGGTGCTCCACCGTTCGCTTTAGTCCGCATGTACTAGCGTCGCCGCAATGAATATAAGAAAAGGATATAACAGGAATCGAACCTGCGCCTGCCTTTCGACTACCAAAGGGTTAGAATCCTTCTGCTCTGGCCGCTGAGCTATATATCCAAAACATAAGCCTCTCAATTAATCACTTTTTTATTTTGCCTGATTCTTTATATATTGAAGCTTATGTCTTTATTATAGCGCATGAAACTAATATTGTCCACTTGCTTTTTCTTTTTTTTAAATATTATTCAAACATTCTTCCATCATCATAGTCATCTTCATACCTTTCAAGAATTTTACTGATAATCGGATTCCTAACGATGTCGCCTATTTCAAACTCAAACGTTCCAACACCTTCAATTCCCTTTAGCCTATTAACCACATCATAAAGGCCTGTTTTTGTGTAATCTTTGAATCTGTCAGACTGATCCATATCTCCATTGATAATATATTTAGTCTTTTCACCAATTCTCGTCAATAACGTTTTCATCTGCCTTGGGCTAGAGTTCTGCCCCTCTTCTAGAATTAGAATGGTATGATCAAAACTATCTCCTCTTATGTAGGCCAAAGCTCTACATTCAATAATTCCCATTGATACCAATTCCAATCTCTTCTCTTTCCCGATTATCTTGTCAATTATGCTCAAAGAAGAACTTGAATATACGGAAATCTTATCTTCGACGCTGCCAGGTAGGAATCCTATCTTCTCATCAGCTTCAACTACTGGCTTAAATAAAGTTATCTTATCATATCCATTACCCTTCTTCCATAGCAAATCCAACGCCTTGTATATTGAGATATATGATTTCCCCGTTCCAGCTGGGCCAGCACATATAGTTATTTCGCTGCTACCTATTAAATCGCAATATTGCTTCTGTTTAAGTCCGTTATCATTGCCTTTAAAAGTACACCAAGGCTTTTTCCAGTCTTCTCCAACAGGATTATTTTTTCCACCAGTATTCTTTAAAGACGATTCTTCCGCTCTCTTCTTCTTCCGCATATTAATTTACCTAACTTTTAAGATTAAGAATCAATTATAATCATATACCATAGAGATTTCTACGCATATTAATGATCCTGTATTTAATTCTAATAATCTCAGACACCTTTCTTAATGCCTGTTGCTAAGCATCCGAATGGCAAATCGGACAAATAAGGCGAATTCCTAGAACCACAAATGCCGCAAAGCCAAGAGTTACCTCTCGACCCTGCGGCATCTACAATGTAGTAGTACGCATCTGTTTCTGAGCAAATCGGACATTTGTATTCAGTAAATGTCGTTCTTCCCCCCAGTGCAGCACTTCTAGGAGTATTTCCCCCTAGAGTACTTTTTACTTCTTTGCGTTCTTTCTTCTTGTTGCCCATGATTTCTTAGCAGCTTCGCTACGCTGAAGTTTCAACTTCTGATTCTTAGTCAAAGGTGAAACTTCAACCTTCTTTGCCACAGCCTTCTTAGCTTTTGAAGTTTTTGTCTTAGCGGTAGTTGACTTAGCTTTAGGTGTAGAACTCTTAGCCTTAGATGTAGACTTTCGCTTAGTTGCACGAGCAACTTTAGCTTCTTCTTTAAGAAGAGCATCACGATTGGCTTTACGAGTAAGAGCCGCCTTCTTGCCAGCTTCACTGCGCTTACGCTTTAGTTCATTCTCTCTTCTAGTTATCCAAGACTTTCTTCCTGCTTCCGCTAACTTTTCCGCATTTGCTGTTTTTTGCATTTTTATTCTTCCTTGTTTATTTATATTTTTATCCGCTTCCACGGACATCCATATATACTACAACAAAGAAGTTAAAAATTTCTATGCAATTTGCTTTTTTTCAATGTTTTTATTATTTTTTTTCTTAACTCCCACTATATTTACTCCATATTCATTCCATCTTACAGCCGCTTCATTGCTAAATGCGACATCTGGAGGCGTTTGAACTTTTGGGCCTTGGGCATGGCAAGAGTTGCACCTAACCCCCTTCCTCCAATCAATACTCACAAGCTCAATATCTTTACTTCTACAAAACGGACACGGTAACAACTCTATTTCAATATGATGCATTACTGGCAATCTCTATCTGTTAAACTTCGTTCATTATATAATCTAATAAATCTAAAACATCGGGAGAAACTAAACCTTCACTAATTCACATTCATTATCAAAAACACCTTTCATTATGATTAAAACTCAACGCATCCCAATCCTTGAATCAGTCCCTCAAGGTTGTATTCCAATATAGACTTCCTACAAAGTCATCCCAACTCTTGGGAGTAGAAACTTTCTTATTCGAACCAAATCCAAACTCTGGCTGATTAAACAAAGGCTTCTTAGGCTCTCTTAACAATTTCATATTAGCCTCCTTCAAAGTCATACTTGCTTTCTTTCTGTTGCAAGGAAAACATGACAAAACTATATTTTCCCATGTCGCCAATCCACCTTTCGACTTTGCAACAACATGATCTAAATTGAATTTCTTTCTATCGTTTGAATGGTAACTGCAGTATTGACACGTATTCTCATCCCTTATGAATATATTTCTTCTTGAGAAATTAGAATGAGGCCTGTGATGACCCTTGTATACTTCCAGTATTATTATTTCAGGAGAAATGAAAGTTCCATTTATTAATCTTCCTGAATCCACTTCGCATCCAGTCATCTCTGCAATGTCTTCCCAATTGTCTACCCAATCGGTAAAGTCGTACTTCTGCCAGTCAGAGCCTAGAACTTTTGCCGCTCCCGTGTAAACCTTACATATGGCTTCCAAACTATCTACTATACTTATTGGGCTAAAATTACGATTAAGAACTAAAGTCTTACGATGTGCTACATTTGAAGATTCCATTTTCCAATCCCATTAAATAACTAACAATTAACACTAACATTAGATTATTTAATTTTTATTTAATTCATTCATTATATATTCATATACCGCACTATCATCTAAGCTTTTCATCAGCTTATACTCGATGCCATTTGAACTTAGAGCATTTAATATTTCACCATCTATTCTTTCAGCGACGTCTAAACCGGAATACCTTCCCTCATTCTCATAATCAATACCATCCCTCTCTAGAAATATATTCAATGAAGGATAATAACTCTCAAACTTATTGAGAATTTGAAGCATTGCCTCTTCTATTCCCACGCTATCATTTTTTGCATAAATTATACTCAACAATATAGGACTGTCATTGACCACTAAGTCAATCCCACTCTTCAGTGGAAGCTCTTCTCTGTAAAGCTGATTTGAAAAAGTTGTCAGGCTGTCAAATTTAGTAGCCACTCTGCCAGTATAAGCCCAATCCTTTACAAACTCTCCTGTAAGTTCTGCGCTGAATCCATTCTTTCTTAACTTTGAAAATATACCAGCGGCCATGGTTGACTTTCCAGTGCAAGCTCCACCAAGGAAATTTATCCTTCTGATCATAACCATACCGCCTTTACATTAATTAAATACTAACAAATAAAACAAAGCAGCCGACTCTACTGCAAAAAATACACACAGCGGTATTAAACTTCCCACTGCAAACGATAACACAAATGCAATAAAAGCCATGACAAATGTTTTTTCCAACAGCCATTTGCAAAGCTTTTGCGGCCTGCTTAACTCCTCCTTTAATCCTTGCCTTTGACGATCCTTAAACCAGTCGTCATCATCTCTATCGCCCCAATCACTCACAGCACCATCCCTCTTATTGTTTCCTTAATACCTCTGCTGGGACTCGAACCCAGAAAACTCTCCGGCCTAAACGGAGCGACTTTGCCAATTTGCCCACAGAGGTTCAAACTTAGTCATCATACTCATCTTTATAACTCTCTTCATCTTCATCATCATATCTAGCATAGTCATTATTATACCGCGCCGCATTAGAACTTCCACAACTTGGACAACTTCCATCATTGGATGCATCTATGTCAAATATTGAACTGCAATCAAAACATTCGTATTTCATTTTTTTAAATCTCCTTTTATAATTTCTGGAGAATTATAAAAAAATTATCTAAGCACAAACTACAGCTTGTATTGATAACCAAACATTAAGAAATCTTGCTTGTACATTTCATACACCTGAGATTGCAAATTTTTATCATAATGCTCTTTGTAATTGCTGCCATCCCCAGACTTATTTCCCCTCCGAAGATCATCAACATTCAACTTTAATACTTCACATACCAATTTAAAATCATCATCCAAACGCTCATACCTTCCTACAAACTTACAACCATAAGTAAAGTTCCACTGATATACAGTATGATACTTATCATGAACAGGGTCTAAAAATCCCGCATCCTTCATCGTCAAAGGATATCCATTCTTCCAACACTTATTACTTCTGTACAACTTTATCAACGTTTCATAATCATGAGATAGGAATTTGCCAACACACGTCACATAATCCCTAAATGGCATATCATGCTTTCCATTTACCTTCGACATCTTCCACGCCGATACCAACCTGTCATAAGGATTTCTAACAAATCCAAATACAAAATAATCCTTATGATTTGCAATCGCATTTCCCAAATCATCATTCCTTAATCCCCACTTAAAGCCAGAATCATCATATGGCCTTAAAGAAATCTCTATCGATGTTCCAGCAACCTTGGGAACATGCGAAAAAATAAACTTATGTTTATGACTAATCATTCAGTTTCACCCTTTCCCAAAATATCTTATTTAATTCGCCTATACTTTAAAACCAAAGCAGAAGGAGGGATTCGAACCCCCGTACAAAGCTACTTGCATTATGATTTAACCAGGTGCATCAAAATACTCTTCACTAAGCCCTAACCAACAGGCTCCCGCATAAAACTTATTACCTAAAAAGTGCCGGAGGCAGGACTTGAACCTGCAACCTTTAAGATACTAGCAACAAAGGATTAACTAGTCTCCGATGATGCGCTTCACTTATGCTCTAACCAATTAAGCTACTCCGGCATAATAAACTTACTTACAATTCAAAATCAAAATCGAATGTTCCATCACTCAACACTTCTACAACTGTTATTTCTTCCTTGCATAATGAGCAAGTTAAACTTTCATCAACATCAAGAGCACGTCCATTCCTAGTCCTACACATCGTGCTCTTCTCACATACTGGACATTCATAAGTATATCCGGGTACTGGCCCACAATGACCTCCACCACAACAATTATCAATCTCTACATCTATAACCACTTAATCTATTCCTTCTTTCCTAAAGCCAGTGAACGGATTCGAACCGTTGACCTGATCATTACAAGTGACCTGCTCTACCAACTGAGCTACACTGGCGTGTATTTCTTCTTTATTTCCCACAATCAAAAATCCACTCGGAGAATCTCCACAAAGATTTTCAATCGGAACTGTAAAACTTTCACCATCTAAAGTTTCGAAATCTATAAGACACCTCTTGCGATAAACATCCCAAGATCGACTAAGAACCCAACCAAAGTGCTTCCTTTCCAAGAGATCTGAACAACATGTCAATCTACACCTCATATTTCTTTTTTCTCAAGTATTCCAAGACAACCACTCCTCATCTTCCTTCCATAGTCATTCCATTCGCCTATCAACTCTTTCGCTCTCTTAGGTGTAATATCTCCCACGTCCTTTGTGTCGTCTTCATCCCAAAACTTAGGCTCAACTTCAAATAACTCCGTAGCATGCCTACAACCTCCTGTACAAATTGAAGCATCGCAATCCATGCAAATCATGGACGGCCCACCACAAGGAAAACAAAAAAACCACTTATACTCCATCAATTCTTTCCGGCATTGGAGTTCCCTGCTCATCCATAATCTCTTTTGCAAGAGAAATTGCAATGTGAAACTCTTCTATTGCCTTCAGCTTTGTGTCTCCTATTCCCGAAATGCTAGGCATCTCCTTGCACGTTGCAATAAAATCTCCATCCTCTTTAAAAACTATTACATTGTAATCCATAGCCAACTTCCTTATTTCTAAATTACTATAATGGCAGTCCTATAATTTTCAACTCCACTATATTAATTTAACACTCTATTTCTTAGTCTTCAACATCTTTTACTCTTTCATCACTTTGTTCATGTACTTCCACTTCATAGAAGTTATAATTTTCTTCTCCATTTTAAAAGACGCCTTAGTCGCGTTCACAAGAGTAGGAGCTTTCTTTACAATCCTATACCTCACCCTTCCTCCTTGCTTCCAGAATTCCATTAAGCCTGCATGACTCGGTATAAGCTCTAAAGGTATCATATCCTTTGGGCCACAGAAGTAAAAGTGCTTTATTCCCGTCTTACCGCTAGATAACGCAGAATGCTTATTCTTAGACACTCTTCCCATCTTATACCTCTTTGCCATGTCTCTTTTAAAGTCACTCAGCGCAACTTTTACCTCATACTCTGTAATATATCCTGCTTTTGACATCGTTACAACGTCACTCTCACTGTCAAAAAGCAAGTAGATACTTTCAATTATCCACTTGCTCTTCTTATGAAAATGCTTAAATATGCCAGCAGTTATATCCTTCGCCGTCAACCCCTTCTTTGATCGCATCTGTAAGTCCCATGTAAATAATTTTAATTTAACATTTCCTAAACTTCAATATCAGTGACAGGACTCGAACCTGCAACCTTCTGATTGGCAACCAGATGCTCTAGCCAATTGAGCTACACTGACATAGTAAGCATGACAGGACTCGAACCTGCAACATTCTGATTATGATTCAGATGCTCTACCAATTGAGCTACATACTTATGTAAGCATGAGAGGAGGCTCGAACTCCTGACCTATGGGTTACAAATCCATTGCTCTACCAACTGAGCTACACATGCATAAATTTCTTTCTTCTTCAAAAAATAGATGGCTGGATTTTCACCAACGAATCTCTCCTTTATATCGGAGCGCCTTATCCTAACTGCCTTAAGACAGTCGTGCATCATCCAAAGTCCAGAGACGGGACTCGAACCCGCAATTAACAGAGTCACAATCTGTCGCCTTACCAATTAGGCTACTCTGGAAGTGGCGCGTACTGGATTTGAACCAGTGACCTGTTGGGCTTCAATCAACCGCTCTACCGAACTGAGCTAACACGCCTTATCTTTACTCCACTTCTTCACTATCACTTACAGATAACATCCCTTCTGGAATCTCCTCTGTAAAACCATAAAACTCTTTAAAGTATTCCTTCAAATCTCCTTCCTTATAATATCTTAACATATGCTTGCAATCATTTCCATCAGCACCCATCTCAAACCAAACCTCTACTTCCGATTTATACCTTTTACAAATATCCACATACAAATCGCTATAATCACCATACTTCTCTACTCTTCTCTCTATTTCATGCTTCTCGCAAAAATCTTTAATCGTAATCATTTTTTTTCTTTCCTTTATCTTTAAGCAGGGAAGGAGAGACTCGAACTCACAACCTTTGGATTTGGAATCCACTGCACTACCAATTATGCTACTTCCCTAAAAACAAAAAAGCCCTTTGAGGATTTCTCAAAGGGCTTTCTAAAACTATATATGTAAAAATATACTTATTCAGAAAACCCAATACAACCCATAAACCACGTACCATGAAGTACAAGGCCTAGATGTGTTGTGTTTTCTGTAAAGTTTTTCATTTTTCTACTTCTCTTAAATAAATTTTAATCTTTCGTTATTTAACAATATACTTTAACAACTCTTAATTTGCAAACTGTTTGTTGAAAAAATATAATCTTTTATTTATCCTTAGCTCTTCTTTTAAATAAATCGATGCCTTTTGTGTGGTTTTTGTATGACTTTACAATGTTATCAAGGAATGACTTTGGAACTCCAACCGGAACATAACCTGAAGAAACTGCATAAATTATGTTTGCTACTAAATCTTTTCTGGTATTTATCTCAATTACTTCTTCGAAGATTTTATTTAATACCTTCCAATACTGAACTTCTTCTGCCGGATCTTTGCTGTCCGCAATCTCAACCTCTAGGAAATAAAAATCTGTAAATATGTGCTTCGCTATTCCATTCCACACCAAATCAACCTCTTTGGAGTAACAATTTTTCATTTGTAAAGTTATACACCCGCTTTCAAGAGCATCCAATAGCTTTATATCTTTAAATATTGACATCATAAATCCTTCTCTTTTATGTTTTGCGCAACTGCCAATTCGCCCTTGCATAATCTGTAAGATTCAAGCAACTCACCACCAGCCACACCACCTAAACTTTTAATTTTATCAATAAGAGACTCATGTTCTAAAATCTCACCCTTCAATAAATTGATTAAAGACTCATGGCCTTCTATCTTATCTCTGTAGCGTTCTTCTAAAACTTCCTCTATATTGCCTTTGAAACTTTTATCGAATTTATCCAAATCCACTTCCTCTGATAAAACCGATACCATCTTATTTAAATTTTTTATCTTGTTCGTGTAGGCAACTTCCACCTCCGAAGGCATTGAAGTTAAATTCCCTCCAATGTAGTTAAAGCAAGACACGTCTAATCCATTACCAAGCGCCATCATCAATTCCTTCAATTCCAATTATACTCACATACAACTATACGAACAATAACTCAAATTCTTAACTTTCGCACACTCTCTCTACTGAATGAGGGTCTACAAACAATGCGTTCTTTATCTTAGGATAATCTGGGCCTCCGTAAGTGTTGGAAGAATATTTAAACCTCCAATTCATCCCATCAACAAGAACCCAATTCCCACATTTAGAATAATCTTTCTTAAACCAAGGAAGAGAATGATACTCCACATCATGTTTGAGCTCAAATAAATCCTTCTTGAAATATCCTCTAACTCCAAATAACTTCAACTTTTCATTAGAATTCAATATTACCAAATAATATGCGCCATCCTTTAATCCTGTCTTCTCATAAGAACTGCCATAAGGATCAATTGCTGACTCGGCCCTCAGACATCTAACTACATTTCCAGATTGCATTCACCCGCCTCGTTTTAATTCCGCCTTGATGAAACCTTCAATCTCAACCCTAAGATTATTACATCTGCAAATCTTAACATGGACTTCCGACTCCCTCTTTGAAACTTCTTCTTTTGAATATACGTCTTCAATTTCGTTCTTTGCGTACATAAGATCAATAGCTTGAGATAATCTCCCAACTTCTTCGCACGATGAACATAGATCACCAATTGCGCTATGCAAGTTCATTGTATGCCTCCGATCCTTTTAAAATGATAGATTATATATTTAATTTTATCCTAAAAAAGTAAGCACCCGTATAAAAAGGAATAAAATAAAAGTTTTATTCATACGAATTCTAATTCAGCACACTTGTATTCACTCTTAATATATCCTCTAAACAATGACAATTCAATCCGAGGCCTTACATGTTCTTATAAGCAGAAGCATAATATTTCATCTGTTTGTATAATCCACTGAGGACGTTTCTACGACTGGCTGTCAAGTGATGAGTTATCCCGTACTGAGTTAAAAAGATAGGATCTTTTCCAATAACTTCATCAGGCGTCATCCCAGAATAAGCCAAGGCTAATATAATTCCTATTCCTTTAGGTATCATCGCCTCACCATCCACTCTGAACTCAACAAGACCATTCTCAAACTTAGGAACTAACCACAATTTGGAATTGCATCCTCTTATCTTATATTTGTGAACCTTCTCTGAATCATCTAGACCATCTGCCGCTTTCGCTAAATTTATTATATATTGGAATTTATCATTCATGCTGCTGATGGCCGCTATCCCATTTAATACTGTCATTTTGTCCACAAAAAAACCCTCTTTAGTTAATAACTCACTAAAAAGGGTTTTTTTATTTAAAATATGTTAAATTTAAAACTTCCACCTTCTCACAGATTTAAAGCCTTTCTTATCTCGCTCACTTTATCATCCGATCCTTGATTGTATTTAGCATTAATCAAATCGTTTAACCACTCAGGGAAGGCATAGGAGGTTTCGTTAAGATGATCATCTACATGATATATATGCCAATCATTGCCATACATACTTCCAAAGCCCCAACAACCACCATCTAGATCAACTGCATCTAAATCACAATCTTTCAACTTCAATTCTACTCTCTCCATGTTTCTACTCCCATTTACACTCTTACCAATACTTCTCAAAATTAATCTGACCTTCGTCATTTTCATAATTAGACTTTAATCCATACTTTGACTGAAGGAGTGAAACCATTCCATCTTTGTTGTCAAATACTTCTTTGCCATCTACCAACTTAGGAGCGCCAATCATTCTAGGACTTCCGCAAAGATACACTTTTGTATTCTTCGCCTCAATCTTGAAATCATACTTATCCTCTAAAACATTCTCAGAAAATAAATTCTGTATGTAATAATCTTCGCGCTCTGATGTAATCATTACTTCATGAAACACGTTAGGATAAGATTCGACAATTTCTTCTATCTGCGTACTATAGCCAAACTCACAGCTATAACGATTACACTCAACTATAACTATTTTCCCCTCATGCCCATCTCTTAGCAACTTTGACAACATCGGGTTATGAGGAGCCAATCCAGTTCCAGTAGATATAAATATAATCGTATCTTTATCATCTACATCTCCTAAAAGATAATTACCCGTTATCTTCTTTCCCATGTTTACTCTATCGCCTTCCTTAAGCATAAACAATCTCGGAGTCAAATAAGGAGGATAACTCTTGTGCCCAACTGGTACTAATGAAATATAGAACTCTAAATAATCCAATTCATTATGATCTACCAAATCATGATCCTCTTTGAAAACCGGAGAAGATATGCTGTAAGCCCTCTTTTGGACTTTATTAAGCATTCCCTCGGCCAACTCTTCCTTTTGCGCTCTTGGTACTCTAGCTTCGCTCCCATCTAACCCCAAAGTGGTATATTGGCCAGCTTCATAACTATTGACAGGGAAATCAGGCTTTATTCTAAATATTCTTAGATTTTCACTGACCTCCTCTATACTTATAACCTCTGCGTTGTATTTCATGCAAACAAATTCCTTATTTTAGAAACTACACCTTTCTTATTGATTTTCTTATTGTGATTATTTTTAGAATAATCTAATATCTTTTCACTACTGCTCATCATTGCCAATATTAATGTATCCTCGTCAATTAGTTTAAAAAAATCTCTATATAACTTTTTGCCTTTTATATTACAATAGGTTCCATATCCACCATGAACCTTAATATATCTCGAACTTTCGTAATCCTCTGGAGAATCCTCCATCAGCTCTATTTCTTTTATAATATATCCAATCACACTAGATCCGACTTTAAAACCTCTGCTTCGAAACTTTTCAGCCCTTACAATACAGTTCCCTATTGAAATTTTATCAGACACTAATTCTAAAACACCACCATCCTCTATTTCACTTAAGCACCTGTCACTTGCATAAATTTCGCCATCTTTCATATAACACACGTTTACACCAAAATCAAAACTCAACTTGAAATCTGCAATTAACTCTTCCTCTGTGCAATCAAACAACATCACATCTACAAATTCTTTTCCCGATTTATTAAAACGGTTTTCTTTCTCATACCTGCCGAACAAACAAATGAAATTCTTTGACCACTTTCTCCTGCACAACTCTACTATCGAATATCCCTCTTCACACAATCTTCCCACAGTGTTTATATATTTTGTCCTGTCTGTGAAAAATAAATCTACGTCTTGGTAACTTCTTTCCATTAATGAATCTCTGACAGCCCCACCAAAGACAAGCTGATAATCAATCCCAGTAAGTCGAGATTTTAATCTTCTAACGTGTTCGTTTGTTTTTTTTATCAACTGCATTCTTCTCTCCTGTACGAATTTTCTCTTATTAAATCTAACATGCACTGCGTTGTTGAGGATTTTAATTTGTCTATTGATATATTTTATCTCAGTGTCCTAGATTTCTTATTTTTTTACGAAAGATATGGAGCTAATAAATGGCGCAGGCCTTGGACGGTATGAATACTACTTATAATAATAGGAAATTTTTAGGAAAATCTGATATGATTACAATTAACTGCAAACTAACATCTTACATACAGGTTTTTCATCCTATAATTTTCTCAATATGTCTAAATATCCGCTGTTTTCACTCTAAGTATTTGTAGTGCAATTATCACCCATTAAACAGGTTCAAACAAAAGGCCCCAACCAAGGTGGGGCCTTTTGACTCTTTAATTTAATTTCTATCTATTATTGTTGGTATTTCTGGAAGTTGCGTTTCCACCTCTGGAAGTTGAACTACCTCCATCGCCTCCTGCAGCATTTCCTCCCGACACATCAACAGAAGAGCTCTCACTCGATGGCTTTAAAGACTTTCCGAACACATAAGAAGATCCAACACTTCCAACTGCTCCCACAATAGACTTGCCAATTCCTTCTCCGCCATTAACAGCGATATTAACAGGCCTTGCTCCTTCTTTAAGCGTGTCGTGTGAAACCATTACAGTCTGATTTGGGCCTGCAATATGGCTAGAGTGAACAGTGTAATACTTAACACCACCTATTTCTCCTAGCTCATAAACACCGCTTCCAGTAAGACCCGGAGTGATCTGCATAATACCGCATGAAGTTAAGCTGGAAGCAATAAATGCAACCAATATAAACATTACCATCCCTTTTAACATCTTTTCATCCCTTGTTGTAGTTAATATCTGTCAACAACCCCTAAATATTGAAAAAATATACCAAGGAAATATCTCAATAACACTTAAGCCAATGATTTCTTACGGCGGAGGAGAAACACTGAAATGACACCTGTCAGGAGAAGAAGGATTTCTCTAGGCTCAGGAACCGCAGTCGTCAAGGTTAGTTTGACATTTTCAAAGAGGAAGTATTTCTTATCTTTACTCTTTACACCAAAGGCAAATAAAGAACTTCCTAGACTTCTGGTATTATTCATATCAATCAATGCTGAATCGAAGTTAAAGCTAGTGCTTTTACCATTTGCATATCTTACGCCTTTCCCTAAGTCATCATAAAACTCCTCAAACTGAGCACCGCTTCCGACCCCATCTCGCAAATCTTCTATATTTGATTTAACTTGAAAAAACTCAAAGTTCAAAATATCACCGCTGCCGCTGAAATCAATACTAGCATTCAGTATCTCGGTAGTCACCTCGGATAAATCGAAAACAAAATAAGCTCTTGATTCGCTCTCTGGTGTCGCATCTCCCTTTTTCGGCTTTCCAGTTTTGAATACACTAGCGATCCCAGAGCCATAAGTAAACACCTCGCTCTTCGGTTTCTTTATTTTGGTTTTAGTGTAATTTCCCACACTGGAAAGACTTGCATCCGAGTCAAGAGTGATAATTCCAGCAGAAGAGCTGAACATTGCTATGAAGAAGGCAAAAAGTATATTTAAACTTATTCCTTTTAACATCTTACTACCCCTTTCTGTTGTTATACATTCCAATACTTCCCAAATATTGAAAAAATATACAACTACATCTTATACTTATCTCCCACTCCAAGCGCTCCTTTCAACTTGTCAAAGGGAGCCTCCATTAAGCATATATATCCACTTCTATTTACGTTTGTACAATATCCCTCTATTCCAGATATTGTGATCTCTGCATGAACTCTTGGCTTTCCATCTTTACGCTTATCTCTTATTATCGATATTTTACCAACTCTCACATCAGCAGCCTGCCATGTGTTTGTATAAGAAACCCAATCTCCAACCTTCATATCTCTTCCCAAGCAATCTACAGCCATATCCATTCCTATTGAAATATAAAAGGCCACACTTTTCAGCATGACCCTTTATTTATTTGTATTTATTTACCTTAACTCTTGTTATTCTCCAAACTTTTAAATATCCTTCTGGAGTTTTATTATCAGGTTCAGGCTTTCCTTTTCTATACCATCGCATTCTATGGTAGAAAAACTTCGTTATATCCGATGCCTTACTCCTGCTGATCCTGCACTTTCTCATTACTCTTTCAAAAGCTTCATACTCAGGCCAACCATCATTAAACATTCTCTCAACGATAATCCAAGGTATATTGTTTATATTACAAGGCCATCTTTCTTCAGCCCAACCATCAGGAGGAATACTCCTCGCCTTGTTTATCCTTGCCTTCTTATGTCCTCTGCAACGCCTATAATATCCAGTATGTGATTTATTCTTATATGTATTCCCCATCTGGGACTCCTTATGTTGATTATTAGATCTTCATAAGTTCACACTCCTTTTGATTTTACAATACTTCTATAAAATATACGATACTTTTGGGGCAGAATCAATTGTCTTAGCATGAGCCTCTATTCTTTCTGAGGCATCTTTAAAGCCATCTGCTTCAAGTTCTATACCGATAAAGCTTCTCTTTGTGTTTAGACAAGCAATCGCAGTTGTACCGCTTCCCATGGCAAAATCTAACACTTTATCATTCTCGTTAGAATAAGTTTTGATAAGATACTCCATAAGCTTTACTGGCTTCTGAGTTGCGTTAGTCTTTTTGCCATGACTTCCATCATTATTCATCACTCTGATATTCTTAATAATGTTTTTAGGGTATCTGTCAGTTTGACCACCACCGGAAATGCCAATCTTTGTCTTTCCCATTGTTTCGCCATCGCCAGTATTCTTCTTGAAACTATTGACAGGCTTATGGCCAAATGTCTTCTGAGGATTATAAGTGCATTGCTTTCTATAGAAAACACAAACATCTTCAATGCATCTTAAAGGCTGTTTCTTAGCATTTAAAAAGCCTGTAGATTTATTTTTCTCCCACACCCAGCGATACTTAAATTCGTTAATATTACTACATACTAACATTGAAGTAAATGGTTCATTCCCCATTAAAACGATAGCGCCCGTAGGCTTAACAATTCTTTTCAATTGCTGCCACATTGGCCCAAGTGGAATTATTGAATCCCACTTACAATTTGTCGTTCCGTAAGGTGGATCTGCCAAAACCAAATCAATAGATCCACTCTCAATATTTTCCATCTCCTTTAAACAGTCACCATGCAATAGTATCATAGCCATCCTTTCTTTTATTTAATTTCATCTTACTTTAACAGCTCTTACACAAATTGCAAACGCTTCCAACGCTCTACTTATAGCCAGTAATTTACGAAATAAGCATCTGGAGAATCCCAATCAGTTCCTTCCAGCATTTTATTTGCTTTTCCAACCACAGAGTCTAATTGATCTTGCGTTATCTCGGAATATAATTTGATCGGTATAGTGTTTGTATTTTCCACATGCTCATTTTCACCTATCTCAACTTCAAACTCTTTATATTCTTCATTCTTTTCAAATCTGACATTAACAATCATCTTATTCCTTTTATTATAATGCTCCGACAGGGCTTGAACCTGTAATGTTGCCGTCAAAAGGCAAAGTGTTACCAATTACACCACAGAGCAATGAATACTTTTAAATTCCTTTCAACATTTCATCAATGTCATTCTTCTTAAGCTCAATCTTCTCGTTGTGCGTATTGTCAGAATTGTTGTAAAAAACTCTATCAAACACGCAATCGACTTTCTTAAAATCTTCTACATACTTTTTCCCTGTTCCAGACTTCAGGTATGCGACTGTAGCATGTGCCTTATATTCTGGATAGTCATTAGTATACTTAAGACCGTCTTTCAACTTTTTGTTTAAATCTTTCAGGTCTTCGCTTTCAACCTTAACGACCAAAACATCATATCTTTCATTTTCAAATATATGAAGTCCTACAAGCTCTCCATTCATTTGCAATACAGATCCAAGCAATGCCTTTACTTTGAAATTCTGTTTATCATGAACTCCATAAAGAACTGTCACATGGCTATCTTCTTCGATTCCAGTATCATCGTCTTCTTCGAATAAATCTTCCTTGTCTATCTTATTCGCTATCGACAACAGCATATCCTTTTGAGTTCCTTCAATAGGAACTCCAATCCAACCAAAACTATGAACATGATCACCTGATTCTACAAACATAAACTCAACCTACTATTTAATTTTTAAACTTAACAAACTTCTCTCTACCAAACCTAAAGCTGAATCCAACTTATCAACAGGTACTTTTTCGACAGAGCCATATATTCTATCAAACTTATCCAACCATCCACTTGGTAGCTTATAAAGTCCCAATCGTATCTGATCCCTATAGAATCTTTCTGCTTTAACTTCCATAACACCTTCCTTTACTTAAAAGCGGCAATGACGGGATTCGAACCCGCAACGTCTGCCGTGACAGGGCAGTGCTCTAGCCAATTGAGCTACATCGCCAAAATATACTTATACCGCTTACAACCGCCGCTGCTATGCAATATAAGTATTTCAAAAATTACTTCCTAAAATCATGATACGACGCCATAATCCCATTTCATAACTTCCTATACTGCGACAGAGCATAATAGTCTAATCGCTTTTGTGCGCACAAGGCCTGTAATAGTGCCTTAATAGTTCCAATGGGATTTGAACCCATATCCATCCCTTTCGGGGAATCGTTCGCTAGAATTCTCAGCAGTTCGCGACTTCTGCATCTTAGGACTTACTCACTGCCTGTACTTTCCATCGTACTCTTAGAACTAATGGAGCTACTGAGACTTGAACTCAGATAAGAAATATGCCGCATGCGGTTTTTTACTTCTTATAAACCTTCTAACCCCAGAACTACTTTCCATCTATAATATTCTTTATCACACATTAATCATTTCACTTGCTAAGTGGGACTTGAGGGACTCGAACCCACGACCTTCGCTTTATGAGAGCGCCGCTCTAACCAACTGAGCTAAAATCCCTTAAATTTATTCTTTACATCAATCTCCTTTTCCAGAAAAGTGTCTTTCCAGCTTCCCTCTCATTCTTTCATCTTCTTTCTCCCTCCAAGACGATGCGGGGAAAGTATCATACACATACAAACATCCTTCATCTACTGCATTCAAAAGATCTTCCATACGGGTCAAAGAACAGTGATAAATCTCTTTCATTTCTACACCTTCTCGTAAGACACATCTTCAAATTTCGTACTGACATATTTCAGCATTTTATTCAGATGATTTATATTAGTAATCTTAGTTGCACCTTCTATACAATTTGTAGTACATGTGTGCAATCCTGAAAACATAAAGTAATAAATTCCTGTCTTAATAACATATTCCATCTTCTTTCCTTACTTTCTTAAAAGTACTCCGACTTGGACTCGAACCAAGGACTTTCTGCTTAGAAGGCAGATGCTCTAATCCAACTGAGCTACCGGAGCATACATATTCTTTTCTTTCTTTAAAATGGCCGATGGAGAAGGACTCGAACCTCCACTTCCTAGATACAACTCTAGGCACTCTAATTAGATTACAATCTTGACGAATCAAGTTAGGGAATCAAACCCTACTAAAAAGTAATCTAATAATTACGCTACTTACAGGAAGACATTCTAGAATATCTTTCTGTTCTTCACTTCATACCAATTGAGTTATCCATCGATTAAAATTTCTTTAACTACACTACATCCTATTGTAAATATTTCAATCTATCATTCTAACTTTCTTTCACTTTTAATACAGCTACTGAGATTCGAACTCAGAACTTTTCTTTCGTAGAGAAAGGTGATAATCCATTTCACCATAGCTGCCTCTTTAAATACACGAAGAGGGACTCGAACCCACAACCTTCTGGGTGTAAACCAGATGCTCTAACCAATTGAGCTACTCGTGCTTATTTACTTACTTTATCCTTCTTTCATACTAAGTCAAATCAATCCAAAAAAAAAGCCCTTAGATTTTTACATCTAAGGGCTTTTTAAAAATAATGTAGATTTATAACTTAGCCATTAGACACACGCAGAACTTGACGATCAGAATCCTGTCGTCTCACTCTATCTATGACTATCACTTGGCTTTTCATTATATCTACTCATTAATTTTTTTAAATTTATAACTACAGTATACTTCTAACTTCTTTACATGTCAAACTTTTTATTAAACTTTTTACACTATAGGCTTTTTACCAACAGCATGCCAATGAATAAATGCCGGATTTGCCACAGCATCATCTCTATTATATATAAAGTCATTAACAGTAATGCTTGATATTCCACCGCCCTCGCTTCCAAGATGCTCTAAAGTGGTCGTTACAACTGGCACAACTCCAAACGGAACATTGAATGCTATTGTTTCGCCAGTATCTAAAGTTGAAGAAGTTCTTCCCCACTGAATTCTAGCATCACCAATATCCAAGTAACCACTGTCAGATTCATCATCTACAATTGTAGGAGCAGGAAGTATTTCAACTCCTCTCATTATTCTAATGTAACCAGTGTTTGCAGTTTCAGATAAGAATATTGGCTTTGTTATTTGTCCAACAAAACTAGGAGAGGTCAACTGAACTCCTCCTGCGACGGTTGTGCTTAAGAAATAAACACATCCTATATCCAGAGGAAGCGCAGAGGCTCCAGATCCAGTTAAGTCAAAATATCCATCTGTCGTAAGGGTAAAATGATCTACGTCTGTTATAAATGTAACCATTCCTGCTGCTTCCGAATTGACATCAGTATCAGACTGCGCAAGAACATATGAATCAGTTACCGAATCTATTCTTACAATATCCCCAAGAGAGAATCCATGAGCAGTCTGCTCTATTATTCTTTCATTTGACGAAGTTGCCTCAATATCAGACAATCCTATAATTACGTACTCAGTCCCATCCCACATGATTGTTTGATTATTAGTATAATCATTACCAGTTTCTGGATCTGTTACGGGAGCTTCTACTAGATACACATCGCCTATTCTTCTATCGATTAGATCTGGGAAATCTCCACTAACTAAAATATCCCCAATGTAAATCATATCTCCAGCAGGGCCAGTTCCAGCCCCAATACCACCGCCTGCTTCATCTTCTGGAAGATACGTTACAAACTCAAAAAATCCTGACAGAGACGTTCCTTTCGGAGCTGGTTCAAGCTCGTAGAACCATGTTACTTCTGTTTCATCTTCGAATTCCCAACTGTTTGATGTAACTTGAGTTGTTGAGTCAGTATAAGGAGAGCCATTTATATTTATCTTAGTGGAATTCTCATACCTATAAACAATCGCATCTATAGCTATATATCTTTTAAGCTGCGAGCAGAAGAATGTTTTTAAACACTTGTATACAATCATAATTTATCCTTGAAATATAAATGCCCTAATAAGGCCGTTCTCACCATTCTGCAGTGCAATCCCAAAAACAGATCCATCCTTGTTCGATCCGTTAGACTTTGCCTTTCCATCGCTGTCCGATGTAATAAAGTCGCCACTTTGAATAGAGCCTGTAATGTTAACTCTGTATTCTCCGCTGATCGCCACTGTCAAAAAGCTACCATCATGATTGCCATCAACCACAACTCCTAAAACATTTACGTCTTTTTCTACATCTGTTGTAGTTACTGCATTGCTAAAATTTTTACTTACTACTACAGGATGACCCTCATACAGATCTTTCCCTGATTTGTTTTTAAGTTTAATTAAATCTTCATTCAACCAAACAACACCATCAAATACTTCTATCCTGTTCCTATCCCTGTTGAAATGAAATGCTCCCTTTATCTGAAAGCCTTCTTTATTTCTATCATTAGTACTCAACACCTTAAGAGTTAATGTAGGCTCGCCGGATTCCATTATAACTCTTCCGGCATCACTTTCCTGAAATTTTCCCTTAGGAGTAAAGAAGCCAGCATTTAACTCCATTCCATGAAACCATATAACTTCTTCATCGCTTGTGTAATGATAAACTGTCGCTCTTCCCTTGGAATCAAACTCTTTAATGGTAAGCTTTGTAATGTTTTCAAAACGTAACATTTCTGTTCCTACTGGAATGTGCCTTTTCAATGAGGGACAAAAAAATCTTTTTTTACACGTATATACTAACATCTGAACACCCATCTTAATTTTAAACTTGTTTTTAAACACAAAAAAGCCAGCATTGACTCTACCTCTATAAGATGCTTTCTTATAAAAAAAATATGAGAGTTAACACTGGCTTTTGATAAGATGTTTACAGAATTGTTATTCCGATATAGACTTAAGGAATATCCCCTATGAGATCTTCTTGAAACGAATCTCTAAATAACATAAATTCCTCAGCCCCTCTTGAGTTTAGATTATCACACATGAACTCCTTCAATCGATCCAGATCTTCCGCCCTTCTATCAATATCTTCTTTCGCATCCCCTTCAACTGCACTGGCAAAGAATTTATCTTTATCCTCTCCTGACAGATCTAAAATCAGTCCAGTCAACAAAAGATTGTCATCCCTACACGCAGACTCATCAGCATCATATGATAAAAGATCAGTATAAACATGACCGATCTCAACGTCTTCTAAGAATATAAGATCGCCGCCCTCCGAGAACACTTTCAAACTTAAAAGCAAATTAAAGCAACCAACCCCTTTAAGACTTTCAGATGTATGCAAGGTATTATAATACTCCTTTGAAATGGCATAACTTCCACCAAAAAGAATTGGTATTATATTTGTCTCCCCATCACTAACATGAACAAAACTCGTTCTTGAATCTTTAGCCTTTACTCCAATTACATTAGCCTCACGCAAAAGACCATCTAATATCTGAGCATCCCTTCTGGCATATCTATTCAAAGGAACCGGATTAGCGCAGTATACAGCCCTGCTGTTGTCATCTAAAGCATCTTCCAGCTGAACATTCCAATCATTGAAATAGAAGGACATATGAGCGTCTGTGAGCAAAATATAAGGAGTGTCCGCTAAAGCCACGCCTTTCCCCCTGCTTGCGGTAGGCCCAATCCTCTCTTCATTTTTAATATACTTACAATTATATGCCTCTGCTATTTCCTCATAATCAATACCATCATTTGACGCATCATCAATCAGAACAATGTCAACTTCTTCCTCTGCTGTCAACCTTATACCATTTAAAGTCTTTTTGAGATAAGCACCCTCGTTTGCGAATGGGATCACTACAGTTAATTTTTTCACAAAATATTCCTAATCTAATTTAAAATTGTACTATCTCTACTCTATCGAATAACTTATGATATTTTAAGGAGCACGTTTCTAAAAGTTTGAATATTTAAACATACTTCCATATTTAAGGACAGCAGTCATCATATGCTTTTTACTATTGCTAATGCGGTAATTTCTAAACGTATGATAATATCCCATATAATCTGGTTTATCAACAGTACTCGTACTACAAATATAAGCAAGCCTTCTCAGATTGTCACTATTTGCAATTGCAAAATAATAGTTCTTATCAAAACTCTCTTTTATATAATGCTGATACAGAAGATAAGAATAAAATCCAGAGAAGTAAGACAAACTGTTGTTTCCATTTTTTAAAGCCTTTGTTTCGCACTTAGAAGCAAACACTAGAGACTTCATATCATCAAGCTCATGAAGCAGCGAATTCTTTCCATTGAACAGCGAAATAAGATAGTTCATACCCGGAATAGTATATCCAGAGCTATCGCAAGAATACAAAGGTATATCTCCTATATCATCAGTTGGGCCTAAGCCAAGAGCATGCATCTTCAATCCAGTTAAATCATAAACTTGTCTGATCCTCTCAGAAACCCACTCTTTCGAAATTCCTCTTACGGCTGGGCCTGATATGCAAATGTAATCAGTTGTCTCTTTTAACTTTATAGACTTCTCTACATCCTCATCAACCTGAAGAACGGGAATTGGAGTCAATCCCTCGTCTAAGCTTTTTTGGTAATTTATTTCAGTCTGTACTTTATCTCCAATAACATCAAGCTGAATATATCCTGTAAAGTTTTTTCCATACTTCTTACAGAAATTATTATATTCCTTTAACGTTATTACTTCTCCAGACTTAAAGGCACTGAATGCGCCACTATCGATCAATACATTACAATGTTTAGAAATTGCCAATGCATAGTTGAACAATGCTTTACTTCTTCTTATAAATGCATAACTTATCAAAATGTTCATGCTTAACCTCGTTATTTAATATTGTCATCTTACACTAACAATAACAATATTAAATTTATCTCACATGAACTTATTCTTACGTTCCATAACAATAATAAATCTTTTCAGGAACAGGAGCATATTCTTCAATTCCAACTTTCTCTCCAACTTGAAGATAATCATTGTTCATTTGAACTCTTACCGTAATCCCGTTCTCAGTCGTAAATGAATTCGAGTTATCACTTCCATGACTAGAATTATACAGAGTAGATCTTCCGTGAACATCATTTCTAACCACCCACCACTCTTCCGTCTTGATCGTTTTAGTTTCGCCATTCTTCCACTTATACTTTCCAAACATTTTAAATTCATCGTCATCCGTCCAAGTAATATTAACAACTCTTCCTTCCGCTGACTCTGGAATAAAAGGATACTTCGCTGTAGAATTAGTCATAACAATCCTTATTCTTTTAAGTTATTCATTGTATTTTCCAAGGCCTCTTTGTGATTCTTTCCCGATTCGCATCCAGATAAAATCCTCTTGCCGTCCTTATAGCATATCCAACATAAAACTTTATTCTTATTCAAACAAGAAAATTCAACCCTGTTTGCAGGATCTTTCTCATGCAACCCTTTAAGTATATTTTCCATTACACGCTCCCGTTCCTTCGCTCATGTCTGTAATCCATAAAAAACTCTTTCAGCCTATTATATCAGACTAAAAGAGTTTTTTTAAAATGTCGCCTGTGGGTAACGATCCCACCGAGCTCAAAGCGCCAGTTTTACAGACTGGATGTCCTCCTTAGACATATACGACGACTTATATTTATTTCCATTAACGTATTCAGCTGGAATCGAACCAACATCTTGCTCATACAATTTGCTACTGCGCTTTACCATTAAGCTATGAATACATAGTAGCTCTGACAGGACTCGAACCTGTAAATTACAGTTTTTGAGACTGCCGCCTATGCCAATTCGGCTACAGAGCTATGTTAATACCGCTGGAGAGATTCGAACTCTCATGCACAAAGGCAACGAGGCTTAAACTCGTCGGGTATGCCAATTCCCCCACAGCGGCTTATTCTTACTAACAACAGGCACGGCTGGACTCGAACCAGCAACCTTTCGGGTAACAACCGAAGTCTCTACCATTGAGATACACGCCTAAAAAGATGGAGATGAGAATCGAACTCACTCATACTTGCTTAACAGGCAAGACCAATACCAATTTGGTTACTCCATCAAAAAAAAGTGCATATAAGCTAGGACTCGAACCTAGTTCCTGAACTACAATGCGTAACATATCGCCACCTTGGACAAATATACACTTCAAACTTCTTCATTAAAGCGGAATGAGTGGGACTCGAACCCACACAGCCATTTAACCTGCTGAACTGGTTAGCAACCAGCGACGATACCAATTTCGTTATACCATTCCTTAGAGAACAATGCGAGAATCGAACTCGCCTAACAGGGTTTGCAATCCTGCGCCTATATCCAATCGGCCAATTGTTCATTTAACTTCTTACTTTCCTATCTTTTAAAAATGGCGGAGACAGAGGGAATCGAACCCTCGACGCCGTATTAGTGCGCAGCTGCTTTCAAAACAGTGTCCTCGTCCATGCCGGACTATCTCCATAAAATCCAAACAAAAAAAATCCCCTTCTGAGTGATTAGCTCAAAAGGGGATTCAAATATTTAAAATTATTTGCTACCTCATTTAAGCACAGGATCATACGAATTACTATATAAGTAACTCGAACAATTGCTTAAATTGTAGCTTGAAAATTTCATTTTAAATCTCTTTCTTTTAAATTGTTTTTAATAATACTTTTTTCTTCTGTGTAACCAATATACCATGATAAATAGTTAATTGCAAGTTCTTTTTAGAGTTTTTATCACTTATTCTCTCAATCTAGACTTAATGACTAATTCTCCAGAAGCTTGAACGAGGTCGTAATCATTACCACTCTTATCATCAAGCTGAGATACCGCTCCTGCCGATTCAGTTATAGTGCTCTCATCTGATGGGTCGTACCAAGCTATTTACTAATACGAATTTTATAAAAGAAATATCCTATTAATAAGCATCTATATATGGAGGAGCTGACTTGTAAGGATGACCAGATGGGAGTTTAGCGACTAGTCCCCACTTCCAAGCAAGATAGCCTTCCATCTTTTGTTGAGTAATAGTGTCAGTTCCTTCTACCATAAGCAACTCTCCTATTGCGCCATCAAGCAAATGAGTAAACGCAATAGGGAATCCACCTAGAAACGCAGTAAACTGTTGCAATCCAGTACTAGTTACCTTGTTAGCATATAGTTTTGTTGGATTAAGCACACTATTAAGTCCGTTCCGATATAAGTGACTCTCCGTTGCGGTGAAGTCCATGACCGTAGTCCACATCGTGTCTAGTCCGATAACTGAGCCAGATGGTGCAGGGTCGCTAGTTGAGTATAGCAAGTTTTGATTTGTCGGGTCAGTGTTAAACAATCGACCTCTGAACTCATTAATGTTTTGCGCACTATCAAGTTGTATATCAACATCATCATCCCAAGCCCATATAGCTTGATTTCTGTCACTGCAAGAGTCTACTACTGCAACCGCAAACACCATAAAGTTTCCACTGGCAGGAAATGCAAAGTTTGTAATGTTATATAGGTGTTGAGTAACCCCGTCGGCATCTAGGGCGTTTAAACCGCCTATTGTTCTAATTCCAGTCATTGGCTGTTGAACGCCAGTTGCGTTAATAAGATTTCTTACATTGCCAGACTTGTCATCCCACTGACTTACAGCTCCTGCTGATTCTGTAATAGTTGAAGCATCATTGGCATCGAACCAAGCTTCAGTGGATATTTCAGCGGGATTCCAAAGGCTTGCAGGAAGTGAAGACTGATCTCCATAAACACCAGCTAAAAATCTATCTCCATTGGAAGCATTAACTCCAGCGGCAGAAAGTGCGGCTGGATCATTTGGCAATGTCTCTGATTTGAAAAATTTGTCTTTACCATTATTCTTACTATCGAAACCATGCCAGATAGAAGCGCTATCATTAGCCGCTGATTCTCTCCAAAACTGACCATTGTCAGAAGGATTCTTGATATATCCCATTTAAAATCTCCACGTTAGCATTTATTTACTAATACAAAGTTATAAAAGAAATATCCTATTAATAAGCATCTATATATGGAGGAGCTGACTTGTAAGGATGACTAACAGGCAATGAAGCTTCTGTTCCCCATTTCCAAGCTAGGTATCCTTCGATCTTTTGCTGTGTAGATAAGTCCTCAGTTCCATCTGTAAATATAAACTCTGAATAAGCACCATCCCATGTTCTATTATTGCCAGCCCATTGATTACCAAACCCGAAACTCCATGTCTGCTCTCTTATTGCGGCACTTTCAAATTTGAAAATCGTTGCTGTCGGCATTGGAAGTACGTTTAAGGCCGTGCTTACCGTGGAACCATTCTTATATGTAAAATCATTGAACTCAAGAGTTCCGATAGTATAGAAGTCTGGAGTTCCTGAACTACCACGAACAAGGTATCTATCAAGCGCACCTGCAAGCAGCACATCGAATGATGAGAAGTTGGCGTTGTCATTTCTAATGACTGTATAGCAAATCTTCGCTCCGAATGATGGTACTTCTAATCCTTTCGCTCCAGTATTACTTGTAACTCCGATACTACCCATCCCATTCATATTAGCATCGGTAGGCTTATAGGTCGGTTGTTGAGATCCAGTTGCTTGCACAGCGTGTTTGCTATTTCCACTTTTATCATCCCATTGAGAAACTTTATTGGCAGACTCTGTGATAGTTGACGCATCAGAAGCATCAAACCAAGCTGATGTAGTTATATTGTTAGGAGTCCAAAGGCTTGCAGGAAGTGAAGATTGATTACCATAAACACCAGCTAATAATCTATTACCACTAGAAGCAATAGACCCAGACTCACTTAAAGCCTTTGTACCATTGGGCAATGTTTCTGATTTAAAGAATTTGTCTTTACCATTATTCTTACTATCGAAACCATGCCAGATAGAAGCGCTATCATTGGCCGCTGATTCTCTCCAAGACTGACCATTGTCAGAAGGATTCTTGATATATCCCATTTAAAAACTCCATGTTAGTATTTATAAAGATTCAGTCAACCACCATCAACAGGGTGGTACATTCTTATAAGGATGATCAGCAGGAAGCTTGGAAACTTGATCCCACTTCCAAGCAAGATAGCCTTCTATTTTTTGACGAGTTGATACAGATCTATCGTTAGAGATAATAATCTCTCCCATACCTCCGAAAAAATTGAAATTCGAAGCGGTAAACCCTATGCCAATATTTGTTGTGGAATTTCCTACTGACTGAGACATCACAACATTCGCTTCACTGGAACCATTAATAAAAGCCTCAGTATTCAATCCAGAAAAATTAACATCATAAGAAATAATACTACTAACACCAGCCAAAACGCCTCCAGAATAAGCATCAGATCCATCACTCTGCAAGACTATATCGGAGGTTGTCATATTCCAATCTTGAGATATCCCAGATTGTGCGAACATCGTATTCTTCCTGCGACTTGAAATAACAAAATCCACATACCAAACGCCAACCACAATGAAATCATCAGATCTGCTCGCCAAAGCCCCTCTTGTCATGCTGTCCGAGCCATCAAAATCAAGAACGTTTAATCCATTAATATCTCTTACTCCAGTTTCTGGCTGATTGACTCCTGAGGCTTGTATTACATTGTTACCATTTCCAGACTTATCATCCCACTGACTGACCGATCCTACCGACTCAGTTATTGTAGCAGGATCAGAGGCATCCAGCCAAAGAGATGTGGCTATTTTTGCAGGAGTCCAAAGAGAAACTTTTGGAAGATCACCATAAACACCAGCTAAAAATCTATCGCCACTAGAAGCAATAGCTCCAGATGCAATTAAAGATTTTGGATCATTTGGCAATGTTTCTGATTTGAAAAATTTATCTTTACCATTATTTTTACTATCAAAACCGTGCCAAACAGAAGCACTATCATTGGCCGCTGATTCTCTCCAAAACTGTCCGTTGTCAGAAGGATTCTTGATATATCCCATTTAAATCTCCATATTAGCACTTATTTACCAACATGAATTTTATAAAAGAAATATCCTTTTAAACTAATAAACTTCCACTAGTGATATATGGAGGTTTGTTCTTATACGGATGTCCAACTGGAAGATCAGATTCCGTACCCCACTTCCAAGCCAAGTATCCTTCGATCTTTTGACGAGTTTCTACTGATCGGTCATCGGAGATAACCATTTCACCCATTCCTCCAACTACATTAGAACCGCCAACAAAGTTCGCAGCTATACGGGCAGTACTATTTCCAAGGCTTTGCGTCAGAGCAAGTATTGCCTGACTTTCTCCGTTTACAAAAGCCTCTGCATTAAGGCCCGTAGGATTCATATCAAAAGAAACGACAGTTGCTCCGCTTATCGTGCCTCCAGAGTAAAGCATAGTGCCATCCAATTGCGTAGTGAGACCAGCAGTTGTTGCATTCCAAGCCTGAGGAGAACCTGTTTCTGAAAACAGTGTTGCGCCCGAATCTACATCCCAAACTCCTACCATAATGAAGTCATTCGCCACATTCGCCAAACTCCCTCTTTGCATGCTATCACCACCATCGAAATCGAGAACATTTAGGCCATTGAGAGTTCTTACTCCCGTTATAGGTTGTCTGGATGCATTTCCCTGAGGGAAGTCGTTACCGCTACCACTCTTATCATCCCACTGACTCACAGATCCAGATAATTCTGTAATAGTTGAAGCATCGGTGGCATCAAGCCAAAGTTCTGTAACGACTCCAGCAGGAGTCCAAAGATTAACACTTGGAATATCTCCATAAACACCAGCCAATAGTCTATCACCGCTAGAAGCATTGACTCCAGCAGCAACAAGTGCGTCTGGATCATTTGGTAATGTTTCTGATTTGAAAAATTTGTCTTTACCATTATTCTTACTATCGAAACCATGCCAACGGATAGCCGAATTATCAGCGGCTGATTCTCTCCAAGACTGACCATTGTCAGAAGGATTCTTGATATATCCCATTTAAATCTCCATATTAGCATTTATTTACTAACATGAATTTTATAAAAGAAATATAATTTTTAAATGATCTTAATAAGCATCTATATATGGAGGAGCTGACTTGTAAGGATGCTCAGCTGGAAACTTGTCCACAAATCCCCACTTCCAAGCAAGGTAACCTTCTATTTTTTGCTGTGTGTTGAAATCCTCTGATCCGTCTGTAAATATCACCTCTGCCAAACCACCATGCCAAGTTGTATATGTTTGAGTATTCCCCATCAACCTCCAAACTTGAGTCTTTGTGCTTTCAGCGTTTATCCTAAAGATGTCACCCGCCATCGGCAAACCAGTTGGATCGTAATTAACATCAACAGTACTTCCATCCCTAAATGTACTTCCATTAAAATCAAAATTCTTATTGTCTCTAGGGCCATCCCATACGTGAACATCACCAACTCTACCCGTTAAACGGAAAGAAGGCCCTGATACTACCGCATTATGATTTGGCCATGCCGTTGCCACACCGTCCAAATATAAAGTTAAATACATTCTATTTATTGACATAGATGGAGTTTCTAAATAATCACCCAAAACGCCCAATATGGAAGGCTTTCCACCGAACACGGGATCACTTGCATTGTAAATTGGCTGTTTGCTTCCAACGCCCTGAACAGCATGATTGTCATTCCCAGACTTATCATCCCATTGGCTAATAGCTCCAGCAGACTCTGTAATTGTAGAACTATCATCAGCATCGTACCAACCCACAGATGTCATCAGAGAAGGATTCCAAAGACTTGCAGGAAGAGAAGCTTGATCTCCATAAACCCCAGCAATTAATCTATTACCACTAGAAGCAATAGACCCAGACTCACTTAAAGCCTTTGTATTATTTGGCAATGTTTCTGATTTGAAAAATTTGTCTTTACCATTATTCTTACTATCAAAACCATGCCAAACAGAAGCGCTGTCATTAGCCGCTGATTCTCTCCAAAACTGACCATTATCAGAAGGATTCTTGATATATCCCATTTGAATCTCCATATTAGCATTTATTTACCAATATGAATTTTATAAAAGAAATATCTCTAATCTCTATAAGTTTCCGCTAGTAATGTATGGAGGTTTATTTTTATAAGGGTGATTAGATGGAAGACTGTCTACCAATCCCCACTTCCAAGCCAAATAGCCTTCCACTCTCTGTCTAGACACTTCATCAATATCCTCGGTGATTATAACTTCTGCAACTATTCCACTATTTGTAATGGCAGGATTGTTGGCAGTCATCATTGCAAGCCTTGGACTGGGGGCATTCTCTGGCAATGGATTGTCGAAGAAGGCATTAACACCCTCTTGTGTACCATTTATGAAAACGTTGAAATAACTGTCAGGAAGTGTGTGACTCACATCATATCTTGCATTTCCGTTAAGAATGTATGCCGAGCTTGGCTCTGTATAACTGACGGACTTTGGAACACTGCTCGACGTTCTCTTTCCATATGGATCAAATCTATTTCTGTAAGTATGCATATCATCTTGAAGGTTTAGGAAGCTTCCATTTGTACTCGACGTCATCTTCCCAACAGTAAAGACAGAAAAACTACCCGCTTTACCGATGTTATCCCATCCATTCTTTTGTAAACCCTCATCGAAAGCCTCATCGAATGTAAGCACATTCAAACCATTTAAAGTGTCAACTCCTGTCTGTGGCTGCTCCGATCCAACCCCTTGAGCAATATTCTGAGGTACAGCATTATTACTCTTGTCATCCAACTGACTAACTCGGCCCCCAATTTCAGTAATGGTGCTAGAATCAGAAGCATCAAACCAAACGTCAGTAATAATAGACTCAGGAGTCCAAAGAGAAACACTTGGAATATCTCCATAAACACCAGCCAACAGCCTATCGCCACTAGAAGAAACAGTTCCAGTTTCTTTCAAGGTATCTGGATTATTTGGCAATGTTTCTGATTTGAAAAATTTGTCTTTACCGTTATTTTTACTATCAAAACCATGCCAAACAGAGGCGCTATCATTAGCCGCTGATTCTCTCCAAAACTGACCATTATCAGAAGGATTCTTGATATATCCCATTTAAAAACTCCACGTTAGCATTTATTTACTAATATGAATTTTATAAAAGAAATATAATTTTTAAAGAAGAATTTTACTTTGATTTATTCATATCGATTGCATCTCTGATATAATCTAAATAATTCTGAAAATCATAACAGCTTGGAATGCTGCTCAATCCCCATATCATCAACGCCCCGTCTGGCTTATTCTCTATCGTCTCAAAAGGATTGCAATCTAGCCTGCACTTAAAAAGACTTATGATAACTTTTCTTGACATCTTTAGACCCTAGCTGTTTACATACGGCTAGAATATAAAAAAACTTAGGATTTACCTTCCAACTTCTTGATTATCTTGTTTGCCGATTCTTCAATAGTCTCTACCGCTGTATTACAAACAACTTCAAAACCTAAAGGATCTTCATAAGGATCGCTTATTCCTGTGAAATTTGGAATGTCACCACGAATAGCCTTTTCATACAAACCCTTAACATCTCTGCTTATCAGCGTATCAATATCACACTTGACAAAAACTCCTAAAAAGTTATCTTCACCAATTAAAGATATAGCCTTCTGCCTTGCATCCTTGTATGGAGAAATAGCAGCAACTATGGCCACCCCGTCAACATCGCATATACATTTAGCCACATAAGAAATTCTTTTTACATTTTCATCTCTGTCCTTCTTGCTAAAGCCAAGATCAGAAGTTAGATTTTCCCTGACTTCATCTCCATCTAGTATTTTCACACTATACCCTTTAACCAAAAGCTTCTCTTCAAGCATTGAAGATATAGTTGATTTTCCCGCACCAGACATTCCCGTTAACCATATTACTTTACGAACCGACATTTCTTCCACCATAGTATATTTTATAATTACTATACAAAAAAAGGACTTACTATTTAAAGTAAGTCCTTTTTATATATTGTTTCTTTTTATTATACCAGTGGAGCTTCAACATGGGTAAAGTTCATCGCAAAGAACTTTTCTTCTATTCTTCCCTTTCTATCACCATCTTGAAAGTAAACGTATCCATTTTTAGTTTCCAAAACTTGAATTACGTCTACTTCATCTTCCGCACTAAAATTAAAACTGTAAACCATGTTATTTCCTCTTTGTTTTTATTTATATACTTCTTTATACCCTATTGTCAAGAATCCATCAAAATTAGATCCCATCGAAACTTTAAATTCTCTTCGCATAATATTCAACTCAAGAACTGCACTTAGAAACTCACAACTCAGACTACTGCTCTTATCTAGAATCCGAGCTAAATCTTCTCTTAAATAATCTATGTTGTTCACGAACGTCTCCCTTTTGAAAGTGCCCCCGATGGGATTCGAACCCATGACATTCTGATTAAAAGTCAGATGCTCTAACCAACTGAGCTACGGAGGCATTAATTTTTGCCTCCCCAACTTAGAAGGCTTTAAATGCTATGTTTTATCTTTCGTTTCATTTTACTTTCCATTATTTCTTCTCCCCATATATTCAATGCGCCATCCGGCCTGCCATTGTTATATTTAAAAAGTGTTCCCTTTACATCACTATCGATATTGAAATGAGAACATACATCACACTCGATTCCATCATGACCATACTCAATAAAATACCTAAGTTGTTTATTGCATCTTGTGCAATATGAATAAAATATTCCCATTATGGATTCTCCAATTTATAATTCTAAAAGCGAAAGACGGGACTCGAACCCGCAACAACCAACTTGGAAGGATGGTGCTCTACCATTGAGCTACTTTCGCATATACTACTCTTCTTTTCAAAACTATCAGTGTTTCGGGAATCGAACCCAAATATCGAAGATCATAGAAATCACCGCCACATTAAATGTGTATTTAGTAATCATAAATATCGACGAGCCTAACCAATATCAGCCATACACTGTTGTGAGCACCCTTTTCGGCAGTTGCTCAATTCCGTCAAATCGGATACCGCTATCCAATTCGATCTTTGATGCGGTAGCGAAATTGCCATGTCATCAAAGTGCGACCATACCGCAGCATGATCAACAATCATAAATCTTATTTTTTAACATTAATCTTCTTGAAAACTATTTTATGTTTCTCGTTTCCAAGAACCATGCCGCCTTCATCAAATGATAAAACTGGAAGATTTCTTTGTCCATTCGTAAGTACAAGATCAGACCTTCCAAACTGATTTGACAATAAAATCTTCTCACTCCCAGAAACACCCTCTCCATTCTCATCTAGGACTATTTTAGCGCCAGAAGAATGCTCATAACTGCCCGCAAGCAACTTCCTATATCTGCCAACATCTGCCAAAAGATCATCAAGATATCCAGCCGACATGTAATGCATTCCGCCTGTCTTAATCTTATCTCCATATCCATTCTCTTTAGTATTTCCAAAACTCAGAACGGGCCTGTTTACTTTAAATGACTTGGACTTATCTCTGTAGAAGACTCTAACTTCGGAAACAGTTAAATTCTCTCCCTGTCTTGATCCAATCAACTCCGCATCATAAACACGACTCACTCCATCAAACGTATGACTCTTTCCTCTCTCAACATATACAAAATTATAATTACTATAATATAATTTTTCGCTTTCTCCCCATGAAAGAACTTTTTCATAAGACCCCAGAGAACTCCTCTTCACTAAAGTCTCACAACCAAAAGAAACAACCAAAATTAAAGCTAAAACTACAAAATTTAAATTCTTTACCATTTTACCAAATCCCTATCATATTTCAGAACCCACTTGCGTCCTATTATTTTCTTTTTAAAAAATCGGAATGACAGGGATCGAACCTGCGACCTTCTCGTCCCAAACGAGACGCGCTACCAGACTGCGCTACATTCCGTTAATTACTTGAACTACTATACAATCACTTTTTTTAAAATCTACATCTAACTCTTAAATACTTCATCTTTTATTTCTTAAAATACCTCTACACGGTTACGATCCGAGTCCTAGCGGATGAAAACCGCTTGTGCTACCATTACACCATAGAGACTTAAAGTACTACGATCAGGACTTGCACCTGAAAATCACTTCTTTATCAGAAAAGCTGCTTAACTAATTTGCATATCGTAGCATATAGACATTTTTTCAAAAGGTTGCCTTTCCTTCATTTTTCCATTTTTGTCTACATGAGAACAGAAAATACTAACTGAAACTCAAACCAACCAGTGGAGAATACGAGGTTCGAACTCGTTACCTCTGCCTTGCAAAGGCAGCGCTCTAGCCAAATGAGCTAATTCCCCAATTTAAAAAGTCTGTGTGGTTCGATTTGAACGAACGGCTTCTCCCATCCAAGGGGAGTTGTCTACCAGACTGACATACACACAGTTAAATTTTTACATAAAAAAAGCCCTGAGAGCTTTTACGCTTTCAGGGCTTTTAAAGATTGTTACTAATGTTTTTTAAATCACTACAGCAACGCACCTAGCCCTGAAAGCTTAATCGCTTCCGGCCCTTTAGGTTCAATCGCTGTAATCTTGTTAAACATTTTTTCTTTCTCTTTTTAAATTGTTTTTAAATCTTATAACACAAATATACTTCTTAATTGCCTACATGTCAAGTAACTTTTTAAATATTTATTCATACTCACACATCATTTGTTCTTACGACTACTTCGCATTCTTTAATTGTCAACTAATAGTATAGCGAAGTTTGCGTCAACCTGAGTACCGTTAGCTCCTACTGAACTAACTCTGACAACAATGTCAGACTTTTCAGTAATCTCAAGCCACGGGTGAGTGTTTCGAATGTATTGTCCACCAGCCTTTGATGCCACACCTGGATCTTTGCCTTGAAACACTTCCCCGAATGGTCTAACAAAAAGATCAAACTGGGCTTCAGTATCTGTAGCCTTCGACACCGTTACCCCAAGAGAATATAAATAGCCCGTTTTTCCCGCTGGAATGGTATAGGCTGCTATATTTGTTTGATTGCGGGAAATCGGAATGGCCGTGAAGACATTTGCGGTTGTCACACTCTGCCGAGCTGTTATGACTCCAGCATTAGAGCCGCCAGTACCCGCCGTAATAACAATAGCTCTATCTAGCCTTAAATAAGAATTAACTGTGTTAACTGGCGTAACTCCATCAAGAATAACAGTTTCTGATGTTTCATTATAACTACCATCTAGCCCGAACAAATCCACTGTCCGCGCCCCAGTACCCGCTGAATCATCCGCAGCATCAGATGAAAACACCTCGACAATCTCTGCTGCTGTTGCGTTAAACGCAGCATATAAACCTCCGCCGTTCCAAACATCCTCAGGGACTGAACCTGTGTCTATGGATAGGTTATATCCAAATTTATTGACCATTGAGTGCCCTGACACATTACCTTTGATGACCTCTACGAAGAAATCCTTCTCAAAACTAATAATACTCATTTATTGCTCCTAATTCCATTTACAATGGGAAAAAATATTAAAAAAATATTAAAATATATCCCTACAAATGGAGTGCCAACACTTCTGGAACTTCTACATATTTATACTTCTCTGCCAACTTCTCATAAGTAACTCCGTCAGCGTAATATCCACTCTCTGTTTGCCAGCCAATATCCCTAATCGCTTCAGTCTTACATACTATCTGTATAGTATCAATATTATAAAGCTTTGGAGGCATTCCAGTTACTATCTTTGGAGCTTTGCCGAAACTTCGAGGAAGAGGCCCATAATGAAGACAATGACAAATTGCCAAATCAACCCCATCATCCTCTATCGCCTTTATCATTTTTTCAAGATAAGTAGGCATTAGGATATTATCATCATCAAGGAAACAAACATACTCAGTGTCAACTCTCTCCAGCATCTCGGCCCTTACACCCGGCCCATAGTCATTATAACTCTTGCTTGAATTTGTATAACTTACTCGATGTTTGTTCTCTTCCGACTCGGCTATCCTTCTAGGCACTTCCTCAGCTCTTCCATCAGAACATATTATCTGATTCCACTTTACATACGTTTGAGCCCTGAGAGAGCCTACAGCCCTCTCTATTATATCTTTTGGCCTCTTGTACGTGGGGGTAATAACCGTTATCACTTTTGCGGCTTCTTGAGCTTACTCTTCTTTAAAGTAAAAATAAAACGATTATCCTTTTCTGACATTGGGAAAGTTGCAGTTCTCTCGAAAGGTATTTTTGCCCATGTTAAAAAAGATTTCGCATTTATATGATAACCAACACTGTCAGAGTGAGAAACTTCCATAGCTCCATCGTCTTTCCCACTTCCAGCAAATGAAATTGAAACCAAATTCTTGACATCATCGAACCATATAACGGCATACTTTAAATTTTCTTTAAAATCATATGACATTTCAACACTTTTGTTGAAAACTATCTTCCCGTGCGTATTTATAGTTATCGCCTTCGGTGGAAGTTCAATCTTTTTCTTATCTGCTGTTGTAAATTTTTTCAAAGCCATTTTTCTAATCCTTTCAGTTTCCGAGAACTGCTATTGTTATTAATTCACCTTTATCGAGATTGAAAGATCTATACTTATGATCTCTTTCAAGCTCAACTAACATTGTCATTATTGTATCTCCACTGCCACTTTTATAAACACGATCCAAACGTCCAGTATATCGATCATCTTTAATCTTCAGATCCTTAGCTCTTTCACGCTCTTGAACTGACAAAGCAGTATCCTTTGTAAACTTTCTATATCTTATGTGAATCCTTGAACCATCGCTACTTTTGCCAATTTTCGTGGCTCCATTAAGAGTGTCAAGCAACTCCATTACTTCTTCTTTCTTCATTGGCTTTAATCTAGGCACAACAAGTCTCCTTCTTTTTAATATTATTCTACAATCTCTTTAAATCCAATAACCAAAGCACCATTCAATGCTTCTAGTGAAATTGTACGATCTTTATTCATGTGTCCGTCAGAACTCTCTGAGAACCAAACTCTTTCTCCAGAATCGGTTATCAAACAAGGAAGGCCATAATCTCTTCTCATCTTTCCATCGATATACCAAATCATAGCTCCGCCCTTCGTTACTCTGGCTGGCTGATCGTTCTCACGATGATAAACTCCGCATTCATACTTCCTTAGAGCTCCGTCGCTATTAATCAAAAATCCAGAGAAAGAACCGTCTAGTTCCTTCTTATCATAAATGACCAAGCAGCCTCGCGACTCCCTTAGACCTACTGAACAATAAACGCCTTCATTTTTTAACATTATCCGCTCTCACCTCAACGCAATCACTAATATACAATATCTCCGATTGAGAAAAATTCTACTTATTATATATACTAAAAGTGGAAAATTTGCAAAAAAAAAGGAAAACTACAAAGCATCGACGGGGGAGAGATGCCTCATAGCCTTCCTAAACTTACGATATATTCTTTTCTACAATAGTGCCATCTAGCATTATTACAACCAATGGCCTTAAGTATTTCTTGGCATATCTTATTGTTGACCAAGTGTCTGACTTAAATGACTCACTTAATGTATCTGGCATTGCTATTACTATATCTGTATCATTAACTATATCTTTATTTCTTGATATATAACTCTTCGGCTCGTGGCATTTCTTATACCCTTCACAAAAGGATCTTAATTCCTTATGAGCTGGAGGATGAATAATTACTGGTATATTCAATTCTCTACAAATATCGTGCATTTGCACATCTGCACCAACTCTATCTCCGTGATGAACCTCGCAAGGCTCCATTGCCAGCAGGAGATCCCTGAGAAGATCCTGCTGGAATTCATTCCCTCCGTACTTAGAACCTACAAATCCGACCTTCATTATTCATCATCGTTTTTTTCTTCAGCAATCTCTTCAGAAGATTCAATCTCTTCGAGAACATCCTCGATTATATCTTCAATCGCATCTTCCATCGCGTCTTCAACAGCGTCTTCAATTGCTTCTTTAATTTGCTTTTTTGTTCTTTTCTTTTTTGCAGGAGAAGCTTTAACTATTTTTTCTTCTACTACAACAAAGGCAGGCTTTATCTTCTTTGCTATATCTTTTTTACCTTCCTCTGCATTACTTCCATTAATCTTTATAGCTCTAAGCCTCAAAGCATCATGGTATATTCCAATCTTGCTACTTCCAGACGTAATGACTAAAATGGTAACTCCTGCTATCTTTTGGAAACCAGAAAGTCCTTTCCCAATCTTAGCATTTTCAACTGATGAAATTCCTACTTTCAACAAATCTTTCTCAACCACAACATGCAACTTAAGCCATGGAATATCGCCAATATTGTCTTCAATAAACTTCATCACGTTTTTTGGAAAATCATGCTTTGGCATCCATCCCTGTAGGATATGCTCTGCCAGCTCTTCTTTTGATATATCTTTATTGTACATTAAACACTCCCTTATAAGATCTTACTAAGGCTTATTTATAAATAAATTATTACACAAAGATGAATTATACAAAGTTCTTTCCCTCATTGCATCTACTCTGCTGACAACGCTTCCACCAGAAACTTTATCCACCATATAGATCTGACTGTCATCGAAAAAGCACTCCGTCATCCAGTCTAAAGATATGTTTGTTGATATTATCAACTGAGATTCAGTATCATAAAATAAACTTATTAGAGCGCGAACCAACATTGGATGCAGTATTGTATGCTCATCCCACAAAACTACTCCCTTTACTTTAGCAGCTCTGTAAATACCAAGCATTATACAGTAAAGCCTTATCGTTCCACTTGACTCACTTTTCATTGGCAATTCAAACTTCCCATGCTCGAATCTGACACTTCCATTCTTGTCGATAACTACATTGGTTACTCCCAAATCTGAGTTCTTCAATATTCCCACTGTAAATTTGAGAGCCTTTGGGTCGTTTATATATGCCAAAGTTGCCTGCTCTACCGATATATCGTCCAAATGAAATGTCTTAATTTCTCCGTCAGAATCGGCCTTGAAGTTTATACCATCCGGCCTCTCATGTAAAACATTTAATATAGTTGACCTTCCAGAAGAAGGTCTTCCATACAGTGCAATCACTTTGTTAAATTCACCAGTGGTAATTATCTTTGAACTTCTGTGTTTGTCAACAGTAGAGAAATCTATAGTTGCTTCATCCTTAAACATTCTGAAGTTACTAAATGAAAAAGACTTTAACATATCTCAACTATCCTCTCCGTGATGATCATCGGCTCTAAATCTTTTGCCAAAAAACTCTTCATTTCTGGCAATTCTCTCCTTTGCAAGCTCAATAATTCTTTCAATAGAAACTGGAAAGAAGTCAAAGCAATCAACTCCCACGTCAAACCTCAGGAGCTCTGGAGTTTTAATTTCTATCTCTGCATGTTTCTTTATCAATTGACTTAAGTCTGGGAGATTGCCGTGGCAGTGTCCATGACAGTGTATTGAACCATGATGCATTCCATTCCAAGATGCAAAGGGATAATGACTTAGAACAAACTTCCATTTCCCCTTCTCGGAAATACCATCATCATATCTCACTTCCTGATAAGATCCTTCCCACGCAACTCCCTTTACATTTTTAATCTTATCATGATTTCCACGTATCCAATGAATGTGGCCATTTAATTTCTTTACAATGCTTTCCAATTCATGTCTCTTATTGACAAATGCAAAATCTCCTAAAAGATAAACTGTGTCTTCGGGCTTCACTATCGAATTCCAATTACTAATCATCGCCTCATTCATTTCTTCCACAGACTCAAAAGGCCTGTTTTCATACTTAATTATATTCTTGTGGAAATAATGTGGATCTGATGTAAAATATATCATCTACCAATTCCTTCTATTAAAACAAACATACTTTAAATTAACTCCCTGAGGAAAATTCTACAATGTTTATTCCATTTTCTTTTTTAATTTCATATCCTTCTAGATAACAATGATGTGTATCTCCAACAAAATGCATGGCCCTGAAGAAGAAAATCAACGCTTGGGCATTATTTGGAGAATTTATTTTTTTCGATTCATACCTTCCACTGTCCGAATTAGAAGGATATGTAAATATAGTTTCTCCAGAACAAACTTTTGCCAAAGGATTCTCATCCATTGAATACTCTGCACAATGTAATCCTTCAATCCCAGCATACAGACTAGCGCGTTTCCCATTGTCCCATGAAGTGTTTAAATCCAATCTCTTATCCAAAGCATCATCAGCATCAAAGCTTCCTGTCAGCTTAAACTCATCTCTATCGTCATGGTATAAACTTACCGACACAACAGGAACATCCAAAACCGCCAATTCTTTTTTCAAAGCACTATATTCTTCTTCAAGGGAGTACAGTTCCTGCTTTGAGGAATATATCTTATCTGTTTTTAATTTCATTTCTTTGCTAATTGCAACCATCTTCTTTTTTATCTCTTTGCTCAAAACACCATCCTCTTTTTTATTTACAATAGCCTCTTTTCTACCGTTGTCACTGTGAAAACAAAAAAAATGGCCCCTTTTCAACAAAGGGGCCATTTGAAATTATCTACTTACAGCTTTAATCGTTTCCTCTCAACTTCGCCAAGAGTCTCAGTATCTCCAAGTAAAGCCATACAAGAGTAACCATCAATCCAAACCCTGCATACCATTCCATGTACTTTGGAGCCTTGGATGCCACTCCAGTCTCAATCATATCAAAATCCAATATTAGATTCAAAGATGCTATTGTAACTATAAACAAAGAAAGAGCTATTCCCCAAAATCCGGTATCGTTAATCAAAGGAAGATTGTATCCAGCCATTCCTGCGAATAAATCAACTAAGTAAAGAATAAGTATTCCAATCATAGCCGACATCAATCCAGCTCTAAACTTTTCCGTTGCTCTTATAATTCTAGCTTTATACAATGCCAACATTGCAAAGAAAACTGCCAATGTTAATCCTGCAGCCTGTATTGCGATATTTGGATACATATACTCAAACATAGCTGACAAACCACCAATAAAGACTCCCTCAAGAGCAGCATACACAGGAGCTAAGACTGGAGCCGACTTTTGAAAAAATATTATAATCATCGCAACAACGAATCCAATAAGGCATCCTCCAAGAACCAATGGGATTATTCCATCTGGGACATATGAAAGTCTTGAGATTTCTTCCGAACCGCCTACCGCAACTACTTCATTCGCCTTCAAAGCTCCTATCGTCTTTGTCCACGTTAAAGATGCTGTCACCATAAGGATTCCAAACAAAATTAAAGTTTTGTTTATTGTTCCTTGCATAGTCATGGACTCTGACCCATCACTCTTAAACTTCTTACTATTTAAAACTGGATTTGACATTTAAATCAACCTTCTTTTTATTATTTATTTAAAAAATTACTCATACAATCAACTACTTCTTTATATAACTTTACCACTTCATCCGTACTTGACCCATCCTTGTAAGAAAATCCCATTCCCTTTACGGAGTACATCAAATACAAATCAGCCTTTCCTTCCCAGTCGGACATTGACCAAATCCAAACTCTATGATTAGAATAATTCTTGCACACCATCTGAGATCCAAAAGATGCCTTAATCAATTCCCTTGAAGACTTATACTTCTTACTACTTTTAATAAGAAAATCAGGAGAGCAATGCCCATTCTCAACAATATAATCTATAAAATCCCTATGATTCTTATCCAATCTGGGAATATTATCAATGCGAACCTCCCTCTTTCCATCCCAAGCAACCCTATTTACATTAAAACTTCTCACTGTGAAGCTTCCTTTTTCGTCATGTCATTTTTCATACTATTAAACCTTTTTACTATTTAATCTTTTTCTTATCATACAGGTAAAGCTTTCCATCATTGTTCCGCAAATACAATCCCTTAAACTCATTCAACACTGCAGCCCTCCCTCTTTCCTTTTCCTCCTTCATCAAAGCTTTCAAATAAACTTTGAAAGCTTTGGAGATCTTACGACTTGATAAATATGAAAAATTAAAAAGCAAAGGACTCTCCATGGAAACCTTATAGAAAGGACAAATGTAATTATAAAGATATAATTCCATGCTATTCTCACAACTTCTGAGAAAAGTCAACCTCCCGCCTTGGCTCATTACCCGCCAAGAATCGCCATGCTTAAAATCATTTACTATCTCGTCCGCAATTCTATTTTCCTCCGAATATGCCAATTTACACATCTCCTATCTCATCAATATTACTTTCTTTCACGAGATTCAATCATCTCACTTGCAACGTTAAAAGCATCCTCTGGAGAATACTTTCTATCCAGTTTTGCCTGTATCACTCCTGAAATAAACTTTGAAGCGAAATAATCCTTCAAACCAACTTCAGAACTCCACTCCTCATCTGTCGTCTTTGACAGCATGTGGTCTGCTACATAATAAGCCTCTACTGAGAAATTACAAGCCTCGTTTCTAACTACTAATGAAAAAAGCGCTTCTCCTGCAAAGTAATCCCTCTTAGACATCTTTTTAGTCTGAGATATTATCTTCCTATCAGGAGTTGCGCTTACACTCTCTTCTTCAGGCTTTAATTTTCTTTTAAATTTTTTCATATCTAAAAAAAGACGGACACGAAGCCCGCCATTCCTAATTTTTAATGAAGAGTCTCTAAGATAAGGTCTCTCAGAATCTTATTTCCAATAAGCCATTGCTTTGTGTTGCTATTGGCCTTGTTTCGAGCGATTCTACGGCAAATACCATGTCGTAAGTCATCTGGAATACTATCGGAAGTAATAAACTTCTGGAAATTCTCAATCTGATCTTTTGTTGGAGTTCCATCAAACTTTACAACAAAGCCATAAAGTCTTTCACAGATGATGCCAACAATATCTGTTCTTGGCTCCTTTTTCGTCATCAGAGCCTTCAAGTGATCAAGAGCCTTCTTGTCGCCACTGACAATCTGCTCAGGTTCGATAATCATTTCGATCTCACGAGAAAAGAAAGTATTCATCACCGAAATCGTATCATCGTCAAGCAAAGCTTCTGCCTGCATATTCATACGTTTCTTGTTTTCATTTGAATCTAAAGATCCAACATGCTTCAAAGCTCTGAAAAATTCAGAAAGAGTTCTTGGATTAGTCCTCGAAGGGCCAACCATCATCTCTGGATAACGCAAGATGAAGTTGATACCACGAGGATCTAAATCTTGGCCTTGAGCCCAAACAGCCCACTCTTTGGCATCCTGCTTCAATGTAACACTTTTAATACGAGTCAGAATAGCATCATCAATGGTAGTTACCAAGTAATCCTGCTCGTCTGGATTTCCCGTAAGGACGATATTACAACCCTTTGGAAGCTTCCAAGACAGCAGTCCATAGTTTTGAAACAACTGCATGATACCCTTTACAATACGAATCGAAGCTCTGTTCCAATCATCAAACAAAAGGATTGATGGGCCTTCCTCAGTTGGAACCCAAGAAGGTGGAAGATAAAGAGTCTTCGTTCCTTTTGAAGTGTCCGCAGTCCATCCCTGCTCTTCATATTGACCTATAAGTGGCATTGCTACCCATTTTCCCTCTGCTTCTTTATAACCTTCTTCGCCTTCCGCTCCACTCTGCTCAATCTTCATGTAAGCATGTTTCTCCGGCATTCCGTGCAGGTCGCCCATTTCTTCAAACTGACCGATTGGAACATCGTAAACTTTATAACCTTCATAATCCTTGCCCTTCCAAGTCACAGGAGTTTTTGCAAACTGCTTAATTTTGGCGGTTTTACCAATACCCGGATGACCCCAAATGCAAGACGCAAATCTTGAGCTCTCAGTCTCATCAATTTCATCAGATGCTGCATTCATGGCGAAAACATCACCAAGGAACAAATCTAAATCCTGTGCGAAAACTTTAGCTCCGTGGCAACCTTCGTAACTGCGCTCATTGTCAATCTCTTCTTCATTACTCATAATATCTCCTAGTCTTCTCTTATTTCATATTTTATTTTAAACGAAGGCGTTACTTTACCGCAGTCTTGAATTGCTTTTTGTAATTTTCCCGTCTTACTCATTCCTTTAAAAACTTCTGGCTTTATTGCGATGGTTGTTTTTTCATCCAATGAATCAAGCAATCCGTTTTCTTCCAACAACTCCAATACTTCATCTATGTTTTTTGTTAGTTTGTATTCCTTTTTAAAAGTTAATTCCAAAGGAGATTCGCCAGCATCAACAGCTTTTAGCAAGTCCAAGTAATTCTCATCCTTGGAAAACTCTACCTTTTCAGTTCTAGTTAATAAAGCATTTGACCTTTCTGCAACAAGCCTGATAGATTTTTCATTCTCACCTATTCCATCGCCTGCCAGATCCAGTATAGATGACTTTATCGCTTCAGACTTAAATTGCAAGTTCTTTATTTCATTATCTAATGAATTTCCATTATCCACTAGAGATCGCAATTCTGTTTCCGTTTCTACTTTTCTTACACCTGAGACTTTCGCCATTCTTATTATCCTTTAATATTAGCACTTAACTTTCCTAAAATAGCACCACTTATAACTCTTTCAAGACGGATTCACCATTATTATCAGATATTTCATAAACTACATCCGCACTATCTTTCATTGCGCTATGATGAGAGCAAATAATTATCTGTATGTTTAGCTTTTTGGCTATCTCTTGTATAAACTTTGAAACAAATTCAATTCTCTCAGGATCTACATGCTTATAACACTCATCCAATATGCATATCCTCCCTGTCTGCTTAGACCCAAGAAGAACTAACAATCTCAGAGGTACGCTTATACAATCAGAAACTCCGCCTCCAAAACCAGACATATTCCTTCTAATTTCTCCGTTTGCCGTCTGTTTGATTAACTCTATATCAAGGAAGCTTCTGTTGTTCTTAATGTCATACATCAGCTCAACTGAATATTCAGGGCCATAAACTAAAGCAAGAGCCTCAGTTATTACAGCTTCTATCTTCCCTTTCATCGAATTCCTACGACTGTTTGCCAAATCTTCTAAAAACTGCAACGCATCTTGATTTATCTTTAGCTCATCCGCCGAGGTCGCTATCTTCTTGTTGTTGTTTTCTATTCCAATTCGAATTAAATCGTTTTTAATCTTTTCCTCTTGAAAAGATTTCATTTTTATTTCATACATATCAATTATCTTATTCATTCTCTTTTTCTCCCAAAAGCGTTAAAATTCCAGTACTAAATCTTTCTATAAATACTGGAGTGCTATTGCCAATATAAGCGCCAACTACATTGTATTCAAAGTATTCCCTCGCATCTCCATCGCTCATTCCTTCCTCCATCAGAACTTCGATACACATATCAATATCATAACATGCAACATGTCCAGTGTCTTTATAGGAAACCCCAATACAAGCCCTATCAAATCCAAGAGCAAATACAATGCCATCATAATTCTCAGAAATTTCTTCTCTTATTCCCATAATCCATCTCACTTATAAAATTACATTTAGTAACTATATAAAATCACACAGTCAAGTTTATAACAAATATTTCTTTTGTTCACAATTACATCCCAGACACAAAAAGGGCAGCCAACTCGAATATCAAGTCAACCGCCCTTCCTCGCAAACTACTATACTTTTACTTATCCATAGACTTCTTTATCGATCTTCTTAGATAATCCTCACAGATATGAAGAACAACTTCGCTATCGGACATCTCCAAATTCTCTCTCTCCAACACGATTCTAAACGCCTCCTTATATACGCCAAACTGACGATCATTCAGAGAAAACTCAAGACTTTCACCAGAATTCTTATTCTCAGGAGGAGATGAGTCCTTGCTTGAAGCGCTGCTATCCCCGTCAGATAAATCAGGAGTCCATTCGGCGGCATTCATTATCACTCCGGCCTCATATTCCTCAAACCCAGTAGACTCAATATCAAAATCAATTTCTGCCATTTCGGAAAAATGCTCTCCTAAAACTTCATAATTCCAATCTGACAACTCCGCAGTTCTGTTGTCTGCTATCCCATAGGCCTTTAAATCGCTTCCCTTTAGCTCCGTCACGACGATGCTAATTTCTTTCCAACCCAGCTCTTTGGCAGCCTCCAAAAGGCCATTCCCAGCCCTAACCACATTGTCTTCATCCACAATAATAGGCCTCTGCTGGCCAAACTCTTCCAAGCTCCTTATAACTGCGCTTATATTTCTACCATCATGCAGTCTTGCATTTCTTGGATCAAACTTTAACTTGTCAATAGCTATTTTTTTAATCTTCATGATCTTCTCCCTCTTCTTCACTTGCCACTTCCGACCCTTTGCTTGAAGTGTAAAAATCAATATAGGCACTACATATCTCAGACAAAGCATCTTCAGCTTTAAACTGAATCCCCTTTTCACGTTCAAACTTTTTAAGAGTGCTTTCAAAAAACATTTTAGTATTCCCCTCGATTAGTATTTTCTTTGAAGTTAAAGAATCTGCCGAAAGGGGATCGATTGGAATGGATTCCCAGTCGTCTACTCCTTTATAAGTTTCAATATCATCCATGCTAAATCCAGTAACTTCTACATCCACATCATCGTCTCTCAGTTCCTCTAATATTTCTACAAGAGTAACGTAATCCCAATCAGAAAGCTCGCACGTTTTGTTGTCAGCAATAGAATAAGCTCTTAAAGCATCCTCAGTTAAATCAGTAACAACGGCACTTATTTGCTGCCATCCCAACTCTCTTGCCGAAGAGACCGTACTATTTCCCGCTACAATCATATTTTCACTATTCACAACAATAGGTTTTTGCTGGCCAAATTTCAACAAGCTCGCCTTCAAAGCCTCAACGTTCGCCCTACTATGAGTTCTTGCGTTTCTTGGATCTGGAATTAAATCATTTATATCAATCGAAACTGTTTTCATATTATTAATCTAACCTTTATTTATCTTTTGATTTATCATATATCACATTGCTTACCGTGTCGCAATCTTGCTCATAAGGGAAAACTATCCACTTGGTGGTAGTTTCTACCGAATAGGTTGGCTCCACAAGAGGATCTGGCTTTTTATACAAACTACACGTATCACAATTTTTATTTATTATACTGTATACATTGATAAGCTTATACAACTCCTTTCCAGTGTCAACTATATCATCAACAATTAATGTTTGATCGATTATAGCATTTGGATTGGTAATGTATGGAATATCCAGCCTGTGAGACAGAGCAACAGCTATTGGCGCTCCACCTCTTGGAACTCCATATACATTTTCATACTTCTTCTTGTTTCCTAGTATAATATCTCCAAGACATTTTGTCATCTTGCCATATTCATCCCAAGTAACATAATATTTATCTTCCATGCTATACTCCCCTCATTTTTCCCCAGATCTGAACATGCAATCTATTCGTCAGAATCCAATTCTCTTCTTTACAAATCTCCGCCAACTCCAAAAGCCTTGACTGAATTACTTCTCTTTCCACTCCCTCAGGCATAATGAAAACTTTTTCATTTGGCACATCATACTTCTCCACTAAAGATTTTATTTCAGGAACATCATCGCGCCCCTCTACCACAAACTTAAACTGATAATTTAAATCCGAATCAACAAACATCTTAAGATTTTCAAAAGTATTATTCCTTGCATGAAGCTTAAACTCTTTTGGATTTATATCTTTATTGGGAAAGCTGTTCTTAAGCTTTGGAGATATACTAAACAGATCTGCTTTTACATCTTCTTTAAATATCGTACCCGCAGTTTCAACCGTCACATAGTGATCTTTTCCATGAAGCCTATCCACAAGTTCTGCTATTTGCTTTTGCATCATTGGCTCTCCGCCGCTGATAACAACATGCTTTATACCATCCCATCCACTGGCACTTATCTCTTTCATTAAATCATCTAAGTTGTAATTATCTCCCTCAGGATTCCAACTTGCAAACTTAGTGTCACAAAATCCACAACGCAAATTACATCCCGAAGTTCTAATAAAGAAACAAGGGAATCCTGAAAACATCCCTTCACCCTGAAGCGTTGGGCCGAACATTTCTGAAATTTTCACTTAGTCCTCCAATTCTGCTATCGCAAAACAATTAGGAGTTTCCCACAGAACTATCTTGAACACCTCAACTCCAGTATCCTTTAGCTCCGCAGGACAAACAACATCCAATAGATATTGACTTAAATTTTCTGAGGTTGGATTTGTTGGAAGAACGAAAGGATCTTTCATTCTAGGCATCATCAGCAATGCTTTGTGGGTTTCTACATCTTTCTTGTAAACGATAAACGTATGATCCCAATTATCATCTATCCATGTTCCGATCTTTCCTTTCAATACTGAAAAGTCAATAACTCTTCCCACGCCATCTAAATTTTCTGATCTGGCATGTATTTCGGTCTTAAATCTGTGACCATGTGCCGTCTTGCACTTACTCTCATGAAGCATCACTCTGTGGCCAGCATCGAATTCTAATATTCTTACGCAAACTTTCATCGCTGTTCTCTCTATAATATCATTTTTATTATCAACCAGGTTTGTCTGGCTTTTACTAAAGAGATATTATAAAATTATTTTGACCACAAAAAAAGATGGCAAACATGTCTAAACAATGCTTGCCATCTTAAAATCTATTTTTACCACTTACTTTTCCATCTTATCTATAAATAAAATTCCATCCAAATGATCAACCTCATGCTGAATACAACGCGCTGTGAAGCCTTCGCACTTCATTCTAACAACTTCTCCCATTAACGTTTTAAACTCGACTGTGACACCCTTAGCTCGCTTTACAAGCCCAAACTCTCCAGCAACAGAAAGACATCCCTCTTCCCCAACAACTTGCTCAGAAGAAAACTCCAGTATATCTGGATTAATCATTATAGTTGGTTTTTTTATTGAATCAATGGCAACCGCTATCATTCTAATAGGAATCCCCAACTGTATTGCCGCAATGCCAACTCCATTTCCAGAAGCGAGCAAAGCCCTCTTTAAGTCAACCGCTAACTTTCTTACATCAGATGTTATCTTTCCAACAACTGGCTCCGATGTGACTCTGAGCTTCTTATTCGTCTTTTGAAGTATTTTCATCTATTTACCTTTGTTTATATTTTTAGACTCTGAAAACTCTTTAACCCTTTCCATTATTTCACGAGAGGCACTACTTGCCCTCATCAATCCAAGAAATGACACAGTCGTCTCTTCCTTTGGAAATTTATCAATCATTACCATGTTTGATAGCATCCAAGCAATGTTTAAAAGGTCATCCATGTTCAAATCCTTTGGAAGCTTTAGCGGCCAATTACTCCTCCTGTCATCATCATTGTAAAATGAATCTCTACACACGGAAGACTTTGACCACGATCCAGACAAGGAAATATAATACGAAAGATCGTAAAGCGTCAATGACATACTATACGCTAAATCCTTATATTCTTTACTCCCTTTTAAATGTTTACTCACTTGATTAAACAAATCATAAATTTCTGCCAAAACTACATCTTGCTTATTCAACTGACTGTAAACATAGCTGCAAAGTCCTAGCGCAACTGATTTACCCCCTTGGCCTTCTCCCAATGGATATATCTGCTCGTTGCAGTATTTCATGAATCTTTTTGCCATGTTATTCTCACAATCCCCCTCCAATGCTGCAAGTAAAACGACATCATCAATCAACCCCTTGGCGTTCTTTCTTACAGTGGAGAATCTTTTACCCTTGAGAGGTTTGTATATTCCAAAGCAGCAATCCCAATCATACATATCAGCCACACTCTTTAATTTATCTATATTATTTACTTAACAATATAGACTTTGTTTGTAGAAAAGCAAGTGGGATTTATCATTTTATACTTTTTAAAAAGGCTCTTGCAAGCCTAACAATCTCATCGTTAGACGTTGGGCCAACATATGTTCCGGTTATTCTACAAAACGACTCATATATTTTGAAAATGTCATCTATTATGTCGCCCTTTACCTCTTCGATCATATCATGCCATACTTCATAATCATCATTGTTGAAGTTCTTTGATATTTTATCAGTATTGGAAACTCCGCTGAATGCAGATATTACCAGAAGCCTCCACTTAAACTCCTTAGGATTCTTACTTCCGCTCAAAGTCTCTATCTCCTCGTAGACGTAATCATTCACACAATCAAACACCGATGATATTGTTGACTGCATCCAAGCATGAACACTTGGAGATTCTATATCATTGGTTAGATAGCTGCAAACATAGGCCAAAGATATCAACTTCTCTCCTTTCGACATTTTGCCAAAAACAGAATAATCATCATGCTGACTTCCATAGACGTCAGCCTCTATAGAATCAGCAATTCTACATACAGATTCAACGAACAATCTCTTTTCAGTAGGTCTAAGTTGTCTTTCATAGTCCGAGCAACTCCACATAAATAAATTCCCATATTAACGTTACCAATGGGGAATTTATAAATTTAATATGGGAATTTACTGCTCAGACGAGCTTGAAAAATAAGTCAATCACCGCCCTTCTTTTCTCCTTCTCGCAATCCCTCCCTTTTAATCCTCTCTTCTCTGAATGACATTACGAATTCTCTGTATCTCTTCTGAACTTCATCTAAATACTTATCATCCATAATACAATCTCACTCTTCCAATTTTTCTTTTTCCGTTACACACAGGCAGCCAGAAGCACTCACAACAAACGTAAGAGATACCTCTCCGCCGCACAAAGGACAATCATATCCACCATGAGACCTTTTATGCATTTTCCACAGAGGATCAGTATTATCACAATCATCGCAGGTGTATAAGTTTTTCATAAAACTATTCATCCTAAAGCTCTAAAAGCTTGTCGTGGCTAATTCCCTTCAGGTCAAAGCGATCCTCAAGCTCAAACATTCTCTTACTTAAATTATCCCCACAATTGAAATCTCTCACTTCTTTATTATATATATCAGAGTAATAATATTTCAACTGCACGGCAACCAACATGCGCTTGTTCCAACTAACCAAGTCGTCATTAAACAATGGAGTCTTAGAATCAAATTTGTCAAAATCTTCCAAGCTAAATCTATCTCCAAATCTCTCCCACAATCCGGTAGCAGGCAATGGCATCATAAAGTTTGCATTTAACTGGCTTGGCTTATAAGAACAGAAAGAATCATAAAGAGCATTGTAATTAGCCCTCAGGCTATCTTGATCTTTACCATAATCATTAACTATGAAGCTCATGTTGTACTTAAGCCCATACTTCTGACAGTTTTGCACAGCATTCATCACATCGCGATTCTTGTTGTACTTCGTTCCTATATCCTCCAATCCAAAATTCAAACTATGCCAACCACATTCAGCAAGATGCTTTACAACATCCTCACGCTTGCTCATGACTCCCAAAGTTCCAAAGCTGTATAGAACTCTAAACTTGTCTTTTAAAATACTGGCTATCTCTTTAATCTTAGGATGCGTTGCAAAGCTCTCATCTCGGAGAAATACAGTTGTGACATCTTTCTCTAGAAGATTTTCAATCTCTCTGTGAACATAGTCAAACTCTCCAACTTTCATTCTTCTTCCAGACATATTTGGAGTAGAGCAAAATTCGCATGCATATGGACAACCTACCGATGTCACCATTGAACCTTTAACATCTTCATCAGTTATATCAGGATAAACTTGATTCATTCTTTTCATGTCAATCAAATCTCTATTCATCTCGCTGAATCCAAATTCTCCCTTGTAAGACCCTTTAGGCTTTTCAATTATCTCATCTATATTGCTACAATATCCAGTAACAATTTTATCAGCATAGCCATCAAAGTGGTCTGGAATGGCGGTCACATGATATCCGCCTGCAATAATTTTATCACTTCCAACTAGCTCGCTAAACCTTCTAAATTCATTATATCCTCTCGTATAAACGCTACAAATGTAGATATCTATTCCTTCCTTTGGCTTATTGTCATAAATGAATTCACAGTCATGACTTTTAGTCGCAAGATAGAGAACTGATGGCTCCAAGATTTGATGGTATTCCGTATCATCTCCATCAAAGAAGCTATCAAACAAACAAGGAAAGGTTAGCAGGCCGATTTTCATAATTACACCAGCTCTGAAAGTTCTTTCATCTTTTCGCTTATGAACGACTCAGCCCTTTGAATCTTTTCAACCATATCTTCAACCACTGCCTCTTTTCCAAGCAATTCTCTGTAAACACCCATAAGATCATTCATTTGATTCAGCTTGGATTCTTGATTCTCAAGAGCAGATACTCTTTTCCCAATTTTCTTCGTATTGGAAAAAACGTCATCAACAACACGCTCTATTTCCTCTTCGCAGGATTCCCAGATATTACCACGCTCTTGAGGGCCGTCATATATTCTCTCAATATACACCTTCCCAATGCGAAGCTCTTCAACAATCTTAGCCATTGATTCTATAACTTCAATCTTTTCCTGAGGAACAAAATATATCCCTCCAGAAGGTCTTTTTGGAACGCCACATGCTTTGTTGATGCATACTCTTAGAAACTGGCTTATATCCGCTCTAACGAAAACATCCATATATGACTCATAGCTGTCGCAGATTCTCTTGGAGAGAGGCCCTTCTGCCTCAACAGCACTGGTTTCCTTGTCGAATCTTGCACTGGTTTCCTTTGTGTACTTTAGAGTTTCATCCTCTTTATTCACAGCTTCATCAACTATACCATACACAATGCAATCTTTATTATCAGAGATCTTTCTTGACAGCCTGTGCCCTCTTGCATTATTAAAATCCTTTATAGCTCTGCAAAAAGCCGTCTTGTCTGATGGCAATTTAATATCCGCATCTTCAAAACCATTATCGTTTATCAGTTTAATCAATCTTGTCGTTCCAATCTTGCCAACGTTCTTTAGATTCCAGTAAACATTTACGCCTATAATTCCATTTACATTCATTTTATTATCCTTTGTTTTTCTTTAAGATAATAAACTATAGCGGTCTAAAAATATATTGCCAGTTCTTTTTTATATTAATTTAAAACTTTTTATCAGCAAAAAAAAAGGCCTCCCATTTCTAGGAGGCCTAACAATTTAACACGGGTAGATTATATTACCAAGTCTTATGGGCAGATTCACCGCTCCACTGAGGACTACTCAAGAACTTTTGTTGATTATTCTTAATGTTCTTCATATTCTGAATAACACCTTCCTCATCTTCTTCCTCGGCAAGTATTGATCTGAAAACAATCAAGAAGTCTGCTGGACTCATCTTACTAACTCTTTCCTTAGCATTCTTTAAAGCTTCTGGACTGCTAAAGTTTTTAAGATTCATGTTGTCCATATACTTCTGTTTGATTTCTTGAGGAGTTAAAGTAGACTTTGCTCCAAATCTATTCTTTCTAGTCTCTCTAATATCATTCATTGCCTCATCGTCAAAATCATGCTCATCAAGAAGTGCATGCGCAATATGAGTAGCCTGTTTTGCAAATTTTGTATACTTCTTCCAATCCATATCCTTCCAAGGAGATTCTTTCTTATCAGGATCTGCATCAAAATTATAATTGGAATAGGATTTAATGTGCTTATTCTTTGAGCGAGTATATCTGGATTTATTAAGCTTAGGAGTCACTTCCTCAACTGGAGGAGCTTCAACTGGCTTTTCATCTTTGATATTCTTTTTAATCTTATCGTTGCGGTCATCAACCTTCTTAATTCTATCTTTAAGGTTTTTAAGCTTCTTTCTAATCTTCTTAACTTTATCTTTATCTAAATCTTTATGCTCAAGCTTGCTGTACTCTTCATGCCTATCCTTGTCAGGATTTCTCAACTGGTCTGGAAGCCTGTTCTTTTTAGGAGTTCTCTTTACAGTATGCTTGCTTGGCCTTGCAGCCGGATGCTCATGCAAGTACTTAACCAATTCTTTTTGATTTGGAAACTCATACGCCTCTAAATCTTTGGCAATTTTAAGAAGTTCTCTCGCTGCTTTTATCTTATCCATAGTCTTTTCTACCCTTAAATATATTAAATTGTCATACAAACATATAAATATTAAAAAATTATTTATTTCTAATTATGGCCGATCCCCTTAATAATCCTCAAAGTCATCGTCATCCTCATCAAGCATTTCCATAATGAAGGTATCCTCATACATTTGACCCAATATCTCTTGCTTTATTATCTCAATGGTTCCAATAACCTCGGCAAATGTTAAATCATTTTCAATTAAATGATAATCTATTTTTGACTTTAGATCTGTATAGAACATTTCCGTATTTGTTTCGTTTTCTTTAAAGGAATCCTCATTCATAGCTTCTCTCCGTCCTAAGTTAAGATCAAACACATCTTCATTAAGAGCAGTTTATCAATAAAATATTACTTACAATTCAAACACGCTAATCCTGCAGGTTGGCCATTAATATTTCGTCCGACACTTCCTCTCTGCTTGGAAGACTTACCCTTACCACCTTTGGCATAATGAAAAATCCCAAAGTTATATTAACAATAATTGGAAGCCATAAAAATCCATCAGGAGATATAAAACCATGAACTATTAACATTGGAACTATTGCATACTTAATAAATCTCGTATTGGAAATTGCAAAGTAATAACACGCCACTTCTCTTCCTTTTTGAGACTTGTCACATTTGTCGCAAACAAATATGCTAGAAAAGAATATCCTCTCTTCTTTTAAGTATTTACAGCAAGCACAATTCATACCTCCTCCGTCTCTCCTACAAACAGCGCTCCTTCTTCGCAGTCCCACCTATAAATATTACACCTATTCTCCCAAGCCTTGATTTCAGATCTCTTCCACGCAAACTTATAGAATTCAGCCTGAGACTCCAAGTTATCACTCTGACTTCCCTTTCCCACCGGAAAACCAATACTCAATCTCATTTCTTCCATGAAATATAAAAAACAGCGAAAGGAGAACATTTCTTCCATAATTCCCTCCTTCTCGGAATGAGAACTATCTGGTGATAAAACTATATCGTCGATATTATGACTCCATTCGTAACCTTTCATAAATGCATCTCGAACCATGTCTTGAAACTTCCACATTCTGATAAAGTCATCCTTGTCTGGTATATTCTCTATCTCGACCAATACAGTCTTAATATTCCCCCTCAGCCTGTCGCTTATTTTCTTTCCATCCCACCACTTAACATTTTTACCCATCTCAACCGCTTTGTCAAAAACATCTTTTGAGAAAAGAACTAAGTCAATTTTTTCACCTTCCGTAGGTAAGTGGTCGTCTTTCCACTTCAAATGTCCACGCTCCGCATCTCTCAGAAACTCATCAATATTATTAAACTTAAATCTACTATCAGGCCCTCTTACAATCTGACCAATATGCATCAACTTCTTTAGGTATTTTAGCATTTCCTCATGGACAAAAGGATTCGGAACAATGTCAGTTATCGACCCATAGTCGTTATACTTTCCAAGTACAGGCAAAAACAAAGGACGGTAAATTCCATCCACCACTGAGCAAATCAATGCATAGCATTCCTCGCCCTCAATTATAGACGCTCCAGTTATTCCATCAGTTCCAAGCCAGCATCCCATAATCTATTCCTCTAATTCTTTCTTATTTTCAATCTCTAACATTCCAGTCGCAGGATACTTATCCCTATAAGCATCTATCACAAAATCATCGTCCATGCTATACATCCAAGATTCCATTCCTGCCGTTCTTGCCAACGGATTCTTGGAGCCAGCTTGTCTTTTTTTATCAGCAGCCCAAGCAATATTTTCTATCAATTGAGGAAGCCTCAAGTCAGGACTCTCTTTCCAATCCTTTCTTATATAGTCCAATATCACATCTATTCTTTTCGGATCTCTCATTAAAATTCCTTTTTAAACATTTCAAGAATATATCATGACAATTTAAACTTGCAATCCGAACATAAAAAAAGCTCCTAAGTTAATTTAGGAGCTTTTTCATCCGAGTATTCCCAGACATTCTTTCGAGCATTCCCGAAAGCTTATTCTTTTTTGTCCCACTTATGGACATCGCCAAACTTTTTATTAATAGCGTATTTCTCTTTTGCCTTTTCAGAAAGCTTTGCCTCTCCTTCGCTGTCATCGAAATGAATAGCCAATTCCTTGCTTACTTCCCTTTCTTCGTTTCTCTCTTGGATTAAGTAATATATCTTGAATCCTGCATATATCACAAGACCCCAGAATATCGCTCCTGCTATAAACCATATATACGATAAAGAATATAAAGTTATCATACAAAGAACTGCACCAGCTCCAGTAAGAACGCAAACATGAGCCAATGCCTGAATTTTAAAGCTCAACACAAGCAAAACTATTGTTGCGATGGTGCAAAAAACAGCTCCCCATCTCATGACAAAGCCCAGATCCAATGTCAACTGCTCTCTCTGTCCTTCAGCCGTCTTAAGTTCAGGCGGATTTTTAGATTTTTCTTCTTCTAATTCTATCTTATCCTTTATGTCATCTCCCCAAGAAGGAAAGACCGAACACCCAGTCAGTGATAAAAAGGATATGGCCACCAAGCATCTCATAAATGTAAATACTTTATTCATTTTAAGTACCTCTCGTTACAATAATAGCTTAAATATAAAATAACTATACAACAATAAACGCCAGTACTCTTACGACTTCTCCGCTCCAACTCCATCCACTATATTTCTGTAAACAGCAGATGCATTAAGGTTCGCAAGATGAATCTGACTCCCCGTACTCTTTATAAGTTCTTCTCTAATTCTACACTCAGTACACATTTCCCAACATCCCAGCTATGCTGATTATTTCTTGCAATGCTGGATTCAAATCATAATGCGCCCACGTTATAGTCTTGTAAGGCAGGATTGAAACAACTTCCACATGAGAAATGTCAATTTCCCTTCCCTTAAATCTGTTTATTATTTCTTGACCAACAACAACAGCGCTTTCCCTGTTAATATTTTTTGAGAAAACTATAGCCTGATCATCTGACTTGCCTATTAAATAATACATATGAATATTCCTTCTTTATGTAAAAGAAGCTTATATTTAAAATTTATACAAAAAAAAGGCCCCGACATATCTATCGGGGCCTTACACTAAAATAAAAACAACTAGGATTTATGCGGATGAACGAGACTTCTAGTTATTTACCTTAATGATTTTTAATTCATAAAAGTATTATTTATCTTTTATTTTCTTTATCTCTAAGAATATTTCCTTATCTAATACTTGAGCTAATTTTTTATCTTCATACGACTCACGCAATAAGTCGTGCCATAGTATTCTATCTTTCTTATTCTTTTCAACATTTCCATTCTTTTCTATAAAAGAGACAACCTCTTCCCAGTTGTCTTGAAACCTAATACCCTTATCATCAATGTAGAATTCTGCAAATATCTTCCCTTCATCAGGAGTTGCAATATCATCATAAGGCACTTCATTCTCTTGAAGCCAATCTATCAACGCATTATACTGAGAGATAAAAGATCCCTTACTCATCGCCTGCCCATTCAGCCTGCAAGTATAAATCTTAATGCTATATCCCATGCTTTTCAACTTCTGCAACGATTCATTTGCTCCCTCTATCAGTTTCCCAAACTCTGGATACAATGAAGATTCATCACAAATAGTCTTGTCGAAATCTACAGCTATAGTTGGTTCCAATTCATCCATTCTTTTAAATCTCTATTTTACTTATTTTTTCGTACAAATCAGCATACACAGGATCATTGGGATTTTCAAGCCTTAGCTTTCCAATCATATTTACAACTGATCCCAAATTTCTCCTGTTTGTTAAATCTCTCTTCATTACTCCAAATGTATCGCCGTAATGATTTTCTAAATTATATGCACTCTTTTCTACAGCTGTGTGTAAAATATCAGCTATCTCTGTCAGTTCTTTTCCAATGTTCATTATCTTAACTTCCCTGCTAATGATATAAATTCCGCTCTGGTTGCCTTCTTTCTAAAGACACCACCAATCTTGCTAGTAACAGTACTTGAATTCAAATCCTCCGTTCCCCTGCAGCGAACGCATCCATGCTCTGCATCAATAAGGACTGCCACATCTGAAGTTTTAAGTATTAACGATAAGCTGTGAAAAATCTGACATGTCAATCTCTCTTGGACTTGTGGCCTTCTTGAAAAGTACTCCACAACTCTATTGAATTTTGACAACCCCAAGATCTTCTTCTCAGGAACATAAGCTATAGTGGCATAACCAGATATACTTTGAAAGTGATGCTCACAAGATGACGAAACACTTATGCCTTTTACCAGCACCATCTCATCGTAAGACATTTTGTTATCAACTGTTGTACATTTGGGAAAGTTATCAGGACTCAAGCCCCAAAACAATTCATTCACATACATCTTTGCCAGTCTGTTGGGAGTATCCCTCAGACTGTCATCACTTAAATCCAAACCAATTATTCTCATTATCTCATTATACTTTGAGGAAATCAAATCGATCTTCTCCTGCGAATCTCCGACGTATGAAGGATTTTTAAAATCCATTGGAGTTGCAATTCCAAGACTAACTAACTTCTTCTGTATCTTCTTGCCAAGCTTACAATCAACCTTGCTCACATCTAAACTCATTATATCATCCTCAAACAGGTGTAAATCCTATTAACATTTATTATATTAAATTATTATTAATCTAGGCACACAACATCGAATATCGCGAGAGCGTAAAGCCTTCTTGCCGTTTCCGACTTTTCCTCTTCGCTTATAAGCCCTTGCCAATGCTTTATTTGCTTGCCAAGACCCCTGTGAGGGCATCCATTGTGATGATCGCCATTCATATTAAACCGAATACTAGTAATCCCACAGTGGCGACATTCTGGATAAAATGCTTCACAAATCCAATCATTAGACTGCTTTAAAATTAACTTTCTAAGCATATTATGTAATCTTACTATTCTGGGTATACGATTGCTCTTCATCTCAAACCATTATGATGTCATCTTCTTTATTATTAATACAGAAGAAAAAATACTGAAAAACATAGCCACTGAAAAGCTTGTCACTCCAGCCATTCCAAGAACAACTGCAAACGGAAGAGCCAAGGCCATCCATATTAATAAAAACATTGAAATCAATATAAATAATCTCATTTTAAATAATCCTTTTATTTTAAACTAACATAAAATAAAGAAATGTCAATACGAAATGGCCATAAACTCTACTTCTTCAAATCATCCAAAAGCCTGTCCATCATAGAAGATACATTCCCCCCTGCAATTAAAATATGAATATCCTCTAACCTCTTAATCATATCACTCTTGCTTACCAATTCAGTTTTGTCGTCTGGTACATCGTTTCTGTTTTTATAAACTCTCATAGCTTTTCCTCTGTATTATTTTACTCTTTTTAAAATAGGATGAACCCACAAAGTGCCATCAGGCGAATTCACATGCTCATAATTCCCATTAGTATAATAACTAACTCTATGCCCAACTGGCTTCTTCTTTGAATTTATAGATCTCATGCAAGCATTGCATGTAACCTCATCAAACTTCGTTGTTATTCTAAACTTATCTTTTGTAAATATCCTCGTTCCACAGCATGACGTATCATACTTAGAACCCTTTCCAACACCCCTCAAATACTCGCACATAACTTGATCAATTAAATGAACTTTGTGATTCGCAAAAAACTTATTCTTTATGCTATTTACAATTATCTCTTCATCCAGATCCGGCCAATATATTTTACTTCCCTTCAATAACTCAAAATTCTCCATTTCTTCTCTGGGCTGCCCGTCTAAGAACAGTATGTCTTCAATCGGTATTGACAACTTGCACTTATTTCTAAAAACCAATTCTAAGTACTCGTCTCCCATCTCAACTTTATAAACTTTCATTTAAAACTCCTATAAAAAATAAAGCACTGCAGAATTATATCCTACAGTGCCTAAATTTTTAATATATATAAATCTATTTTAAATCTTTAATAAATCCATACTTAATCCGAACAACTTAAACTCTTGACTTAATTCAGTATAAAGGTCTTTCATTTCCTTCAACTCATTTAAATTAAGACTTCCCCCTGAGACCTCCTTCTTTCTTCGAAGATCTTTCAATCTCTTTATCTTTGGAGCCAATCTTCTCTCAGCTTCCGTCTTCGGATCTGCCTTGCCTCTGTCTCTCGTTGTTTTCTTTTCTTCAATTATAAAATTAGTAGGATCTGCCTTTGGGTGCTTCTTATGATAAGTGCTCCACTCTTGCTTTGTAAATCTATCCTTGCTGGATATATCCTTTCCAGCCGCAGGCAAGGCAGACATTAATAATTCTGCAATTGCTATAATCTCTTCTGCCATTTTATCCTGTTTCATAATTTTATAACTCCTCATCTCGACTTGGAATCCATGCAGAATCAAATGCTTCAACATCTGGATTGAATGTCGCAAGAAAAATCGCAGACTCTTCAGCCGTCACGCCAAGAAGATCTAACCAAACTTGAGTAACTCTAGGAAAGCCAAACTTACCATCAGTACACTCAACTACAGACTCACACCACTTTGTAGTTTTACACTTATCATCAAGGGCCATCTCGCCCGTTTTAGAATTATTACCAGTTAATGGCAAACGAGTATCGCCATTAATAACATTCAAACAGGCCTGAGCCGTTTCTAAGCTATTCCATCTATACCATTCCATTTGCGTTTCCTTATGTTTTATTATATTAAATGTTATTATATTAAATTATTGTTAAATTATTCTAAGCTGTCGGAGCTGCTGACTTATAAGGATGTCCGATTGGTAAGTTGGCTTCCAAGCCCCACTTCCATGCAAGGTAACCTTCTAGTAGTTGTCTTGTGGCTGTATCGAGAGTCTGATTACCGTAGATAACCTCACCTATGTATCCATCCCAGCCTCGATTGGGAAGTCCACGATCTCCACCTAATTGTAGGTGGAAGTTAGACAAGCCTTGTAAGTCTCGTCCAACTATAGTCGGACCGACGGTTACCGGGGTAGCTCCGACAGTGCTTAGTGGGTTACCATTTGTGTACAGGCTAGAGTTCCATCTATCAATGTTGAGATCTCCTCTGTACTGGATGGTGTATCCCAGTAAAGGGATAGTTTGGCTACCTAACGCTTGACTAAAAGCAGGGGTAGCGAGATAATGGATAACAGTTATAGCCCAGTCAAAATCAATAAGGCTATTACCATCCATGTAATTATTTCTTCCTACAAAATGAAGGGCATCTAACCCATTCATAGCACCCGTAACTATCAATGGTTGGTCTCCTCCATTAGCTTGGACAGCATGAACACCATTTCCACTCTTATCATCAATCTGACTAACAGCTCCACCTGCTTCTGTAATGGTGCTTGCATCGGAAGCGTCATACCAAGCTTCTGTTGTAATTTCAGCAGGCTGCCAAAGAACTCCATAACCAAAAAGGGAACCATCCCATCTATATGGATGATCTGTTGGCAAGTTTGCAACAAAACCCCACTTCCACGCTAAGTAACCTTCACATTTCTGGCGAACTTCCGTGCTGATAACACTTGTGAATACGATGGCTTCACCGAGGTATCCAGCAATGGCACTTCCATTCTGTGCACCTAGCGTAAAGTACCTTGTGCTAGTTCTCAAACTAGTCTTCGGGGCAGATGTCTCAGTAAGGTTATCACCATACAGCCATGCTCGTAGTGTCTGTGTATCGTTCTGGTCTAGTTGGGTTGTCGTAAGAAATCCAGCTCCCCCCGAATTCGCATTGTATTGGGCTGCTCCGCCGCTCGTTAATACAACGTTCGCGCCAGAAGCATTATCAGCTATAGACCATCCACTACCAGCACCATCAACACCACGACCTATTGAATTCGTTTTTACAGAGATGATTGTGTAATCATCATTAGTTCCGATGATGTTAGAAGATGTTTCCAACATATCTCCACTAACACCAGTTCTCACAATTTCAACAGCAGGAAGATCTTGCCATGTCGCATAAGTCGGTTGTTGACTCGCTGAACCCTGTGTGGCATGATTGTCATTCCCACTCTTATCATCCCATTGACTAACTGATCCTTCCGACTCCGTTATTGTAGAAGCATCAGAAGCATCCAACCATAGTTGAGTAGCTATTTCAGCAGGAGTCCATGAAGGAAGATATAGAAGCTTTCCATTTTGTATTCCAAAATTTCCCTGACTATCTCTTAAAAACTTTATAGGCATTTAGACGACTCCGATACACTCAACATAAACATTCTATTACTTTTTAAAATAGTTATTTATATAAAAAAATAATCAAAAAGGGCTCAAGGGTTTAACCTTGAGCCCTGACCGCCCGCAACCTCAAATACTACTTTCCATAATACATATGAACTAAACTTAAATGCAACCTGTCCTCCGCTCCAGATGGACTCCAGTTCAAACGATAACCAACATCAATACTTCCATCCTGACTGTCAAATCCTACATTGTAACCCTTGCCGCACTCTTTCCAAAACTCACTACGAAGCTTCTCATCGTTCAACAAATCAAGAACGGTATTATCAATATACTTCTTGCCGTTTTTAAAATTTGCATAATTCTTACCACCCTTATAATCACTGTAGTTGGTAGCAATGCACATTAAGAACTTTCTAGTTGGAGTGTCATCCAATCCCCTGTTGAGATTGGCAGCCTTCTCAATTGCGTCTTTCTGCTTGTAAAAACAATCCACTCCCTTGCAGACCTTTACTCCAGATACTATTTTCTCAGACTTGATAACATCCTTGCCGAAAACCACATAGCCATCATAGTTATCATACTTCCCATCATCAAAACAAAAATTGAAATCCTCAGCCTTCTTTGAGATTGTTATTTTAGTATCGTCAAACAATATACTTCCAATTGTATTCAACATCTTCATTAAAGACCCAATATTATCAGTCTCAAACTCAAACTCTTGTGTCATATTTATAGACATAGTTTTTAATCCAAATAAAAAAAGCGCCCACAAATTAATGAGGACGCTTTAAGGTTAAATCATATTACAGATCTTTTACCATCTGCTTGAGATCTTCTTCACTCATGTTCTCAAGACTATCATTCTGCTTCTTTGCAAGAATATCAAGAATCTTTGCCTTCTTGACTTTGTTCTCAGCCTTAGACTTAGATGCTTCTCTGTCTGCAACTTTAGATGCAATAATGTCTTTGAGAATTTCAAGCTTAAGTGTCAGCTCTGCAGAAGCCTTACTTGCAGTTGTGACAAAACTCTCTTCCTCACTGCTCTTCAATTCACGATTTACAGCTCTAGCGATTCCATCAAGAGAAACTCCTCTTGCACTTGTCAAAGGAAGATCCCAAAGATCCTCAGCAGTTACTTGACCCTTTTGAGTTCCGAAACGTAACTTGATTTTACTTGCCTCTTTAAACATATCCATTTTGTTTTTCCTTTTTGTTTTGTTTTTTAAAAATTAACTTTTACTGTTCTTGCAAATTTACCAGACACTTTGAAATAAGCGTGATTCCTTTGCGTTGATGAAAACCCTAAACCACTTAACTGATTGTCAGATTGCTCTGCCTTCAATTTAGATCCTAACACTTCAAACACTTTTCTGTGCTCACGAAGATCCTCATTTAAGAACTCATTAAAAAATCCTCGGCCTCTCTCCCCACTATTACACTTATCAACAATGAAAAACCAATGCTTATTGCCAGTCTCATCATTATCCCAATGATTAGGAGAATTCATAATCATCTTGACTTTGTTGAATGTCTCAGTGTTAACGTTCCACACTTCTTTAGAAGAAGATGAAGTTGGCAAAGTCTTAATCATCTCAATTCCATTCTTATGAGAATACTTAAACTCAGCAACTGTAACCTTTTTATCGTTCGCTACAGCTTTGTCATAACTGAATGATGTAATATTTCCATCAAACTCAATCTCTGCATCAAAACCAACATCAACAGTTTCACGCTTTGAAAAATTGTGAACAATAACTTTGTAAACGCCTTCATTCATTTTCTTTCTGTTGGCCCATGTTATATTCTCTACTGGAGTTCTTGAACTCGCTCCACCAGCATTCATATCAACATCAAGCGTTCCGCCAGTCAAACGATTATTTTTATTTCCATAATGAATCTTATTGCCGCAAGGCTCATGAACATGGATATCTAGATCATCACCATTAAACCAAGATAAAGAACAGCGTAGATCGCCCATAACATTACCACCAGCACTCTTAACACGGTCTTTGATGGAGTCTGTCAATTCGCCATTGTAAGCCCATGAGAAGTTGTTCTTCCATTTAAGCATGTTCTTAGAATCTGGATTGCTTGGAGCAATCAAACTCATGAAATTACCACTATGCTTATTCTCTACCAAAACTTCAATAGAATCAGCCTTTGGAACAACTCGATCAAGGAAATCTTTGATGTCAATTTCTTCAACCTTTTCCAAACTCTTAGACTTAGTTACAACTTCATCAGACATTTCATCAAACACATTCATGTTGGCTTTGACTTCTCTGTCAGCAAATAAAACATTATTGATAGTAATGTCCTTCTCTACTGCAAATCGTCTTTCCAAAGAATCTTCAAGTCCAAGCTCTGCAACTTTAGTTTGAGCCTTTGCAATCATGCCTTTTGTGATTAAAGCAGTTGGACGCTTATAATTCGTAGGAGCTACTTTTGATTCAAAACTTTTAACAGATGAGTCTAAATCCTTATCCTCCGACAAGTCAATCAGCAAACTTCCAATAACAGTATTACGAATCTTAGAAGCGCCTTTAAGCTTGACAGATTTTTCCCAAAGGAAAACTTCACGATCAATCTCTTTAATTTTATCGAAAGCTTTTTTAATGCTTACAAACTTTGTTACAATTCCTTCATGCTCAGCTCCACGATAAAGTGAATTCTGATCAATCAGCTCAAGAACTGTCTCAGCAGAATCAAGAGTTATTTCTTCAAGAGAACGCTTCAATACATCAAAGTTGCTGCGGTAATCAGACAGTTGAGAAGCAATGTCATCATTGCTCTTTACAAACTTCGCAGGAAGCTTGCAGAAAAAATGACCCCAAGTTACAGTAGTTTCTTCAACCAACTGAATACTCTTATCCGTTCCGGCAGAATTTTCATAATGACGGAATACATTTTTAATTGCTTTAGATTTAACATAAGCAGAAAGAGCATTGGCGACTTCTTGATAAAATCCCTCAATCTCAACATCCCAAACAGAAACGACTTTTCCGTCGATGATACTTACAACACCACCAACCGCTCTTAAGAACTGCTTGCAGCACTGGCAATCATGTTCAGTTCTTTCTTTATAAATTGGATTTGTGCCCTCTGGGAAACTATTAATATATACATCCCAGATGTCGTCTTTACTTACGTCCGTTACAAACAAGTCATACTTGCTCATCTCATCAAACTTTTTCTTTACAGCATTCTTTAAAACTTTAAATTCTGACATTTGTCAATTCCTTTTATTTTATATGTTTACCATTTCTGGCATTTGCCATTAGAAATTCGGTAATAACAATATTACATATAACGCTGCAATCCCAAAGTGCAATTCGCTTTTCAACTTATTTCTTCTTTTTTATTTCCTACTTGCAATCGCCCAGCTTTGCCGTTTTGAATCCAATCTTCCAAACAAGAATCACAAACCACGGATTCTTTAAAAATACTTTTCATACGATAATGAAGACATCTGCATGTTGGGCACTTGCATTCTGCTATTGCAATTCTTCCTTCTTGTTTTCTATTCATGCTAGATTGCTTTTCTCCATTACCAACAAACATCCATTTGGAATATCTTTGTACGAATAACGAATAAGCTTAAAGTATCCATGCTCAAACTTGCAATCAGGACTACAAAACCCTTCCATATTGGAGATGCAACTTCCACACGACTTACATTCAGTGTAGATGCAAGATCTTTTTTTATAACCTCTCAGAAGGTTTCCCATTAAAACTCCTCCTCTTTCCCGATTTGAAGCTTTCCATTCCTACAGCTCTCATACGCAGTCCAGTTTGTCAAACAATCCGCACAATACAAAGGAGCACTTCCCAAATTACCACTATAGCAAAAACCATCCAAACGGGCAAAAGCATACTCATCACAAATAGCACACATAGGACTTAAGAACCTTTCCTTATCAGATATTTCATTCCTTAATTTCATCTTTAACCTCATCTATCAATAAATAACCGAAAGGACATAAAAGGGATGACGTATGACAATGAACACAATGCGCCTCTGCCAAATAAAACATTATCTTTTTCTTGCAAAGCTTGCATAGTAAGAAGTCTGGGTATTTGTTCTTCATTTCTGGATATCCGATATAATCTCTTTGGTGTAAATTACTAAAACATTCTCAATGTTCTTCGCCTTGAAATCTATCACATAGCACTTAGAGCAGATTTTATTTAAACGAGGAATACTAGCTACACCCCCAAGACCAAAGGTACACACTCTCCCAATCTTTAGGCAATAAATACACTCCGTCATAAAGGTTTAGCCTTCGATATCATTAAGAATCCATTCAGCCGAGAATGATACATCTTGATACCGCAAGGGATGCAAACATGAGCACTATCGTTAAAACACAAATGACACACACTCCGCCTTTCAAATATCCTCAAGCCACCGCCATCTTCGTCGAACTCAATCCTCTTTTGAAAACAATCAAAACATATAAACAAGTCTTCGCTCTCAGCCAAACTTATGTTTAGATTAGAACCATTTGTCAAAATGCCATTCTCACTGCAAACTATACAATCTGTTTTCGACATATTCTCAATACTCCGAGTTCAGTTGGCCATACAAGAATATGAGACGTTATCCTCTTAAGCTCTTCAAAATCTACATATCCACCATCAGTATAAGTCTTCTTTAGGATAAACTCAGATTTGGAAAAATCAAATTCATCATATGGCTCATTGTTCCTCTTTAATGTAAATGACCCATGACGAAATCTAGCATAATATGAATATCCATCCATATCATTAAAGTCAGCTTGAAAAGGAACAAATCCTCCAGCCTCTATTCCATCTTCCACCACTATAGAAATCATTTACTGCCTCCCAACCATATCCACATGCAAATCTCTCTTCAATAGAGAATCATCAGCCTTGTGGGACTTACTGACACAAACTAATACCTCAGATCCACAATCATTACACTTGAAAATATCCCCAGCATAACAATGTCCATTCCCAAAATGAGCCGCTGATCCAGTCTTCAGGCAAAACATCTCTCTTCTACATTTAACACATATATTCATTTTTCAATCTCTTCTGTTAATTTCTTAAAGCACAAGCATTTCTAACTCCGCATTTCTCGCAGTCCGGGTGAGATTCTTCTATTTCACCAAAGCATTCATACTCTGGAAAATTCCATTTAAAAAAAACTGATTGTTTACATGTTTAAATTCATTACGATGACTATTACCGTTGAACTCTATAACTCCAAGATATTTGTGATACATGACCCACTTAGAATTTTCGTCTAAATAATAAACCATTGTAATTTTTAAATCATCTTCGCCCCATTCCATATGTCGCAATAATACCGACATTGAATCAACATCAATATCATGACCATCATTGCAAGCTACTCCAATTGCCATAGTAATGTCGCACATCTCATAAATTTCATATTGAACAGCACTTGCAGCTGAAGTTATACTTATCCGCCTATAAAATCTCATCTTTTCTGAAAGCTGATATCTTGTCTGTTGATGATCGCGCATTTAAATGAATTCCTTTTTATTTCTTTAAATATAATATCATAGAATTGAAGTAATTCAAGCCGACTAGAGCCTTTCTATGTGATTTACAAATAGACATCCAGAAGGTACAAATTTATAATTGTAAAAATAAACATAATGACTATTCATGTATGCCTGAGAACAATCCTCATCACACCAATGATCAAAGTAAATATTCCCACTACACAAAAACGCATCACAAGTATAGCATTTTTTATTTTTAAAAAAAATCTCCTTAATAAGAAATAAATAAGAATAACAAAGAATGAAAATTGCCCTAAAGGGAAAAAGCATGCAGTTTAAGAGTCTACGCATTTAATCTCTTTTGGATTGAAACTATAGAACGAGTCCTATAATCTAAAAAATGTTGAATGGGAGTTCTCTCAGTAATATATGGATATGCAGGTGCTCCTCGAATCGCAGCCCCAATCGCTCCAAAAAAACCATCAAATCTTTTCTCAAAGTTATTATCCCACACCACCAATGCCCCAATGAGCAATCCATCAGATCCTTGATCTCTGTAAAAATCAAAAACTTGATCCTCAAACGATTGTCCGTTTTCCTTCTTTACTCTTTTCCATCTCATCTCATTCACTCCATGTAGAAAGATATTTGATTGCTTCTGAAATCTAAACAATATTGAACATCATAACGAGGTAAAGACCAACCGACATGTTCATCAAACTTATCATCCCATATAGTCAACATTCCATTTAGACCATCAAGCAGCTCATCAGTTCGTTGATATTTATAATTAATGATCTCATTCTCAAATGGATAATAGTTTTCTACTTTTACTCTTTTCCACTCATACAGCATAGAAAGTACCAACTATCTTGCTGCTTCTATAATCTAAAAAATACTGAATCTCATTGTCGAAGCGAAAGTCCTTGCTGGAAAATTCTTTCTCAAACTCATCATCCCATACAGTTAACATTCCATTCGACTCTACCAACATGGTAGCAGCATCCCTTACAAACTGATAACAATAAATATCACTTGAGAATGAATCATAATTCTTCTTATTTACTCTTTTCCAATTCATGATAATCCTTGAGGTACTCTTTTATAATATCGCTTCGGAAGTCCAAAAGCCTTCTCTGAACAAAACTACTTTTCTCAAAAAATTGATCTCCAAATCTATCATCCCATATAGTTAACATTCCATTTGAAATATTCAATAGATCCTCAGGACTTTCATATCTATAATCAAACATTTCCATCTCAAACGATTGATAATTTTCTACTTTTACTCTTTTCCAATTCATGATAATCTCTTTATTTCAAACTTGTGGAATCTTGTCTGGATAATATGCTCTCCAAATCTATCATCCCATATAGTTAACATTCCATTTGAAATATTCAACAGATCCTCAGGACTTTTATGCCTATAATCAAACATTTCCATCTCAAACGATTGATAATTATCTTCATTTACTCTTTTCCAATTCATGATAATCTCTTTATTTCAAACTTGTGGAATCTTGTCTGGATAATATGCTCTCCAAATAATCGAATTGTGGCGGCATGCTTGAGAATTTCCCGTTAAAATAATCACTAAAATCATAATCATAAATAAAAAGACACCCTTCAGGAAATCCCTCTAAGACTTCCCAAAAAATAGTAGAATATTTTCTTTCCGCAGTAATAAAATTATTGATCATTCAATCTCACCAGACAGTACTCATCCTCAGGAACTTTCTTAAATGTAACTTTCTCCATAAAGATAGGCCTCCACACTAAGTTCTATCATGAAATAAAAATATTCATCAAAGGCATCATCGTAAATAAACAAGCATCCACTCAAAGGCTCTTTAATCAATCCGCCCATAATGAGTGTGTTGAATAAGCCAAATCTATTGTCTATTTTTACTTTCTTCCATTTCATCTTAATTGAAATCCATTTAAAGAGCCCTCAGGGCAATTATTAATTATTTTCACCAACTTACACACTCAATGCTTCTATTTGCTTTCAGCCTATTTAAATTGGCTTCAATTGATCTACAAACAAAACTCCTCCCATAGTTCCATGAACAATACATTCATCTTCTAATATTTTAAAATCACAAGCGCAATGAGGAGCTTGATTCCAATAGTGTTTACTTGCATCACGATCAAATCCCCAAATATCCTGAAGTTGATATTCCAATTCTGTAACTTCTCTAAACATTTTTCTCAAAGAAGCAGGGTTAGAAAGAGAATCTTCCATTTCAGAACAAATATCTAAACGATTCAAATGAGTGGATTTAATAAGTTCTAATTTATCCCAAGCATTTTTATCAGTCAATAAGTTTGGATTAAGCCTAAAGGTCATATCCTTATGTACAACCCACAAGGAAGATTCTTTTTTTGAATCAATCATACCGTTGGCCTAAAAATTAGTAAAAGCATGAACGCGATAAAAAATAATAAAACCATAAAAAGATATGTCAAATTAATCATGATGGGAGACTTAACTGGCTTAGGATTAACCTTAGGCTTTTCCATATATTCCAATAATTGCACTAAGTTATATTTTCCAAATGATAATGTAGTGACAAAGGTTTCAAAAGATTTAATATTTGAAGGTTCGCCCTTTACAGTTAAAAATAATTTAGAGTTATCAATACTTTCAATAACTGAATATTCTACGACTAAATTTAAAGAATTAGTTTTATTGGCTAAAGGAGTTATAACATCGATAATGTTTTCTGTAGTATCAGAAAGAGTGAAGTCCTTAGAAGGAATTTCTTCTGATTGATAATCATTAAGTGTTAATCTTCTTGCGGCATTAAAGGCAGCTAAAGACTCTTCCTCACTTGTTGATTTATTTAAAGCTATATTCAAACACTTGTCTATCTTTGACATTTAATGAAACTTCCATAGTTTTCTTTTAATGATCTAAATATACATCTTGAAATTAATAATTCCAGTATAATGAATGGAAAAAAATAAGAGATGATGAATTTTGGAAAGAAATAAATGGAGGGAATTGTCAGCAAAGAGTGTAAACTACTTATAATAATAGAAGAAAAAATAAGTAGTTTTTAAGCACGAAATTGAAATTCTGAAAGTTTAAATATCCGCTGTTTTCAGCTTAAGTATTTGTAGTAGTGAAAACAGTACCAAAGATGAACATATCACGCATTGGTACTTTAAATGAAATATAATATTAGTACTTGTTTAACCATTTGTCAATTTCCAGTGACAGCATGGGAGAATTCAAGGGTTTTGCAAAAAAGGAATTCATTCCCGCTTTCTTGCAAAGCCATGCGCCTTCTATTGTAACATTTGCAGTCAGGGCAATAATTGGAATTTCTTTATTTATTTTTCTGATTTCTATGGCAGATTCAACACCACTTTTGATTGGCATGTTCATGTCCATGAGGATTAAATCATATTTGTTTTTTTTAAAAAGATCTACACCCTCCTGACCATTGTTGGCTATATCAACACTAAGTCCAAGAACTTGAAGAGCCTTAGACACAATGAACTGGTTGATCTTGTCGTCTTCGCATAATAGTATCTTCTCATTGTTAAAAGACGGCCCCTTCAAGTTCTTTGAGGAAATCTTATTAAGGTCTTTAATTAGTGATTTTATTTCATCTCTGTAGGTCTTTGCATCGTTTGAGTTACAAACAGAACCTTCGCACTCCTCGTTGTCTTTAGCATTCATTGTTACTTTCCTTGGGATTTTTCTTTTTCACTTACCCAAGAATCATCGAGTTCTTTATAAAATAAAAGCTTCTCATCATCTTTTAATTCCGAGAAACTTTTAATTTCATATTTCTTCATTAAAGACTTAACCTTATCCTTGTATTCATCTTCCGACATTAGAATTTTGGCTATCTTGGAGAGCTCGTTAGCAACGTGACTATAGTTCATCTGATACATCCTTATATTCATTTAATAATTAAAAACCTTATTAAAAATAATAATATTTAATTATTATCAAGACGTTAATGTTGAATGTGCCTAAATAAGATGAATTGGGATGTGCTGGCGAGACTTACGTAAGAAATGCGTATCTGACTTCGATTGATATTCGATAAATACATTAGAGGCTCTTACAGCGCATAAAGAAAGCGCCCTCTTTTTGAAAAGAAGACGCTTTGTGTTTATTTCAATGATAAAAGATATTTTTCTTTTAGCTTTCTAATCTTGGAATTGGAAAACCCCATACCACTTACTTCATGTCTGAGGTTATAAGGATCTTTATCTGACTTTGACGGTTGAGACTTTGCCTCTTTCGATTCAAGACTTTTAACCCTTTCCTTAAGAGCCATGTTTTCAATCATAAGTGATTCCAAGACAACATCCATACCTTTTGGCTTGCTGTCGTAGTAATTGTCATAACCTTCATTGTTGTAGCGCTTCGTAACAAAGTCTATTTCCTCTACAAGGCCTTCACAGTCTATAACTCTAGAATTAGGAGGAGTCTTTTTGAGAAGCCATTTCAGCTCTCCCTTTATGGTATTTAAAAAATCCACCAAATCACCACTTTCATTCAGCAACAAGTTCATTCTATCTTCGTGTTCTTGCTCAGATATGAAATTATACTTTTTCATCCTACTTCCTTTTCGATAAGGCTTAATACTTTGGCTTTTACAGCTTCTAGTATTTTTCCTCTTAATTCTTCACCAGTGTTTTCATCAGGTCTTAAAAAGCCCAAAGGAACTTTTCCTGCGCTTTTGCTAAACTTACCGCCTGAGAACTCTTTGCCAAAAATGCTTTGTGTAAATGCGTGAAGGTTTAATGCTACGTCTGAACTTCTACAGCATCCTTCTAGATTTCCATCTATTATTCCAAAAACAATAGAAGTACTAATTCCTTCAAGTCTTACGTTCTCATCGCTTATTTGAGCCAGTATATCTCTTCTGTTGGCTGACAAATATCCAACACAACTAATATGAGTTGTATTTAAAGTGTGAGTATTCTTAGGTTTCATTGCTTCCATTTTAACATCTAAGAAGTATTTGGGTATAGGATATGCCAAAGTATTTTTAAACTTAGATATATCACAATACTTATGAAGACTCTGATAAGCTTCAAAGTCCAATGCCTGAATATCTTCACTTGTAAGGGAATCAGTATCATTAAATACAGCTAACAATATAGATGTTGACACATCTACACCTTCTTCATCGTCTCCCAGTCTTTCTGCCAAATCAAAATGTTTGATCCAATCATATATAATTGCTCCACAAGATCCAGTTGATCTCATATCTACAAAAAGAAATCCTTCTTCGGATTTAAGGTTTTTTGGATGATGGTCAATAATAACATCAATCTTACCATCAACGTTTTTAGGAAAGTTAATATTCTTAGGAGTACAGTCAACGCAGAACTTAGTCTTATAACTATCTGCATCATACTCATCTTCTAATGCATTACTAAGCTTTACATTTAATAGATTTACCATAGTTCTGTTTTGAGGATGTGAGATTACTCCACTATACCAAATATCAGCAACTATTCCTTTCTGTTTTAAAAGCCATTGTAGGCCAACAGCCGATCCAATTGCATCTGGATCAGGCCCTGCCATCCAAATAGCAGCCTTGTGCCCTTCTAGGCCTTCCATTATTTTCTTTTCTATATCTTTCATCATCTCGGAACCTTTCTCGACTTTTAATTTCATCTTCGAATGAGTTAATCTACTTTCTAATAGATTTTTCCTTAAAATTGTTAATTAAATTATTTATCGATTCTCATCTCTTTACAGATAATATCAATAAATTTTAGTTTATGTTCATCTGACAATTCAATCCTATCTTCCGACTTAGTTATTGTATCGTAGATAGACTTTAGCCCTAGTTTCATTTTATTCAAATCGGATTGAATATCTTTTTTCCATATTTTCAGATCTTCAACTTCATATTCGCTTATCGGCCTTTCCAGATCAACATAATTTTCCTCTTCCATTGAATAGGTAAGCACCTTAACATTGCTAGATAAAAAATTAATCATATCATCTTTTTTACATAAAAGAGAATCTTCTCTATTTAAAAGATCAATAATATAATCTCTAGTTATTTGACTATACATATGTCTAGGGACTGATTCTTCATCATACCAAATCCATTTGGGCTCTCCCTCTTTCCATGTCGCAAGACTTATATCTTTAACTATACATTTGCTTTTTGAAAAGCATTCAGAAAGGAAATGATCCAAAGTCGGCTTGTTATCTTCTGTGAACTCCTCTTCGCAGCATTCTCTCACGATCTTATAAATATCTTTTATATTATCTACATGCCTAGAGCCTTGAGCTACATGTTTCTTAATAATCTTTTTTAGCTTTCTTTTGTCCGAATCTGGTATCATCTGTAAATCCTCTTTTTTTTATAATACATACTTAGTTCCAACTTTAAGCGCGCCATTGGGAGTTTTACACTCCTTATTGTTATATTGGTTGTAAGCCAAATACACTGGTAGCTTTACTACCCAATTTTTACAAATCACTTTTTTAGACAAGCTTCCATTGTTTTCTCCAAAGTCAGCATGAAAGCTTCCATTTGAATCGTAAAACCTTACTCCTCTAAATTTTGTCTTTACGGGCCTTCCATCTCCAAATGACAATACTACATAGTCAAACTTATTTACTGGAAACCCGTCTAGGTCAACAATGTCAATCGACAAATCTTTTTCTGTAAAAACTTTACTCATACCATCTTAAACGTATGTCATGAGGATATGTTTGCATATTCTGTCGATATCGTCAACCAATTCGTCTCTATCCCTCGTAGAGATTGAATGAACTCCTCCATTTGAAACCATTTCCTTAATGTTCTCTCTGCAAAGACTTTCTCTCTTTTCATTCACTGTGTCAAGGATTAAGTTTAAATCATCCATTGGCAATGTTATTTCTCTTTGACTTATCTCTATTACTTTAAACGTCATGAGAATATGACTGTAGATTCTGTCAATTTCTTTAACTAAACTTTTTCTCTTTCCAATAGCGTCTGTCTTAACTCCGCCATTCAAATCCAACTCCTCCATGTTCTCTTCGCAAAGGTTGTTTCTATTTTTATTCATCAAAAGAAGAAATAAATCTAAATCTTCTGTTGGTAGCGTTATTTGTCTTTTAATCATTTTCTTCTCACCTTCCTTAACATTGATATTAAACTCGCTCAATTCGTCTGCAGTGTAATGATACCAAACAATAGTACCTGCCTCTGCTTCACAGGTTGACTTTTGACACTCAAACATCAACCCAAAGCCTTTTTTAAATTCGTCAATAGGAGGATTTTTACACCAGCCAAGTATTTGCCAGCCATCATCAACACAGCACTTATTATTTTCGCTATCTGCTATTGTAGGCCACGGAATCCCTTGCTCACATCCATGTTGATTATATATGAATTTCACATTAGATAACTGCTTCATCCCTCACCATCCTGTTTAAAGTTCCTTACAAACTCCTCAGCTATTTCTTTGGTCAATTCTTTCTCATCATTTGCGAAATCATCTTCCAAGTCAATAAGAGCTTTTCTTATTTCTCCTATGATCTGTCCGCCTTTAATATTTAGAATAGACATAACTTCATGTCCGTTTAAAATAGGCTTGGCAATAATTGGAGGTGAAATTTCCAAAACTTCCTTAATTCGAATTCTTAAGTCAGGAACATTATTTCGAAGAGGCTCATTTCCCAAGCAATCTGCTTCTGCAAGATCTAACAAATCTTCCAATGCATCCCCAGCCTTTCTGATAAGCTTTCTAACTGCTTTGATTGAAGGTTCAACGCCAACGTTATTTCTTCCAAAAGCGTGAGGATCTGTATGCATTTCAACCAACTTGACAATCCTTTTGATAGTTGAAGTGTCAAACTTTATCCTTCTTAGAACCACTTCTGCCATTTCAGCACCAACAGGCTCATGTTTTGAAAATCTAATTCTTCCATTCTCATCTTCCGCTCTAGTTGGAGGTTTTCCTATATCATGTAGCAATGCTGACATTTGAGGAATGACTCCAGGTTTAGCGTGGCTTAATACTTTCATAACATGTCCAAACACTTCTCCTTTGCACTCTTTATGGAAAGGCTGTTTTAAATCATGAAATACACCAATCATTGCATGAACTTCAGGAAAAATGATTTCAAGCAATCCAGTTCTTTTCATAAACCAGACAGCCTTATCAAGTTTTCCCATTTCCATTATTTTAGTAAGCTCCGCATTGATACGCTCAGCAGAAATAATCTTTATTCTTTCTCTGTTTCGTATTACAACTTCAAGATCAGACCATCTTATCTCCCATCCAAATTTAGCTTGAAATCTAACAAGCCTTAGCATTCTAAGTGGATCATCTGATAGTATTTTATCAAAGTCGGCTTTTGGATGTGAACGCAATATTCCATTTTTGATATCTTCAATGCCATTTGCCAAATCTAAAATTTCACCATTGGTAATATTTCTCATAAGCATGTTGCAAGTGAAGTCACGTCTAAGAACATCTTCCTCCAATGTTCCAAAAGATGTTATACGTTGTCTTGATTCTTGATCAGGAAAGGATTCCTTTTGAGTGTCGGCAAATTCTAAAATTGCTCCTTTTACTTTCCATTCAGTATTGTTGAAATGAACGTTGTCAGTAAAAGTTATCTGCCAAATTGGAAAGCCATTGCCAAGATTGTGAGGATTGGTGACAGAGTTAGTAAGTTGACTTTTGAGGGCATGTACAACTTCCTCAGAACCGCCATCAGAGCTAACAACTAAATCTAGATCTTTAGACTTCAGTCCCATTATTTCATCTCTAACAAAGCCACCGACTGAGAATATCTTGTTTTCAAAGATTGTGTTTTTGAAAAACTGTCCTAATAAAAGCTCTGCATTCTTTTCTTCTGTATTATTATCCACTGTTCTTCTCTATTTAAAATTTAATAGAGTTACTTTATCAGTGATTAGATTAAATGCAATGTGGATTTATTTTAATTTGCCATCTTTCATTCTTCTTAGCAAAGTGCATACATCGGCATAATGATAGTATTGCCCATCTGGAAGTGCAATGCCTTTAAACTCTGAATCTATAATAAAATCGCCTATAGGTTTGAGTGGGATGAGTCTGAATGTTCCCAAGGTTTGAGGCAAGTCTTTTAGTTCATCAGATACACGCTCTTTTATCGCTTCGCAGAACTTATTCCTATAAATACTATCGGAGCCCAGACTTCCATTGGCAGCCATCACCAGTGTAACTAAGAAATCAATATTAACGTTTTTATCAAGAACGTCTTCAAGCAAACATATAAGATCTTCATTAGAAAGAGAGAAAATCTTGCGATTCACTATTTTTCTTTCAGATCTCGTTTCGCTCGGTAATTCATACAAATCTGTAAATTGGGAATACTCTTCTAATTCTTTCATCTCATGCTTTATATCAATAACACATCTAGTGCTATTTGATTCTGAGTCTTTATCCCATTCTTCGATAAGTCTTTTAACTTCTTTTATAAAATCATCTTTTTTACTCATTAGAATTCTATACCCACATCAATAGCATCAAGCCAGTCATTGGAATCATCTTCATCTTCTTTAATATCCAAAACCTCAAGCTCTAAATCTAATACTCCAGCTATACGCTTTTTATATTCGTCTGGGCAAGTATCCCATTCCAACAAATCTATTAGAATGTCATGCAGTCTTTCAACTTTATTCCTAAACGAGAGTATTACTTTAAGTTTGCTTACTTCGCCCTCAAGCTCTTTTATCTTTTTGTCTTTCTTACTTTCACTTCTTGGGGTTTTTATACTCTTTAAATATTCAATTTCATTCTTTTCATATTGTTTGATCAAGTATGCAAGATTCTTAATTTTTACATCTTTCTTCTTCGATGCACCCTCGGCACGTTGATATCCGACAACATATCCATGCGCTGCATATTCTTGGTAAGCCAAATCGGTTTGCCAAGGTTTATAATCAACAGACCATTCAAAAGCTTCGGATTCTATTTCTTCATTAGTCATTTAATTTCCTTATTCTTTGTAGAGATCGTGAGTATACCCAATTTGAATTCTGCAATTTCTTGGATCAAATATTGCAGATATTACGGTTCCAGAGTATTCCAATAGATCAGCAACTACCGTATCGTTGGATATTATTTGTTTTATTTTAACCTTGCCTGAGTAAACGCAATCACCCTGAAGAGAGTAAGCTTGAAGTACGTCGTATATAAGACAAGGCCTTAGCTTTCCTTTAGAATTCCTGTAATTAGGGTGTCTCATGTTTAATTTCCTCTAGCTTCCTTTTAACCAAAGAGTCATTCCAGATTCCACTTCCTTGAGACGCCTCAACAAATGATTCTTCGACTAAAGATTCAAGCTTCTTGCACTTGGTGAGAATGCTTTGAATATCTTCAACATTCATTTCCCAAGAATTAATACGATGACCTGTATCTGAAACCATCCTACTTATCTTATGTCTATAAATATCACTCATTGCATCTCCTTATGTTTGCCAAGCAACAAGTACTCTTTTGCAGTTTTTCTCTTTTGCAAATTCATCATTCTTGTAAAACAACGATTCAACGGTTGACTCAAAAGTATTTGAACGTGGATCTTTGTTGTCTGGATGATTTAAAGTTCCTACCATTGTAACTTCAATGTTTCCATATAGAGATTTCATTTCATCCAACTTCTTCTGTAAAACATCTATCTTCACGAAACAACTCCTTCTAATATCAATCTTGGTTCAACTCCAAACCTTTGCTTGAACAAAGTATAAAACTTATTATGAATTTCATTAATTTCTTCTAAACTTTTGTATTTGCAATTAATTCCAATCACAGTTGTACGTTTGCATGGGCCGTTATATGAATCGGTAAAATCAACTTCCCAATCCTCAAATTTACTATCTATCCAATCTTCTGATTCTGTAATTTCGTCAATCTCAATACCATCCAATTGAGAGACCATCTCTCCGTAAAAAAGTAATGCGCTGTAATCTACTCCCATCTTAACTCTCCTTTATTAGTTCAAAATTAATAATATTCCAATTGTAGTTAAGCTCTGAATTATCATCAAAGCAAAACCCACGATCATTGTTTGTCAAAAATACATATGAATCGGGCAATCCCATTTCGGGGTTTGAATGCCTAATTAATGCTTTTATCTTATCCCCTTTATTCAGTTTTTCAAGTCTCTCATTGATGTTTTCAACTACAATCCCCTTCATTACTCGTGGATGACAACTAGGGCAGTCAATAACCAAGTCAACATAACCTTCTTTATTCTTAAATATTTTAGTGTGAAGCCCAGTATCCCATGTATGATTACATCTTCCACAACAAAGAAGATCCCTTTTGGGAGTCTTTTTCCCAAATAGGTCTTTTAATTTATTTAACATGTGCGCTCATTTTTTTTTTAATGTTAATTACTGGAAAGCTCCAACCAATTGCTGGGTTTTCATTCCAACCTACAGCCTTTCCATTTTCCAGAGTCCACCAGACGAAAACATATTTATGATTTCCAATCCATTTTTTTATACATCCGTCATATTCTTTAATGACTTTTTGTTCTAAGAGTTTTGCGGCTGGCGTGTCCATGTATTCATCAAAAAATTCATAAGGTAAAACATCTTTAAGTTTATTCACTCGCTTATTCCATTCTTGTTTCAATTAATTTATATACATTATCATTGCAATAGATGATGTTAAGGAGAAGGAGCCTTATATTGCATCAATTTCTTCTTTCTTGATGCTTTTAGTATCAACCACCCAGTCTGCGAAATCCTCATTGCCATTCATAAACCTTTTATGAAGTTTTTTAAATTCATCAGTTTTAAAGTAGAATATTCTCATATTTCTATGCAAGTTGAATCTAGCCCTTAATCCCAAAGTAAACATATTTGGAAGATCTTCTTTAGATTCAACTTTAAAGAATCCTTCAACGAAATTAGTCCCAGCATCATTTCCTAAAACCCCCACTGCAAGAGTTCCAGATGCCATGCCTACGTTTTTTAAAAGTCCATCTAAGAAGGAATCATTATTCATTTTCAAAAGCATCCTTTGTTATTTCTGCTGCTCCCTTCACATATTCAAGTATTTCAAGCAAACCATCTTCGTAGTTAGGACATCTTAATTTGTGTGCCATCTTAAACCTCGTATTCTATATAATTTAGCAATTCTGTATGAGCTTTGTCTAGTTGCTCATCCCACGTCTTGTTTTCACCTTTAATCTGACAGACATCGCGCCAGATAAACCAAAATACACGCTTTTGTATGAATATCAAATCATCAAAACCTTGAGTTCGTAGTAATACTACTCTGTAATTTTCCGTTTCGTGATTACTCATCCTTTTTCTCCTTTAGTCTTTCAATACGTCTGTCTAGAAGTTCTTGAAGCTGAGGTGCAACTACCATCATATATCTTACTGTCCCATCAAAGTCATCAGACAACTTTCTGTAGAACGCTAGACTTTCTTTTAATTTATAAATTTCTTCGTGTTTGGCTATCAGATCATCCTTCAGTGAAGATATGATATCATTGCTGCAATCCTCAACAGCGCTCTCATAGCCATACTTGCATGCTTCGTATCTATCTGTTATGGAGTTGTCTTCGATTCCACATCCCATTCCTTCAGAGTGGTATTCAGGCAATTTCATATCATTGATTTCTTGAACCATTCTGTCAAGCTCTTCTTCTGTAACATTCTTAAAAAAATCTTCTACTTTATCTGACAAACTCATAATTCAATTTCCTCCTTCGAATAAACGAAAAGATTTCCAACTTCCATTTTACTCTTTATAAATAAATCACTCATCATCTTATCATTACCCTATTCATGTCACTTCCTCAAATTTAAACTCATTCAAATATTCAAATAGTTCCCAATGCTTATCTCCAGATTTGAAGTCATATCCAACTTGATCATCTTCTTCATTCCATTCAAACCAAGGATCTTCGCCAATGCTTGATATATACCAACACAATCCATTTAGATCGCTTGCAGCCTGTATGTCTTCTATATATTTAGGCAAATGTGTACTCACATCAGTCAGAGTATTTATATACTCTTTAAAAGCATTGACAAGCTTGTTTATGTTTTTCTTTTTCACCCATACATTGTCAAAAGTTGAAAGCATAACTATTTTTTCAAAAGTAGGAACAGTAGGAAGCTTCCATAATGACCAAAACTTTTTCATCTCTTCCTCGGATGATCCAAATGCTATTCCATTCCATCCGATATGTCTTGACAGCGAATCCCAAATAGTCCTAGCTCCCAAGTGCGAGTTTCGATATTCGCCCAATTCAATTAAATCCCAATCTTTGTCTATTCCGTATAAAACTGTTTCGCTCATTTTCTACATTCCATATTCATTATCAAAAGTATATTCTTCTGTATTCTTAGATCCATATCCAACTTGCACTTGAGAGTCAACATGACCATCTGTGAAAGCTAAATTAACTCTGTCTTTTTTATAAAAGTGTGATTTGTATTTATTCTGAGTTTCAACTCTTCCAGATATTCTCCAGTAAGCCTGCAGCTCTTCAACTAACACCATTCTTGACGGATTTTTAGCAGAACTTAAAGAAAGAGTAGGGCTGAAATCGTTAGTGTTGTTTCCCCAATGCCCATTGAAGTATCCCATATTGGTTGAATACGATGTTCCATACTGATCATAGATTACAGACTCAGTTGGACAGCGTAATGCATTTATCTCATCTCCAGCCGTGTAGTTGTCTTTGTAATAAGGAGTTAGAGGCCTATTTTTCCTGTGTGATGCTCTGTCTTCTCCAAAATTATCCCCCACAAAGTAAAAATTGTAGCCAGTGGTTATCCCTACAGGCCTTTCTTTATTGTCATCAGCAAACATATGATGAATTTTGGCAGTCTGGCCTAAGTTGTTTATGCAAACTGTATTGTAAGATGCCATCCGAGCTTTAGAAAGCTCAGGCAGCAACATTGACATGAGAATGCCCATTATTGCAACAACTACTAAAAGTTCTATAAGAGTAAATTTATTTTTCATGCTAAATCCTTTGTTTTATTAAGTCATTCAATCTAGCATAAAACAAAGCAATGTCAATCCATATTTAAGGAAATAAAGGATTTATTTTTAAAAACCTCTGGTTGAATTTATTTTTTATATATAATAATATATATATAGTTAGTTGATTTTTATAACATTATCTCATTACCAAGGAAGCACTTATGAAAACGAATTATTTCACCTTAATCGAGTTGCTTGTTGTTGTTGCCATTATTGGCATATTAGTAACTCTCCTTCTTCCAAACTTAAGCAAAGCCCGCGAAAAGGCAAGAATTGCCGTCTGCTTGAGCAACCAAAAACAGATTGGAACTGCATTTGCTCAATACGCAACTTCAAACAACAACGCTATGGCAGTTCATCCTTGGTATATTGATTATTCAGGAGTGCCGGGTAAGTGGAATAACACTCCTACAAAAGATAGAGCTTTATATCCTTATCTTGGAAAGATGTCTGCGGAAGTAAATCGTTGCCCTTCTGATAAAGGCGAGAGTATGCAGTCTAAAGATAGACCAGTGTGGCAGAAATTTGGCAATAGTTATAATGTTACTTATGCCAGTCAACAACACTGTGGAATTGGAAAGGTAACAAATGTTGGCCCAAATGGAGGAGATGCAGGGTTATATCTTTCCCATTTTAATAGGCCAGACTATAAGATTTCAACCTTCCCTGTAACTGTTTACAACAATCGCTATTGGGAGAATGAAGTAAATAGATGGCATAGCAATAATGATCCAAGGTATGGGGTTGGATTTATAGATGGCCATGCAGAATATTTTCATTTCTGGTGGAAAAAATCAAATAATGCTCCGCCTTATCAAAGTCGCAATAAACATATCGGCAGCAAGAATGACTGGGATATTGAGAGAAATGGCTATTATTAATAACTAATAATATTTAAGTCCGCAAGTACTTAGGAACAAAACCTTCCCCAATACCAGTTCCAGTAGCGGATTTGAATTCCTCATCTTCAATCAATCCTAAAATGTAATCATACTCACCGTCCGACCAAGGACTTTCTTCAAGACCTTCTCTGTACATATCGTTAATCTCAATTACAGAAAGTTTATACGTCTCTTGGATGTCTAATTGAGAAATGTCGTATTTAGATTGCCAGTCATAAATTATCTTACTGCATCTGCTAGTCTTTACTTTTTCCGCCAATTAATGTTCCTTTAGCTGCCTTTGCTTTAAGTCCTCTTGGATAAGTAAGTATATTCCCGTCATCCAAGAACTCAATAAATATCTTAGTTAATTTTCCATTGTATGCCATGTTGAAATAAGATAGATTGTCTTTAATTTTAAGTAAATGAGTGTTTAGAACTTTTTTCTTATTCACCTCAAGAATTATCTTATTGTTATCTATTGTAAACTCAAGCATCTTTATCCTCTTTTATCATCTCCTTCCAACGATCCAAGCAACACTGAAGTTCTTTGATTAAATCATCCTCGGTATGTCCCTTTCCAGATCCACGTAAAATCTTTTTAAGCATATGCTCACGTGGGCCACCTCCAACTCCATACATCTTGCAAATTCTATAAGGATCAAATTTAACGCCTTTAAACATGAATCTATAATGCGCTCCCTTATCTTCCTTATCACTAGTAATTGGAGTTGTGCCTTCTTTTAAAGGCTGTCGTTCCAATTGCATGACTCCACCGCATGAATTAATGCAATCGCAAATACTTTCTCCGGGTGGAATGTGTAGATTCTCAGGAATCTCCTTAGTTCCACAGCCGTTACATATAAACTTTATCATTTATTATCTCCTATTGATTAATGTACTTGACCAACTAGATGAACTGTTGGAGCTTGGGTTACGCCTATCGCCTTTAAAATGGGTTCAAGTTTGTCATATAATTTAAAGCAATCAGTAGTAGGCTCTGACTTAATTAAACTTGTTATATCATCATCGCATCCATATCCATTCGCTCCACAGAACACTCCAACTGTATGAATAGTTGCATCACTTTCATAACCTTCTTGAATGTGAATACGGCTGTCAGTATCGTTACTTCTCATTTCACATTTGTATTTCCCTACACTTTTTATAGGAAAGTGGTCATAGAAAACACCAGACTCGTTTACTAACTCTAAAACGGAGTTAACATCGTTTTCCCCAATCGCATCACGAATTCCATCAAGCTCATCTTGATCCATTCCAGATTCTTCATTAAGTAATTTCGCCATTTCAAATACAAACGACTTCGACTCCCATTCATTTAACTGAACGCCAAATAACACCATATTAGTGTGTGCATAACCCATTGTCATTTCTCTTATTTATAATTTATATTATTTCTATCTTAAAAAGGAACCCATGCTTGGAAATTTTCTTCCTTAAGGGTAAACCATGTCATATCACTTCCCTCACTTACTAAAACGAAAGGATTCAAACTCTCCACAATGGCATACTCATAAGCTGACGCTCCAGATCTCAGCGGACGACCATCTTTTGGGACTACTCTATCTCCTACAGATAGTTGATAGTAAGCCTTGTGTGCAGCTTCTATAAGCAATCTATCATCTTCTTCTCTCTTGGAATACTTGTAGTGAACAGAGAAATTAATTGTCTTGTAATAGTGGTCTACATTGAATGAAACAATAGCATCCTTTATCAATCCTGTCATTGTCAATGTTTTAGTAAGCGTCCTAGGTTCTTTTATTAATTCCGCCTTATGGCTTTCATTCCACTTACCAATTTCATCTATTCCAACTTCCATACAAAAGATTTCTTGGAGACGCATGAAAACACTAAGATCAAGATTCGAATCAAATTCAAAAACTCTTAAAAACAACTCCGATGTGAAAGATCCACTCTTTAGTCTGTCGTCTAATAATTCTACATCAACATATCCATCGATAACGCCTTCAAGGAATCTATCTTTTATTCGATTGCTCAAGCTATCCTCCAGTTCTTTTTGAATTTCAAATATTTCTGTTATGTTCACTACTTCTTCCTAAAAGTAATTCTTCCCTTTGTCATGTCATAAGGTGACATCTCAAGAGAAACACTATCTCCTTGAAGAATCTTAATTTTGTTCATTCTCATCCTTCCAGACAAATGGCCTACAATATTCATATCTTCGCCAATTTCAACCTTATATAAACCATTTGAAAGTAGCTCTTTGACTTTTCCTTCAATCTTGATTTTTTCTTCTGATGACATTTCTTTTTTCCTTTTTATTTATCTTTTAAATCCAAAATCACACTTTCTGATTTTGCACATTCTTGAATCATTTCTATTGTGAAAAACAATTCCTTCAACATTATTCTCCGTCAAATACTCTCTCAAGCCTTCGTATGAAAAATCAACAATGTCTAAAACTTCAGATCCATGAGGAATTAACTTATGACCTTCTATATTCTCAGGATTCCTTTGAATCTTCTCGCCACAAAGCTCATACGTTCCATCAGCCTTGTTCTCCAATACATCGAATGCAACGAAATGCCATTTGTTACTATTGTCATCCCTTTCACACTTAGTCCAGTGAGGATGATGCCCAGTGACTTTGTCTGCCTCTTGGCATGGAACTGAATTTGGAGGTAATGTTCTTCCTTCCTTTAAATCAAACCGTTTATATAACTCTCCATCTATAATGGCACAGCTAGTTCCATCAAATTTCCTTGTAGGAATTCCTTCCATTAAGGCCCACGCATTCTCTGAAGCCAATACATTTGTAACATTATTGCTTGAATCTTTCTTAAAAAGTGTGCTCATCTTTTTCATATTCTTCTTGTCCTTTCCTCGTTTATTATTTCGACAAAATCATCTTTCCACATATCTTTGACCATCTTCACATAATCTTCATTAAATACTTTTCTATGATACGTTTTGTTAAACTCTTTCATTTTCTCTTTTATTTCTTCTTTTGGAACTCCAGCATGCCTCATTTCACTGGAAACCATACATGAATCATGTTTGTCAAAGTCATACTTTTCTATCTTACATGTTTTCATGTTGATTACTACATTAAGCCAAGAATCGCTATCTTCAAATCCTTTTAGAGAAAGAAAGTCTTTTTCTTCATCATAATTAACATCTCTCAGATATAAAGCCAAAATTCCACTTAGGGAAAAAACATCTGCTAGTTCTACAAGATTATTTTTCTTCCATACAATTATTTGATCTCCATAATCCTCATCATCTGGGGTTTTCCACCAAGACATATAATTACTAGCATACATTCTTTGAAACTTATATCCTAATCCTTTTAAAATGCTAAAGGATTTATCCTTCTTAAATTTCAATATCGGTAGTGTGAATGTATTTTTCATATTAAAATATACGAACCAAACAAGATACAAAAATAAGAATCATAAAAGAAAGTATTCCAACTACACAAATATGCGGGATGTAATACCAATTTTGTCTCATTTCGTAGCCTCTAGATGATAAGCAATAGTTGGCCTGCTTATTAATTCACAGGATATTCCGGTTAGTCTCATTTCTTTAACGGTCATCTTTTCTCTTTTATGCCGTTTGATTTCTTTATTATTGGTCAAATCATATATGTAGTGTGATTTGAATGATAGCTTGTTTGGAATTCTCCGGCATTTAACTATTGCACCGTCAATAAAGTATTCGGTATGTTTATAGTCCCATATATTTTGCATTCTACTTTTTCCATTCATCTTTTATTGGAGTAAGTTCCAGGTCGCAAAGATAATCACTACAAGCTTCAATGATTTCAATAAGCTCCATACGAGCTGTGTTTTCATCCTCAGAACCCCTTTCGGAAAATCGATGATACTCTCTAGAATCAAGTTCATCTGCTATTTCGCATAAATCGCTCATGGATATTTTAGAATAATCTAATTTTATTTTTCCTTCATCATCTAGATTATATCCCAGAGTTTCCGCGACAGTGTTAAAGCATAGAGCTCGTTCCTCTCCAGTAGATGCATGATCATCATTGTGATTAGCATATAAATAGTCCATAGTTGCCAAACGAAATTCCTTATAAGCAGCTACATAAGGCTTTTCCTCATTAAGAAATAGATCTAACAATCTGGCAGTATAACAGCGTTGATCTTTATGGGAATACTTAGCCTTACAGAAATCAGCGGAAGTCAGTCTCGTCAACTTAGGACGTTCATGAAAAGCCGTAGGGCGTGTGTATGATAAGTGTGTTGTTTCCATTAGCAAAACTCTTCCAGTAATTCGTTATATAGTTCTAACAATTTAGATCTGTTGACTTCCTTTCTAACTAAAGGAGTTTCAGAATCTTCCAAATCCTTCTTTGCCTTGTCGATCTTTACAACCAACTCTTCAGCTTCTTTAAGGATCTCTTCATGAGAGAAATCCCCATTCCTTATTTTAAGGAGATGTTCTCTTTGAACGTCATTTACATATACATTCGGTTTCCCAGTTGTCAAGATGCTGTGAGCAGAATAAAGCAATCTTATGCAGTGCATCATATTTTTAACATCATAGTCAAGTTCGCCAGACTCCTGCTTAGTCCATCTATGCTCATTCCTATCCTTCATCCAGCCCCAGTAGTTCTTCCAGTCCTTGCAGTCCTGATCATAATTAACTTCATTGAAATTAAGCAATCCTACGAAGTCTTTCCTTTCCTCTTCTTTGGAAATACTATGACATTCAATCTTTCCAGAC